TTGACCTTTGGTAATTGGTTCAATCAGCCAGCGGACCAACTCGCTTTGCCGCCCTCTTTGACCCACTTGACCTTTGGTGATCGCTTCGACCAGCCGGTGGACCAACTCGCTTTACCGCCCTCTTTGACCCACTTGACCTTTGGTTATTTTTTCGACCAACCGGTGGACAAACTCGCTTTGCCGTCCTCTTTGACCCACTTGACCTTTGGTGATCAATTCAACCAGCCGATGGACCAACTCAAACTGCTGCCATGCCTGATCCACTTGACTTTTGGTGGAAATTTCAACCAGCCTTTAGATCATCTCCCGAAGACCTTGAAATTTCTGAATGGAAAAATGTATTCGCGCCTGAAACCGCGCTGGGAAAAAATAAATTTTTGAGGGGAAATCTTTTTGATGGGAATTTTTTTTTGAATTTTCCGAATCCTGAAATTTCAGTTTTGTTTCAGGGGCAGGTTTTCAGAAAAAATTCTCGGGTTTCAGTAGGAGAAATGGACGTTGAAGAAGATCTTGAGCTTGACGCCTTGGTGATGGCGTTGATCGAGCACGAGTTTGGACAAACCAAGCCAAAGACACCGCCACCGTTGCCCCCTTTACAAGGCTCCCAAGGAGCCAAGAAAATTGAAATCACCGTGCCCACCCTTTGGCCGAAAAAGGCGGCCAGAAAGCCGGCCAAGTCCAAAATGTCCACCACCAGGCGAGACATTGAACAGGCAGTAAGAAAGAACATGCCAATGCGCCTCACCGGTCGCGACCTTCCTGTTAGAGGCCCGGCAAAGCCCAAGTCCACCATGAAACCAGGGCTTGCTCGGAGCGCAACGGGTGCGCCCGTGACTGTGAAGCGTCGTCGAGAGTTGAAACCCATCACGGCCGAAGCTGAAAAACGTCATTTGGCCGCAGAATCGACGGCAACACAAATCGCCAGTGTGAAACCCATCAAACGTCGACCCGTGCCGGAACAATCTGCACGTTCGGTGCCGACGTTTGGACAGCCGATGCCGTATCGTCGCCCTGCTCGTCGCGAGAGACCAGTCGACGATGGCCGTTTGTATCTTGTGTTTCGCGTGGCCGAAGACTCCATTTTGAACAATTCTCAGATTCGGGGTGAGCGCGGAGAAATGGACTATTTTCGCCGGACCATGCTCACTGCCGAGCAATTGAACAATGTGCGCACTGAAATCACCAGAGTCGCTGACGCCGAGCGAGTGCAAGATCTGGAAGCGTATGTTGCATGGCTGAAGCGTCTGGCCGCGGCTCATTTGAACTGGCTCGCTTTGCAAGGACGCATCATTCGAAACGTGGCACAGGCAAAGCCTTTGACTGTCGCAGAGTCCCGACTTTTATCAGACTCTCTGGCGGGTTACTTGGACGAGCTCGAGGCACTCACCGAGCTGGCCAAGCGGCCGGTGTCCAATGTGAGGGGTCCGCGCCAGGTGATGAACATGTATCAGCGCGCCCAGCTGGAACCGTTGGATCGAATTCAGTATGTGTGGAACTATGTGCTTGATTCTCAACAGGGTATCCCCTTGTATCAGGCGCGCACTTTCAACGCTGACCCGGATGATTTATTTGCGATTCTTGATAACCTGGATCGAGCCGCGTCGACCATGACTCGCATGCTCCGCGCAGATGCCTCGGTGTCATGGCAGCAAAAGGTGGCTCAACTCAACCAGGCGCGCGACGAAATTGAGGCTGTGCTCGAAGACGAGGTCATTGAGTATCCGGATGATCTCACGTTCGAACCGCTCAAGTGGCCACTTCCTCAATAAACTTTTTGACTTTTGACCTCATTTATTTCCATGCGATCCAGCCTACAGTGAAACATTTACGCCGGACCCATCTATACCACCTCACCATGAATCAGTCCGTGCTCTACTCTGAAGGAGACAACCGCATCGTGGTCGGCAACCGCGTCGAGTTTGTGCTCGTCTACATGGACCCGCGAACGGGGGTCTTGCGCTTGATTCTCGGCGTCGGCGACGTGATGGAGGCACACACTGAATCAGTGGGTCCGTCTGAGAACCCGACTTCACCCCTCTACATTTCGCGAGCATCGGCGCAATTCCCGTTTGCGGAGCGATCACCGCCGGCTTTGGCCAGTGATCATGGTCCTGCCAGCGGCGTCACAGTCGACCAGATTCGGGTGACTGGCTTTGATATCAAGGTGCTCACCGTCATTCCTTGGACCACCGAAGACGTGCCCCAATATTATCAACCCAAAACGCTCCCGAACTTTCACAACGTGAACCACCTGTATGTGCCCGTGAGACACGTGATGCGGCGCGTGGACCAAGTGAGCAACAACACGAACATGATCATGTCGCGGTTCTTTCGACGTGCTCCTTATGGCTGGCTGGTGCTCTACAATGAACCCGTCACCGCCGCCGGTGATCCCGACGAGGTGGATCAGGCGCTGGAGCAATTCTATGCCGATCGCAAGTCACGCATCACTACTCGGCGCGTGGTCGGCAATGTGGTCGATTTCGGTGTGGACCACGATGGCGTGCTCAAAGTGGTGATGAGTCCCGTCAAAGCGGCGAATGCCCCCAAGCTGGATGACTACTTGTTTCACGGAGCCTTTGCGGAAGTAGCGCGAGCCAACAGCGAGGAGGGACATCTCTACAAGCTGCCATACCATTGGATTCACGACGCCTACGACCAAGCGCACTTGGGCGAGAAGAGTTACTACTCGATGCTCAAACACGTGCTGTGTGACACGTTGAGCCGGTTCCGAGTGAAAACGGTCAAATTTCAACAGAACCCCAAGACGAAAAAGACGTTTTACTTTGGCTTCACCGAAGAAGGCTTTCACTTTGCCAAAAATGGCCGTCACGTGTTGGCCACCGAGATCACGAACCGCATGCGCTCCAAGCCTGCTGAACCAGAGGGTTATGAGACGCGTCACACGTTTGACACGCACACGTGGTTGAACCTGCGCGAGGCTCGACCGAACGAACAGATTCACTCCACCGTCAAACGCGGCTACATCATTTACGGCCGCTTGGTCGAGCGACAGGACAAGGGTCAGACCACGTTGCATTGGTGCACGCCCTCGCATGGCCTGGATTTGCTGCGCGTTTACCTGGTGACCAACGGCCAGAGCAAGATCTTCCGAAGTCTGTCCAACGATGAGCTGTTGGAGAAGCTCAAGGACAAGGATGGAAACGCGACGTTGGCGTCCAAACTGTTTCAGGGCCTTGTGGATCCAGCGGCCGAGAACGAAGCCATCAACTACATCAAACAGGAGTTGCTGTGGTAATAAATTGTCTCTCTTTTCAAGTATGATGTCAGCGGCAGCACTGGGTCGAGTGTTATGGGCGGTGCACTTGACGTTGGCCGCCTTGGCGTTTGGCCTCACCATGTTTGGACCAGCGGCGCTACTGCCTTATTTGAGTGTGTTTTGGGTGCTCATGTTGACCATGTATGTGGTGAATCGAGGATGTGTCATCACACATCTCGAGCAATATCTGACTGGCGACGATATTACCATTGTGGACCCGTTTCTGACGGCATTGCGGTTACCCACATCAACCAGAAATCGTAACATTCTCACACTGTTGGGTGGCACCACCATGTTGCTGGTCACCCTGGCCCGTTTCAATAAATCACCCCGTCAATGACCTTCCCAATCTTCAATCACGTTTCGCAGGGTGCCACCCAAAACTCTTCGCACGGGTGCTTGGTCGCCGCCGGCGGAACTGCTCGGGTAGTTCGAGAGCCTGATGGGATGAGCCCGACCTGGCTGGGGTGTCACCGCGTCGGAAGTGACTTTTTTAACGTATCGCAAAGGGATTTTCACCAAGTCGTATTTGGTGAGCTGAAACACGTGCGGCGCTGGCATGAACTCCATCTCCACTTTCACTGGCGCCGGCAAAAATAGGGAGTCACGCCACTGATTCACTCGATCGACCACCCACAGCGCCAAGAGAGATTCGAAGATCCAATGGCGAATGTAGTCAGAATTCACTTCAAACACGGTGACAAACAACATGGCCATCATGCCACACGCGAACACGGTGCGACCTTGCCACATTCGCAAATAATCCAAGCCGTAAAGCGCGACTTGATCGGCAAAGTGATTCGAGAATTTCATGAGATCCTCTTCACGCTCTTGCACCATGACGTAAAATACCGGCGAAATCAGGGCGGTGAACACGGTGACTGCGAGCGACACAAAGAAATCCACCCAGCGGTAGCCGGTGGCCAGCCGATACAAGAGCAGAAAGTTAACCACGGCCTTGAAGAATGCCGCAATCAAGGACGTGGGGATGGTGTTGAAAGAGCGTCGCGCATACTTGGACTTGCCAAACTTGGTCAGAGCATATGATGACACCCGCGAGATGGCCGTTTCTCGCGCCTCATCGTAACGGCTTCTCACTTTTTGCAGCACGCGTCTCGGGTGCAAGGTGTCAGGCACAAAGTTCATGGCTACTACCCACTGAGAAAGGTATTATGTCAACAGCCGTGATCGACAAAAAATATCCTTCCCCTAAAGTAAGAACGATTACGTTGAAAAATTATGAACTGGGGACTTTTGGTGCTTTTGCTTTTGGCCGTCGGAACGGGCCTCTACATCTGGCGCAGAAATGTGCGTTCCGTGAGACAGTTTGGTGACGCCATCAAGGCGGATGTCCGGAGATTGAGCCCTCGACGCACCTCGGTCGCCGCGCCTGGTCCTTCTGGACCTTCGGTCCCTCTCGGAACGACAGTTCCGGGTGCCTACGCCCACGGTCACCGCCGCCATCACCACCGCGGCTCGATGGGTGCTTCTGCGTATGGCCGCCGCCACCACCGCCATCACATGTGATCACCGCGCGTGAAATAAAAATATTGTGTAATGATTAGAAATGAACCCTGAGATCAAGTATTCGCTTTGGGCCGCCGGCCTCTATTTCATCGTTGCCAACCCCATCACCTATGGCATCGTCCAGTCCCTGCTCGGAAACGTGGTCACCGTGAGTGGTAACGACGGACCCACCCAGATTGGCACGTTGATCCACTCTGTGGTCTACGGTCTGCTCACCTTCTTGCTCATGAAGGTTGGCAAGCGCGCCCGCGGCTACCAGTCTCTGTGAAACACCCAAATAAACACTCCTATCTAGTTTTTCAATTTCCTGAAAAAAATTTCCAGAAATCCCCATTTTGAAAAAAAGTGGACTTCAAAAAAAAATTCTGACAGCCGAAAAAAAATTGGCAAAAAATTTTTGGTCCCAGATTTTTGATTTTTTTTTTTGGAAGACCAAGTTGACATTTTTCAGAAGTTGAAAATTTTGGTGTCTTTCAGAAAAAAATTTCAGGTTGGAAAGGGCTCCCGCCATATGCTACGACCGTCGAATTTCTTGGTCATTGACCACCCAGCTCACGGCGTGACCAAGGTAGAAATCAAGCGCGTGCACGAATCGGGCAAAATCCAGGTGTTTCTACCAGAAACTGCCAAGGATGATGTGTTTGACATTGAACCCAATTGGATACTCATGCGATTTTCTCGTGTGGTAAAACCTTGGACGTTGAAAAGCCTCCTCCAAGCGTTTTGGGGACACTTGGGTGAGTAACCATGTTGAAAAGTGTTTTTCACTCACCTGATTTCTCCAGTGTTTGGTCCGGTGACCCGCGTCATTTGTCGCGCTCAAGATCTCAACATCTGGTATCGTCCCGGCAATGGTCGACCCCGCCAATACCTTGGTGACAATCGCGAGGTGCTGGAAAAGTTCACGCGTGAAGAAGTCCGCGAGAAAATCACCTTTGAATACGACTTTTATTTCGGGTTTTGTGGTAGTCTGCGCGAGAAAGACCAGGTCTCTCGAGAGGTGCCCACCAAACATCGCGTCTCTGACCGTATTGTGGAAGAAGATGTCGAAGCTCTGTATGACGGCGACGAGAAAGTGCAATCGTTTCATTTCTCGTCGTCCAATTTTTACCAACCGCTGATGATGTCTAACACCAACGGTGCCAACGATGGCAACGGTGCCGAAGGCAAAAGCACGCGGCTGGAAAAGGTGGATTTCTTGGAGCGAACCAGTTACACCGTGGTGCCGCCGGCTCTCGGCAGCTTGGTCTGCGGGGTGCCTGTGAAATCCAAGCGAGGCATCTCGTTGGCGCAATGGTGGACCTGTCCGCGCGCCTTTTATGAGTTTTGGAAGTTGTTGATGGCCGAGCACCCGCCGAGACATTCATATGAAACCATGCAACGCTTGCGGTGGAAACACGGAAACGAGAAATTCTTCCAAGAGCTGGCCCTGTGTGCTCTGTTCAATCGTCCGCCGGCGCGGTTGTCGCCCGAGTGCCAACGATTTTTCCAAACCCTCAATCGCCTGGTGAGCGTATAAAAATGTCGCCCTTATGAAAAACGCGTTGAAAATGGTTCATCACAAATCGTTCTCCACCACCTGTTCTCCCTGTCACTCGTCGACATCGTCCTCCTTTTCGACCTCGTCGACCACGTGCCACCACAAGCATCACTCGTCGTCCTCTTCGTCCTGTTCGTCATCGAAGACTTCTTCGAAATGTTGTGGTGACAAAAAGCACCACAAGCGCCCGTGTTGCCGTTATCAGTCGCGCTCGTGCTGCGGTTATGCCTTGGGAGGATCGGGTGTTTACAGTTTCAGCGGGCGTTACCTGCAAAACTACAGCACCGGCTATGCTCAATGTGGTTGCGAGCCCTGCTGTGCCTCGACCAAGTGCTGCACCGGATACACCAGCAGCGGTCGGTGCTATTCCGCGTGTGGATGCCACAATGGCCGGCGCCATCATCACTAAATAAAATTTACGTAATACATCATGTTTTTATTGTAGTCGCTTGACTCGCTCACTGCTGGGCCGAGCCAGAGCACTTGTGCGAGGTGCGCGAGCTGCTGCGGGAGCAAGGGCAGCACTTACGGCACGAACGCTGGGACGTGCACGAGCTCAGGCTGCGCTTGGCACGGCTGCAGCAGCTGCTCGAGAAGCAATCACCTCCGCCGAGCTGGTTCTTTCCGCGAGCGCACGTGCAATACTTGCAGCACACGAGCTTCTTGCAGAACTTCTTACCCTTGCAGCCAGGGTTGCAACGACGGCACTCAATCTCGGCGGTGGCAACGCGCTGCTGAAATTGGGCCAGGGACAGATTGTATGCGGCGGAGCCAGCTCCACCTCCAGTTCCTCCAGTAGTAAACACCATTTTTTACAAAAATCAAAAACTTTTCGTTCGCGGTTTTAATAATCTCGCAAGATTTTTTTTATTTCCGTCCGTCGATTTTTTCCCAAACGTATTTCATCGTCCCGCACACCCACCTTCTTTTTTTACCTGCCCGGGTGCAGGAGATAGGCCACCATCAGGTAGGCGATACCGGTGAACAACAGGATGCGTAGGATGCGCTTATACAACATTTGTCGCTGACGCTTCTTCTTTTTCTCCTTTTCACGCCGCCGCCGATCGGTGGACGCCTGATTTTGAAACGGAGCACTCGCGACATTTCCGCCGGTAACCTTGGTGCGACCAGGTTTGGTGCAGTATTTCACCACCGGGTCCAGGCAGCTGAACACAATTTCACTGACATCGACGGAGATGATGGAGCACAACCCCCCGACCGCGATGCCCTTGATCAGCTTGTTTTGGACGCCCGACATTCTATTTCTAAAAAGAGGTTTTATTCTTTATTTGGGCGCGAAACTCGCAGGATTCCGAGCACCCAGCGGACGGCACCGCTTGTCACACACACCCGTTTGCCACAGCCGCGTGAACCGTTGTGCCTTCCGGCACTTGTGGCATCCACAGCCACTGCCGGCCAACGTGGGCACATCATTGTAACACTTACATGGACACTTGCAAATGATGGGACGACCCACGCAACACTTGAAATCACATGCTCCACTTCCAGAGCAACACTGTTTTTTACCACCCATCGCGCGATATTCTTATGTCATCAACGAGAAAATTTATTTTCCTGGCGGCGGTGCCATGAATTGACCGAGCAACTGGTCGAATCCACTGCCAGCCGCAGGATTGCTCACCCCGCGAGTGTTATTCTGCACGGGTTGAGAAACGACATTTCTCACGGGAGCCATGCTCACCGGAGCGGCGCCGGGCACGTGGAAATTCTGCGGGATCGTGTTGCTCAATTGAGCGAGATGCGCCTGCTCTTCGGGCGTAATGTTTTGAAACACGTTGCTGAACATACCTCCCTCGGGAGTGGCCGAAGTTCCAGAACCAGCGGCTCCGTTGCCCTGCATGTGTTGGATGGCACCCATGCCCAGCGTTTGGAGATCCATGCTGTTGGGGTCAATTTCACCGTTGTCCATTTGAGCCGTGATCTTGGTGGCATAGTTCTCGAGCATGCGAAGCATCTCCGGCGGCACACTCTTGATGGTCTTGCCCATCACCAAGAGTGTTTGCAGGTATTGCCAGATGGCCTGCTTAGTCTCTGGCTCGAGGTCAGGCGTCCAGTATTGCTTGACTCCCAACTTTTTCAGGAAATCAATGTCGCTGTTCAAGAAAAAGTTCTCGTCCATGTTGGTCAGCGCCTCGGTGTGGGGCTCAATCTCGCCCAGAAAAGTTTCGAGCACGGAATACTCATCTTCGGAAATCTTGGCGTCCACCGCACCCAAAAGCACAAACAAGTCGGGACACTCGGGAAAGGTTTCACAAAGCTCGTTCACAAAAGTTTTCAGGTATTCGTTCCACGCGCAAATCGAAGACGGGTTCTCCATTTTCTACTCTTTGCATACCCGATGAAATAAATAATCACCCCGGATGAACGCTCAACATTTTCACACGCTCCCAGATGTTATCTCACATGCCCGTGTGTGGAGTGAAATCAGCGATCGACGACATGGTGCTGTTGGTTGGTATTTCAGGAAAACTGGGCGCCGGGAAAGACACGGTCAAGGACCTGATCATCGAGCTCGACGGGCGCGAGTGGACTACCCTCCGCTTCGCCGATCGGCTCAAAGCAGTGGTGTCATCGCTGACCGCCACGCGGCTGGAGGACAATTACACCCGCGAGGGTAAACAATTGAAACCCGCGGGATTCGATCAATCGCTCGGCACCCTCCAACAGCTGGTGGGCATGGCCCTTAGAACCCACGTAGACCCAGACGTGTGGGTAAAAGTCACGCTAGCCGAGGTGATTTCCGCCATGGAAGGTGATGGAGACCGCAGGTATGTGGTGTCGGACGTTCGCTTCAAAAATGAAGCCCGATACATTCAAGAGTTGGGTGGTATCTTGATTCGAGTCAACGGTGACCCGGCTGGTGTGCGAGCCCAGGATGGCCGCGATCTCAACCACGTGTCCGAAACCGACCTGGACGATTACGGTGCTTTCGACGTGGTCATTGAAAACACGGGCACCCTCGAAGAACTCTCAGAGTTGGTCAAGCAGGTGGTGCTCACGCGATTACAATAAAATTTGTTGTATGTTTAACAGAATGGCGTCTCTACCCCGATCTGAAAACAACTCGCTGCGTTATCACTACCTCGATAACGGCGTGAACAATGAGTCGAGAAACATGCCCATGGCCGCCGCTGATTTTGGCGCGGAGACCGGTGCTTATTTTTTGAAGAGCACGCCCATGACGGCGTATCCGGAATACAAATTGGAACCCGATCCACACTGCCGGAAAAATGCGGCCGGCCTGGCCAGCATGGAAGAGCTCATTGCCGACCACGCTCCGTCCCACGTGAAGAAATCCAAGAGAAAGCGGTCCAAAACACCAAAGGCACCCAAAGGGGCCCAAGTGGCCGGTGCTACCGACACCGCTGGTCTCCTATTGACAGTTTCAGGAGAATCAACGGCTGGTTGTGGGGCAGTGCGGTGGGAGACGCTGCCGGCGTGCCTGTTGAAAACGGTGACCGACGTCACCAGTGAAATCAGTGACAAGATCGCGCCTACCGAGACGACGCCGCCGCAGGAATCGCCCGGGTGGGTGAGTATTTTCACGCGTGACAACCGACCTTTGTATCTCTCGGTGCTTTTTCTCCTACTATACTTTGTGTATCGCATCCTTCGCCGATGCTAAAAAATAAATTTGAACTTGCGTTCACTTCTCCGGCGTTCGTTAGTTGAACGAACCCAAAATTGAAAATCATGGACACACCGCCGACACAGATGCAAACGAGCGAGACGGACACGCCTCAATCGTCCGGTCGCAAAAAGTATCACGTGATGAAGGACACCCAGTTGTCGGCGCGCATGAAGCTACTGCTCGAGAAGCTCAATCGTTTTTATCAGAACGGGGAATTTGAAAAAACAGTCATTCCCATCATTCGCGACAAAAAACCCTTGGCCGTGCGGGACATTGACTGGCTGGTCACCAACTATTCAAAGGCATTTCCGGTGGTTTACCCGAATCCCATGAAACCCATGGGCGAACCCTTCAATGTGCACGAGTCTTACGAGCAGCACGAGTTGGTGTGGAAAAAAGGTTTGTTTGACCCGTTCCAACGTGGTCCTCGCATTCACTACGAAGCCAACGGCGAACAGTTTGTCACCACCATTGCGCAGTTGAATTTTTTCTGTTGGGCCATTCAGCATGGGGTGATTGATTGGGCTGCGCGGCATAAGGACAAAATCAAGAAGCACCACCAAACCATCAAAGACGCGCGCAAGAAATTGATCAAGGAACAACCGAACCGCGAGAAAAAGCGCATGCGCCTCACGCCCGTCGACAACTCTCACTGTCTGGTTTACGTGCAGCCCATGCGCATTCCACTGGGACCACAGAAGAAGAATCGAGCAGACACCGGCGATATGGGCGACGCAGAACAGGGAGACGAAAAGAGACTCAAAAATGCCGAATAAATTCACTTTTTGTGAAAAATTTTATCTGCTCGCAGGGTTCCGTGATGGAATTTATCGCTCCGTTTTGGGATACCCTTTTTCAGTGGTGTGATTTGCCAACACAGTCAAGTTTATTGCGAGTATGTTCGCGAGTTCACGCAATTGGCATGATGGATTCACATCTCTATCACCGGCTGATATTGAAAAAACGTCGCACAACAATTGATCCTGGCTACACAATCCGGGCTATTCTTAATGATTCGAATCCTGATGAACTTTTAAAACAAGTATCAAAAAATGGATATCTTTTGAAATACGTTACACACAAGACACCTGAGATTTGTTTTGCCGCAGTCAAAGAATCACCATGTGCAATTGAACATGTTCCATCAAGCTATCAAACTCGTGAAATCTGTTTAGAAGCAGTCTCGAGAAATGCACTAGCTCTTCAATTTATTCCATACTGGAATCAGACTCCTGAACTTTGCGAAGCAGCGGTTCGACGTCATTCAATTGCATTTACGTATGTCAATCGAGCGTTGAGAACTCCCGAGTTGTCCATGCTAGCGGTTATGAAAGATCCTGCTTGTATTCAACAGGTTCCACTTCAACACCTTTCATATGAAATGTGCTTAACAGCCATTCGTCAAGCGGGTGACCTTTTAGATGAAGTTCCATTAGGTATGTATAGCATGAAGTTGTATCCTCTATCTCACTTTTTTTTAGAATTTCAAACGTCTGAGTTGTGCTTGGAAGCAGTGAGAAATTGCGGTGTTGCGATAAAGCGGATGCATCCGAAAATGCAAACTCCCGAAATCTGCTTGGCTGCTGTCATGGAAAACAGTGAAGCGTTAGCTTACATTGCACCGGAAAATCGAACCCCTCAAGTGTGTGCAGTCGCCGTATCTCGTGATGCAAAATGTCTGAAATATGTGATTGAAAAATGATTTATTGAATGTGTTTTACTGTCGCCGAGCAACGTAGTAAAATCCACCTGCGATGGTTAAGGCCAACAAAAGCACGAGCAACACGCTGCCGACGCCACTGGTAGCACTGCGCAAGATGCCAAGATATTTTCAGATGGATTTTATGAACGGCCAGTTCAACTTTTGGCAACAGGCTTTCCAGCGCTGATCAGTCTCGTAAAGCTTTTGTCGGCCTTTGAGGAGCTTAAAGTATTTCAAGTTTCTCCGCCACGCCCGATCGCCTGTGGTCTCATATTGGATCTCGCAAAACTTGCTCAGGCAATATTCATACGAGAAAAAGTTGTCACGATCGTCGGGTTTGACCTCTTCATACACGGGTTCGAGCTCCATGAACATGGCCATCAGGATGGCTTCCTCTTCGCCGGTGAATTGTGGCGGCCGTTTGCCCGTGATGTGATAATGAATTTGCGACACATTGTGGTAGTATTTGGGCATTTTCAACTTTTTCAGCAGGTCCCGGATGATTTGCCGCGTGACTTGCTCGGCCGACGTGATGCGCAAATTACGCAACTCGTTCAAGAGTGAATCATATACCACCTCTGGGATGGTGGTATTCTCCTTGCCCTGCGATTTCGCCAACCAATCGCGGAAGTGATTCTTCTTTTTGTAAGCGAACGGCGCCTGGATAGGAATGATGGGATCGTTGTAAGTGCCCACGTCAGTGTCGGGCAGGGTGGTAAAGGCTGCGCCGCACTTGGTGCAGATGGTCATGTGATCGTTCAGCTTCTCCTCGTAGAGTTCTCCCCGACAATGGATCAGCGGGCACACGCCTCGTTCGCGCTCAAATTTCTGGTCCATGATCTCGTTGCGCTTGCTGTCATCTTTTTCCACGCGCGACAGGTATTCGACATAAACCTCTTTTTGGCGGGTGGTGGGCTGGTTCTTCACACGCTCGATACCCAAATTGGGTTGCAACACCGAGAACAGGTTCACTTGATCCTCGTCGTTTTCCACGCGGCTGTCGGGTGACGCCGGCAACCTGTCCAAGAAACTGCCCAATTGTTTCAACGTTGGCGCCGCTTTCTTCATTTCCACCACGGCTTCCTCTTCCACCTGCTTTTCCTGTTCGAACTCAAAAATGTATTGGGCCGACTCCAACCAATAATTCTGAATCTCTTTTCCATCAGCGATGACCTCCACCTCTTGCTCCAAGTGTTGGATCTCATCCGTGACCGCCTTTAGTTTCCGTTTGCAATCATGCAATGCATCCTTGTCCAGCGCGGCGGGTGCCTTGCGTTTTCGGCCTTTTTTCTTGGGCTCCTCCTTGGCCACGCCGTCGTCCAAACGAGGAACCGCTGGCGTCTGCAGTTGTTTCTCTGCGAGAAATCGGTCAAAAAATTGAACACCGTGGAACATCACTCACCAAGTTTGTCGCGTTTCCGCTGCAATTTTTTCAGCTTCTCTTGCATGATCGGTAGCTGCTCTTGGCGTTCGCGCAAAAGATGGAGTTTGTTATCGATGCGTTTCTTCAACATGGTTTTTGTGGTGCATGTTTCTTGACACATAATTTTTCAGATGGCGTTTCAATTTATTTTTTTGGGATGTCGCCGGCGCTCCTTAAAGTGGTGCACGTAGAGAAATGCAAACTCTCCGGCGCTCATGCCGTTGGGTAATTTTTTCCACGGCGATGGTGCTCCACCCGACATAGCCGCCATACTGCGTATTTCCGCCAAACAGGTGTGCACCGTCTCAGTGTCCATCCCGGGGATGATCGCCGGTGGGCCATGATAGTGTTGCCGATTGCGCTGCTTAGCCTTTTCCAGCGGTGCCTTGAAAAGACTGTGCAGCGGGTCAGTCATATCTACTCAGTGGCCTGATTTTTCGCGGTGTCACCGTAACACAACGTGCGATTCGACGTGATATACCAAAGGCAAAATTCACCAATGGACAGGCCGTTGGACAAGATGATTTTGTGACTGTCGGGGTCACTTGGATCAGCGGAGCACCGACGGATTTCTTTGAACAGATCGCGCACTTGCACCACCGACGGATTGAACCTCTTCAACAGCGCCTGATTTGTGTGTTGAGGGAAATTCATCACGCCGCGCACCTCTTGAGCGGTGGATGTGACATTTTTGGGAACCGTTCAAACACGGCTAAACATTTTGTGTGCCCCCGAGTAGAAAAAATGGAGACGGAACAGCAACGTGTGTCGCTCACGGAAAAGGTGAAAATTCGGGTGCCCAACCAGAACTGGGTGGTGGTCAACATCATCGGACCTGGTCTGCGCCAGACGACCAAGAATACGGCGTTTCGGATTTTGGGATGCTTCGATGCAGAGGCCGAAGCTCAGGCCTTTGCCAAAAAGTATGAGAAGCTTGACGATCGATTCGACATTTACGTGTGCTCCATGTATGAGTTTTTGCCCATCCCTGATCAGGTGCACGACGTGGGCAACGTGAAATACGGACGCGAGGAAATCAACGAGCTCTTGGAGGTGCACGAGTCCACGCGCACTCAGACCGAAGAGTGGAACGCTCGCGTCGAGCAGGCCCAGAAAACCGGCGAGGACAAATGGGGTGCCCTCATGGGACTGTGAACGAAATAAACATCTCGTAATGAAAGTAAAACATGAGCAGCACACAAGAGCTGTGGAGACAACTTCACTTGCGTGCGTTGCAACACACGAGCGGTAACCCCGATTCCACTTGGATTTTGGTGTGGTCCCGCAAGATCCCGCGATACACCAAGGGCTGCCGGTGTAACGAGCATTGGCAAAAGTGGTATGCCAAAAATCGACCAGACTTTTCCACGGCGGAAAAGTATTTCGCCTGGACCGTGCGAGCACACAACGCTGTGAACGAACGCCTCAAAAAGCGAGTGTATTCCGTCGACGAAGCCCGCGAACTCTACACATCTGATGTTTCCAAGCGCGAAAGCAAGAAAAAATAAACACACGCGTCAAGACGCAACCCAAAAATATACGATGCTCACAGTAGGCGGCAATGAAAAAGTGGTTTCCTGCGTTGGTTTCCGGCGTAACGCTCTTGGCGTGTTGGATGATTTATCGCGCTCGTCGCCGCCGAGATTACCCACTGATTCCTCTGGCGCACGCCATGCGACACATGAAGACCGGCGACTTGGTGCTCTTTAGCGGACGGGAAATACCCCTCGACACACCGTCCGAGATGATGCGACGCATGTGTTTCTTGGGGGCCACCTACGCATACCGGGCCCTTGACGCCTGCGAGTGGGGCCACGTGGCGGTGGTGTATCGGAGCGGTGACAAGCTTTACTTTATCCACTGTGAAATGTCCACTCAACACGATGCACTGGCCGGCGAGCCCGTGACCGGGGTGCAAGTGAGTGACTTGCAAGAGAAGCTCGCGCGTTACTCGGGCTACTGTGTGTGGCGGCCCATCAACCGGGCCATCCCAGAGCAACGGGTGAAAGATTTTCTGCAGTTGACGTATCACTTTAACTATCGCATTCCGGGCGATGTGTGGATGCGTTTCTTGGATCGCATTTTAGGCGCCCGGCGAGCGCGATGTCCCAAAGATCCAGTATGTTACCAGACCACCACAGGTATGTTTTGCACCGAATGGGTGGGTGCATTCTACGAATTTTGTGGGGTGTTCGACCGCACGCGTGCACCCTACAAAACATATTTTCTACCCTCCGACTTCACTTACACGGGGTGTGAACGCTACTTGATGCCAGAGTATTCGTTTGACAACGACGGTTGGGAGCTCGAGGTGTGACGAGAATTTTTTGTTGATCACAAAGTAGACACGACGATGGTGGCCAGCAACAAGAAAACGATGGAAATCCGTTTGAAACGGTTCCAACCGTCCAAGATGCAAACGAATCGCATTTGCGTCATGGTTGGAAAAAAAGGCACGGGTAAATCGACACTGGTGCAAGACATCATGTGGTTTCAGCAGCACATTCCGGTGGGGGCCATCATGTCTGCCACCGAGGAGGCCAACGAAGCCTACGGAAAAATGGCGCCGCCACTTTTCATTTACAAGAATTTCGACGCCGACGCATTGGTGCGCCTCATCAATCGCCAAAAAAAGATGAAGCACATGTGGAAAGAAAATGGAGACTCGCTTCCGTTCGATCACCGCGCGTTCGTGTTGATGGACGATTGCATGTATGACAAAAAGAATTTCCGAGGCCCACTCATGCGCGAGCTGTTTATGAACGGTCGACATTGGGACTTGTTCGTCTTGATCACGCTCCAGTATGTGATGGACATCACGCCCGAAATCAGAACCAACACAGACTATGTGTTTGCCCTGAAAGAAAACGTCAAAAAAAACCGCGAGCGGCTTTACAACGAATTCTTTGGCGTGTTTCCCAATTTCGCCGTGTTCGACGCACTCTTTTTGGAGGTCACCCAAGACTGGCGGTGTTTGGTGCTCGACACCACGGTGCCGTCAACCAACATTCCAGACTGCGTGTTTTGGTATAAGGCCGAGAAGCGACCTGAGTTCCGGCTGGGCGCCGACTGGTTTTGGGAATACAGTCAGAAAAACGGCTTGGGAAAACACCAGAGTAACGCCGAGATGAATGCCCTCAACGAAAAATTGGAGGAAATGAACCAAAAGGCCGTCACGGTTGTGTTTGAAGGCCAACGACGAAAACGACCAGCCCCACCGACGCCCGCGCAACAACGCCAACCCAGCAACATACAGTTTCGCACGCCGGGTCGACCACCCCCACCTCAACAACCCAAAAGAATCAGGCGAGAGGCACCAGAACAACACCATCAACAATGGTCACAACATTATTACGACGAAGAACCAGTGCAATACCGGCCGCCACCACAGCGTGCAACACCTGAGGTTGTCCGGCGGCGACCTGAACCAGAAATGCCGACAGTGATCGACGACGGTCCCAGTCAACGAGCGGCCTACTCGGCTCCCAACGCTGGACAACCTCAGGTGTTACACGCACCAGACCCACGACATTTTGGAGGATTCATTTACTAAACATCTTCACTGTCTTGATCCGTTGGGCCCTCTTCCTCTTCGTCTTCATCTTCTTGGTAGTCTTCGTCGACCGACCAGGACGTTTCGGGGGTAAACTCCTCGTCATCGTCGTCGTCCTCATCGTAGTCTTCGTCATCCGAGGAGAGGTCATACACTTTGACGCGCTTCAATTTGAGCAGACCAAGGGTGAGGAAGAGGTGAAACATAAACATGGGCCAAATCGAGTCCACGTCGGCCCAATGATTCCTAAATCCAGCCATGCAAATCATGGTGTGCGTCAGGTGCACAATGGCAAGGTTACCAGAGTTTTGAAATCGACAAACGACAAACGTGTCATAATAAATCAGGGCTGCTAGAGCCACCATGTAGAGGCCGGCGAGTTTGATAAAAACCAGCGGTATCAGCGTGTCACGCAAATACTCGACGGCGAAATCAGGGGTTTGTGTGTCGAACAAGTAGGAAAACGACAAGAAACCGCACGGGTCAGACAAACGGGGCGGGTTCAAATAGGTGTCGGGTTGAAGCACATACACCAAGCCAAAGCTGAGGTGAAAGAGGAGCGAGACGGAGTGAGTGAAAAAAGCGAGCGCGTTAGTCATATTTTTTTTCTTGAGACCCTTGAAATTTCTAAAAATAATAAAGCGATTTATTCTCAGATTTCTTTTTCACCAATGACCACACCAGCCGTTTTCACCGTGTTCACGTCGCAACGTGATGGGTGCACGCGAGTTGCGGGCACCGGCAATGGTCAAACCATCCTGCCGGCGATGATACTCTAGCACTTGATCACGATACATGCTGTTATCCATGGGGTGACAAGCTGAACAATCACACGTTTCAGAGTAAGGCTCCGTCGAGGATGATGTGTCTTCATCATCGCTGCTGCTCGAGTATGAATATCGTCGACGGCGGCGTGTGGTCTTGCCCGTCGACTTGGCCAACGATTTGGCCGATTTGACCAAAGAAGGACCGTCGACGGCCGCGTTTTTCTTGGCAATTTTCTCTTGGTGCGTTCGACACACGCGAATCAGCTCGTCGGTGGTATCCGTCTCCAAAGCGAGCCCGTTGTTTTCTGCATACTTTTGCAGCGTCACGCGTTCTTCCAAATCTTCCACCAACCGTTGGCACTCGGTCAGAGTTTCCAGGGCCTGTTTGCGCAGGGTGTTCAGAACTTTTTGCTCCTCGATTTTGGCGTTCAGCTCGGTTTGCAAAGCCTCGCGGGTCTTTGTCATGGTCTCGTCGGTCAGCAACACCGTGACCTCACCCTTTTCAGTTTCAATGGTGGCGTGTTTCTGCTCGAGCTCAATCCGGCGCTCGGCGAGTGCCACTTGTTGACGTCGGATTTCCGCGGTGCTAATGTCAAAAGTGTCGTCCACATTCTCGTTCCCCAACTCCCGGAGCAGTTCCTTGCGCATTTCCAAGCGCGGTGTGGCCTCGACTTCCCTTGCGCTCAACGCCTGCTCGGCCTCGATCAACTGTGCGATCTCTTGAGTGATTTTTTGTTGGGTGTTTCCCAAATCGGTGAGGTGTTTTTTCAATCGGCTCTGTTGCATGGGCAACGCGGTGATGCTGGTGGTCAATTGTCGAATGATGCCGTCGACTTTGGCCACACTGTTACATTTTTCACGATGAGCCTCGTCGAGCTCCTTGAGCTTTTCTCGCAACCGCGCGCTTAGCGTGTCCATCTCTTTTGACCAGTAATGCAAAAATTCTTGGTCACTCGGTAAACGACCATGGAGAAGAGTGCCCAAGAAAAGCTGAAAAAACTCGGCACCCGCCGCGAATCCATGACAGACACATTGAAGATTGCCAAACTGGAGGAGCGCGTCGCGCATCTGGAGCAGTTGTGTCACTTGCTCACGGAGCTGGCAGTATCCAAAGAGAAATCCTCGCGGGATGTGGTGACCACCGCCGAAGAACCCGCCAATGCCGCAAAAACATCCACGGAGGCTGGCGTGTCGGTGGAGCGAATCAACCAATTTGTGGAAGGTTTGCTCGAAACGTCACACACAAATTTTGGCTGGATTCCTGATGCGCTCGAGCGCAAAATCGACCGGCGCTTGTTGCAATTGGTGCTCGGTGTCATCGCCCAGAGTGTAGCCAGTGCCCGCGTTAATGTGGGAGACAATCATCATATGACGTTTTCGCTACACCCTGTCGCTGATCATACTGAAGCCGACGACGTCGCCGACGATGTGGCGCGTGGTGCTACACGGCAAGCAGGCCCTGGAAATTTGGACGCCGTGATGTTCACGGCCCTGAGGTCCATCATTTCAACTTTGACGGTGGAATTTTTTGGCCACGAATTGCAGTTTCACTTGGAATAAAATGAACGAGTAAGAATAGAAGATGTCACTTTTACTGAATGCGTTGAAATCTGGCACACTTTTCACACTTTTCGATGCACTCTACTTGGGAGTGCTTCGTCGACAATATCACGTGGATTACTTTCGCCAAAACATTAATCAGGGTCAACCCTTTCACCGGCGCTTTTTGCCCTTGGCTTTGCTGACTTGGTTCTTGCTCGGATTGGGCGTGGAGTTGTTTGCCAATTCACCCAACGTTTTTGAGGCCGCCCTCCAAGGTGCCGCATTGGGTTTTGTCATTTATGGCGTGTATGATTTGACCAATCTGGCCACGGTGGACGGTTGGACACCTTCGTTTGCCATCCAAGACACACTGTGGGGCACGCTCCTGACCGGCACGGTGGCAGCCATTTCAGCTTGGACACGAATAAATTAGTAGTAACCGTGTTTTATCAGAAACGCCACAAAGTTGCGCAATCGCCGCGGGGGTTCGGGCACATCCGGTGGCCATGTATCAACCTTGTAAAACTCACCAGATTCTTTGATATAAGTCGCGATTCTACTTGATGACGACTCACGCATGAGCTCTACCCAAACACACGGCCCGATGCAGTGATGGCGAATAATGCGTGGTTCCAGTTGATACGTTTCACCTTCCACTTCAACAAAATTGTTGCTATCGGAACATTAGAAACTTCCGCGAAAAACATGGGACTCACCTGGAGAAGGTCATCAACTCTGTTTCGAATTCCCGGGACACCTCCAGGAGGGTGGCAATCTTCTCGGCGTGTTCAGTCTCTTTTTCTTCGCGGCGAATCTGACGTCGTCGCTCCACTACCGCCTGTTCGATGAGATCACACTCGGCAGTGGTAACAAAGGAAGAAATTACACTCTCGAGCACTAAACAAGACAGCGACGGAACCGACATGACAAAACAAATGGAGTGCCGCAGTTGGAGAACCCCCTTGTCAGATACAGTGATTTTGAAATGTAAAGTGTCAGAATTGGAAAAGAAATTGGGAACGTGTGAAACCCAAATCAAAACTTTGGAAAAAACCGTTGAGCATTTGACAGAGGTGGTGAACACGTTGTGGTTTCACCCGCTGATGCCCGGCGGAGAAGAACAAATTCAGCGTGCAGCGGAAGAAGCAAATAAAGGATAGTTTTATTAACACCGTTGGTTTCGGGGGTTAGCTTCGCACGCGACATGGTTGTATCCAAACGTCGTATACGAACCAGGAAACAAATCGTCACGCGATGCCTTCGCGTCTGATGGTGCCGATGGGCAACCACAACCCGACACGTGGGCGGGAAGCGTGGCCGCCGTGCACGGGGCCTTGACGTCATCGTCCTGCACATTCATACCACCGACCGTGGAAGGTCCGCCGGCAACTTTGCCGTATCCCCACTGCACCAACAGGATGGCACCCAAAAGGGCCACCACACCCAACAGCATACCGCCAATTTTCTGTCCAGTCGTCGTCGTCATTGTTGTGTAATGCACTGATTCCAAAACGAGAAAATTTTTCCAGTGTATTCAAATGTGCAGTTTCTTGGTAAACTTGGCGGTGGATGGATCCCATGCACGCTCCTTTTCAATGGCCACGATGGCCTCGGGTAGGAATCGGTTCATGTAAAAGTCCTCCAACTTGGGAAACAGGTCATGATTCCAGTAATCCTCGTTGAAAGCAAAGCGGTGCAGTGACGTTTGCGTGGGTGTCCACGCGAAAAAATCACACCACTTCAAGCCAAAATTGAACATGCCAAACTGGATTTGGTCATAGTATGACCACGGGATCTCAGGGTAGGGCTTCTTTTGCGGACACTTGATTTCCAACAGACCGTGGTCGTCCGTTTCAGTGACTTCACCGTCGGACGAGTAGCCAAACCACGGGATGGTGGGGTGCACGACCAAGCCGCGCACTTCGATGGTGTTTGTGTAAGGCTTGTCGCTAATCTCGTTGGGGTCGACGGGCACCACGTCGGTGATGGTCTGATAATCAGGGTCCAGATACTTGGGTGGCGGCTCGAATTCAATAGGGTATTTCCCGTTGGCAAATTGGTTGATGCGCATCATTCGGTAACTCTCACGCGCCTCGTCTTCGTGATCGCGACCCCACTTCATGGCGTAATTGTCCTTTTGAGGCACATACAACCACTTGTGGATCAGGCGTTGCGAAGACTCGTATTTGTTGTGGTCGGCGGCACTGCCCACTTTGGACCCACTGAGTCGCCCGAGTCGATGCCGCAGCCACTCTGGCTCACGCTGGTCAATGGTCCAGATGCGACGGCGCTCTTCCTCGGTGGTTTCCAGGTGTTTGAGTAGATTCTCCTTGGTCACCGGCACGTCCGCCGGGATCCACGACACTTTCATCGGCGCCTTTTCATATTCTGTTTCAATGGTGCCCGGCGGCAACGTTGGTTGCTTGTCGACAATCTCAACTTTATGAACAATGCTCGACCAATCGTAGTCGCGCTTCATTTTTCACTCGGCCTTGATCAGTTATTGTGGTGGATCATGATGATCACACACACATGAAAGCGGGATTGAAATAATTTCTCGGCGTAAAAAGTAGGAAGAATGGAGAGTCTGTATCGAACCAGCGTCACCGCGTTGCCCGACAATGTGCAGCCGATTTCTAAGGCGCCGACCGCGTGCACACCGTCGAGCCTCTATCAGTATCAAAAAGATTTGGACGCCTGGACCGTGTGCCAAGCGTGTGGTCGCCAAGGTTTTGGCACCCGGCAACTGGAAAATGGAAAAACTGTGTGCGATACCCGAGAGCAAAAACCGGGTGCACTGTTGGCATGTCCGGCGGGCCCGGTGAACCCGTGTTACCCGATGGCCAAGCCGTTGGATTCGCTCAACCCTTGGTCGCGTGAACAACCCCACTCGTGGGGATCCAGCGTGTTTGATCCCAAGTATGGCACTTTTATCTTGTGGGGCACGTGGGACCCGGCACATGGCCGTCCGTATTTCGCCGCCGATGCACCCTACATGCGCGCCGGAAAAAACACCCCTTGCCCCTAACGGCGACGTTTCTTTGTGGAAAAATAAAAGTTTGTCCGTGTGAAAAAGATGGACCCGTGTAAAATTGCCTTTATCACCGAAGCCCTCAGCGGTTTCAATCCGCAGGAACTTCAGTTTCTCTATGGATTCATCCACGCCAAACTGGCCCGCCTGGCCGCCGTGCCTTCGGCAACCACCAAGACTGAAGCGACACCAGTGACGAAAGATGAACCAAACAACACCGACCCTAGTGACGGCCCAAGTGAAACAGGCCCTAGTAACACGAGCTCTACTGAAACGGCGCCCAGTGCGGGCTCCAGTGAGGCCCCTAGTATAGGGCCCAGTGCGGGCCCCAGCAAGACGGTCAAGTGGGCTGACGTGGCCGCCACGCCGCCAAGTGAGAACGACACGAAAAAAGTATTTCGAAAAACACCCCATCGCGGGGTGAAAGCGGAAAAGTCCGCCATTCCCGTGCCGGCTTTTGAAGACAAGCGCAAAAAGGCGGGCAACCTTTACACGAACCAACTCTACGTGCGCGGCTGGAATCCCGACCTGGTCAAATGGGAAACGGTGCGCCAACGCCTGTGGGAAGAATTGTCCGAAATGCACTTGGACGTGTCGCAGATTTACGTCGACGCCAAGGGCTTTGCTTTCATCACCCTGACGGATCAGGAGTGTGCGACGCGAGCTCAAAAAATATTGTCGGAAATTCCGTCGTTTTATGGCGACGAACTCTTGGTGAAATTTGCGACCGTGAGAAACAAATAAATCTCTGTGTCAAAACACAAGCGAACGAAAACATGGTGGATCACGAATACGCCATTTCTAATGACAACCAACGCGTGCAGTTGCCGACGTTTTACCCGGACGCCAGTCACTACATTTACCACCAGCCGGAAAACTTCCAGCGGGCCTACGGTGAAGGCGCGGCCAGCGTGCGGGAAATGCAGTTTGACGGTCACTCGCCGCCAGAAAATCTGCGCGGCACCACCCAAACACTCCCACTGCCTGACCCTGAGCGGGCCACCCGACCTGAACCTGAGCGTGCCACCAGCACAAAAAGGGAACCTGTATCAAGAACACCGCCGCGGCTGGAACCGGCCGGAGAAGAAACAAAACCAGCGTCTGAGAAACAAGCTGCACCTGTTGAAAAACCATGCGTGAGCTGCAGCGTGTTTTGGGTTGTGCTCGTCGGCATTTTGCTCGTGATTGGGCTGTGGTTTGTTTTCCAATAAAATCTTGATGACGATATAGGTTGTATGTGTATAGGTCATGAAACGAGATTGGTCGCAAACGGTAGCCGGAGAAATTGTGACGGGTGGTGATATTACGCAGTTACTTCAAAATCACCCTTTTGGACAAGATGATATCCCCATTGAAATCTTAGATCAAGTTGTTTACACAGCGAACATCTTCATTCGCAGAGCAAAGAGGAACCACTTGTCTGATATAATCACATTGGAGGAACGTCTCAACGAAGGTATCATTCCAGTCGCACAATGGCTGAACGAAACACGGGATTTGAGCCCGGAAGAAATCAAGGAATTCGCCTTGGGCCAATCACTCTACAAGTTGGCTCAAGCATTTGGAGCTACTGATCAAGACGTCCAACATGCTCGAACGGCAAATGCAGCGCAACTCTTTTTGTCCAAGAAGTTGGAATATGATCCCACCGATGAAATCGTCGACGATGTCATGACATACATTCGTCGCTTACACAAAAAGGGTTACGACTTTAGATTGCTGGACACTTATACCAACGTTTTGGAGTTGTTCACCGATCACCAATCTGGACCCATTGCAGAAAAACGATGGCGCGGTTGGAGACCCGTGTTTGATTTCTTGATCAAAGTCGTAGGTTTGGACCCTCGCGAAGGAACCGACAAAGGTCGCGACACTGCTCTGAGCTTAGCAAGGGACCCCGAACTCCGCAAGTATTTGATGGACGTTCTTATCGAACACCAAGGGAATCACGTGCGCGGTGAAATGGATGGGCGAACCGATCTCCTGCGTCGCGGTGAAATGTCTCCTGGTAGATCTATGCGCGAGGTGCCTCGCGACCTGATCAAGCGCATCACTTTCCAGGCGGCCGGAAAAGAAGTGTGTGATGACATCCAAGACGGCCAGATCCCCCCTCTACAACTCGTTGGGCTGGCCAAAGTGATGGGCGTCACTTTTGACCAAGACACCCCGTGGCGAGAGTTATGCGCCAAAGTGCAAGATCAAATCCAGCGCATGCTGCTGTAATAAATATTTATTCATCTTTGCCGAGCCAAAAGGTTTTTCCCAAACCACACTGCCGAGAGAATACCGACCATCAGCAAGACGGCGCCCAACAGTAACAAGAAAGACTTGCCCTCATTGCGTTTGCGCTCTTCATCGGAAATGGTCCGATCATTCAGTCGGCCGCGCGCTTGAGCACCCGCTGCAGTGGCGGCGATTCCACCGCCCAACAAGGCCAAAGTCGACAATCCTGACACAACTAGTGACTCAGGTGTGCCCGGACGCTTGACGTTGTAACGAAACAGCTCCCACTTTGCCATTTTACCTGTTTCCAGATTCAGAAATTTTTTCCAGAAAATCACCCCAAAAATGCATTTTCTGAAAACCCCAAATTCCTCACACCAAAAAAAAATCAGGCGAGCCGAAAAAAAAATTGGAGCTCAAAAATTTTTTTTGGAATCCAAGATTTTGGATTTTTTCAAACTCGGGATTTTTGTGATTTTTCAGAAAAATAATTTCTGAAACGTTTGTCGCCAAAGTGGAATTTTCATCGCCCTGATACAAACCACCCCATGACTTCGCTCGGTGGCCAGAGCACGGGAACAAGCCCGACACAGGGTCTGCTCAATGCCCTCTCACAGCTGGAGCGAACTTATGAAGCCGCCGTGGTAAACGATGTCATTCACAAGCGTATGCATCGGCCGATGCGTCAGGTTTCCTCCGGAAACGCCGATAGCATGCTGGTTTTCCGCCGGGATGGCGTGGGGTTTTTGGCCCACCCAGAGCAGCTAACGGCATATTTCAGAAAGGCCGGCGGCGATGGGCAAAATGAGGAGGGTGACACCAGCGACGATGACGATATGCTTGCCAACCCCCACTTGCCCGTGTTTGCATTTCACATCAGCGACGGCGGGTGATCAGAAATAAATTTCCAGAAAATCGTGAAAAATTTCAAACTTGAAAAAACTCCAAACTGGTCTCCCAAAAAAAAAGTTGGGAGTCCTCGAAAAAAAAAATTGGCATCCAAAAAATTTTTTGGTTTTGCAAAAACTTTTTTTTTTCAAAATGGACTTTTCTGAAAATTTCAGGTCGGAAATTTCAGGTCGTTCAATGACCGAGTATTTTTGTTTCAGCGCCTGATTAAAGCAAGAATGCAGCGCCAATACGCTGGACATTGGGAGAAACCTGAGTGGATCTACGACCAGATCCTCAAGGTGGAGAAACGCATTGACGAGCCGGAGATTGTGGCTCTGAAAGAACGCAGTGTAGCTCTGTTTCAGCAGAAAATGGCGCAAGAGTTCCCGGACTTTTTCCAGCACTACACCAAAATCTTCTTCCGGGCCATCAACAAACAACTTTCCAAGCAGCTGGTGTTGATGCTGTTGAAACAGCGCAAGGCCATGGACGATGGCACCGTTTCCTGGACTGAGGGAAACAATGAGGTGATTGGCGCGTCTTTCAATCTCATGCTGCGCAACTTGCCCGACGATTTGAAGCAGAAAGTGGCCAACACCTACTCTGATTTGGTGCAAGAGGAACAAGTGGAAATGAAGGAGGCCATCAAGCAGAAACTCGCCGAGATGGGAGCACCCGCGCCGAATTCCGACCAGCAGGTGGAAGAATTGATTGACATTATTCAACAAGCGCCGGAGCGTGGCCAAAAAGTTGAGATGGAATAAACACTTTTATTCTTCGGGTTCACACACTTGCATTTTGTATCCCTGGTTCAGCAGTGACTTTACCGCCACCATGGCCATGCGACCCGATGAGAAACGATACACTGGTTTCCAGATCACTTTCAAGTTGGACTTGGGTCGCACGAATGCTCCAGCTTCGGAGGTGTCTGCCACCATGTATTCCTTTTTCCACACGGTGTATTTGACGTCGAGCACGTCATTCTCGTCGGTGACTTCGGAGCCAATGTAGACAGTCTCGTCACGTGATGGCGGCGTGAAAGAGAACATGTGCACGCCAAGTCCATGTTTGCTCAGCGCGTTAAAGTCTTGCACCGACTTGGAGTTCACATCTGGTTGTGGCACCGACTCGGCTTGGCCCATCGCGTTCTGAAAATTTGGCGAGAAATTTTTCCAGAAAATCCACATCTGGAAAAAAAACTTTTCAGGTTGCCAAAAAAAAAATCAACCTGACAAAAAATTTTTGAGGTCGGTGCGAAGAATTGGGTGCAACAAAATTTGGCACCAAGAAATTTTCACGCCTGGAAAAATTGGGTTTTCTGAAATTTATTGTTGAAGGAATTTCACGAGTTCAATGTCAAACTCGTTGGCCTTCTCCAGCAGGGGCTGGGTTTTCTCACTGATTTCCGCCGGGTTCCCGCCGTCACCAAAGGTGACTGGTGTGGTGACGGGCAGTTTCACCGGGTGTCCCAAGATCTTTTCCAGCACTGGCAAGTGAGGCAATTGGGTAAAGTGGTCAAACCGGAATCGCTTGGGGACGTTTTCTTTGAGCCACTTGAGGTCCTCACGGGTGATGGGCCGGGAGAAATCGCGGGGTTCACGCGCGCTGAGGAGAAACTTGCAATACACGTTGCGGTTCACCTCCAAACCAAAGTAGTGCTCTGGGTTTTGAGGGTCCAAGCCGCTGAAATCGTCGAGCGTCAGGTGGTTCACTCGGCCCGCCTCGATCAAGCGCCGCGAGTAGTGCACAAATTCTTTGTGTGCTCTTTGGATGGGGTCGCGCAAAATGAAGTAGTTGGTGTGTGAACCTTTCTCGAGCGCCTGGAAATCCCGCGCTTGATGCACGCGCCGATGGGGTGTGTTCAAGTGCCAGAGACACCGACCGACGTTGCGACCTCCCGTGTGCGGCACGTGAAAAAAGACCAACATGTGCTTTTGTTACACAAGACGTGAAAAAATATTGCATGCAAAACAGGCGAACCCATGGCGTGGATGCAAAAGATTTGCGAAGGACTCACATCGAGTCAAGCCGAAGAGATTTATGACTTCATTCGATATGCGCAAGAGATTGGCCTTCTCTCCAAGACGGATACCAAGGAGGACGTGGCTGCGTTGTGCCGCAAATATTGGCGCGAGAAATCCAAAATTACCCGCGAGAGTGTGACAGGTGGTCTCCGGTCGCCCAAGAGTTACACTAACAACTTGCAGGAGGTGATTGACTTGGTGACCATCCAAGATGGCGTGTTGCCCGTGGGTAGTTTCCGGTTCAACGTGCACAAATTTCCGAGCGATGTCGACCTTTACGAACAGATTCACGCCTGTTGCAGCGTGGAAGAGGCCAAGCAAAAAGTGGCCGAGGGTATCCAGCACATTGGTCGGAAAATCCGCGCGGCGCCCGACGTCTTTCTCGGTGATTTCAAGGCGGGCAAAGACTCACGCTTCGAAATCGACATTGGCAAATGGGTCACCCTGGGTGACGTCAGTGACGTCGATGAGATTCAAGTTGGTCAAAGTTTGGTCGAGAGACTCGCAACTCTGTTGGGTTTCGCGGGTGACGTCGAGGGCGGCGAGATGCTCGAGGGATTCGATCCGGCCGCCATCGAGAAACAAGTGAAACGCTTGCGTCAAGAGCGCCTGATTTCGTTCGACGAACTGAAGCGCATCACCTCGCTACTCAACCAGATGGGCGCGACGCCGACGCGTGATCAGTGGAAGGAGTTGGAGCAATTGTTGCGTGACCATCAGGTGCTGCGCTGGAACCCGCAAGAGATTGCACAAGGTTACAAGATGCTGCCCGGTTTCAAAAAACTCACGCTCGGTGACGCCATCGGTCAGGGCACGCTGGTGAAACTTGACGCGTGGGCCAAAGTCGACGGCCGCTGGATCGAGGCCACCAACTTTTTCATGGTGGACGCCGTGGACCTGCTGGGGAACCGCATCGAGCTGCTCACTCAAGAGTTGCCCGACTATGAAAAGAGCATGTCCAAAGATGTGCGCCACTACAGCAGCGCGGAAAATCGCAAAACGCTCAAAGCCCTCAAGCGGTTGTGGGCGCTGTCACTTTTCAAAAACGATCTGGCCCTGGCCCACCGGATCACTCCGCTCTTCTCCAGCAATGCCGCCGCGCTCAACCAGGTGGTGGGCGACGCCGAGGTTTTGGGGCTGATGCTCGCGCGCTTGGACGACCCTCCCGTCGAGGACATCATGGCCCAAATCGATGCTTTCAAGCCCAAAATTGACCAAGTCAACGATGTGGTCGAGATGAACCCGGTGCTTTTTGAGCTCATCGACTCCATCGTCAAGCCGTTCTATGCGCGACCTGTGGCCGAATACACGCAGTTCGACGACGCCATCCAGGGCCTGGAAAAACTGCAAGAACTGGCCGGCAGCGCCGTGGAAAAAATGATTTACTCGCGAGCTACCGAGGCTGGCCTGGAGAACCCCGCCGACTTTGTTGCAAAATAATTTATTAAATCAACATACTTTCAATCTTGTCTTGCACCGCGCGACAAAGCTGTTTCCACTTCATGTCGTCGTATTCTTCAATCTTCAAGATTTCCGCCAACGCTACCAGCTTTGCGGGCGGGAGTTTGTCATCTTCAATGTCTGAACAAATCTCCATCGCTCTGGACTCGAATACGGATCGTTCCAAAAAAGCAGGTGTGAGTGGAAGTTGGCCTCTTTTCATCTGCTCCAAGCGGACAGCAATATCTCCTCGCTCCCGTTTCGAGGCCCATCGTTTCCAATAGGCTGGCACGTTCACCGAGTTGGGGAGCCATGACAAATCATGCTCGCGGGGGTTCACGCCTTGCTCAAACATGAAATCCAAAATTTGCCGAAGGCCTGATTGTTGCGTGGGGTCGGTGAGACGAATGTTTCTCAGAAATGAAACCAGCAGGGGGTATTCGAGGCTGTTGTCAATTTGTTCAAATCTGAACTGACGTGTCAAACGCTTCAAAGTCTTTAAAAATTTAGAAGCTTCTTCCGGGGGTATCTCATCTTTGCCATATTTGAAAAGGCGACGCCGAAATGCTTGTATCAATCTCTTGCGGATCTCGAGTTTATCGAAGAACTCTTGGGGAGCTCCTAAATCTCTGGCCAAAGCCTCGTTGTTAACGGCCAGCAGAAGTTCGGTTAAGGTGTCCATATCCAGATTTCTTTTAGATTTCAACCAGTTAACATATTGCAAGACTGCAGGGTTGGCCCGTTGAGGTAATTTCACAATCACCTTTACATGGTCCTGATTCCGGAAAAGCTTGTCCAACTCTTCCTCAGGGATTGGTTCTCCATCAGATAACAACTGATGCACTCGCCGCGGAAGATACACTCTTCTTGGTTGACTCATATTCTGGTTACAACACAACAAAATTTATACGGTGGTTGGTGCTTGAAAAATAATATTGATCCACCACTAAAAGAGCCACTGCACTTTTTTTTTGAGAGAAATGTCGAGACGTGGATCTATTATTCCCGTGAAAAGTCCGCGCACTGGCAAGGTGAAGGGCTTCCGCCGGTATGTGCCTTACACCACCAAGGACGGCCGCAAGACCAGACGGATGCAGTTCATGGCCCGCAAGGATTGGCCCTCGGCCGCGACGCTGAAACGCATGGGTATCCGCGAGTCGCTGGCCCAAATTGAAAAGAACAACCTGGCCGACTTGAGCAGAGGGCGCAAACGACGAAGCAAGTCCCGTTCGTCCCAGAAGGGAAGCAAGAGAAAATCGTCCCGTCAGTCCCGAAAGCCCCGTAAGCCCCAAGGGGCGCGCATGTCTGCTCACGAGAAGGCCTTTCGGAAGCATTATTCGCGTCCTGATGCCGCGACGACCAAGGCGGCCAAAAAGGCGGTGACCACCAAAAACCTGCGCCAGTCCATGATGTATGGTGCACCTTCAGGAAAGACGTCAACAGCCAAAAAGCGAGGTAGTGGTAGACTGACGAACAAGCAAGTTGCCAAGCTTTTGAAAATTCAAGAAGCAACGGTGGCTCGCAAGCCCGCGGCATATCGTTATCGACTGATGTCACGCTATTTGGCCAAGGACACTGACTATGTGAAGAAACGCCCAAAGTTGAAATTGCCTTCCAATTTTGTAATGCCTCTACCAGATCTTCAACACGCCGAGCTGGTCATCTTGGCAGAAGACGTGGGAAACTGGTATGGAAACAGACGTGGAGACCTTCCTTTTAAACTCGATGATCCTGATCACGAATCACTGCAAAAAGTCAGACAACTCATCAAACAAAGGGGTGGAAAGGTCACACCTTTGACGAAGAAGAGATTGGATTACATTTGGGAACTCTCCAAGCAATTCGATTACAAGCAACTGGGATTTTACAAATTTCACGAAGCAATCGCCAACGCTTTGGAAGGTGGAAATCCTCGAGACAAAATCCCGAATAAGTCCAGCGGGGCATCGGTGAGCCGTTCGCATTCCCTGGGCGCCGCCGTTTCTCGATCGTGGAAAAAGTCGCACCCCCGCGACAAGTCGGGTCGTTTTGTTTCCCCTCGCAAGGGTAAAAAGTCACGTTCCAAGTCCTCCAAAAAGGAAGGATCGCGCGAGTGGTCCAAGAAAAAGAACCAGGCGCTCCGTCGCCTGATGAAGCGGGAGTTTGGCCACATTCTGAGCAAGGCGGAATACAAGGCTTTGCCCAAGGCGGTGCAGCGCGAACTTCAGCTCCAGGCGTATGAGTCAGCTTACCCCGAAAAAGTGAAGAACTCGCCCGATCGCCTGCTCTCCAACAAGGCGCTCTCGAAGCGCGTCTCCACCCAGGCGAAAAAGGCCAAGAAGGAAGCCCTCAAGGCCGCCAAGAAGGCGCGTAAGTCTGCCAAGTCATCGTCTCGCTCTGCCGCCAAGTCCCGTTCCGGAGGAAAAGGACCCAAGAGCCGAGCGCCAATGTTTCCGGAGGGCAAGTATCCGGGTGAGGCTCAAGCCATTCAGGATTTCATCGCCGCCTACGCGGGCAAGGAATTCAAGTCGGACGCCGCGCGCCTCGCCGCCATGACCAAGGATCTGAAAAAGAGCAAAAAGGTCGTCAAGCGGAGCACCAGCTACGACGCCTGGAAAAAGGAGCCGTGGGAATACGATCTGGGCGGCATTGACACCGAGGGCTCGGACGATTCCTTCATGCGCCAGCTGCGTTCCAAGGGTTTCATGTCTGACATGGACGAGGCAGAACGCAAGAAATACTACTAAGTGCCAAATAAAATGATGATTTATTCTTTCATCGGATATCGCACGCCAATGATGGTGCCACTCGTGGGCTCGCATGAGGTGTCGGCGTGAAGCACAATTTTCACCCGCCAATCGCGTGGTGCCGTTTTCAGCCGAACGGTCCACGTCCGCTGGCCATTTTCCACGCGTTTGGTAAAAGTGTAGAGTCGCGGGGAAAACAAGGCCAGCCCCACGTGATCGGCGACGTTGAGCTGCTCGAAGAGGGTGCGCACTGATTCCGGCGGCGAGCGGTGGTTACGCCACAACTCCAGCGTGTGAAATGTCAAAAAGATGGCCGCCATGGAGACCACAAATGAGAGCACAAGGCTCAGGCCTTGGACAGACCCCTCGAACATTTTCGATTTTTCTGTTTATTCATTTCTGGTGGTTTGTCTTTTCTGGGGGGGCGACCGCGGCGACATGGACGGTGTGGGAGCTGGGCTGCTCAGAAACGAAAATTCCACCCCCTGCATGGGCCGCGCGCCAGACCGACGCGAGCCGGGATCAAGATCAGAAAAGCTCTCTTCCACTGCTTCTTGGGCTTCCGCGGGTTGATCTGCGTATCCCACCTTGCAAAGCGTGTTCAGGAACTCCTTCAGAAACTTGTCGCCCGTGATTTTCTGATACAGATTGTTGGTGGCTCCCCGGCGCTGGTCTTCGGTGCTTTCATCGGCGCGAATCACTCGAATGTATCGGGCGATTTCCCTCATGTCAGACATGAGTTTGTCTTCGGTCACATCGCGGATCTCTGGGTCGGCTTCCTTGGAAAAACCGAAATCCAAAACTTGTCGCCGCCGTGGGGGTTCCTCTTCGCTTCCGACCCGCGCACTTCGCTTACCTTTTTTCTTTTTGGTGGGACGATCCAGTTCGCGCTGGATGGCTGAGTCTTCCACTTCGGATGAGAGTTCGCCGGCCAAAATCAAGGCTTCGTCCCTGACGTCTTCGCCTTGACCCACCAAGGCGTCCAAAGATGCGTCCAAATCGACGAGCAGCTCTATGGTATCGCGTTTTCTGTCTCCGGCATTGTCGGACACCAGAAAATTCACGGCTTGTAAATCTTGAAGCATGTTGATTTTGGTATCCCTTTCACTAAAGAGCCTGATCAGACCGAGATATCCGTCCGGGTATCCTTCTTGCTCGTCGGTGAAATCGGCGGTTTTGAGTTCTGTTTGCACATGCTTCACTGCCAACGCCATGAATTGACGGGCACCCTTCAAATTGGCCAGGATGTCTTTGTGCTGTTTGACAAAGTCCACTTGGTATTTCCAGAGCACCAAGCTGGCAATCATGCGATTCCAGTTGTTCAACTCGGGTGACAACAAAAAGGTTTCAAAGTGACCCAACACATCTTCGCGGATGGTGTCCTTGCGCTTCCATTTTCCCAACACCGTGTTAACCAATTCCGCCCAAGTCACAGCGTTTTTGTTTCCAGGCTCTGACTGACACTGCACCAAGTCATCACTGCACTGCATGTTGAGGTTGCGGGCGATTTTCTGGTTGATGCTTCTCAGGTGACCAACTTCAATGCGGAACAAATTGACGTATTGCTCACGTTCCATCTCTGGAATACCGTCGAACGGTCCACCCTCTTGAGAGAGATCCGCGATGGCGCCGTCGAAATCGGTCAACATCTCGGGCGTGATTGGAATCAACAACATGGGTTCATAGCGATCCATAAACTTTTTGCGCATCGAAGCCACAATGTTCACTTGGTGCCAGTAAGCTTTCAAAATGCCATTCAGCAATTTGGGCTCTTCAGTTTGCCAAAAGTTGTTGCCCCACTCGTGATACTGCTCGATACATCGGCGGCCGGCTTCGCCCAAATACGCCTCCAAATGAGTGAATGCCTCATTCACTTGACCCGCGTCCGGCGGTGCACCCTGGATGTCGTCGGCGTTTCCACGATACAGGCGATCGAGATACTTACGACTGGCTTCGTATTTCTGGCCTCGATCATTGCGCGATCGCAACACTTGCTCAACCGGTCGGCCAAAGCTTTGTTCGTCCACTTCGGTGTCTGCCATCACGTCTGTTTATTAGAATCAGATTTTTTTCTCTGGTCCATTCCAAATGTGGATTTACATTCTTGCCGTCGGTGTGGCCCTCGTGGCCGGATACCTGATTTGGTTGAATCGTCGTCGCGCTGTGGCCGGTTCCAATGGATCACCGAGACAAGGGACCTCGGCCCAGGTGACCGAAAAGGAGCAGGTCGAAACAGACAAGCCCGTGGTGTATGAGCTGACCGACGAGGACATTCCGTCCATCATTGCCAAAGAGCCCAATTTGGTCATCATGGTCTTTGCACCGTGGTGTTCTCATTGCCGGCGCATGGAACCCGAGTTTGTCAAGGCTGCAGGTGCACCAGGTAAATCACCGTGCACCTGGGCCCGGCTGAACGCCGAGCAGTTTCCAGAGGCTGCCAAAAAGTTGGGCGCCGATTCGTTTCCGACCACCTTTCATTTCAAGCAGGGCAAAATGGAAAAAGCGTTGCCGGGCGCCATGACGGCCGAGAAGCTACTCGAGCAAATCTAGCTTTATTGTCGGCAAAATAAATCGAGTTTCCTGATGTTCTCCGTGGTCAGCGTAGTGTTGTGGCTGCGCACGTCGAGTGGCACAATGTCCACCAGCGTGGAGAGCCAGTTACGCATAAATGTCAGGCCTTTGCTGTCGCATCCAAGGATCGTGCGCATAAATTGGGTAAGCATCCGACGCAGTTGCATCACCCGTTCGGATTTGTCTTCGCCTTTTAGTATAGTTAATTCTTCACGCACACTGGCCAGCAGCGTGAGCACCAAAAACATGCCTCGCTCGGCAAAACACACGCGCATCCGAGTGGATCCCGCGAGGCGTTTGTCTGGCTGACGCATGCTGCTTTCAAAGAGTCGCAACCAACTTTTCAGCGCGTTGGCAGCGGGCACCACTGACGTGGCGATCGAGGTGCCCTGCACCTTTGGGTCCTCTACCAGGGCATTCAGTGTTGCTCGCATTTTTTGGTATTCGCCCCGATACGTGGGCACATCAAAGGCGAGCACTTGGTCAAGATTCATTTTCACTACTATCACTACTATTTTAGATGATTTTTATTGGAACAGTCGTTCATGTTCCATCAGGCCTCGGCGAGCCCGAGCAGCGCGCACTTTTTTCCCGCCGCGGTGCATCATGTATCCCAACACTGAAAGCACAGAGGCGGCACCCAAAATGGCAATCAAGATAATTGCCCACGTGGGAAAGCCCCGCGTCTGAGCGGGTTGTTCGACGGTAGTGCTCAACGTGCCATTCGGTTGTTGTTCAACTTGCAAAACAGACTCTTCACCGGCAGCCGACATTTTCTCTGATTCATAAATGAGACTTTTTATTTTCCACACTACTCGGCGGTGGCCTCGACGGTCTTCTTCGTCTTGGGCAGCAACGAAGCGTTGATGTGAGGCAACACGCCGCCGGCGCTGATTTGAACGCCGTTCAACAGGCGGTTCAGCTCTTCGTCACTTCGGATGGCCAAGTTCAGAAACCGGGGCGTGATGCGCGTCTTCTTGTTGTCGGCGGCGGCATTGCCCGCCAGTTCCAGGATCTCGGCCGTCAAATACTCCAACACAGATGCCATGTAAACAGGGGCACCGGCTCCGATGCGCTCGGCGTAGCGATTGTTACGCATCATGCGGTTGATGCGGCCCACAGGAAAGTTCAGTCCAGCGCGCTTGGAGCGTGACACATTCTTTTTCTCAGTCGATGTTCCAGCCATTGTGACAATTCGATGACCTGCACCCGGGTGATTGTGCAAAGTTGTGAACTCAATTCAAATTACTTTTTCAGTGATTTTCATCAGCAGGTGATTGTTTTCACCCGTTTGGAAAAAAGTAATTTTCAATGTATGCGTCATGAAAAATCATGGCGCGCTCCGATGGAGCAACCCGTGAAAAATGGTCAAATCGGAGCAGCAAGAGCAAAAAGTTCGTCGTCGCAAGCAGCGCAACACTACCAATTTCAACGCCTACATCTACAAGGTGCTGAAGAATGTGCACCCGGAGCATGGCATCTCCAAGAAGGCCATGTCTGTCATGAATGGCATTTGTTCTGATTTGTTTGAGCGAATCGGGGCGGAGGCTGCTCGGGTGTCGCGTTACAACAATCGCCGCACTCTGTCGTCCAAGGAGATTCAGACGGCCACGCGCCTGATTTTGCCGGGAGAGTTGTCCAAGCACGCGGTCTCCGCGGGGATCCAGAGTGTGACGCGCTTCAACAGCAACTGATTGCCTCGTCGAATAAAGTTATACATATATTTTATGACTTTTTATTGCACAAATGCGCACTCGGCATCGTTGATCAAGAGTCGAACAAGGGTGATTAGGGCAAAGTCGAGGTTGACTCCATTTTTGGCGCTCACTTCAACAAAGGGTAAGTTGTAGAGCGCGGCTTCACCGACGTCCACGCGGCGATCCCAGAGCAAATCCAGTTTGTTGCCGACAATCAACGCGGGCATTTCAGGATCGGTCACCCGCGACAAGTGATTTTTCAGATTCAGCACGTTGGAAAAGGTTTGCTCGTTGGTAATGTCATACATGTAGACGGCGCCATGAATGTCGTTGGTGAACAAACCATCACACAATTTCAACACCACATCGCCGGCGGTGGTCTTCAAGTGCAAGGTGTAAATGTTACCAGTCTGCTGAGCGCCGCACCGCTTGAGAAATTCGGTTTTACCGACTCCACCTTTTCCCAAAATTACCACACGAAACTCCCGCTGCCCCATGTTCGACATATTGTTTTTCAAATCACGGCTTGTCAGCCCTGTGATCTGCAGTTTAGTTTCTTGCGCGTCTGACTTTGGAGCGTAGCCCAACCATTTCCAAAGGCGGGACATTTGAAACGTAATGTCACATTTTATCAGGCGAACTTAAAACGCATTCATTATTCTGGGGGTATACCGCGCAACCGTTTCGAGCGCCTGGTGGGTTGGAGTCCTCTAACCGACTTCTTTTTCCGTTTCTCTGCAATGTCCACCAAACACAGCGGACAGGTGGTGTGGTTTTTCAGCCATCCTTGCAAACAGTGATCGTGATAAATGTGCCAACAATTCAGGCGCCTCACTTCAGTGTCGGGCTCAAACGCTTCCAGGCAAATGGTGCAATGCGGTTGTTCCACGTCCAAGCGGAAACGCTTTCGCGCCCTTTTCACCGTGTGCTGTTCCACCTCCGCCGGCGTGTATCCCACCTTGGCCACATCTTCGCCGAAATCGTCGGGGTTGTATTCGATGTCGATGAATAGATCTTCGGTGGGATCGACCATCCACCGCGTCAATGCAACCAAAAAGGCGTGTTTGTCCAACATGGATTGAGGCAACTCGTGTTCGGCTTGCACGTGAATATACTCCCCATAGTAGTGGGCTAGATCAATCACGTGTTCGTCCCGGCGGGGATCTCCCGGCATCAGCGGCTCGTCCTCATCCGGCACATGCAAGGGTAACTCCATAATCACGGCCACCAGCATGTTGTAGGTTGAGTCCAGCAGGCGGTTCAAATTGACCACCGCTTCCGGCAACTCTTCCATGACAAATTCAACTCGTGTCTGGATGGGTGCCATCGGAAGTGAGCACGTGTAAAAATGTGGCTTCATCAGTAAAGATGAGTTATCGTTTCTTGATTGATCCTCCACAACACTACACCACCGCCAGTGCACCGCTTTGGCAAAACACCCAGGGTTACACGGATTTAACGCGCTTGACCGCCCAAACGGGAAGTTACCAAGCCTATCCGTGGACCCCATTTCACCCGCGGGATGTCTCGCGTGCGTTTGGATATCCACCGTATGGCCAAAAATAAATTTTCCAATGTGACTCTCAACATGAACTCGCACACGTGTTCCTTACACAAAGCGCCGCCAACATGAACAGTGAAGAAGCCGAAAACGTCCAGGCATTTATCGCCGTTGGAAAAGAAGACCACACTGGCAAATACTTGTTCACCGTGAAAGATCCGTCTATCGCCGATTCCACCCATCAGGTGGGTGTGTATCTGGAGGCTTGTGTGACCATCCTGACGGTGGAAACACCCGAGCGATATTGGGTGTTTTGGTTGGCACCCACGGATGGCAAAGTGAAAGGCCATTCCTTCTCGGGCACACCCGACCCCGCCGCAACATTCCTGGACGGGTTTCGCCAGGACTTGCTGGACGCCGGTTACCCTGGCCACAAACTGCACACTGCGAGTTCACTGGAAGAGGCCGCGCGTGTTTTGGTCGACAAGGTGCGGGTGACCCCGGAAGCAGCCGACAATATTGTCAAGTATTTGGAGAAAAATCAATAAACCGCAAAAAAAAACAGTTAATCACACTCTTCAATGTTGGTCCAACGGGCGGGACAAAAGCAGTGGATAAATTCGTTGCACGCATCACGAGCATCTTCGACGAATAGGTAAATGAAGGACACTAGCTTCTCCACATCCCGATCAAGGGCCGCTCGGCCTGGATATTGGTCGGCGCTTAACTCCGGGCACTTCAAAAAATGATTGAAAAAATCCAGCACATTCACCACAAAGTTCGTCGCGCCTCGTCCCCAAATGGGCAGGGCCTCGTAAATGAAATCCGTGAGTTCTGGCAACACGTCAAACTTGAACATCACTGGCAAAAACTTGGGGTGAAGCTTGCACACGTTGAGCAGCGCCCACGCGGCTTCGCGACGCACCGATACGGCTGGATCATCGCGCATCGTCAACAACAGCGCTTTCAGGCCCACGTGGTCTTTGCCATAATGAATCACGCGACACGCCTGCAACTCGGTGCCGGCACAAATGTTGGAGACGGTCCACATGGCCTCCTTGCGCAACAACTTCGATGGGTTCGTGCGCACCACGGTGAAAAGACGCGTGAGCGCGTTGGCATCCAGCAGCGTGTCAGTGGGCTCACTCCGTGATGCAGCCACCAGATTGCCCATCAGTCGGGCGCACGGCATGGCCATGTCGCCGCTGGTGTCGACCAAGCGCGCCGGCAAAGCGGGAATGATTTCAGTGTCATCCAACATGACTTGAATCTGCGTGTTGGTGGTGGTCGTGGCGGACGATTCAGTGAGCAAGCTGAGAGCGGCCATCAGTTCTCCATTGAGGATGAAATTCTTGGGTAAATGTTTCCAACACTTCTTCACCAGCGCCACTAATTTCTGACACAGCGCCGGCGCGTTCAGACAGGCCAACAAGTGATTCGGCCAGGTGAACATGTTTTTCAACAAGGCCGCCCCCTGTTCCAAGGCAACCACCGCATACGATTGCAAACGCAGGTGATCACAAATGTCATGAAGCACGTCGATCACATCCGGCACTGGCTTGAAGCTCATAATAAAGGGCCGGTCGATGGACGTGTTGGCCGTGATATTACGCATGCCCCACATCAGATACATGGCCACCTGTGGTATCATGGGCGCTCCGTGACTACCGTCATCTGGTCCCTCGGGGTGCAAATAGATGCGCAACATATCCATGTAGCAGGCGAAAATTTCGCGATCGAATCGCCCATCCGGTCGAGCACGCGCTTCGAAATGAACCAGGCTTTTCGAGCACGTGTTAACCTGCTCTTGACCGTCGTTGGCAACGCCATCGTGACGATGGGGATTACAGTCGAGGGTGGTGACCGTAGTCAGAAAAAGGGTGGCCTCAGCGACCACTTCGGCGTTGTCACCCAGTTTTCCCACCGGGTGAGCGGCAGTCACAGTGTAATGCCGGCGGGCAAGGTCAGCAATTTTGGAAATCAGCTCGTAGCGCGTCAATACTTGACCAGCGTGATCACCGCGACCGGTGTCAGGCTTGGTGGTGATCAGGCAGTAGAAAAATTGCAGCGCCTGCACAATGTCACGCGTCGCACGCCGAGATTGCTGACACAGCACAGCGTGATGTTTTTCCAAGTTGCGTTTAATATACGGCAATTCCAACAGCTTGGTTTTTTTCAGTTTTTTTTGTTCGGCTGCCAAGATGCGTTGGCACGTGGAGAGAAAACTTTTTTCACCCTTCATTCGTATTTTTTTCTTTGGCGAATTTGAAAAAACATTTCGTTTAAAACAAAGAAACGCATGCAACCCACCACCAGGTAAAACGCCCTTCACCCGCGTGGTCCCATTGAAACTCACCCTTTTGTAGCGACGGGCGGTGGCGGGACATTTCTCGGCGATGTCGCCAAATCGAGGAAGCCATTCGCCAGCTGCACGACGACAAGAGCACGCTGGCCACGGAAATCGAAAAAAGCTACTATCAAAACGAGCGGCTTGATGAAAATGTCACCAACATTCAGCGCATTCTGGAGCATTGTGTCGGCTCCATCTTGAGTATTGCAGAACGGGACAGTGTGGCCATCTGGAACACACTGCACGCCGAAATGACCAAGGCACTGGTCGATTATAAGAACTACGTTTACACGTGTCCAGGCCGGAAAGACTTTGAGGATTGCGAACAATGCTTGCAGCGTCTGGAAAAGCTGTTGTCACTTTCGATAGCCCGCAACGATGAGGACTCCAAGTTGACGTGTTGTGTGTGCATGGACGCACAAGTCAATTGTGTCGCGGCGTGTGGTCACCTGTTGTGCTCCACGTGCACACAGAGTGTGGACAAGTGTCCAGTGTGTCGGAAAAAGATTGACGCACCCGACATTCGCCCACTCTACTTTTGTTGAATAAAAAGTTTTCTACTTTTTCCGTTTTCACCCAACCACACCCTGAACTCGTGGCGAATGGATACATTACGACAATGAAGTTTCGATATTGCCTGATTGAAGTGCCGGCGGAATTCTCCGGAAACGACGAGACCACCGTGCAAGTGTTTCGCGAGAAATCACCCGGACAATACGACTACGTCATGGACTTTTCCAGATTGGTGCGCATCTGCTTCACCGAGGGGTGGCCGATTGAATCACGCGACTGGTTCGAGTGTCCTGAGGAGCTCGAGTCGTTTGGCAAGGAAAATCACGAATAAAATTTTTTCCAGAAATCCCCCAATTTTTTTCCAAATGCTGAAAATCTCAAAACTCGTCCTGCCAGAAAAAAAAAGTTTGGTCCGAATTTTTTTTTTGGATTGACAAAATTTTTTTGGTCTTGGAAATTTTGAGATTTTCCAAATGTGCATTTTTTGAAAATTTCCAGGAAAGTTTTCAGGAAAAATTTCTCGGATTCCCTGTAGAGCAGATGTCGTCGTGCAGTGGGTATTGTGTGCCGCTATACCTTTTCGGAGGGATTGCAGGCCTGAATATGGCTGCCAATTTGTTATTTGATCGTAAACAGAGTTTTTCCGGTCGACTTTGGACCTTGTTCAAGTCCACGTTGTGGACGTTGCTTTTTGGCCTCATCATTTTCATGTTGTGTCGCTCGTGTCAATACCAGTATGCCTACATTGCGCTGGTGGTGCCAAGTATTATCTTTGGGGTGAACATGTTTATTTTGATGCTTCAGAATCGCTCTCGTCAGGCACTGGAGAAGTAATAAATGAAGAGTTATTATCTGTTTCTCTCTGCCCTTTAGGTCCCAGGGTCGTTAGTTTTCTTTCTTTTTTACATTTACACGTGTATGACGCGCCATAAGCGTATCCACAACGGCAATACATGATTTGTTTGTTGAATGAACGATATTTTTCACGTTTTATTTTCGGTGGGCTCGCCGGCCCCAAGAAATTGGGCCAGAAAGAAAAATGGCGCCACTTTTTCGGTGAACCAATTCTGCGCGGGGGTGCGCGTCGATTTCAGCGGGGTAGACACATCACCCTTGCGCGCGTCCATCTCAAGCCGTGTCCACATGTCGACCACCTGCGTTTCCCATTCTCGGATTTCAGCCAGCCGTGTTTCTAACTCGGCATCCGATAAGCGAGACGCTTGACTGTGCACGTATTTCAGGCACTGTTGGCGCCGGCGTGCCAAGCGCTCAAAAATTTCTTCCTCACTTTCCATATCTGGTGAGATGGAGAGGCTTTAATATGTGACCGATCAACGCTGAAACCAGAGAAAAAGAAAAAGGGCACCAGCACCCAAGAGCAGGGCCCACAAAACCCACTCGGTATTCCCACGATCACGGCGTCGTTTGGATTTCGGCGGTGAGACTTTTCGCGGTTCGACAACCATTTCAGGTTGAGGTGCGCGTTGCACTGGCGGCACCTGTCGAGTCACCGGCAGCACCTTTCGAGTCACCGGTGTGACCACTTCGGCCACTTGCCGCGGTGGATTCATGGGATGAGTGTAGGTCATAGATGGCTGGTGCGGTGGGGGCGATGCTGCGGCAGGCTGAAATGACGGCGAAGGTGGATTTTGGAGGGGTCCTTGTGGCATGGGACCCTGATAAAATGAATCAAGCACTGGTCGCTCAGGTCTCGGCAAAGGTCTATCCACCACCAAAAGTGGGGATGGATTGGTTGAGAAAGAATCGGCACGGCTGCCAGAGGCCCCAGGCCTGGATGCTGCCAAGAGACTCTCATGTTGAATAGAGTGCGCATGATAATCACGGCCTGATACTGTGGCATGTGGTGTCAGTGCATGTGTCGGTCGCGCCGGGAAAGACACTTGTTTTTTCAACGGCGGGCCTGATTGGTGACTTTGACCAAAGGCGACTGTCCTTTGGGGTCTCTCTGTTCGTTGGATCGTCTCGGACATCGTAGGCCTTCCAGGCCCCGGCGGTGGTGGTCGGTGATAGGTGGCACGTCTTCCTAATGGACGAGGCGGTCGTCGCGCCGGCATGTCTTGATCGAGGCCATAGTCAATCACCGCACGCGCGATCGGATTCCCTGACCCACTCATGGCCTCTAATATCGCCGAGGACATGGAAACGTTTCCCCATCGTCGACGCCGTCCATGACGATGTCTCCTTTGATCACCGTGGCGAAACACAGTAATGATTTCAACTTCATCTTCGTCGTCGTCGTCAGGTTCGTGGCGACGTTCACGGATACGTTCGCCTTCGTCCTCGGTGGACAGTCCAAGCTGGATGATGCGTTTCAGAAATTCATCGAGTGTTTCCTCCGAGAACGCCATGCGATTCAGTGGATTTTCAAGCTTGCCGCATTTGTCGTAATACTGATGCAGCGCCCGAATGTCGAAGCAGTGAACTACATTTTTTTCGCGCACTTTAAAGATGAATTCCGCCGGCACTTCACTGAAATCTTCCAGCGTGATTGGATCGCTGGGATTGTTGCACTCTTCACAACCCGTGCCACTTTCCTGGAATGTTGCATCATCAGCAGCATCGGCAGTGACGACACTGGAGACAGTGGTGGAAGTGGTGGACATGTTTTATCGGGCAACCAAGAATTTTTTTTATTCGCCTCAACCGTTTCACCCGTTTCAACCGTTTCACCCATTGACAGGAATCTTGATGACCACGCCGTCGCTATCGGTGAAAATGCGGACGCGATACGGTTTGACCTCCTCGTCTGGATCAGGTCGGGGATCAAACACCGTCAAGATCTCAAACTCGAAGCGGGGATAATTCACCGCGAGTGTGTCGAGGAACTTTGGCGTGATCTTGCGATGCAGCAATTGGGGCCACTGGGCTTTGGGATATTTTCCATCTCGCGTTTTTTCAAAATCGACTTGCATTTCGCCCCTTGTTAGATTTTTTTATTTCACTGATTGATCCATTCGATCCACTCAAAGGTTTCAGTCAAGTCATATTCGTTGGCCACGCGCATCATTTCCGCGTGCTCGGAGACATCGTCCAAGGCAATGTCCTTGCTAAGCAGGGGTTCGACGCGGTGAAAGCGATTGCCCAAAATTTGATGCACACTTTGCGAGATGGCCTCTTGGTTGCCGTCCATGATCATGTCCAAAATGCAGGTCACCCACTTGAGCAGACCGAGCGACGCGTCATCGCACACGTGGAGTTCGCGGGGCATCTCGCCGGTGCCCAAGGACAAAATGTAGATTTCCTCGGGCGCTGCCCCCAAGGCCAGCAAGTGGGTGAGCATGGCCAGCGAGGGGTTGTTGTGCACTACACCACCGTCCACACAATTGCCGTCCAAGGGAAAATACGTGGGTGCAGCCGTGCTCTTCATCACCGCTTCGACCACCTTGACGCCGCGGTCGTCGGTGTCAATCAGATTGTGGTAAAACACGGGATGCCATCGTTCGCATCGCCGTTGCAAACTGGCCGAAGCACCGGCGGCGCCAATGTGCTCGAATTGGGCGGCCAATTTCTTTTGCTCACTTTCCTGTTTTTCCTCCTCGCTCACGGCGTCACCCGGCGGGTAAGACTCTTTCTTGCCGGCACCGTGCACGGGTGGCAGATGATTGCTGTTCACGGCAAAGGCTGGAATGAAGAGGGCGCGGGGCACTTGGTCGAGTGTCGCGTCTTTCAGGTGCGTCTCGAGCAGGCGCCGCAAATTGCGATTGGGGTATTTGGATTTCACCAGTCCACCCAAACTGGAGATTTTGTAAGTGGCGCGCCGCTCAAACACTTTGCGCATGTTCTCGTAAGTGATGATCTCGTCGGCCTCATTTTCCAGCCCACTGGCCAACGCGGAAGCCAAAATGGCCCCGGCGCTGGTGCCGGCAAACACGGTGACCTCTTTGAGAAAATCAGGATACTGGCCCAAAATACGTTTGAGCAAGGTCCACTGCAAAAGCAAGCGAGCACCTCCTCCGTCCAACGACAAAATCAAGTAACGCATCTTGTTTCAAAATAAGAAAATATTCTCGTTTTTAAGAAAAAAAACATGTCACAGAGTCGGGAGTCACATCGGCACCTGCGCGATCCTAAAGTGTGGGGACCCACATTCTGGAAAACCTATGACATCATCGTGCAAACGTATCCACGTGAACCCAACAAGAAGCAGCGCAAAGCGGCGCTTGATTTTTTCCACAGCCAGAAATACTTGATTCCCTGCACTCGGTGCTCAAAGAACTATCGTCGCATTTTGCGCAAGTATCCACCACGCGTGGAAAGTCGCCCGGCGCTCGAAGAATGGTTTACACTTTTGAAACACAAGGTTGCCAAACACGTGGCCAAGCAATAAATTTTTTTTTGAAAAAAAAGGTTGACGTGAGGGGCACCATGGATTTCTTAAACAAAGATGTCGTCGCGTTTCTCTGTTCTTTTCTTAAGAAACCAGACGTGGATAGTTTATCACTCGCTTGCAAAACGCTCTACAACCACACGTTGAAATTCAAACAGGACCACTATGCGTTTCACATAGATGACGTGCTCTCTTCTCCGGAGGGTGGAGTTGAATTCAAGTCGAAGGATCAAGTGATTCAACTGAATCCAGGTGAACGCCTACCTCCATTTAAGCGGATTGTTTTTGGAACGACTTTTTATCAACCCATTTCTGATATCGATTGGGCACGTGTTGCGCCGACTGTCACCCGACTGACTTTTGGTAGTTACTTCAATCAGTCCGTTGATTGTGTCCAATGGCCTCCGCGTTTGACACATTTGACATTTGGAGACGGCTTTAACCAACCGATTTGTGCGATCAATTGGGATGAAGTTACTCCAAACTTGAGGAATTTGACTTTTGGCTTTGACTTCACCCAATCTTTAAGTGGCATACGCTGGCCGCCGTCTTTGACCACCTTGAACCTCGGATATGCTTTCAATCATCCTGTGGAAGCATTATTTTTGACGAATGGGTTGAAAAACTTGAAGTATTTAACATTTGGAGCGGACTTTAACCTCCCGATTCATGGTATTGACTGGTCAGAAACCACACCATCCTTGACGCATTTGACGTTTGGAAACTTTTTCAATCATCCAATTGATGGCGTCGTCTGGCCAAAAAGCTTGACTCATCTTAATTTCGGAGCCATGTTTGATCAGCCCTTGGATAAAGTTAAGTGGCCGTTACTAACACCTAACCTCTCCTCTTTGAAGCTTGGGAGATCATTCAATCGGCCGATTCAAAATGTCTCTTGGCCCCCAAGCTTGAAGCTTCTCAAGTTTGGAATCGAATTTGATCAGCCTATTGAAAGTATAGATTGGTCAAAGGTGTTACCCAATCTTGAATCGTTAGAGTTTGGGTTATGTTTTAGATATCCATTTAGCAAAATTGTTTGGCCATCAAGTTTGAGGCGTCTCCAAATTTGTTCATGTGATTGCAACGAATCCTTTGTTCACACTCAGCTAAAACATTTAACTCTATGGATAGAGAGTTCAATCTACCCAAGTATTCAATTGCCAAAAACCTTGACCCATTTGTATGTGACCGGCAATTTCAATCAACCGTTGGAAACATTTTTCGTGGACCCACTCCCTAACTTGACACACTTGAACTTATTCTCAAGATTTAATCAGCCCGTGGATAACCTGAACTGGGTGCACCTGTTTCCCAGTCTCAAAAAAGTAGAATTCGGGTTTCATTTCGACCACTCCCTCGAGGATGTTGTGTGGCCTCCCAATCTTGAGTGCTAAGAGTTACAAGACAGTGGATACTTGGAACCTTGAAACTTTTATGGCACTCTCTCATAATGAGATCAACCAAGGAGTTGAGATCGGGCTGATGCAGTATGTTTTGCAGTATGTTTACGACTATTTTTGGCCACCAATCACTGTCACACCGCGGTGGGAAAAGTTTTAATGAATTTGCAAAATATTGGGGGCACTGTATCGGAATTTCTTTTTGAACAACTTGGGTCGTCGAGTCCGACACCACCCGCGGAGATACACCAAGAGTTCGTCCACATTGGCAAACGAGAAAACATTATCCACTTTTTTGCGAGTCCGCTCTTCCACCCAACAGAAACACCGCGCGAACGGCTCGGATAGTTTCTTGAAAATCCGCAAGTAGGCCGTGTTCCACGCCGGAGGCTCTCCCACACTGGTAAAAGATTGAGAAAACAGACAATGGCTGATGGCAATCAGCTTACGTGGAACCGGGCGTGACGGTCAGAAACAGCTCGCAGCCTTTTTTGTAATCGCCGGCGAGAATGATGAATTCGTCGGGATTCACCAGCTCGACGTGAATGCGTTGCCAGATATACTGAATTCGATTGCGAATCAGCCGGAGATGTGAGTGTTCCAGCCGCTGTTGATCATCCGTGGCAATGAATTTCAAGTAAGCATCGCCATCATTTTCCAGCGCGGCCAGCGAGCGTTCAAGGGCGACCGACGACGAAGTAAATCTTGTGTTATCCATAAAGTGTCACGCGCTTGTTTCTCAACGGTGCTCAATTTTTCCACGGTCGTTTCAACATGCGTCGAGAAATCCAAATGTCCCACAGCAAACTCGAAAAACGTTTGGAGAAAATATCAGGCTTGGACGCGTTGAATGAATTAGTTCGAGTTGCCATAGAGAGCAACCCGTTTCCGTCGGGCACCCTGAAACACACTTCCTGGAGAGAGCAGTGTCTGGTGAATTTCCCGCTGCTCTACCTGGCGAGTCTGGAACTCTTTCAGTATGGCAGCGAACGCGAGTGTGACACCTACCTTTTTGCCACGCGGGATGGATGTCACTGGCACCGCATTTTTCAGGCGCTGTTTCCCGCGTGCAAGGCCCACTATTTTCATTGTTCGCGCAACATGCTTGAACGGGCCACGCATCACAAGAATGATGCATACGATGCCTACGTCGCATCGCTGGCGAGTGATCCCGCGCGAGTGGTTTACGTTGACATCCACGGCACAGGAAAGCGCATGTTCAACTATTTCTCGCGGCGCTGGAACAAGGTGCCCCACTGTTTTTTGTTGACAGCCGTCGAGCGATCCATGGACACCATGCCTGGCACCACGCGGAAATGGGCCAAGCGCGATCGCGTCCGAGTGCTCGAGTGGGGTATGCGCGGTGGACCGATTGAAATGTTGAATTACGACTTGGTGGGCACGCTCCAAAACTACTCCACGCGCGACGGGCCTGTGCGCGATCGCCTGGAATACCCGCAACGCTACGTGAAACCTCATCACGCGTGCATTGATTTTCTGGTGGCCCGGTTGCAACCCATCCAGGCGGATGCTTTCAGCACCAGCGGGGACGACGTTAGACACCTGATTCGGCGGCAGTGCGATTTGATTGCGCGGCAAAAGCCAGCGATTGCCCAACACATTGAGCACGTGGTGAAACATGAAAAATCTTGACAACACAATAAATGAGCGACGTGCAATTTCACTGGAACCGCCGGTTCTCGTTCGACCCTGACCAAAAGTATTTGGTGTATTTCCGCGGGTGCTTTTGCCCGTGCCACAAAAACCACTTGGCGCAAATCGAACCCTACTACGACGTGCCCAACGTAAACATTTTCATTTCTCAAATGGGTTCGGAGCACAGACACGGTGTGCCCGCGCGGGTCAATCGGAAAATATGGAAAAGCTACATCAAGCACTGCGTGCCCGCCGAGTGTCGCCAGCGCATTCGCTTGGAGCAGATGCAGGACGGTGCCGCCGACATTAAACCGCACCTGGATGGTATCCACCGCGTGCTTTACGTGATGGGCAACGAGAAAGAACACTTGATGGAACATGGAAACCCAGGCCCTGACCAGATCAGACGCCTGAAAAAAGCCCGGCGGAAACGCGAGCATCACCTGCGTCAGCAACGTGAACGTCTTGTTCGCATTTTGGCCAAGCGACACATCGGCTTGGACTTTGTGATTGACGACCGCGTGATGAAGGGAAAGGTTTCAGCCACCCAGTTCGTGGCTGCCATTCGACGCGGTGCCACCGTGGAAGAGCTAAGCACCTTTATGCCTGACGCCTTACCACTCAAACAACGCCAAAAGATTATTTCCAGGCTGCGCAAGTGCCGACTGCATTAGTGTGCACTGGACTCATCACCTGAAAAAAATTTCCAGAAATTCCCATTTTGAAAAAAGTTGACTCTCAACCCAGATTGGTCAAGGCAAAAAAAAATTTGGATGAATCTGAATTTTGGTCGCTGGGCCAGATTGATTTTTTTTTCGGGAGGTTGAGAATTTTTCAATTTGAAAAATTTGGGGATTTTCTGGAAAACTTTTTCAACCCCCGTTCACCTGGCCGCTGGATAAATATCGGTCGGTGATCAAGCGTGGGTGTGAAAAAGAAGATGGCTTTGGTTGTCGCGAGTGCCCCTGATTTGGTGCAAGTCACCACCGAAGTGTTTCGACACATTGAGCCCACGGCTGGAAAACCAGATGACAATGTGCATTGGGTTTTATTCAAGAACGGCACCTTCTACACTTTTCCCAAGTCGGAGTTTCCCGAGAACACCCTGTCCCCGGACGACCTGGTGGCGCGTGCTTTGGACATGTCCAAGGGCGCCGAGTTGCTCAAGTATAACGACAACGACTGTGTCACCGTGTTGCCGTATCGCGAGTTTGGACATCCCACTTACGTGGTGCTTTCGTGCTTGCGCCAGAAAATCGGATGGGTCATTGTGGGTGAAACCGACAAGTGGGCTGAGACCGAGCAGCAGGAAGCCGCCGTCGGATATGTGGCACGCACCAAGTATGAGATGGATTGCGAAGAAAACGTCATTTTGGCCACGTCATTCAAGTGGAGCGCGGCCGAAGATTGAGCTCTGGAAAAGCCCGCTGGAAATCTTCCAAGCGCGTGCTCAAATAAACGTCGGAAATACTCAAAGTTCCATGGTCTCTTTTTAACGAGTATGCAAATACCACGGGTCCTCCGTTGGCTTCCTGAGGATCAGGACGAGGGGTGAATTCAAACACGCACTTTTCACATCCGCCGCGCGTGATGGAGTGGTGATGCACGTGTTGGACGGTGCCTTCGAGAGGTCCGCTGCCGTCACCCAGAAATCGAGAGTGTCGCTGGGCGAAACCCCCCCACGGGAAGATGGTGCGTTCGTGTCGTTTCCGCGGAGGAACCCACTGTTCTGCGCCAGGAAACGGATAATACGTAGCGCGATCTTTGAAACACCACATCTCTTACATCTTGAACGCGAAAGAAATCTCGAGTGAAAACCAAAGCGGCGCATGAATTACGTGGTCAACAAAATTTCCACAGGCGTGGGCACGGCCCTCTCAGTGGCCGGCGTCGGAACAGGCATCGTGGCCACCACGTTCGCCGGGCTGTATGGAGTTCCCGCGGCCGTGGTTGGAGTCTCCGTGGCGGCCCCCGTGGCCTGTGCATACGACATCTTCCTGGGCAGTGGAGCCCTGGTGGCCGCCGCCACCCAAGAACAGTTGGACACACTGAAAGCAGAGAACGACGAACGCAACGAACAGCTGCAAGAATCGGCGGCGCAACTGCAAGAGACCGAGAAAAGCAACGCGGAACTGCGTCGGCAAGTGGTGCAACTCTCCGAGCAGCTGGTCACGTTGGACGAGACGTCGGCTGACCTGATGCGCCAGAATGAAGTGCGCGAAGCGCAATTGCGACAATCGGAACAGCAAATCCAAGAACAGGAAGCTCAAATCAAAAAATTGTGGGAAATCCACGGTAACCTGCGCTTGGCACTCCAAGGCTTGGCGGTGGCCGGTGATACGTTCGATCAGTTCGGTGGCATTCTGGCCGAGCACTCGGCGACGCTGTCAGAGAAAATCGATCATCTCGCCGACACCACGGACAAACTGGATGAAACCGCCGCGGTGCTCACGCATTTGACACAATCGCTCGACCGTCACATTGAAACCGACCGAGCCCTCATCCACACCCGCGAATTGTTGTTCGAATAAACTACTACTACTACTTTATTTCGTCAAAACTCCAGAATGGCCGAAGAGAACAAAATGGGCATGCCCTGAGAATTCTGCGCTTGCACTTCGAGCAGACCGGTGGCCGACTTATCCGTGTTGGTCAAGTCCATAGTGAACACCTGGAACGTGTCCGTGTTGTCACAATCGTAGCGGGCATACAACGGACTATCACTACCCTGACGCACCAAGCGGAGAGAATACACGTCGCTCGCGTTGCTGTTGCTCGAGTCTTCCGATTTCTTGCTCACCAACATGGATGCCAAGTGCACCCGCTTGGCCTTTTTGCCCTCGGGCACAATCAAGTGCAGCACCCGGAACCACGTGGTCGATCCTGAGAACGCCTTATACATGCTGCCCGGATCGGCCAACGTGTAGGCGATGAACGTGCTCTCGGGGGCTTTCGGCTCCGTCGGACCAGATGGTTCCGAGGAGGTGGTGACAGAAGCAGTTTGAGTTTGAGGCATGGTGTTGCGGGCGATTTGTCCGTTTCCGGCCATGGGCCCGCGGCTGTTCACCGGCGGCGCCTGGGTGCGATTGTTGAAACTCGGGTGAGGCGTGAAACCACACGATCCCCCACCGCCGGCGCGACCACCCGAACTCTCCTTGTAGCGCCGGAGGTTTTCACGGCGCTTGTCTTCAGCACTCTGAGGCGTGCCAATCTCGGTGGATGAATTGCCACCTGTCCCATAGGGACCGTTTGCACCTGCGGTGCGCATGGCCTGGCTCTGGAGAGCACCGGCGGAAATGTTGGTGGTGAACTGACTTTGCGTGAACGCCGAATTGCTCATGGCCGGATCGGGCGAGGCCAGGTTGGTGTTGCGCCGCAACGACTGGGGATTTTGGGGCTCCTCGCGAGTGGCCGGCTTTTCACCCACATACCCGTTCAGGCCTGAACCGGCTCCGGTCGAACCTCCCACGTATCCGAGCCCTTTGACCGGGCTAGGCGGCGCTTGTTGCGTCGGTTGCATGGCGGCGGCGGCCGAATACGAAGAGCTGTTGGCATATTGGGGCGGTTGAAAAGTGCTCATGATTCCTTTTTCTGCTCTTCACCCGAGGGGATTTTGGAAAAGAAACAAACGATTTCTGATTTTTGACTTGCGTTCACAACCACCGCCGCACCTTGAGCCCATGGCCACTTGAACCCGACACACATCTCAACCATGTCTGATTTTGCCTGTTTGAAACTCATGGCCCAGATGCAAAAGGCCACGGGTCCCGGCCATTGCGAACTTTTCACCTGGTCCACCTTGTTTCAGTTGATCCAGGTGTCGCGCGATTTTAACGCCCTCTTTCAGCCCTTGCTCTACACCCACTTTCTTCCGTCAGCTGATCATGCCGTAGAAGTGGTGGCCAAACTTGAGCGGCACGGATGGAACGCAGAAACGGGTCACGGTGTGAATTATGTTGAATTTTCACATCCTCGAGCCCACGATTCGTTTCGCATCGCTTGGTCCACAGGAGACCCCGATCGCACACGAGTGGCACACTTTTGGTCACAATGTGTTTTCAGGCAGCTGGAAAAGGAGATTCAAGCGAGCTACCTACCCTTTAGTTTTTCTTTGAATATCATTCGTGGAAATTCATGGCAATACCATCACACCATTCATATGGTGCGTCATAATATGACTGGATTTCGTTTTTCATTCGACGGAGAGGATTGGGAAGATGTCATTGAGCTAGTCGCTCCGCTGATGTTTATCTATTGTGCTTTTCGTTGTGAGGTTACATTATCGATGCCGATTGCTTGGCTCTCGACGGGTAGTCATCTCTTTGGTTTCAATCGAGACTTGAAAGATTCCCGTCAAATGTATTTCTCATTTGACGATTTCTACATAGCACTCTCATCGAATCGTCACTACAAAAAACTTTACCAAACCCTCGATTTGGATCACGCCAAAATTGAGCATTTACCCCCGCGCCATTTTTTTGATTGCTTTTTGAAAACTCCGGGTCTGGCATCACAATTGGAGTGGTGTGGTAACATTGGATACTCGATTGCTCTTTACCATCCCGAACAATATGAGATCGATTACCAAACTCATGTTTTTGAGGTTTGGCACCGTGAAGGACTACTTGACATTAGTGCCCTTCAGGCAGCTATTATGGTGGAAAAGCTTGAACTTGTTGAGTTTTTGCTGGATCAGGGGTGTGACCCAAACTTTTGTCCTCAGAAACACACATTTGTGATTGCATTGGAAAGTGAAAACATGGATATCATGCGGCTTTTGTTTAAGCATGGCTTGAAAATCGAATCGCCCGAACACGTCCATGTCCTGATTAGAATAGGTGTGGCAGATCTTTTGCCCGTGCTTGATTATTTTGTCGACCAGGAGGTTGACATGTATGTATGGTGGCACGGTGACAATCCTTTTCACACCTTGGTGCGTAACTACATGTATCCATTCACGTATCCGTGCTTTGAGTTTCTGATGGGTCATTTACCCAATCGTTTTTTGCATGATCAGATGTTTTGGGAGGGCGTTCTGGATGTGCTGATTGATACAAGCGTGGGTGTCGAAGTGAACCAGGATATTCCGCGAATGTTGGAACGACTCTTGGAAATCCCGGGATTCGTCGCGGCAATCGGCGAGGGCCATCCATGTTTGTATGAATTGGCCAACTCAGCATTTAAAATTGAGACCAAATTGCATATAGCCAACCTGTTGATTGGAGCCGGTGCCACAGCCAAGGATTGCCGCGAGTGGAGCATGGAGCCGGCGTTGATGAAACTATACTTGAAACACGGCTATGAACCCTTTGCTCCCAATGTGCACGGTGACATTCCCATTTTCATGAGCATGTTGTATGGACCTCACGACACGTGGGAACTGATGGTGGAGCACATTGACATCAACACCAAGAGCCACACTGGATACACGGTGCTCTCGTATTTGGTCAAGGCCATCTTGCGCAAGATTCCCATTTGTGACAGCGACGACATGGACCATTGGCTGGCCAAAGCTCGACGCATGATGAGCCTCGGCGCAGATTCCAACGTGACCAACCCGGCCACGGGCGACACCCTACAACAGTGGGTGGCGAGAGCCATTGAAGGTGAACGAAAGCGCGCGAAACCCTGCAACAGTTGGTGTTCATCACGGTCGGCGCTGGAAATCATGCGGGAACTTTACGATATTCTCATCTAAAATTTATTTTTTGCTGCTGTGACTCTTGCACGACTTTTGACCAGATCGATGGCTGGCGCACGAAGTGCGTGATCGATGGCTAGTGCACTTTGTGCACGAAGTGCGCGAATAGTGGTTCTTGCCACAGGTGCCAGGATGTTCACGGGCCACCTCGACAAAAAAGGGTGCGCGCATCTCTTGAAACTTCATGCACAATCGATTCTTGGATCCCTTGAGACCGGCCACCTCTTGGCAGCAGGGCACGGGAATCACTCGGTGCAAATACACGGCACCCGTGGGGTTGAAATCGAGAAACTGGCGCACCAACATGCACTCATCCTGGTTACAGTTTTTCAGGCAAGACAGCGTGGAACAGGACGACGAAGACGACGATGATGACATGGCGTGATAATACTACTGTGAGGTTGAGAATTTATTTTTCAACGAGGCGCGTGGATTCAAAAATGCGATCGGCATTCTCAGCCTCGAAACCCTCTCGCATGGATCGGTCGACAAACTCAACAAATCCGCCCGGGATGTGCACAATGTGAAAATCGGAATTCTCGTCGGCCCGCGTCGACTACTGTTTCAACAAGCCATCACGCTATACTTTCACTTTCATTCATCTGGTCAGGGATCAAGGTTTATTGTGAGCCACGCACGTAGGTGTTATGCACTTGACACGGGTAACAATTCAGGGCGCGCGTGGTTCCAAAGGGACAGCCGCCGGAAATCTGGTCAGTGTTCATCAGCGATCCTTGCGGGTTCACGATGCGATTGGTCCACCAATCCACACAGGTTTGCGAGCACACTTGCTTATCCGGCTGCGCCTGACACGTTTGAGCCACGCGCTGATCAATGCTCAAGATCTGGTGTTTTGGCTTTTCAGCCAGCGTGTCCAACCAATCCATGCCGCGCAGTGCGATCGGGTGTTCGGGCACCTGGTCAAAATAAATGTCGGAATCCGAGCCACGCGGCGGTGTCAAGTTAGTGCCCAAGCGATACTTGTGCCACTCCTGATGCATCACGTTGTCCGTGCTGTAGGGCGCGCGATTGATCTGACCCGTCGCCGCATTCACGTAGGTAAAAGGCGGCTTGGTCTGATTCTCAGGTAACAGCAACGGCAGATTCATCGTGTGTTCACCCAGCACCTGATCATGATTGTGATTGTCACGCGAAAACAGGCGCTGCATATTGTAAAGCAACTCGTTGCTCGTGTTCGATGGCCATATCGGCTGACATCGACTTGGAGGGCAACTCATTTTCTCTAACTCTTGAACGACATTTTAAAAGACAGGCGGCGTGGGCTTGTAGCCGGGCGATTGCTGTGAATTTTTGCGACGTTTTTTTTTCTTGGTAGTCACCACCGTCCAAGCCGACGACTTCCCACATCGTGTGAATGACTCTGCAGGGGTGCCCGCTTTTTTGCGACGGCGTCGCCGTTTTTTCTTTTTCACCTCGTCGTCACATTGCACCATGATAATGGGTGGCACCACCCGGGCCGAGGCCTCATTCTTTTTCCGATACGGCGTGATGGGGTCCCGCCCCAAAAAGCGGGGACTTTTCATGATGGGCCGAAGGGTGCCACTCGCCGTTTTGATGATTTCGAACGTCGTCGTCGAATCTTCACCCGAAAGAGTGCGTGGAAAATGAAACGCGTCATTTTGAAATCCGTTTTGACCCCAACTGCTGTTCATCAAGTGATCGATGTCCATGGCGAATCCCCAGCGAATGTGGGGCACCATGCCGGGCTCGTAGTAAGACGACTGATTGTGCCGCCACGGCTGCGCCGGTTGATGGCGAACGCGCTTGTATTTGGCGATGGCCTGTTTCATTTGATCCGCCGAAAACCAGGCCATGCTCGTTTTCTCGGTGCACGTCTGGAACATGTTGCCATTGTGCGCGTCAAAACAGTCCGGCACCAACTCACGCAACAAATGCGGGAACTTTTTGGCCATGGTCTTGTAACGCGCGAATTTAGATGGGTAATCGACGAACGGCACGTATTTCAGAAACGAACGGTAGCCTTTGCCCGAGGGTGTTTTGGAATCCAAGGCCAGCAAGTATCGACCTTCCATGAGCTCCGCCCGCATCCAAGCGGCATTTCCAAAGACGGCGCCCATGGTTTCTTCGAAGAACTCGCGGGCCGCACCCTCTTCGGCCGTTTCACCCGCATGGATAGATCCGCCAAACTCGGACCACGAGCCGGAATCAACGCCCCAACTCTGATTGGGTTTCTCGCGCCCCAACAAAAACCAAGTGTTTCCGCGCGCATCTTTGGAATAAGGTAGCACGCCCGCAGCCTTGATCTTCGGCTTCATCTACCCAGTGATGAAGAAATAAAAGGACGTCATTTGCACTGGGTGTATTTTGTCAAGGTCCAAGAGGTGCTAATTGCAGGGATCGCACTCAGGTAAATATCGGTTGCTTCAATCTCACATTCAATTTCGACACTCATATCAATGTCAATGAAATCTCGAGCAAGCTCTGTCGGAATTAAAATTGTCATTCTAGTCGACTCTGACCAACTCCGATACAATTTAGAGCATTCTTCTATGGTTGCGGAATGACCAAGCCACATATTGGAAGATTCAGAGGCAAGTTCGATCAGACGCTGATCATACAATTTGAGAAATTCAAACATGTCATTTGAAAAGTGAGGATTAGTCATATTGCGTGACAAATAGATAGAATATGGAGTGTTGTCTGGCCAATTCACACAATTAAGCCGACAAGGTGGCACTATGATTCGTAAAGGGTGAAGTTGATAGCGAATTTTGCCACGACAAAGCATTTCATTCACCACTCGAATATTTTCCACCGTGATGTGATTCATCTTCACCTGCTTTGGATTAAGTGGAAGGCTCAGAACCAATTTCTGGAACGCGTCGCGTATGGCCAGCCAGCTTGAGCAGCTCTCAACGTCGACCAACGACTGTGGAAAATATTTCCGCGTGAGCATCAACCAGAAATGCCGATGTTGCCACGCGGGCTGAAAGTGCTTGACGCAAAACACCCCGTCCGTCAATTGGGACAGCTCCAGGAATGAGAAAATCATTCGCCACACGTCCCACGGCAGTCGAGTGATTTCCGACATGTCCACCACTCGACCTGAAAAACTTTTCTGGAAATTTCCAAAAAATCCAACTTTTGAAAAAAATAAATTTCTCCAGCTCAAAAAAAAATTCGGGCCAAAAAAAAAATTGGGTTGTCAAAAATTTTTTTGTTTGAAAAATCAGGGCTGACAAAAAATTTCCATTTTGAAAAAAAGTGACTTTTTTCAGAAAAACTTTATTAGACGGCACGGCCTGATGCGACGGGTGGGCGAATGGTGTTAGTGGCGTCTGCAGGTGTCTGTCGCCGCGTTTGGTAACCAGCATTCACACCGGCGCGTGTTCGAACGCCCACTTGGGGGCACAGTTTCAAAATTCGATCACGCGCGCGCTGCTCCTCGCGTTCGACATCTTCGCGCAATTCGTCCAACGGGATGCGAGTCACTTCGGCCAGCTCAGAGTCGAGCGCCAACTCGCGCGCGATTTTCAAGTAAGCCAGCGCCTGATTTGCCTTGGCGAGCGCCATCAGAGGATTCTTCATTTGCTGGGCCGACAGCGCCTGATTCGCCGCTTTCTTCACACAGCTGGCGCCCTTTCTCAACACGGCTGGATCGGTGCCTCGTTTCTCGTAGAGTTTTTTTGAAAGCCCTACCACCAGGGCCACCAACAGAAAGACGCCCAAGCCCACCCCGGCGTGCTGGGGTAATTTTTTTGTCCACTCCATCACTACTAGAAACACAATTTATTTTTTTCTTTGAGACCGCGTTTTCCACACCGGTCGATCACACTGGTCGGATCGAGCAGCTGTTGAGCTACAAGTCTTTTGCGGTGTTTTCACGGTTTTGGTGCGTTTTTTGCGCACGGGTGCTTTTTTCGTCCGTCGCACTTGTAAACACACTGGAAGATCTGAGCACGTTGCTCTGCGATGCGCTTTGCCCACCAGGTGATCTACGGGGTTGAGCGACGGCAAATCAGCGTAGAAAGTCAGCACAGGTTCATAGCCCCCGGACCAAGGAGTGTAAAATTTGCGACATGGATCATCAGGGCGAATCAAAGCGTGCACTGGCACGTCATTCGCCGCCTGATGATCGGGATGTTGTGGCGCGTCGGTGTCGACGCTAATGAATTGTTCGCCTGGTTTCAACAGGGGTGGTGGTTTGGGCATCACCTTGGCCAAGTAAGGATTTCCTTTGGACCATGTGTGGTGCGTGCGATCTTTTTCTTCAATCTCTGGAAAATCCATGTCGGCTGATCAGGTCGGGTGATCGACTGAAAAATTGTCGATACCAAGTCTGAAATATATTTCCGTTTTTTTTGAAAAGATTTTTCACTTAGAGGGTTGCGCTCATGGACCCTTGTTTGAAACCCGTTTGGGATTGTATTTTCTCGCACTGTGATTTGCGGAGTTATGGTCGCCTGGCTCAAACGTGTCAGGCGTTGCACAAAGTTGCCAATTTGCCACGCCATGTGGTAAGACAAGTGAGAGGCCTAAAAGAGTCAATCCAGGATGCCCAACCTCTGACTTTGGAGGACTTCTTGAATAATTCTTCATACCATTCCACTGATTTTTTACGAGTTCGAAATCCTTCACTTGAGACAGTTCTCGAAGCTCTTCATAATCCATGGATTTTGGAACTTCTGAATGATCAAATGCAGTGTAGACTTGGAGAAAAATCACTTACAGGAGTTTTACATAAGAACCCTTTCATGCTGAGACATGTATGTGATCAGATGAGAACGCGTGCAGTATGTATGGCGGCTGTAACTATTTCAGGTGACGTGATACAATACTTGTCTGACGCCCAACAAAAAAAGGTGGGTATGGAAGTTTGCATTGCTGCCGTGAATTCACGTTCTTATGCGTTACAATACGTTTGTGAGGCGATGCGAACTCCGGAACTGGTTGTTCAAACTTTCATGAAAGATGGAATGTCTCTTGCGTATTTATCCCATTCGGAGCAGCGCAACTTAGGAGTTACGGTCTGCATTCAAGCGGTTGAGAAAAATGGACTAGCAATCAAGTATTTGTGCGACGATCTCAAGACCAAAGAGGTTTGTCTGGCAGCCATCAAAGAAGATCCATATGCGTTGCGTTACATATCAACCGCCAAACAGCTTGAATTGGGCAAGGAGCTGTGCCTCGAAGCCATTCGCCGTGACAAAACAGTCTTTCCACATGTATGTGATCAGATGAAGGCCATTCACCCAGAGCTGTATCTGGAAGTGATCCGACAAGATCGAAAGTATGCGCTGCATTTTTATTAAAGCTCGACAGTTTGACTCAGCCACGCCGGACCGTGTTCACACAAAAGTTGAGCAAATCGCCGGATGGTATCACACCGGTGCTGCACGAAAACTTGTTTTTCCTGTTGCAACAGCGCATGATGAGTTTGAGAAAACTGAGCAAGGGCCTGTTCGAGATCAAAAAAAATGTTGAAAACAGGGACGTTGGTTGATGTGAGGCGCTGTTGAAAATGAATGAGCGTTTGGACCAAGGGCACGCGAAGCTCACCAGTCGGGCCGGAGGCCTTTCCGGCGCTCCAGAGGACTCGCTGGATTTTTTCGCGCACGCCAGGGATGGTCATCAATAACTTGTGCATAATCCAAAGTCGCTGGGATTTGAGATACGGCTCCGTTGGTATATTCAGCGGTCGACATTGCAGCGTCTGTTCGAGGGCCAAACTGAGATCGTGAATGTCAAAGTGTTGAATAAATTGGGCGTCAATGTCGAGCGCCTCGACCAAATAATTCTTGAGATTGCTCTCAGTGCTCACCACATACGAGAGGTGGTTTTCACGAAATATCTCGGACACTGTCTTCATTTATGCGGGTGAAAAGGTATTTGTAGTCAGCAACCAAACCCACTGATCACGACACTTGGGTGATTTGTGGGCACGCGCGCAACTTGGAGAACAGGTAGTTGGCCTCGACGGCTTTCAAGCATTGCATGTTGATCAACTCTCTGAGAAACAGTTTGAGGCATTTCCAGAGGATTCCATATTCATCGGCGGCGACGGGGAACGTGTAAGGTGTCATGAACGTATTGTGCGTGAGATTTCGACTTTCCACCGCCGATAACCCTGCCACTGTGAGCAGGTCTGTGGCATTTACGGCTGAATACTCAGGATAAAACCGAACTGAAAGGTTTCCGTCCAATTCCAACAGTTTCGCGTCCATCCCTGTAGTGCAGAGAAAATATGAGGGGTTGAAAACTTTTTTCCAGAAAACCCAAAAATTTTCAGATTCTGAAAAAATTTGGCAGCTGATTTTTTTCCAGCAAAAAAAAATTCCAAAAATTCCAAAACCTGAAATCCAAAAAAATTTTTTTTTTGAGAATCAGATTTGGATGGGTGAATTTTTTTTCAAAATGGTGATTTTCTGAAAACTTTTTTCAAGATGTGGAAATGTTGCTGTGTGCCGAGACAGAGCTCCCAAGTGACGACCAGCCCCTGAAAAAGCGACTACGCACAGCTGAAAGTGGTGGTTGGCACGTTGAATTTTCCATGACGACGCCTGCTGGGTCTGCTGGGCCTGTGATTCCTTCGATTCCGAAATCGGCATCTGATGAGGCTCGAGAGATGTTGAGTGTGCCGCTAGCTTTCTTTCTTCATCAGCAGCGGTGTTATCGCAAGCGTTTACGCCGGGAATACACTGAGCGCTTGCAGCATTGGAAATGTTCTGGTCATAATGTGCCGCCACCGTCGCCAATCACGATTGATGTCTTCAGCGTGGACAGCGATGAGGTAGATTGGGGTGAAGAAGAGTTCGCCGTGATTGAATAAAATCTTGTTTATTCTCCAGTGTCTTGGATAAGATGGTGTGTGGATCGTCGTGTGTTTTGGCGGGTGCCCTTTTGGGTGGTTTTGGATTAACATCGTTGTTGTCGGCCAAATACGAACGTGAAGGTAGCACGTTGGTGACTTCGCTCAGTGATGAGCAGCGCGTGAAATACGCTGAAATCAGCGATGAGCGCCGCAAGTTGAGCACGCAAGGTATGTTGATCGGTGCCCTCTTGGCGCTTGGATATTTGGTTTTTTCGCGCGCTACGGATGGAACGCAGAGTTGGCTGTGCCTGATTTGCAATGCGATCGCCATCACTCTGGCCACTACGTATTTCTACTACATTTTGATGCCCAAATCGGATCGCATGGTGCGTTACTTGAACCCCAATCAGTTGGAAGCACACTTGGCCAAGGGTCGCGCGTATCAGTTGCGTTGGACGGGTGGTCTGCTGTTGGGTGGTGCCGCCGCCTTTTTCTTGGGCCAGGCGTTCAGAAAATGAAGAATAAAGCGGAGAAATTTATCTTGTCATTTCGTTAGATCATCGGAATGCAATCGTCCATTGGAAAATGGATTGACGAAGCGTTGCAAATGCAAACGCAAGGTCACGAGAAAGTGGATATCATTTGCCACTTGCTCAAGGGGTTGTTTCTTGGAACACCGGGGGGTTTCGTGGCGTTCCTAGAGCCCCACCAGAAACACGCCGACCGATATTACGTTCACACCCTCGGCATCGACACGGTCGGGGTGCTCCAAACCGAGACGCTGATTTGCGAGAAATTGGTCACAGTGTCTGAGCCCCCACTGAAAAAGCCGCAGAAGCGTTGGTCCTTTCATCAGAAATCTTCGGCGTCCGCGCCGGTGTTGGTGCAAACACCCGCGCATTTTCGCGTCTACGATTGTCGGTCGATGGACACCAAAGAGCAGCTGTGTGCTTTGCCCCACGTGGCGGTGCACAACAATCAGGGCCGCGTGGTTGCTTACGACACCCACGTGGACAAGCTGGCGATGCAATCGGTGGCCAACACGCTGTATGTGATCCAGAAACTCTATCGCGCCAAACACAAGGACCGCAAACTCCAAGATCGAGTGTTTCACGAGATTGTGCAGACCATGTCGTTGCCGCTCATGGTGTTTGACGTGCGAAGCACATCGTCGCTGGAGATGGTGATTGACCCCAAAAAGGTGGTGTGCACGTTTGTGAATCCAGCCTTTAAGGATCTGATCAGCCGCTCGCGCGACGCGCTCTCTCAGTCCGACGAGCCTTCAGGGACGCGGACCGGTCTAGACGGGTTGGAGGTAAGTCCTCAAGACCAACAATATCACGACGAAGATCGCCATGTGTTTTGTGAATTTCTGTCGCACCCAAAAGTGTATGAGACCTTTCAGCGCCTGATGCAAAAAGAGCCCATCGCCGTCGGCGGCCACAGTGGATCACTCGAGCGACACGCCGAGAAAATCCATCACATCAGCGAGACGCTGGCGCTCGAGTATGGGGACGCCATCATTCCCAAGAACCACTACGAGATGGACATTTTCCGGGCCAACGGCACCCGCATGTGTGTGGTGCTCCGCGATGTGTCCGAGCGCATCCAACACCTGAAATTGATGGAGCAAGTGTCCAAGGCCAAAAGTGATTTTCTGGCCAACATCAATCACGAGTTCCGCACGCCGCTCAATTCGTTGGACGGTAATCTGCAGCTCTTGGCGCGCACCGAACCCCTCAGCGATCGCCAGCGAGACTTGGTGCAGCGCATGAGGCTGGCCGAGACGGTGTTGATGAATCTGCTGCAAGAAGTGCTCGATTATGCCAAGCTGGAACAGCAAAAAGTGACGCTGCAACAACAAAGTTTCTCGTTGCGCGAGTGTGTTCAGGCCGCCATTGACGTGATGCAGGTGATGGCCAGCGAGAAACGCAATCAGCTCTCTTACCACTTTGACATTGACGTGCCCGCCTTGATCGTCGGTGACAGCTGGCGCGTGCAACAAATCTTGGTCAACCTCATCTCCAATGCCAACACATTCACCGAGAACGGGGTGGTGCGCATTGAAGTGCACCGTTTGGGAGCGCGGGAGTTGCGCTTTGACGTCATCGACACTGGCGAAGGTATCGATCCCACCGTGCGCGAATCACTCTTTGTGCCGTGGGTGCAATCCACCGTGGAGGGCAAAAACGCGGGCATGGGGCTGGGCTTGGTCATCTGCAAGGAATTGTGCACGCTGATGGGCGGGCGGATTTGGGTCGAGAGCACTTTCCAAGAAGAAACCATGTCAGGCACCACCATTTCATTCACCATCTATGCGGACGCCGTCGAGAATGCTCAAATGTCCAAAATGGCCACTCGCGAACTGGCGGCACTCAAGGGAAAACAGATTCTCTTGTTGCACCCAGACAACGAGAATCGCCGCACCGTGATCAAGTCCATGTTGCAATGGAAAATTAGACCCACGTCGTGCACCAGCGCCGAAGAAGTGCGTGATTTTCTCGACGCCTGCGACTTTGACGCCATCGTCATTGGTGAAATCTGTCACTCGTGCAACCAAGAAGTGCAAACCGACGCCAGCCAGCAAGAGCTCATCGCCCTGGCCAACTGGATCACGCTGAAAAGACCGCGGCTGCCCATGATTGCCACCGGCGACGCGGACAGCATCTACGACGACGACTGCAATCGACTGTTTCGCAAAGTCATCGCCACGCCCATCGAACCTAATGTGTTGTTTCACCTGTTGGTCAACCTGTTTCTGGAAAGAGAGCAGGATGCACCACCACCGGCGGAAAGACCGAAACGCATGGCACTCTCAAAAAAGATTAGCGATTTGCACAGCATAGTCGGCAAACCCCTGCGGTGTCTGGTGGTCGAAGATGTCGAGGCCAATCGCCAAGTGCTGGTGGAAATGTTGAATTGTCTCGATTGTCACCAAATTCAGTGCGTGGAAAATGGACAAGAAATGTTGGACGCCGTCGAGCGCGACACATTTGACGTGGTGTTTTTGGACTTGTTGATGCCTGTGATGGGAGGCATGGAGGCCGTAAAACTGTATCGCCAAAAGCATGCCATGGGCACGCGACCATTCATGGTAGCAGTCACGGCCACCACCATCCTGACCAAGGATAAATCAAGCTACCAGAAGGCCGGCATGGATGCGTTTCTGCAAAAGCCCATCAAGATGAACGAGCTGAAAACCCTCTTGGAAGTCATCAAAAGCACCTAAGCTCCTTTTCCACCTGTTTTGGGTTTTTTCAGAAAACCCTGAAATTTTCACATTTTGAAAAAAAGTCACAGCCTGATTTTCAAAAAAAAATCCAAGTGTCCAAAAATTTTTTTGGGTGACAATTTTTTTTTTGGTTGACCAAATCCAATTTGGAAACTCAACTTTTTTTTTCAAAATGAGTTTTTCAGAAAAAATAAAAGAGTCGTTTGATTGGCGTGAAAAATAATCTTGGCCATACATTAGAAATTGCCTTGGTAGCACAATCGGTAGTGCGCCAGACTGTTAATCTGGAGGTTCCCGGTTCAAGCCCGGGCCGAGGCTTGGAAACTCGACATAGCTCAGTGGTAGAGCGATCGACTGTAGTAGTATTTATTGTCATTGATTGGTCGCTGGTTCAAACCCAGCTGTCGAGATTTACCAAACATGCAGGTGAAAGGAGTTCGATTCTCCTATTGGGCCTTTCAGCCCAATTAGTATACTGGCATTATACCTGCTTTGGGTGGTATGAGGTTTATCCATAGGCCACAAGATCGAAACTTGTCATCGCTAGTGTAGCGATGTAGCTCAGGGGGAGAGTGGTGGGCTCATAACTTTTTTTTTTACAATTTGCAAAGACTGTCACAGGTTTTTCATTTTCTTTTTCCTGATTCTTCCAATGGTGACGTGAGTGGAGTTCAAATCTTTCACTTTCACGGCCACCACGCCTCGACCTCGATCACTGGTTTTCACGGTGTAAAACACGCGCCGAATACCCGCGCGCCGGATGAGTTCCGCACAGTCTTTGCAAGGCTTTGAGTTTTCAATGGTCCAATCACCGCGCGCGTTTTCCTTGTAACGAAACACAAACACGTCGGCGCCTTTGAAACGCTGGTCAATCAATCCGTCACTCAGCGCGGACTCCTCGGCGTGCACCGACCAGTCGTCCATGGCGTAATCATTCACAGCCACGGCGAGCGTGTGCCGGTGTCGCACCACAAAACACACGTGCTTGTTTCGCAACGCTGAACGAGACGCCAAGTGCAATCCCTGATTCAATAAATTCTGCAACATGCCATCTTTTCACGCGGCTGATTCTATCTGTTTCCCCAGACCCTGTTGATGAGTTTTTTTTTTGCACGCACAAGTGAGTTTTATTTTTTCAGCGATGCCAAGTAATCCTGGTAGGCTGCGCTTGCAACTCGAGCCGCTTCGTCTGCGCGTCGCTGAGCTTCGATTGCAATCTGTTTCTTGTCGGGAGTTTTTGGAAAAAACATGGCCACCCCCACAAACGCAACAAGCGCCGCCGCGAGCACCACAAAGAACCGCCACATGTCTGTTTTAATGATTAGGTTTATTTTGTCACGCAATCAGGCCGTGAGCGCGAAGAGCTGCCAGCACCGTGTTCAGCTTGGACTCGATCGAATCGAGACGCGCGTTCACGTCGCCGACTTTGGCCGCTTCCGCCAGAGCCGCCGCCACGCCGACAGGTGCCAACGACAAGTCCGCGATGGCACCCTGTTGAACGCCGACGACTTTGGTGCCGTTCACGGCGTAATGAGCCAGAGTGTTCACCTGACTCTCGGCGCGAAGCGCGCCCTTCACCGTGGTTTGCCCGCTCACACTGTTCAACGTGGCGTTGCCGCGAACGTCGAGCGTCTCAAGTTGAGCCAGCTGGTTGACGTTCACATTTTCCGCGACGAGTTGGTCAGTGACGGTCACTTTTTCGGCGGTGACTTTGCCGGCGCGATGGTTCACCTGTTCGATGCTCACACCCTGGCCGCTGGTTTTCTCGGACACCTGGTTGGTTACCAGCTGATGACCGGCGACAATGCACACGTCGGCTTGCGCGGTGATGGTGTCTTCGGCGCCGTCTACCCGAAACGTGTCGGGCACTACCAGGCGATCGGAGAACTCGCCGCGCTTGGCGTGCACTTCGTCTGCACTGACCGAGTTGTCCTTGAGCAAGACGTCCTCAACCTTGACACCGGCGTCTTTGGTCTTTTCCACGACACAGTCGGTTTCCACCTTGCCTTCGACGCACACGTCGGCCTTGAAACGTCCGTCTTGATCGACGTCCAGAGCACCGCCCACTTGGACCCCTTCGTTCAAAGTTACCTTGCCCGTGACGTCCAACGTGTTCTCGACCAACATCGGCCCGCGGCTGATCACTGGTCCGGCCAGCACCGACTCACCGTGCACCTGCAAATCACCGTTCAACTTGGCCAGGTCGGAAACGACGAGGGTTGTCAAAGTGGCCGCGCCCGACACGCTCAAATCGGTCAAATCCGTGGTCCCGTTGGCACTCAAGGTGTTCACCGCGGTGGCACCCTCGACGGTCAGCGTGTTTTTCAGCAAGGTGGAGCCGGTGACACACGCGTCCTTGGTGGTCAATGTGTTGGTGAGCGCCACGTTCGCGGCGTCCACATCCCGGAGAGTGGAGTCGCCGGTCACCTCCAGATCTCCGGCCGTCACCTTGGTGGCATCCAACTCGCCGTCGACGGAAATGTCCTTGGTGCTCGCCGAATCCTTCAGCTGGGTGGTGCCAGTGACACAAAGCGTTTCCGCTTCGACACCGCCCTGGACATCAATGTCGCCGGTGGTGGTGGGACCCTTGAGCAGAGTCTGGCCGGTGACACACGCGTCCTTTGCGCTCAGCGAACACTCGACATCGAGGTTCTTCAGGAACGAATCACCCGTGACGCAAAGCTCGTCGGTAATCACCTTGATGGCGGACAGCTCACCCTGCACTTCCACGTCGGCCGTGACGGTGGGACCCTTGAGGTAGGTTTCCTGGTTCACACACAACTCCTCCACGGTGGCCACGCCGTCGACGTGCAAGTCCTTGGTCTTGGTTTTACCTTCGACGCAGAGCGGTCCTTTGAGCAGCGTTTCCTGATTCACACAGACGTTTTCGGCAATCACGTCGCTGAGGTTGGACTCGCCGCTCACGCACAGCTCTTCGGCGTTGAGCTTTCCGAGCACGTCGACGTCGCTGGTTTCAGTGGGGCCCTTCAAGATAGTCTCGCCGGTGACGCACAAACTGTCAGTGGTGGTGCTCTCGGCACACAAATCGTTGAGGTGAGTTTTGCCGTCCACGTCGACATTGCACTTGAAGTGAGCCGACTTGTGAACGCAGAGCGATCCTTCCAAAAAAGTGTCGTGCACCACAGCCAAGTCACCGCACACGGTGAGATCACATTTGACGGCCTTGCCGTCGTGATGATGATGATGTCCTTTCTTGTAAGACATTTTCTTGTTTCTAAACGCAAGATTTATATTTTCAAGCCAAACTTCAACCCATTCCGCTCAGTTTCTGGAGTGAGAGGTTAGAAAATGAATTTGAGAGTCGATTTTTTGAAAACCAAAAAGGTTGGTAGGGGGTTGAAAAATTATGATGGAATTCGATCCTGAAATCAACGTCGACTTGGACCCCTTGCGTGCGACCGACACGGAACTTGCCGTGATGCAAAAGAAGTGGTCTTTTTGGACTAAGAAGCACTGTGAAACAAAGCCTCGTCCCGTGTTCACGGTGAACGATGTGGAAATCCCTTATGATGAAACTGACTGTTTGGTGATTCACGGTCAATCCGAAGTCATCTCCATGACCAAACCCTTCCCGTCCTCTGTCAAGGCCACCACTTTGTCGTGGATGAATCACAAGCATGTCAACCGGCTCCCGAAAAAGGATGCCGACGGAAACAGTGTTTTTCTGCGGGTGGTGTGTGGTGTGCCCAAGTGCATTAACCCAAATCATTTGCGACTGGGAACGATGCAACAGAAAAAGCGTGACCAACAAGTGAGAGAACAGGCCACGGGCGTCCGTGAAGGCACTGGGAAGAAAAATCTCCAAATTCCCGACGAGACCATTCAAGCCATCCGAGCGAGCAAGCCGAGCGTGCCGCAAAATCACCCTGATTACCAGACGGCCAAGCAGCGTGCCGAAAAGTTTGGCGTCACTTTGGAACTTGTCCGAGGGGTGGATCAAGGCACCTCCTACACTCACGTGCCCAATCCCGACGGAACTTTTGTCGCATCGCATAAGCAACTCACGCGCAACCATCAGATCCGAGAGACGGCTCTGGCTCGAAAGCCTAAAACCGCGACGCCTGCTAACGCATGGCGTGCTGAAACCTGGGACGAGCTGATGCAGCTTTTTGAAAACCGCGCCAACGTCCAAGAGGTGCAAAGTGGACCGTTTACCTTTTCCCAGCACGCGTGCAAGAAATGGACGGGATCGCTCACCATTCTCATTGACACCTTTGAGTATTCACCGCGCTACTTGGCATACATGTCGACCCGAAGAGGCCAAGCGGTCAAACCCAATGCCCAAATCGTTGCCCAGTGTGGAAATGGCAGCTGTGTAGAGCCGTCACATCTGATTCTCAAGTCTGCCGAGCCCACCCCCAAAGCTCCAGTCACGCCCGAGATGATGTGTTCCGGTAAGTGCACGTATCAGAAAGGGGAGTGGGTTGTCACCAAATGTCCGTTGAAGCGCAAGGCTGGTCCGAGATTGAGCGGAAATTATTGCGGCAACCATGAGAAACTGGGAAAGTTGCACGATGAATCTGTCCGCACTCAAGCCAAACCCTGTGCAAATGTCATCCGATGCTACTCTTTGCTCCCCGCTGGATACACCCTGAAAACGTGTGAAAAGTGTCGTGAGAAGGATGCGGAACAGTCCAAGGCCCGCCGTCTGAAACGCAAGCAGCTGCAATCACAGCAGATGGCGAGCGATCAAGACACTATCACGTGTGTAAAGTGTGGAAAGCCCAAACCCCGTGACGAGTTCAAGATTGACAATCGAAACATGATGGGCACCCAGTGTGAGACGTGCAAGGCGGCCAACCGCATTCAAGAAGCTCGTCGCCCGGAGCGTGATCGTAAAGCGGAGCAGCGAGAATACGAAAAGCGCCCCGAGCGCATCGAGTCCAAGCAGGCGCGCAAGGAAGCAGATCCCGCCAAGTATGCGTCTTATTGGCGTATGCACCGCCTGAAAAAGAAACTCGAAGATCCGGTTGGTTATCGCGCCAAGGCTGCTGCTCGCACCGCCGAGCGACGTGCCAGAAATCTGGAGGCCGAGAAAATCAAAATGTTGCAGTATCGTCAGTCGCTGAAAGGCCGCCGAGATGTCTGGCTCCGAAGTGCCAAAGACAAGGGCATCCCGTATGAGTTGTCTGACGCCGAGTTCGAGAATCTCTCCAACAGTGATTGCTTTTATTGCGGTCGCGCGCCTTCGGAGGGTGATTTCAACGGTCTCGACCGCTTGGACTCATGTGTTGGATACGTCGCCGACAATGTGGTCGGTTGCTGCAAGACTTGCAATATGTCCAAGGGTGCCGTGCATGCCATTGATTTTATTGCTCAAGTGGCTAGAATCGTCCATTTTCATACCGGCTCAGAGGCTGCTGTTACACTGTTTGAGGGAGTCAAATACCAGAGTGACAGTGGATCTCCTTATTACGTGTATGAAACTCGAGCTAAGGAGAATAACCTCGAGTTCACCCTTACCAAATTTGAGTTTTCCAATTTGGTGCAGAGAAGTTGTTATCTCTGTGGTCAAACTCCCGGAATCAATTGTGGAATTGATCGAGTCAACAACTCTTTGGGCTATGTGTTTCAAAATTGCCAAGCCTGTTGTGCCACTTGCAACTATATGAAACGTGATAGCCAATATCAAGATTTCATGGCTTTGTGCACCAGTATCGTTGATAATATGCTTGTCCAAGCACCTGTGATTCAAGATCCCGTAATGCCGGACCGTAAACGCATGAATCCTTCCCCTTTCAACCCTGCTCCAGAGCACCTTCTCCGCCTGAGTCGAGCTGAGAAATCTGACATTGTTACTCAAGCTCGATTTGAAATGGGTGATTGGCCCATGGTGTCAGCTCGCGTCTCCTGTGGCAATGGCACAGAGCAAGATGTGGCACGTCTTCAAGAACTTGAAGAGATTATCAAGTCTCGGATTGATCTGAAAGTGCAAGAACGTATTGCCACGACTGATATCGAAGAATTCAAAGCCAAAAAAAGAGCGCAAAGTCGTCAGCACAAGCGAAACCAAAGAGACAAAAGACCGATCGAAGAGGAACGAAGAAGAAATCGCGAAGATAAGCGAAGACAGCGAGAGAATCCAGAAGTTCGAGCCAAAGAAACGCTTCGCAAAGCCGAGTATCGTGCTAAGAAAAAACGTCAAAGATTGGAAGAAAATCCCGAATAAACAACCATTTCTCAGAACTCTGATGAATTTTTGAGGTTTCCATTTTAATAGAGTGAAAATTTATTACATGCAGACCCACCTGGCAATGAGCAAAATATATACAACCAGATAATGAGGAGTATGTCCGTCCGTCAGTTTGAATAAGCAAGGCCCCCCATGCCACTCATAATGCGCAAGACATTATAGCTGATTGCGTATACGCGAAGGACGGCGTCGCAGAGACCGGGCTGCAGGTGCACAAAGATGTAGGCGTTGTCGATGCGCGAAAAGTTGGTCACACCCGAAGGCTGCTGCTCGGCGGGGTAGAGAGCGAACGAGTAGGTGTAGATGAAGCGGCGGGGGATCGCGGGCCAGGCCTCCCACGGCACCACGAGGCGGAAGTAGCGGGCCTCGCGCACGGAGAAGCGGTCGTGGTTGTTGAGCGTGAGCTTGACCATGGCGATGGGGTCCTCACCGTTGAGACCGGCGTAGTTGAACCAATCCTTGCGGGCGACGTGGCAGTTGCGCTGCACGAGCCAGAAGAGGGCCTTCACGGGGTGGTTCAAGTTGAGCTGGAAGCGGTCCGAAGCGGTGATGCTGAGACCACCCTGGAGGTTCACCGAGAACTGCTGCTGCACCTGCGTGATCAGGTATTCGTGCGACATCTGGGCGAAGCGACGGCGCTCGTCAGTGTCCAAGAACACGTAATTCACGTAGAGGAAGGCGTTCAGATCGTTGGGGCACAGGGGCGCGAAGCCACTGCAGCCGGCCTGGGTCTTGAGCGGGATGGTGAGGCATCCGCAGTTGTCGTCGACGTGGGCACCGGAGCCCGTCACGAACAGGTCCTCCATGCGGCGCAGGTTGAACTGAATGCGCACCTCGTGATACTGGAGGGCAATCAGGGGCAGGGCGAGACCGGCGTTGCGGTTGAACCAAAACTGCAGGGGCGTGTAGTAGCGGCGGGGCAGCTTGGCGTCCTCGATGAGTTGGGCGCGCGAGAAACGCTTTCCAATCATCTCCTCGAGGCGGCGGGCCGAGTCGGCCGTCAGCTCCTCCCAGATCTCGAGGAACTCACCGAACTGCTCGTCGATGCACTGTCCACCGATGAGGATCTGCACGCGCTCGATGATGGCGTGGCCGACGGCGTTGGTCCAGTGCACCCAGGCGTCGCAGTCGCAATCCTCGTTGGGGTTGATGATGGCGGGCAAGTCAAACACAAAGTAGACCTCCTTGGCCAAATCACCCGAACGCTGGATGACGGCGTCGAGCTGCTTGCCGAAAGACGTATCACCCTGGAAGGTGACCTCGATCGACTCTTGGGCAAAGTTGGTGTGACGGCGATACACGGTCTTGAAGAACGTGACCTGAGGGTTGGCCGTGATGTAAAGGTTCTGGGCCCCGACGGACACCAGCGACATGAGAGCTCCACCAGTCATTTTTCGAAAATTGGCACCGAAAACTTCTTTTCTACTCACGGGCCGAGATTTTTTTTGAGACCTCCCCCTTTGGGGCCTTCCCCCTGTGGTGCCGACGAGTAAATTGGGGGTTGACCATAGCTTGGACGAGTGACCAACCTTCTTCTTCTTCTTCTTTTTCGCGCGGGGGGTAAGGGGTCACCGCACGGGTAGGACACACCCACGTCCCTACGGGACCATCTTGTGTGCTCCGCGGCGACTGTCAGGGCGTGATGTCCCCGGTGGGGTGGTCGTTGGAGCGCTTGGAAATGTCATCTTTACTGGGACTCAAAGCATCATGTCGAGCAACAGCAGACCGAAGCGTGAACGCCGTGCGCCCGAGCGCTACGAGCCCGAGGAGATCCCCGTCGACGATTACGATGACGACGACTACTACAGCGGTGACGACACCGGAACACCCAAAAAGTGGAAGGGTGAATTCGACGATGACGAGGAAGATCTCGACGAGCCCGACGAATACGATGTCGAAGACGGGTTCCTGGTGCCCGATGGTCACGTGTCGGAAGAAGAAGAGTTTTACGATGACGACGACGACGTCGACGATGATGAAGAAGAAGAGTTTGACGACGAGGACGAGCCTCATTACGAGGACAGCTACGAATCCGACGTGGTGTTGTATGAATAAATTGAAACTGTCCTACATTTCTGAAATTGCCAAGGGTGGTAAAGGGGCTGCGACATGTCCTCCAATTTCAAAGTCAAGCTGGGCGAGATCAATGTGCCTGCTCCACCCCTGGTCAAGAAAAAACGCGGGAAAATTGTGTCGATTCCCTCGCCCTCCTACACTACCCGCAGCGGCGCCCGCCGCGATAGCCTGGACATTACCGAACTCTTGAAAGTCTCGGACATTAGTCCTGTCACGCCAAATGCCAAAGTGACAAAGGCACCCGGGGTGATCAAGGGTCGTGGGATGAAGCGAAATTCGGGCCTGGAGAACAATGGCTTGACGCCGGCTTCGAAGCGCCCCAAGGGATTGCGGGGCGTGTTGAAAAGCCGTGATACGTTGTCTGATCCCACGGTGTCGGATTTTCAAACACCCGAGCCGATGGTGCTGAACGATTATTGGGTGTATTTCGCGGTGCCTCAAAAGGCCTTGTTTCGCAACTTGTTGAATTTGGAACCGCTGGAGCCGGTGCCCGTGTTGTCCAGTCCGGTGCCGCCACGGCCCGAGGTGAGTGCCGCCCAACTGGAGGCCAGTCGGAGTTTTGACCTGGCCTACGAAGAACTCCAAAAAGAGAAAATGCGCTTGCTCCACTCCATCAGTGTGTTGGAACGGGAGCCGTCCACACCCCACATTCAAACGGAAATCTCCGAGACGCAGGATCGCGTCGAAGAACTCTGTTCGCGCATGGTCCACATGGAACGGGACAATCAGATGGTGGCCTTTGAGCACGCACGTCAGGTATGTCAGTGGTATCGCGAGAAGGAACAGCTGGAGGCCCCGCGGAAATCTCACCTGAAACAGGAAAACGAGCGCAAGGCCAACGTATTTATGCATGTGCAGAAAGGTTTGATGGCTCACCAAAAACACATTAACAACGTGCAAAAGGCCGTGTTTGAAGTGGAGCTCTCCAAGTCGACAGACTTGTTTCCCGGTGGCGCCATTCCTGAGATCACTGACGACATGCCCGCCGAGCAAGTGGGTTACATTCAGTCCGTCAAGGATCGGGTCGATCGGGTGCTGGACAAGGTGGAAGTGTCTTCGCGGGTAAAGGCCGACCTTTGCAGCCAGCAGAGCGTCATCAAGCGCCTGGTTCCCGCGCTTCGGGCTCACGTGCCACCCACCAAAGGTAAGTATGAAAAGAGCGGTCAATTTACCAAAGAGAAACGGGCTAAAAAAGTGGCGACCGCTCGAATGTATCGGAAAACGGGCAAGCATATTAACGATTATCAGAATCCGCGCGACCGGAAACAGCGTGATGCCCAAATTGAGAAACGGGCCAAAGCGCTGGGGGTGTCGCCGGCGAAATTCAGGCAAGCAGTGATTGCCAAGCGAAAATAAAAAGTTGTGTTTCATTAGATAAGAGCGTAATGAACGGTGTGGCCACGTTAGCAGCGCTTGGTGCCAGTGCCGTGTTAGCGCTCGTCGTGTTGCGGTCGAAGCCGCCGGCCTTTCGCGAAGCATGGGAGTCCAAGAATGGACGCATCGAGTCACTCGCGCGTCTGCCCACGTCTGGTCAGGTGGTGCCTTTCCGCCTGATCAAGGAGAATCCAGTGTTGCCCATCATGTTGGACGGCGACGACCATCTCACGTGTTGGATCGTCGACAGTGGCTATGGATATACCGCCGTCGATTCCAGCTTGGCACGCCGCCTGAACTTGCCAGCCACTGGTTCGATGGATGTGCAGACGCTGCGCACCGACTCGTTGACCACCACCAAGCTGCCGAGTGGTTTCGTGTTTGACATGACCACGGGTCAACCAGTGGTGGAGATTCCGGCGCACTCGGCGGTGATCCGCAGCTTGCCCGGCACGCTGGACGACACGTATGGATACGGCACCGACTGCTTAAAGCAGGGTGGTATTTTGGGCATCACGTTCTTACGCCACTTTGTCACGCGACTCGACTACAAGAATCAGACGCTTACCTTTTATGACCCCGGGCGTTTCCGGTATCCGTCGCGTGGAAAGGGCATGAAGTTCACGGGCTGGCTCGAGAACGAACACTACTTTTTGATTCCGATGGAGATCGACGGAGTGCCGGCGGAGATGGCCCTTGACACCGGGGCATTTGCCACCATCATGACCAAGGGCTTCATGAACAAATACAAACGGGCCAAGGGTAAAAACTTGGATGCCGAGGGCGTGGACGGATCGGTGGAAGCATCGTTCTCGGAGAACAACATTACCCTCAAAAAAAAGGTGGTGCCGCGAGTGTCCGTGGGTGACCACCTGTTGCGCCGATTGGAAATCCTGTTTCCAGATTGCAACGATTCCCGCGTGTGTCCGGGTCTGTTGGCCACTCGTCGCTTCGACGGTCTGCTCGGGTATTCAGTGCTCAAAGATTTTGTGATTTACATGGTGTATGAACCGACACCTTACGTGATTCTCGAGCCCAACGCATGATCATCCGTGATCACGGATGAAAAATAAAGATGTTGACAAGCACCAGAAAAACTTCTTGGCTCTCAAAAAAATACCAGGTAACTCGGCGTGTGATCTCACCCCCTTTTTCAGGCCACCTACCTCCTGTCACAGGCGTGACAAGGCCCTGATTTTCCAGGTGAACCACCGGAGAATCTCAGGACCTTTTTTTTTTGAAATTCGAGGCGCTGGTCAAAGAGTGCGTTGAGTGAAATTCGAACAATGTGTGGTTATTTTTCAAAAGACGAGCATGAGTTCCAGCCAATGGAGACCAAGGCAACAACAGGTCCAACAGCAATGGCAACAGCCACAGCAACCGGTTCAACAGCAATACTACAATGCACAACAGGTGCAATATCAACAACCGCAGCAGCAAGCCTCCTATCAGCAACACCAAACATCTTATCAGCAATATCAACAACAACCACAAGTGCAACAGATTCAGCAACAGGTCCAGCAATATCAGCAACCGCCGGTGCAGTCACCGGGTGCCCCGCAGTTGGATCCACAGGTTCACCAGCAATACATGTCGTTCCTGCAGCATGCCACGTCGGCCCAGTTTAAACCCATCAAACTGTATGCGCTGATGAATGACACCACTTGCATGTCTTGCATTCAAATGGTGCGGGCCAACAGCGACTTGGACACGCAGGTGGAGGTTGTGGACGCCGCCCCCGTTCAAAATCGCCCGCCGTGGCTCAAAGGAGTGCCGTCGTTGATTGACGAGAAGGGGCAGTTTTTCTTGGGCCCCGAGTGTGTCATGTGGATCAAGTATCGCAACTCGCAAACGCTCGCCGGTATCAATGAAACCACAGGCACCACCCAAGTGATGGCCGGCGCACCTGCCGCGGTGGATGGAGCGGCCGGTATGAGTGGTTCACTCGGGATGGCGTCGTTTGTGCCACAACAGATGATTTCCGACCGTGATCTCCTGAATAGCATCGACGGCAACAAGGCAGCCCAACGTTTTGAAAACTTTATGACGGCCCGCTCGCAAATGCCCTCGATCGCACCTCCACCCAATTATCACCCACCGCAGGTGGCAGGCGGGCCCGGAGGGGCCGGAGGCGGTCAACCACAAATTCCACAGTTGCCAGCCCAATATCAGCCACAGCAAGTGGGTCGAGGTGGGGCCGCTGACCAGCTCAACCAGATGATGGAAGCCGTCCAAAATGATCGAAACGCGCTGTTGAATCGGGCGCACGTGCCTCATCACATGCAACAACAAAAAATGGGTTGGAACCCGATCCAAACCCAGAAAATTGAACGACCCAATCAAAGTGACCAGCTCAACCAGCAGCTGGCGGCACTGCAACAACAACGAGACAACATCCAAGTCCCAATGAGACAGTTTCAATAAAACGTTTTATATATACTCCAAAGCACGTCTACTTTGCATCACGGCGGCCAAATACAATCGAGGCGTTGGATTCCAAATGTATAGCAGCGACTCCACATCCTGCTCAATTGCTGCGAAGCACACCTCGGGGGTTTGCTGTTCCGGGAATAAAAACCGAAGCACAAAGGGCTGAGCTTTGACGGCTGCCAGACAAATCTCAGGGGTTCTCAAAAAGTCTGGAATACTTTCTAAAAGTAATGGCTCCTTTTCCAAGGCAATCAAGCACGATTCTACTGTCAATGATGGAATAGGAACATATTTGAACGCACGATGATCGCTTTTGATGGCAGTCAAGCAAAGCTCAGGCGTTCTCATTTCCCAGGGAACAAATTCCAAAGCATTGCCATCATTGGTGACGGCAATGTGACATATTTCAGGGGTCCTTTCTTTGACGGGAACGTAGGATAATAGAATCCCTTCTTTCTCAACAGCTGCTCGACAAATTTCAGGTGTTCGATTTTTGGGATGTAAAAGTCCCAAGGGAGGATACATTGAATTTTCTATACTTTACAAAAAAATCAGCGTTTGGATGAGAAAGTTGGATGACAATCATTTCTACCTGGCTTTACAAAACTCGGGTGTCTGGATTTCAAAAGGCATGAAAGAAGCCAGGTGTGGATACTGGCCGACAAGCTTGACACATGCATCTACGCCTTTCAGGCGATAGTGGTGACTACTACGGCGGCTCTTCGGTGCACACAGTAAAAATCTACGATGCAGATTTTCATCTGTCATGCCAATTGTGTATATGCGAGTGCATACGCGGACAAGCGCAGACTGTGTTTTCGCATCACACCGGCGAAATAGTTGATTCCAAAATGGCGCTAGAAATTCCATGACGAGACCCTGTAATCTTGAAAAGTTTATACATACTTCAAAACTTTGGGATCGTTCAAAACAGCGGCCAGACAAATCTGAGGACTTGGATTCCAAATGTAAGGCAGCACCCAACCATTTTGGCGAACCGCGGCGAGGCACACTTCGGGGGTTTGTTGATCGGGAAACATGTATTTCACCTGCCACGGGTCTTTCATAACTGCATTCAAGCACACCTCTGATGTTTGCGAACTAATCGGGATGTTTGTTATGTGCACGTCATGATTGACAGCTGACAAGCAAAATTCTGGGGTCTTCACCGAATCTGGCACATGTTGAAAAACATAAGCATACCTTCGTATCGCAGCTAAACAGATTTCAGTATTTCGAAGCTCGTAGGGAACGTATTTGAGCGCCTCAGGATACTGACTGACAGCGAGCATACAAATTCCCGGGGTGCGATGGTGGTAAGGAACAAACTCCAATAAACCACCGCTTTTTGAAACCGCTATTTCACACAGCTCTGGTGAACGAAGATCAGGGTGTAGCTCAACAAAAGAATTCCATTGGTTAGTGACCGTCATTCTTTGATCATAGGTTAGTGAATGTGAAAAAGTAGAACATACACAACCTACCTTAGTGCGCATGAATTGTGAGTGTGCTTCTCAAAAGGAACAAATCTAAGATCGGGTGCATCCAGACATTCATCACGGTTGGCAGTCCGATACTGTCGCCTGGAGTTTTGTTTTGGTGCACTTTTCAACAATCGAGCATGCAAATGTTGGTCGAGCATACCAATCTTGTAAATGCGGCTACATACACATAAAAGCGTGACTTGTGTGGCAATATCGCACCTGTAAAAAAGGCGATTCCAAAATGGCGCCAGAAATTCCATGTTCGTCCAAAAAAAAACCAAACCCTGGTTTTGACAAAATTTTTTCAAAAAGATTTATACGTATTGTAACGCCCGTCGGTTTTCCAATACGGCCTCCAGGCACACTTTGGCGCTTGGATTCCAAATGGAAGGCAAAACATAACCATCTTGCCTGACCGCTGCTAGACACACTTCTTCGGTTTGTTGTTCAGGTGTCAGGTATTGAATAGAGGGGGCGTGAAATTTCACTGCCGCCAAGCACACCGCAGGTGTTCGCAAACTATCAGGCACATGGAGAATGGCTGAACTATTGGATCGAACAGCGAGCACACAACACTCCTCCGTCATTGATTGCTTGGGGACATATTGGAAGGCATCATTATGCGCCTTGACAGCTTCAAGACAAATCTCTGGGGTCCTCAAATGATGTGGAACCCATTTGATCTGAAGGCCATGATATCTAACAGCCTTCAAACACATTTCCAAGGTGCGCAATTTTTGTGGCACCATTATCAAATACTGGTGCTGGTGTCTTTGCCTGTGTTCTTGAGAGATGTAATGTTGGGACGAGTGCGAGAGATAGGGGTCGTTAAGTGCTTTGCAACGCAATCGATAATATAGATTTTCATCGGTCATCCCGATATGGTGCACACGTCTGCAAACGCGAAGGAGCGCGGCTTGAGTTTGCACATCACACCGGTGAAAGAGTTGATCCCAAAAGGGTGCCAGAAATTCCATAGGGCACGCGACCGGTGTTCACCAATGAACAGGCCTTAGCAGGCCCTTTGAGGTTCGGAAAAAAAGTTTTCCAGAAAGACCCCAAATTTTTTCAAATTCGGAAAATCTCAAATCTTGATTCCCACAAAAAAATTGGAGTTGGTAAAAAAATTTTTGAGGTCCAATTTTTTTTTTGCAAAAAAAATCCAACTGAAAAAAAAATAGTTTTTTCAAAATGGTGATTTCTGAAAAAAGTTTTCTCGTTTATTGAACACCCCGTTTTTTGGTGGGTTTGATGTCTTCGATGGCCTCACCGAGCGCCATGGCCAGCGCCAACTCCTTGGTGAGCTCCTCGACGGCCACCGGCTTGGCTTCCTCCTGGACTTGCTTTTGCGACACCTGAAATTGGAGTTTTCCCAAGTATTGCCCGTTGGGTGCCAAAATCAGAAACGATTGACGTTTTCCTGATTTAGCTGTCGGTTCCGCCGTGCTCATCACCCAGTCATACTTGAACTCTGGGCGTTTCTCATTGTCCAGTTGCAACTTGATTGGATATTGGGCGAAGGTGGTGAGCAACTCGTTCAACTTTGTTTGCAAGATGGCCACAGCCTGATCCAAGGTGTCGACGGGTGCCTCATCGATGAGAAACGACTTGGTGATGGGCGCCTTGTATTCAATTCGACGGTCCACGGCGTCAAGATATGGCACAAACATTGTTCTTGTGCGCATTATCGGGGCCGGTGGGGCCGGAGGCCCCAGAGCCTGCATAGAAGGCGGTCCCATGATCATTTCTTGAGCCGCCGGGATTCCCAACACGCCGCTGATGATTTTGTCAAAAGTGTTTTGGCCGTCGATTTTGACCTTTTTGAAAATCTTGGCGCATAAATGATTTTTTTGGTCACCATACTGAATGGGAACATTAATGCGACGCGCAAAGTTTTCAAGTTCAGCCAGTTTGAAGCCCATACATTCTTTGCAATTTCCAGTGTCTGGATTGCGCAGTTGTGTGGGTTTACACCGCTGATCCTTGGCCTTGGTTTTCAACTTGCCCGGTCTATACATGACTACTTAAACACACAACATTTTTTATTTGGGCATCACTGCTCACCACGGCGCATGTGATTTCTGGATGTCCGTGTCCACGCCGTCGTCTGTGCTGGTCACCCATTGCGAGAAACACGGGTTGGGCGAGATGAGAAAATTTTTCAAGCCCATTCCAGGCTTGCGCATCAAAATGTAATCAACGGCGTGACGAATGCCGTGCTCTTCGATGAATTTCACCAAGGTGGCCGCGCCCTTGCGGTTGATCCAGTAAGCTGCAAAACCACCCCATGTCATTTCAGGCTTCAACGGCACGATTTCCAGCGGGCGATCTTCCAAGTGATGCTGAAAATCCTCCGTGGGTGTTGGCGTGAACGCGAGAAAACATGTGTCCCAATCTGGGTGTTCCGTGTTCAACTTGTAATACATGTCCAGCCACTGGCCATTCGTAAACGGATCTCGCAGTTGCACGTCATCCTCGAAAATCAGATACGTGTCCACTCCATTGTGAGAGTCACCCGCCAACAACTCTTTCCAAAGCTCGAGGTGACTGAGAGCAGCGCCCAACACGCCGCGGCTGAAGCCAAAGTCATTGTCGCGGAACAGGTGTTCGAGCCGTTTGTTCCTTTTCAGTGAGGCGCCGTCCACCGCCGGAAATCTTTGCACTTCCAAGTGTGGATCCATGCGCTGGCGAAATGTCTTGAGTCGGTCGGGTCGCCGCGCGAGATTGATCACGTGTGCCGTGAATCCACAGACTTGCATTTTTTCTTGCATCGTCGCGGCGCGCTCATAGTCTTCCCGAAATCGTCGCCGAGCGAATGCGGCATTTCCGTCCAGCTCCTGCAATCTCGCCGGCTGATCCAGCAGGCGCCGGCGGAAATAACTGGCGCTGCGGATTGACAGTATGTCCATGTCGGCGTAGTAGGAGGTCACGTGCAAAATGTCCACCACTTTATCCACCCATGCCAGACCGTCCACTGATCGCGCGTTCCACAGAAAATCCAGCAAATCCCCACGGTCAAGCCCAGTTTCAAACAGGCAGACGAGGCGGGTGACCAGATCTGCTATGTCGTCAGCTGATGTGCCCGACGTATCCAAGACAGGTGAAATCAAGTGGGGCCGGACGCGGGCATTCCAGAAATCCAACAGCGTATACGGGGTTTCACCTTGGTCCAACATTTCCCGCACCTGCTCAAACAACAAGTCCACGACCCGCTTCGGCTGCGGCACATTCGGTGTCTTTTGAGTCGTTTGGCGACCCTCCGGGCCAGTGATGGTGCTTTCATTTTCCAGGTCGGCGCCGACGGGACAGGGGAGCATGATGTAGGATTTGAGCTGGGAGTGCAAGTGGTGATTGAAGAGATCGTCAATTGGAAATGCATGATGTGTCTCAATGGCATCCAGCACCTGATCATAACAACCGCGATCAACACCATAACACACGGTGCTACATGAATGTGCCAACGGGTGAACAAAATCGCCGGTGTCTTTGATGGTTTCGCTCAACCAGGCGTCGCGCGGCTTCTCCGCGTATCCATCGCGCGTCTGATAATAGAGTCCAAACACCCACATCAGGTCCCAATCAAGCGCGCGGTCCAGAGTTTCCTGCATGGCCAAATTAAAGTGGCGCATGCCCAATTCGGACAGGATGGCGTCGTCTTCGATGATCAACACCCGGCGCCATCGCTTTTTCTTGGCCAAACAAATGGCCCGCCAGTGACTGATTTTACACGCCAGTTGTGCGAGTTGAGCGTTGCGGTCAATCCCTGGTCGTCCTAGGTGCGCCGTGGGCAGCTTCCACGACCCCTGTTTGACCATTCGCGCTGCCATGTCGCGGTCAGTGGCTGCTAAGCGAGTGTAGTTGGTGATGTCAAATTGTTCAAATTGTTTCACCATGGTGCGCCAGCGGTCGGTGCTTCGGTCCAAGTTGATCACCACCACGCGGTCAAAGTAGTCGTTCATGAAATGACGATGTGCGGCGGTGAGCACTCGATCAAGCGTCGGCACCAATGTCAACTGACGGCGAATTTTCTCCTTCATGGCACGAATGTGGGGCAGCCGCTGGCTCCACTCGTCACTCGTCACAGCCGCCTGAATTTCAGCCAGGGCGTGGACGGGATGCTCGAGGTCCACACGGTAGAAACACTTTTCGTCCAACCAGTCGGGCGCGAGATTGGGACATCCCCAGTAGAAACACAGGCACTCGGCCATGATGGCGTCCACGATTTTCTCGGTGAAATAGTTGCGCTCCGAGTTGTTCTCGGCGGCCAGGGTGTAGCGAAAGGGAAGCAGGGCTGCGTCCTTTTCATGCGGTGGCAGTTCGTCTTGATAGCTTCCAAAATTTTCCGATGCACAGCGTCCCCATATTTTAAACAGGCCCGGCGCCTGTTTCCCGGCGTAGTGCAGAAAATCCAAGCGCAGTCGGTGTCCTTGGTCCAGGCGCTTGTCGGACACTACCGCCGACACCACTGCAGCATAGCGTTTTTCCGGCGCCTGGCTCAGGCAATCGCCTGACAGATGCCATTCGGCATTGTTGGGGTAGTGGTGAAATTCCCTCACCTGCAAAAAGCGGGCGGGATCGGGCGTGGCCCATACACTCCACGATTTTCTGCCATGATTACCGGGCTGATTATCTCGCCGCGGCTCCATGTAAAAAATCACTGTTCTCGCGGCCATGTCCGCCGGTATTTCAGCGATTTCCGCCGGCGGTGCGTTAATGATCACCCAAAAATCAGCGAATCCGGCGTCTGGAGATTCGAGGTCCAACAATCGAATGCGGTCGGTGTTGACCACTTGCCCCGATGCCTGCCATTGTTGCGCCAAGGCCCGACCGGTGGTCCAACTGGGAAGCAGTTTGACGGTATACATTTTATTGTGTTGCAAGATTTCCTATGACCTACTCCAAACACAACTCGACCCGGTATCTGAAATCCAAGTCCTTGACGTTGAGAAAAGAGCACACCTCTAGCTCGAAATCTTTCAAAACGGTAATTCCAAGTGGTATCGTTACTTGTTTTTGTCGGATCTGATATCCCGTAAAATCTGCTAAAAATTGCGCTTGATGGTGGAAACTGTTCCCAAAACTGGTTTTGACTTGGCACGCCATTGATAAACCTTCCACAATGTATTCAAAGGTCAATCGGAAATTGGCAATTTTGTAACCCTTTAGGACGTTGAATCTGTGGTTATGTGTTCCACTTTGATACGAAGAAACGTTCTTTGTGAGAGAGATCTGGGATGGGGGATATGGAAAATGGTAAATATCGTCGATGACGTCCGGAACCAAAAGGTAATCTGAAAATTTTTGAGTTGATACATGCTTCACAATCAAAAGACTTACCAAGCAGGTGGTAAACCTGTGCTTTGTATGCAGGGTGAACTTGATGAAACGTCAAATCTCCGCGCATAATGTTCAACACGTGCGCAAAGACATCGGGATCCTTGTCCAAGAAAATCACGCCGTCATCGCCGCCGGTATTTCTCTGTTTTGCTTCGAGTGTTGCCGATCGCGAGAGCGTTTCTTCGGTGGTTACGAATTTCCGACCGCCCACGTTCAATTTCACCAAATGAGAACCCCTCATTTTCCAGAAATATTAGTGCAAAAAAAATCAGACTGTCTGCTTTTTCTGGATCGGTCAAGGGGCTGTTTCCGTATCTAGCTAAAAATATGGCGACTAAAAAGACGAAAAGCACTTCCACCACCTCTACCGACAACCCGCGGCTGGAATTGGCCAAGGCCCTCAACCAGTTCGCGACCAAGGTGGACGCCCTGGAAAAGGCTTACGAAGGCATCAAGACGGTGACCAAGGACACGCTGACTGAGTTTGACCTGGAGATTGAGGCCAAGAAGCAGGAGCTCGATCGCCTCGAAGAGCAAGACTCACACGATCGCAAGCGGCGCAAGACCGAGGCCGACTTGGAGATCGCTGAGCACCGCTACAATTCGGCCGTGAAGATCCTCGAAGAGCGTAACGAAGTGTCCATTCCGTCCACCGTGCTCGAGGAGATGAAGCAGCGCCTGCAAACGCTGACGTCCCAGCGCGAGTCAGAGATGGAGAAATTGGCCACCGCCGAAAAGGCCAAGGCCAAAAAGGCTTTGGATGCGGCCATCTCCAACTGCCAGCTGAAGCAAAAGGCCGAGACTGCCGTGCTGGAGGCCACCAACCAGACGCAGCTCAAGGAGATTGAGTCGCTCAAGGGCCAGATTGAGTCACTCAAAAACGAAGTGGCCGAACAGCGCAACCTGACGGCGCGCGTGGCCGAGTCCACCCGGAACATCTCGGTGCAGCCCGGCTACAACAACGGCAAGTGAGTCAGTGAATAAACTTTTATGTCAGAATCTCTCGGTCTCGTTCAATCGGTAAGCACTGGCCACAGTGTCATCACTCTCGGTGGTCAGTTTGCCAATGTGCAGCGAGAAAATGCCATCAAGAAATGCAGTTTTCCACCCGGCCATCACGTAGCGGCGAGCATACTCCAGTTCGAAATGTCGATCGCGCTCATCGTAATCGCCCAGTTGCGTCCAAACCTCGCGCCTGATCAGGCCCGGTCGAAGTGAATAGTGTGGCCAATACAAGTGTGACGCTTGCGTCGGCAGCAGGGTGTCCATGCGCGCCGCATATTCAGGCGTATCCGTGTCGGCGTGTTCGTGCACCACATACGCCACTTCATGTCGGGTGCTCTTCTCGACGCCGCCGACGATCCGAAGGGGGTCATCATGCAGTCGCTCGGCGTAGTTGCGGTTCACCAGCGCCTGACCACACTCGGGTTCCGTGTGCAACACGTCCAACAGGAGCGTGATGTAGGGCTTGACGTCCAAGAAAAGCCAGTCATCTTCCAGGTGAAAAATGTAATCTTCGCCGCCGGTGGCTTTGCGAATCATGTTCATGCTTCGAGCATGCCCGCGATCGTGCTCGCCTTTCAGGATGAACTCGATGAAGGGATACAGTTTCTGCATGCGCTGGCGATCGTGCTCGCTCGAGTTGTCGTCGACCACCACCCAGCGGTGCACCATGTCCAGATCGGTGCAACACGCGAGAAACGAATTGAGCGTGCGTGAAAATAAATCGAACCGCTTACAAGTGGTCATGGTCACCACGACCCTATCTCCGCCGCACTTGGCAGAAGTGCCGTCGCGATTTCTTTGGACAATTTCGCGCACAATCTTGGCAGGATACGCGTAATGCTTGTCGACGTGCAAGTCTTTGAGGCGATCGTTAAAGTAGCCGATTTGATCTTGGCGAATTTCCAGCGTCGGGTATTTACGAATGCCCTGCATCAACAGTTCCCGCGCCTTCTGGTGATGTCGACCCTGACTGTCGTCGCAATACCACGCGGCCATGCAATAAACGTTTGGCATCCGGCGATTGTAGATATCGGGCACCGCAAACAAATCGTATTGTCCTGGTCCGTCACTTCGTTCCACCGCCATGTGAGCGAACGCGTGACACAGATTCCACTGCTCCTGCTTGTAGTAATACTTGGCGATTTTGTAAAGACATTCCCACCGTCGCGGGTTCACTCCATGCGCCTGTAAATAATAGTGTTGTGCCAACGCCCACCCGCGGTTTAACCGTTTGTGGGTGATTTGTGCCATGCGACAGTAGGCAATATACATTTCCTCCGAAAAGCCTAGGTCCATTTCCGCCCGTTTCTGATACCACTCCACCGCCTTGTGCCACCGCTCCAGACACTGGTAGGTTTGTGCCAAATAAAAGACGTTTCGCAAGTGATTTCCGCGTTGTGCTTTCACTTCGGGCAGCAGCAAGGCCAAGTCTCGATGATACCGCTGGCGTGATCGCTCGGTGGTCTCGGCACTAGCGCCGTCTTCTATGTAGCATTGACGCGGGACGATTTCTTCGGCCGTGCACGTGGGCACTTCGTGGACCACGCCCTCGTAGGCCACTCGCTCCGATGTTCGGAAAATGCGCGCGGAATTGTAAAGCAGCCGTTGAGTTTCTGTGCCAATGCTGAGCAGGTATCCGGATTCTTGTTCGGGGTCTTCGACTTGTCGCTTCATTTCCAAAAAGGCGCGCAAAATCTCGCCGCCGTGTAATATATATGAATCATCGAGCATCATTTGGAACACACACTCGGGTGACGCCTGGCGAGCCAACTCGAGGGCTCGGGTGCGGGACACCTCGAAATTGACAAACGGCTCTTCCGCGATGCGGCCAGGTCGCGACGGAAACTCGCGCTTCATCAGTTCTTGGATGAATGTTTGGGTGCCGTCCGTGGAGCCCGTGTCGAAAATGAACCACTCGTCCATGAAAGGCATGGCGGTGCGCAAGGTGGGTCCAATTACGGACTTACCATCCTTGATCATGATGACCAAGCAAATGAGCGGCGACGACATCTTTATTTTGGGACCTGGAGAATCCTGCGGGGTGAATCAACACATCAAAAATTATGTTGCCTTGTTTCCAGGCAGAAGACCAGAAACAGGGACATGGAAGAAATCACTGATACTGCTCGTGCGGCTAATTTTTTTGAAAATTTGGGGATTGATCCTTTAGATGTCACCTTTCACGATCAAATTGCGGAATTTTTCTATGCGATGGGGAAAAAGTTCTATCCTGATCATCCCTGGAATGCTATTTACAATGCCGAGAAACTCGAGAGAGTGATGCCAGATATTGAAGAGATCTCCGCCCGATACAATGTGAAGTTTTCACCTGAGCTAATCAAGGAATTTGAGCTTGAATTTGCTTTGGCGCACATTAACAACTTGGATGATCACATGTATTCGAAAAAAATGATGGATGAAGTTGTTTTTTTGGATACCCTGAGAACGGTGCCTAATTTAAAACTGATTCAAGAGCTAATCCAAAAGAACCCAAATTTGGCCCGAGACCACAAACTGACCAGCCGTCTCTTGAGACGCGGTTTATTCAACCAGTTGAAACCACTTTTCGAAGGGATTGGATTGAGCAGGGAAGAGCTTGATGAGAACTATGGAGAAGACTATCCTCTTTACACCACGCCGTCTGCATTTTACCTCTTAAGCGACTATCCCACAGACATCATCGAATTTCTGTTGGATAATGGAATGCAAATTCCAAAAACTTCAGAGTTCATGGATATTTTAGATCCTGTCTTTGGCGTTTGGTCAAATGAAGCGCTGAGTCCCATTGTGAAACAGGCAGCCCGCGATCTCGCTCGGTGGCTGTTGCGAAAAGGATTCCCACCGACATCTGGTTTGGTGCAGCGACTGGCCGAGGCAGGTGAAAAGCAACTACTCACAGAAATGCTGGCGAGAGCTAATTTAACCCCGCTCGATAGGTTCGGGGGAAATTTCTTTCATCGCATGGCGGAATGGTATGGACCGAATGTGGAGATGTGGCACTTCATTCGTGAGAAACTCGCCGAGACGCTGGGTGAAGCTAAAGTTCAAGAGCTTTTGAACCAACCCAACGGTATCGACCACACGCCGGTGATGATGGCTAGACCAAACACACTTGAATATTATTTGCGCGAGAATGTAGATTTGACGTATGAGGGATTCAGAAACAAAACCGCACTGCATGGAATGATCATGAGAGATCCTGAGTTATCAGCTCAGATGTTGAGAATTTTGATGGACTGGGTAGAAAAAACGTATTTCCCAGATCCAAACACCACAGTGACCGATGCAGCCTGGCGAAGAGCCTTGAACCAAGCGGGAAAAGCTTTGAATGTCAAGGCAAAGTTTGGCACACGGATGGGTCAATTGACATCAGTGTTAGCCGAGACCATCCGAATGAACGATGAAGACGAGTGGAGAAGTGAGGCTAACAGAACAGAAGCCCGCAACACTTTGATGAGAGCTCTACAATTACTCATCCTGATGGGAGCGCCGACTGACATGACCGAGGTCCAGGAAAACTGTGGTGACGCCTATGAAGAATGTGGTCAGATGGTGAAAAAAGCCTACGATTTTCGACAGCGAATTGAGTCGGCCTACTTGAATCGCCCCTTTGCTCCCAACGACCCGTTGTTTCCCATCTCGCGCGTGGACAAGGACGCCGCGCGCCTGGCTCGAGGCCGACTGCGTGAACAGGAACTTTGCGCCAAACTGTCTCGAGAATTGGATGTGCCCGAACTTTTGGCTTTGGCCAAGTATGTTGATTATGAAGAGGCCAAACCATCTCTTTCCAAGAGAGAAATATGCCTTGGCCTCGCCCAACACATGTCCCAAGGTGGGCGGCGTTTTGAGGCCCGTGCTCCAGTGGCCAAGAATCCGGCAGTCGATGATTTTCTTGACGCGATAGTTCATCGGGACATGTCCAAGATTCGAGGCATGATCGAGCTCGGCCACGATCCCAATGAAAAAGACGACGAGTTCACGTTGCCACTATTTCTCGCAATTAGTGGACAATCTGAAGATGTAATCGAGCTTCTGCTACAGGCCGGGGCTGATCCACTTGCGAAAGACTCGAATGGCACCCCAGTCTCAATCTTCGGGTATGGTATCTCGGGCTGGGATACCACCGAAGGACGCGATCGTGTGGACGCTCTTTTGAGAGCCAAGGTTTCTGACAAGAAAGCGTATCTCTATCAACTCTTTCTGGGCCAGTTGGTGGATCTGCTCACAGTGCCGACGGTATCCGTCGACGATGTCAAGAACGAGCTCGAGACGTTTTCAGAATATGGTGTGCGTTTCTCACCAGAAGACAAAGTGTTCGATAAAACACTCATTGAATGGGTGGACGACGAAGAGTATGGAGGCGAGAAACCAGCCTCTTATCCACACGAGGAATTGAAAAAACTCCTCCGACAATATTTTCAATAAATCCAAAGGGTTAAATGTGCACCGAGAAGTTGGAGATGCTCGCCGAATTGGAACATCTGTATGCTGAGGGGTTTCCAAGGCGAAAACGTCTTACAGCCGAATCCAAAGTCGAAGAAATCAAGTTTGAACTCGAACTTCTGAAATATCAACGGCGTCAAGCCGTCACGCGCAAACTCGAAGTTGATCTCTGGGCCAAGTGCTTTTTGAGCTTGGTGGTGTGCCACATAGCGATCGCTCCTAGTGACGGCGAACCGGAAAAATAACATGAAACATTTTTCTGAAAAACTCGCATTTTTTAAATTCTGAAAAAATGACCAGCCTGGATTCCAGAAAAAAAAACTTGAAGCTCAAAAAAGATTTTTGTTGGTTCGATTTTTTTTTTCGTCTGAAAAAATTTGGGGTTCAAGTTTTTTTTCAAAATGGTGATTTTCTGAAAAAAGTTTTCAGGAAAAATCGGGTTGAATCAAGGGCCCGGATGGAGACTGAATTGCAACTCTACAAGCGCTGGGTGCAGTCCCGGGATGCTCGTCGGGCGTTTCACGTGCACGCGGGCCTCACCGGTCGAGTGTCCCAGTTTCAGGCTTGGATCACCACTGAAGAATCGACTCCGGCGTTTCTCGCCTGGAAAAAGAGCAATGTCGACACTAAAAAGTAGTTTATTGCCACGCAATGATGCGGTCATAGTGGTTGTTGGTCAGCAAGAGTGCCAAGTTTGGTGCACCTTCTTTGTGCTCAGAAATCAGGGAGGGTGGTTCGTCCGGCGAGTTGGAGTAACATAACCACACGTTGACTTTGAACAGCATGGTGAAACATTGCAAGCACGTGCCATCACCCCATGTGCGTTCGCGTGACATGTGCTCACAGTATTGATCGACCGATGTGTAGCCCTCGGACACAATGTCGGTTTTGAACGCGTCCGGGTGTTGGTAAATGTAATGCACTAGCATTCTCCGGATGACAGTGTGATCGATGCCGGGTTTCTGGAAAAAAGATGCTAACGACGCAAACAAGCAATTGCCATCCTTGGGAATCGGTAAAATTATCATATTATCTCTGGTGTGATCAAGATAAAAGCGACGAATCTGTCAACGCGCGGTGAAAGTGGGCTCGAAAATGTGTTGATCCCCCGCCAAGATGCGAGTTCCTGGGTTCATTTTTGGTGGCGCCTTGGTCTTGTTGTTGATTTGGTTTGCCAAAGTCAACGGTCCCAGGTGAGTGTCTTTCGTGTGGTGGTGTTTTCATGTGGACTAAAAAATGGATGTCAGGTTGTATGGGGCATTCACCAAGAAATATTCGCGGGTATCGACGGAGCCTTATTTGCCGCTCTCTGATTTCCCGCGGGAAACCACCCTGCTGAGTGAGCATTGGCAAGAGATTGCGGACGAGGTGGCCGCCATTCCGGATGGTGAGTTGACCAAAATCAAGGGTGATTTGTTTTTCCGCAACATTGCGGACGACAAGTGGAAAAAGCTTTACCTCAAGTGGTATGGTGATTTTGATCCAGTGGGGGCTGAAAAGTGTCCTCGCACGTGTGAGATTCTCCAACAGTTGCCCACGATCAAGTCGGCGATGATCAGTCGTCTGGAGCCCGGCGCAAAAATCAAGCCCCATCGTGGCCCGCTCGGAGGGATCGTGCGCCTGCATTTGGGGCTTTCCACCCCCAACGATAGCAAATGTTTCATAAACGTAGACGGTGTCAACTATGCGTGGCAAGATGGTGAAATCGTGTTGTTGGACGACACCTACGAACATTACGTCGAAAACAACACGGATCAAACTCGCACCGTGCTTTTTTGCGACATCGAACGGCCTCTCCGCGCGGGTGCTCCGAGTGCCATCAACAAGTTTGTGATTGAGCACTTGGGCCCTCTTACCAGTCGCGCCAACGCCAAGAATGAAGTTGCAGTAATGAAATAAAAGTGTGTGTTTATTGTTTGTTTTTAGCAGTTGCAATCCTCGTCTTCCTCTTTGGGCTGGATCTTGCAGTGGAAAGCCGAGACGCTCTTGACAAGAATGGCGCCTGCATCCGTCTCGGAATCTTCAATGAGCGGGCTCACTGAAATGTAACGGAATGGGACGGCGGCGCCATATTTGATCAGCGTGTCGCGGCTCTTGTCGAGCGTGGGAATGCAAATGGTCTGGCAAATCTCGTCGGCCGAGTCGTTGTTCACATACTGGAAGAGTGACTCGCCCTGTTCACCGAGCGTGTTGGAACCCCAAATTTCGTAACCCTTCTTGGCCTCGAGCTTGCAAATGGTCAGCGCCGGCTCGGAGCAGTTGTTCTCGCGCGTGCGAATCACGTCGGCCATGTCGAACTGGACAAAGTGAGCGCCGTCGATCAAGCCACCAGCCACCTCAAAGATGCCCAATCCAGTCTCACCCGGTGCGATGGCGGCACCGCGCACGCTCAAGTTGGCGGGCACCGTCACCACGTTCTCGGGATCGGTGGTGTCAAACTTGTATCCGTATGCCACCACGTGGGTGAACTCGTCGTCGGCGTAGAAAGGTTCCACGGCCTCAAGTTCCGAGATGGGCTTGGAGTTGCCCTCGAGAAAATCAATCAGCGCCTCGCCACACTCGCAAACGCACTTTCCGGCGGGCCCTTCAGGACCTGCTGGACCGCGAGCACCTGCGGGACCGACCGGACCGGGGATGGGACCACAATCACAGCAGCCAGCCGGACCAGGTGGACCAGCGGGCCCGGCGGGCCCAGCAGGACCTGCGACACCTTGCGCACCGTCACGACCATCCTTGCCGGCGGGACCAGCGGGACCTTGCGCACCATCACGCCCGTCCTTGCCTGCAGGACCTGCGGGGCCTGCAGGACCATCGCGACCATCCTTCCCAGCGGGACCTGCGGGACCGTCTGAGCCGGGAGCTCCTGGCGGGCCAGCGGGACCGGCAATACCTTGTGCACCGTCACGTCCATCTTTCCCATCAACACCGTCCTTACCGTCTGAGCCAGGAGCTCCGGGTGGGCCAACCGGGCCAGAGATACCCTGTGCGCCATCGCGACCATCCTTGCCTGGGGCACCTTCGGGACCAGCAACACCTTGTGCACCATCACGACCGTCCTTGCCTGGGGCACCAGCGGGACCAATGGGGCCGTCGCGGCCATCTTTGCCTGCGGGACCCGCGGGCCCAGCAGGGCCTACGGCGCCATCACGACCATCCTTGCCACAGGGTCCAGGGGGTCCGGCGGGGCCGTCACGTCCGTCCTTCCCTGCGGGACCTGCGGGACCGTCACATCCGGGTGCGCCGGCGGGACCTACAGGTCCATCACACCCTTTCTCACCTTGGGGACCTTGAGCCCCCTTTTCACCTTGGGCCCCTGCGGGCCCTTTGGGTCCTTGTGGACCATCGCATCCTTTCGGTCCCTGAGGCCCTTGGAGACCTTGGTCTCCCTTTTCACCTTGTTCTCCTTGGGCCCCCTTGTCCCCTTTGGGACCGCGATATCCACGGTGTCCCCTCTGTCCACAGCACTCGCTCGAAGAATTCGAATGTTTTCCCATAGCTTTTATTTTAAACGCAACATTTCTTTCACGGTAACACTTGGCTACTTCTCGTCATGGGTCGAGTCAAAGATTTTTGTGAAAACGACTCGTTGGCGCTCTCGTCGACCGAATCATGATGATTTCTAGAAGAGCACGGACACGCCACACGTTCGACGCCCGGCACGGGACAACGCACCCAATTCACGGGGTTGTAGTCGTGGCGCGTCGGATCACGGGGCTGACATCTTTTGCGGCTACAACTCATGTTCTCACTATTGAGTAAGAAACATTTTCTGGAGTGTGAAAAATATGTTTTTCTTGGAGTAGTGTTTAAAAAATGGCCCTTCCTTCGCCCAATTTTCGTTTGGACAAACAAGGCTTGATGCCCAACTATGACCGCGTGATGGCCCCGGTGCCTTTGCGTCGTCCCCAACCCTCGCCTGGTTACGCCGGGTTCACCGCCCGAATCGACGGCACCATCGCCGCCAGTCAGTGGTCGTGCATGTGCGGCGGAAATCCGTCGGCGCCTGCTTACGGAATCAAGTCGGTCGAGACGGCCTCCGTCGATCCCACGCGTGCTTACTTTTCCGAGGTGAATTGCACGGGCACGCCCGGCGCCTGCACGGATCCGCTGTCGGTGACCTACAATGTGAACAGCAACGTCGGCGATCACCTGGCCTGCGTGTATCACAACCCGCTCACCACTGATTCGTGCTCTGAAGCCCGCACGCCTGCCACCGGCTGTCACTTTTGAAAATAAATAAGAAATCAATTCTCACTCGTTCAGTTTTGCCCACCGCCGCCGACATTTTCACCGGCTAATGGCATAAACGTTTTCCTGCTGTGTGTGGTCGCCGCATTTTGGCTGGTGTCCTTGGTGGGACTCGTGTATCACTCCATCAAATCCTGTCAATCGCGAAACAATGAATGAACGTTTTATTTTGAAATGGCCCACACGTCTTGTTCGGTGACGTCACACAGGTAATCGTTTGCCTGGAGCAGCGACAAAATCTCTTGCAAGCTGCAATGTTTGTGCTCGACTTTGATCAAGTGCGGTCGGAGTGGTGCCGAGAAATCCACCGTCTTCAAAATGGCCAAATCGTGTCCTTCGGTATCGATTTTCAAGTAATCCACCCGCGTGAATCCACACTGTTCCAAGAGTTGAGCATAAGTCACCGTTTTCACCGTGATCGATTTACTGTGCGCAGGCCATCGGTGAAAACTCGACATTCCCGAGTAATCCCGACCGCGCTCACACCACTCGTCCCAGCACACCCAGAGTTCACGTTCGCCGGCGGTGTCGTCGATGGCCGCGTTAAGATACACCACGTTCTCATGACGCTCCAAACGGTCAAGATATTTTTCACGGGTTCAACAATAACGCTTCGCCACGTGTTTCCCAAGTCGTTGAGGGTGCCAAAGTCACACGCGCCAATCTCGATAAACGTTTTCATTTTGCGCTTCGAATGAGACTAAAAACCGCCGATGTTCAACCCACTCTTTATTCGTCACACATTTCGCGAACGGCATCGTGCTTGGCCTGCCATTTTTCCAGCAGCTCCTTGTCCACCAAACCCATTCGGTCCATCTCGGCCACTTTGGCTTCGCGGCGCTTGATCCATTCATTCAGATCCCCGGTGGCACCGCCGCGCTGAATGCATTTCTCGAGGCGCTTCCGGGTGCGTCGAATGCTTTCGTCCCATTCCCGGAGGTCGTCCTTGGAAAAATCAGGGTCCTGTTCAAGTTGCGAGGTGAATCGGATCTTGGCGCGCAAACACCGATGAATCCGCGAAGCCTCATCGAGATAATCCACGGCATCGCGAGATGATGAAGTGCTGCGACGAAAAGTGACCGTCTTTTTTCTCTTTGGCGAATCCCCCAGTTCACTTTTGAGTTGGGCCATGGTTTTCCTTTTCACCTGCTCGGCGGTGTAACCCAACAGCTTTACTGCCTTGGCTTCAAGTTCCGGATCACGTTCCATCTTTTCGTTTCTGATCACCCGTCGAGATTTCTTGAAAAAGTTGACCAACGATCGGGGGCGCCATGGAATTTCTTGCTCCTTTTTGGGACCGCTTATTCTATCGGTGTGATCCCGCGACTCAATACGCCTTGCTCCGGGTGTGCACGCGAGTATCGGCGGTTGGAATGACGTCTGCACGTCTTGGTCATCGCCTGCGATTATACAAGCGAAGATGGCAAGAAAAGTGTTTCCCCGACCAGGCGCCTGAAAAATGCTTAAAAGAGGTTAAAAATAATCGGCTGATTCATTCATTAATTCTTCCTGAGAACTTGACGCCTGAACTATGTCTTGCACTGGTCCAAAAAGACGGATTCGCAATCAAGTTTTTACCACCTGAAAAGCAGACTCGTGACATATGTCTCGCTGCTATTCGTGACGATTATGAGTCCATCTTTTACATTCACAAAGATCAACAAACTGAAGAAGTTTGTTTGTCTGCTGTAACGGAATTTGGGGCTACTTTAAGACTCATTGATGTAGACAAACGCACTTATGAAGTGTGTCTTGCTGCTATTTCTAATGATAGGCGTGCCCTGGAATTTGTTCCCACAGAGTTCCGTAGCTTTGAATTCTTTAAGCAAAGAGATCCAATGCAACTGGAATGTCATCATACCTCCAAGTTAAGTGCATATATTCTTGACCGACAGGGTTCTCCGTTTAGACACCTTCGTCACGATCCAAGTAATCTTGAGATGTATAGATCACTTTTTGAGTGTGGTCATTGTTTAAGCACAGTTCCCATCCGCCACCGCACACCAGAGATTTGTGCCGAGGCTATTCATCAAAACCGGTTCGCTATAAAATATGTGTTTTGAATAAATAAGACGTCATGGCTGAAAAGGGAAAAGAAGAAGTCCGCGCATCCAATATGGTGCAAGACGCAATCGACACCGTCGATGTGACCAAATACAACCTCAACATTTTCGATGAGGTGTATGCCAAGTTGCATGCCATGGTGTCGAAGAAGGAGTTTAACGCCGGCAACTGGATCACCCTGGTGACACTGGCCATGGAAATGGTGGAGACCCTTCCTCACCTGAGTGGAAAAGACAAGCGGGCGCTGGTCATTGACTTGATCACCAAGTTGGTCACTGAAATTCCCATGGCGGACAAGGACCGCGCGCTCATCCAAACTATTTTGTCCAGCTCTCTGCCGGCCATCATCGACGCCATCTGTGATTCGTCGTTGGGTGTATATGCCATCAACTTGGTGCAAGAAGCCCACGCTGAGTGCAAGGGCTGCTTTGCTTCGTGCAAGGGTGGCGACAAGAAAACGCGCCAAAAACGTAAATAAAAAGTGTCTATATACCTAGAACCACACAATGGAAGGAGCCCCTCAGAAATCGCCGGAGATGAAGTTCATTCCGGCCAGTCCGTGGAGTGATCAGGCGTCGAGTGGCTACTGCCGGGTGAAGCCCGAACCCGACGGCATACTCTACGACGCCGGCGGTAATTTTCGTGACATCCGGCGGGTGTATCAGGAGCGATTGGCCGATATGAAACGTGAAATGTTGGATATGCAGCGGGCGCGTGAACGGGCCATGAAGGCGTTGGCGAGCGCGGCGGAGAAATACTTGAACGGCGCCGAGGTGCAATACTGGGCCCGATCCAAGTCCCGATACGTGCCGGCGGTGATTGAAGGCGTCAAGTTGGATCTCGACCGTCACTACGACACGGAAGATCTCTACCTGAAAATCCAGGTGATGGGTGTCACCCGACTGGTGCATGTAAACGACGTGTGTTTCAGCGCCGAGAACTTGGAACAACTTTCACGCGCAGAATTTCTGGGAGAATAAAGTGTTTTATTTACAGCGGAGTGAATTGACTTCCACCACTGGACTGACTCAACGAAATACCACCCTGGCCACTTTGGCCCATGCCCGGATCAGTGGAAAAGGCTCCCATGCCCACTTGGCCGCCGGGACCTGCCGACGGGCCGGGCGTTACATACGACGGTAAGCCATCTGAAGGACCGCCTGGAAGGCCGGCGGCGGGGTTGGATGGATCGCGCGTGGGGATGGGTTGTTGCATTTGCATGGGCAACGGGGGCGTGTGTGAGTTGGGGTCCACTTGGCCATGCAAACCAGCGAACTTATTTTGGGCCGATGGATGTGAAACGGCGGCGCCCGACGTGCGAATTTGCTCGAGCTGCAAATCACGCTGGCTGAGAGCATACTCCAACTGCTCGACTTGACTCTGATAATCGAGCACCTGCTGCTGCAAGATCTCAATCACACTCGGGTCCACCTGGAGAGGGGCGCGCTCGGAAGCTTCGGCGCCTCCGCTGAGAGCTCGAAGGCCATTTTGAATTTGCTCTTCGTCTTTCTTCTTGCTCATTCGGCTCGAGTAAATCTTGTAAGTCAGCGCGACCACCAGCGCGCCGGCACCCAAAATCAGATACCCTTGATACTTTTTCAGGAATCCCAACAGGCCGCCGGCGGATTGTTGGCTGTTTGCACCTCCCGCCGATCGGTGACGAGGTCCTTCGCGCACCACTGATTTCTTGTGCGATCTCCCCGGGTGATCATAGTAATTCCGGCGACGTTCCATTTCTTTTTTTTTCAATCTATCGTCTTGACGAGCAATTTTATCGTCGACCCTGAACGATCACGCGCGCGCGTCTGAAAAAGTCCGTTTTTTGTCTGGGGACCAAGACAAATGACCAGTCGTCGCTCAACTTCTTCGCTGAGCGCGGGTTCACCGCGTCGCAGTTTTACACCCCCAAGTCGGGCCCGATCAGTGGTGCCCTCAGGGCCCGCAGGCGAGTGGGACGGTGCACTGAATGCCCTCAAATCGTATGGAGCCCCTCTGGCCACTTTGGCCTTGTGTGGTGTTGGAGCAGTGTATTTCGCCAAGCGCATGACAGACTTGGAAACCAAAGTGGACGTGGGACGTCGTAAAGAAGTTCGCACCCTGAATGAGACAGATGTTCGCATGATTGTTCAACAAATGGCCAAGGACGGTCTGATCAACATTCCCCAATGGCAGCAACATCCACCACATGAGCAGCCGCGAGCTCCCATGCCACAGCATGGCCAGCGCCCAACGCCTCAGCCACCCACCAGACAGGTGCCTAGCTCAGCGCCGGCTTCAACCCCTTATGTTCCATCGTCTGCTCGAGTTGAACCCATTGAGTCAGAGGCGCCAATTGTCGCCGCTACATCCTGGAAACCCAAGGGTTCTGCCAAGCCTGATCCAGTGACAGCGAATTCCGCGCAGGCTGACGAAGTCCCGGCAGGACCCGAAGGGGTCGAAGTAGCCCAAGGCTCCCAAACGTCCCAAAGGTCCCAAACGGGAGGAGAGAATGTGGAATAAACATGGCTTTACTGTAACAATTTCCGAAGAGATAGTTTACCGCGCACGTTGGGCATCTTCTTGTCACCCTGATGCGCACACTTCCAGACATTTTGCAAATCCTTGTAGTCCAAGTGGCGCGCCTTGCAATAATCAATGAGCGTTTCGTCTTTGGTCTTGGTGGATACGTGTTGAGCGACTCGCTCGGATACCAGGTGGGCCCAGTCGATAAAGTTTTCACCACGCTGCTGGATCTGTGGAAAACTGGCCATCAGCTTGCGGCGATAGTCTTCTTTTTTTTTCCAGCCAAAGTAGGCTGATTTCTCAAACGACCCCACGGCTTGCTCACTCGGCTCCCGTGGAAAATGCTTGGCCACGCCCCAAGTTGACAGAGCAGTGGCCATCTCCTGCAGCTCCCAGTTGTGCTGTTGATACACCGCGTGGTTCAGACAGTCCAGAGATGAAATGTATTCCGACGTTTTCTCGAGCGACTCGAGAGTTGCCATCTTACTCTGAACATCGCACCCCTGCTGATCGTGCGCGCGGATTGCATTTTCTTGCAGGAGCATGGCCAAGCTGATGGGGTGTAACTCAATCAGATCGGTGAGCTGCTCCAATGATTGGCTTTGGTGATCATTCAACAGAGTTTCCAACAGACTAAACATGCTGTGCTGATCGGAGAAAATGGTGTCAACATCGATCGTTTCGGTCACCGTGTCGCCGTCCAAGTTTCCCAACGCCAAAAAGTGGAGTGTGTTCAACAGTCTGCGAATATCACCACCACAGCCTTTGACCACTTTTTGTTGTAACGCCGTCGGCACTTCCAGTGATTCCCGATCGCACACACCCTGGAAAAAACTGGTGAGCTCGTCGCGTGGAGCCGGTTCGAATTCGACCACTTCACAAATGCGGGCCAGTGTTGACAGGTTGGCCAAGTCGCCGTGGTCGCAAGTGATCACGACTGGAGCCAACCACACCCGATCGATTTTTTTGTCAAAGTGTTGCGCATACTTAAGGCCCGAAAGCACTTCGACCAGGTGCTTGAGTGTTTCGTTGCGCATAGGCGTGACACCGTCCAGCAATAACCCAAACTTTCCAAACACCTGATTACGAATGAGCAACGTGTAAAGCACTTCTTCGATGCCCCGGTCAGACAGGATAGCATACTGTTCTTTTTTGGTGGTTTCCACCTGATCGTCCGGCGAGTATTCGTGAATGATGTAATCGCTCTCCTGAAACATCAGCCTGGCCGCAGTGGATTTTCCAATACCGCTCGGTCCCACCAACATCAGGCACCGAGGCGTGCCCGACACGTGTTTCTCAAACTTGCCCAGCCACGCGCGAATCTGTTCAACCACCGCGTGTTTTCCGACCAACTCGTCCAGCCGTGCAGGTCGCTGTCGAGCAATGATCAGATCTGGATCAGGCCGCTGGGGTTTTTGAAAATCGGCGGGTTGATCATACGTTTCCGCTTCGAATTCAACCATGGTGGTCATTTGAAACACCGGCGCCTCCTCCTCCTTTTTGGGCCGTTTCCGCCGGCCTTGGTTGGAAGTTCTCTTGGGAGGCTTCCAATTTTCCGGCGGCGGTTTAAAGGGTTTCTTGGGAGGTTGTAAGTTCGTCACCGACGGACGTGCTGTGGGTGGCGCTTTGAACTTTTTCTGCGGCGCTTTGTTTTCTGATAAATCCAGCGGCATGATTCGTTTGCGCTTGAAAGGCACCGGCGCCGGCATCGCTTCGGAATTTCCAAACGCACCCGACGAGGCCGGCGGAGATGAGGGCTGATACATGCGATCAGAAAAATGAGTGGAATGAAGGGGTTCTTGTCTGGCTACTTGAAAATCCAGGCTGTCGCGTTGCCGAGTTATGCCAGTGCTGCTTTATACTACGGAAAATACCGAGGCAGCTATCGGGTGCAAATGTGGAATTTGGCTGGTGATTTAACCAAAATGATTCTTGCCCCTGTTTTGTTGTGGCCAATGATATTGAAAACTTTGGGTGAACGGAAATAAAAAAAAAAGTTGGAATGTGAAAATGTCGTTGGATCTCTGGAAAAAGTTGTCGAAAACTTTTTACAAAGATGGTGTTGGATCGCGTGGTGGTGGTTGATGACTTTTATTGCAACTGGGAGGAAGTTGCAGACAATGCCAAAAACCAGCTCGGGAGTGCTCATGCAAAAACCACTGGTGGTGGAAACATGAATGTTGGCAGCATGCAGGATGCGTTTCAACGTTACATATCTCACAAAATCACAGGATTTCCAGAATTTGTGGATTCCCACGACAATGGCTGTTTCACCAATGAACTCGACACCCTGCTCGAGATACAGAGCTCCATGGCCGACTGGACCGGACTCATTTACTTGGGCCATTGCGCGAGTTGCGCGAGTGATGATGATCAAGGTGTCTTGTTGATCAATGTGCCGAATCACGGTGAGATCCAAATGACACCCAACACGCTGGTGCTGTTTCGTTCACGCCACCAATCGGCTGCCAGCCTCGTCGAAGCGGGAAAGACGCCCATATTTCAAGTGTTCTTTTTCAACACACACAATTCACACTTTCTCGCCCCTGACCATCATGTGGTTCGCGATCGACTGCATCAGCACAAGATTTTGCCCGGCGTGCTCTCTCTGGAAAAGTGTCACCAATACATCCAGGCGGCGGAGAAATGGGCCACCGACGAGAACGACGGCAGTTGGACACGCAACCGTCACGACCAATACCCGACCACCGACATTCCCATCTCGATGCTCGACTTCAACGACGAATTGGTGGCCACGGTGAAATCACGCGTTTTTCCCGCGATTGCCGAGCACTACTTGTTTCCGGTGGACGCGCTGAGTTTGTATGATTTTTTCATCATCAAATACGATGCAAACGCGCAGAGCAAGCTCGATTGGCATCGCGATGTTTCGTTGATCTCCTTCAATTTCGCCCTCAACTCAGACTTTGTCGGCGGAGGCACTTCATTCCCCCACTTGGACGAGCCTGTCCGCATTGGAACAGGTGACGTGGTCATGCACACGGGCAAGCTGCTGCACTCTGGAAACAACATTACCGAAGGGCTCCGCTACATCATTGTGGGCTTTGTTCAGGTGGACAGTGATCGTGTGGATTATGATTTTGTCAAACGCACGTCTCGCTCGGGAATTTCAGACGAGGACCTCTTCAGAAATCTCCTTCTTTATTGAACGAATAAATCAGACTCTGATCTTTGCCGACAGCAATAGCCCACAACTCTGGAAACTGCGCCAACGTCTCACGCGGGAGATATAAGATACGATGGGGATCCTTTTCCACTGCTGTTTTCAAGATCTCAAACGTCTGACACTCTGGTGGAACATCATGTATAGAATAGGGTGTTTGTTGCACGGCCACCAGACAAAGCTCAGGCGTTCGCATCTCATTTGGAACATTACTCAGAGCAGATCCATGTTCTTTCACAGCAGCAAAACAGATTTCAAAGGTCTTCTTTTGCACAAATTCCAGTGCCCTATAATTGTGCTGCACGGCAGCCAAACAAATTTCTCGCGTTTGGTGATGCACATGCTTCAATGCACGATAACTCATACCGACTGCCATGAGACACAATTCGCGAGTCTGTTTCACGACATGTTTCACTGAAAGTGGATCTTTGGTGATGGCCAATGCACACATACCCACCGTTTGTTTTTCTGGAGCTACATACTTGAACAAAGGGTCAGCACTTCGAGAGATGGCTGAGATGCACAATTCTTCCGTTTGAAATTTTGGGACCACGTATTTAAGGGCAGCTGGATCTTGCGCGAGTGCTTGAAAACACATTTCCATGGTCTGAATGTCAATAGGCACGTGCTCTAAAGAAGTTCCATTCTTTTTCACAGCAGCCATGCACACCTCAAATGTTCTATTGCACTCACTTATCCAACGCAAATTACGACCATCGGTTTCTACTGCACGTATACACAACTCGGGAGACTGTAACTCAGAAGGAACCCATCGTATAGTATATGGATGCGATTTCACCGCTTCCGTGCACACCTCAGCCGTTTTACGTCGCGGATGAATGTGTTCCAATGCCCACCCCCATCTGCTGACAGTCTGAAGACACAATTCTGGAGTTTGCATGTCTAGTGGCACGTATTTGAGATTGGTTACATCGTGTTGGACGGCTTCGGCTACATCTGAGAAAGTGTCCGCCTGTAATCTGCGGAGTTGCTTGAGCCGCTTGAAAAGGTGCAAGCGACGAATCACATTTTGCCGGGTGGTCCCAATCGCATGCAGCCGCTGACACACCACCAAGAGCCGAGCTTGCGTGCACAAATCAGCGTGGAAAAACAGGCGATCCCAAAACGGAGCAATAAATTCCATCGCGACCCTTGAGCAATTTATTTCTTTTTCTAAAAAATTCGGTGATGGGTTTCAGCGAACGAGCGCAATTGGTTTCGAAACGATTGATTAGGGTTGGCACACGCCCGGCGTTTTTGCACGGCTCGAATGGCTTCGACGTCGTTCATGCCGCGGTATTTGATAAAGTAGGCACAGACCAGACTCACACTGCGCGACACGCCGCATCGGCAATGCACCAACACCGGCTCCTGATTTTCCAGGGCCTGGTGAATCGTGTCGGCGGCTAACTCGAAAAACTGATAAATGTCTTCGTCGCGCGTGTCACGCAGGGGCAATCGCAAATACTGAAAATCCTTCGGAAACATGGCCTTCACCCCGAGCACGGCGCACACAATGTGTTTGATGTCGCGATCCCGAAGCGCCTGCAAATCACACACGGAAGCGTGGTCAGAAATCCACAAGCCCGGCACAATTTCCGAGCCGCTAAAGTGGTGGTTCACCTGGGGTTGAATGAATGAACAAAGTTTACCCCAGGCCAGCTGCGAGTAGTAGCCAGAAAAAGGAGACAACAACCACGATAGCGTGGACTTTTCCGAGCCTGGCTCCAAGGCAACATCGGTGTCTGTCGCCAGCGACACCAGCGATTGTTGCACTCGCGTGTATTGTTCGCTGTCTTCCATTAAATTTTCAGTTTTCTCTCTTTTCTACGCGTTAGATAATATTGGCGGTTCGATCAACCCATGGCGACCAAAAAGCACGTGCTGGTGATTGTGGACAAGCGCGAGGGCACCGCGTCACGAAAAAAAGACGCCACCGATTTGTTGACGTTGTGGTCGCAAAACGACGACGACACCATCTACCAGCTGGCCGTGTATCCTCTGGACATTGGCGATGTTTGGCTCTGCACCTCGGACACTGGCCCGTTTGACATTCCACCCGAGTGGCAATTTGAGCAGGAACCAGTGATGCCAACCGATGCTCATACGCATGCACCAACTTTGGATGATTTTTTCCAAATGCCATACGATCAAGTGAACACACCCATCGCTGAACCCGACGGGGGCAACGACGGTGGCGTGATTAAGGAGCCATCTTTTCCACCGCCGGCGGACATTGTGATTGAGCGCAAGGCGTTGGCTGACTTGAAATCTTCATACGGCGACGGGCGCTACAAGGATCAAAAGGCGCGCTTGATGAATTGCACCGCCAACTTGGTGGTTCTTTTGGTGGAGGGTTACAACGGCGCACGCGTGAAAGACGGCACCCTCAAAAAACGATATTTGAGCACCTTTACGCACACCATGTTTCGCGACAAAATTCCAGTGTATCACACGCTCAACATTCGCGAGTCGTTTGACTTTCTCCATCACTTGGCCACCGAGATGGCACTGGGAAAGCTGGAACGCGACGGTGATTACATGGCACGGACCAAGTATACGGACAACATCCAAATGTCGCGCAAAGGCAACTTGCCACCCGATCGCGGCCTTGAGATCCAACTGGGCTGCATCCCGGGCATCTCGGCCAAAATGGCGCGAGCCGTCGAAGACGTGTATCCCAGCATGGCCAGCTTGTGTGGAGCTTACCAAGCGCTGGGTGACGATGAGCGCGCCAAACACATGTTGCTGGCCGACTTGAAATTCCGCGGGGCTTCCGGAAAAGATCAGCGGCTGGCCTCTCGGTCTTCCAAAATTTATCAATACATCACGGGCCAGGCCTCGGACGTGCCGGCAAAGCCCAAAAAGCGACGAATAAAACTCTGAAAAAAATGTTGATTTTTATCGTAGTAGATACAGATGCAGCAATTGACGCAATCAGCCGTGGAATTCCCGCGCCGGTCGCTGAGAGACTGGTATACACGCAACAATGTCGTGCTTGGTCGCGGCTCTTTTGGAATTGTCCAGGAGGTGCGAGACGACCGCGAGATTTTGATGCGGCTCAAATATCGCGTGTCACCGGCCGAAGAAATTCAGGGCTACTTTTCTGAAAACGTTTACGTGTTGAGTCCCGCCAAGCCCGACCTGTATACCTTTAAGAATTTGACGAGTTGGCAAGAAGCCGCGCACTATTTGGCTCAATACCAATACAAGGACCTGAAGGATTTGTATTATCCGCGCGATCAGGCGCCTGATTCTCGACTGGAACTCATTTTGGCGCTGGTGAAAATGTGGTCACAACTGTATCAAAACACCCCACTCGAGAATGATGACATTCTCACCGCACTCGTTGGGCCGAATCACCAGTCGCGACGACCGACGGCCGTGGTGAAAAGTATCACTGGTGACGCCTACAACGCCGAACGGGAAATGCGCGCCATGCGTTCGGCCAAGACGGAAGTGTATGCACTTGGCAAAGTGGCGAGCACATCGCCCATTCTGATCAAGCCCCCGGCGAAAATCAGGGGCGACGTGGTGGTCAAAGAGCCGGTGGGGTGCGAGAAAATATTCGACACCAACCTCATCGTGTGTCTGCGCGACTATTTTGTGAGCACCGGCGAAAACGTGTATCATGTGGTGTTGTCTCTGACCCCGGGTCCCAACTTGCAACGGCTACTCTACTCGTTGGCCACGCCCAACCGGCTAATGTTTAATTTGCCCACACCGCTGCCGGGTGAGTTTGTCTGGTATGTGGCTTGGTCCATGATGCATGCGTTGCGACACATTCACGAACGAGAAATCATTCACAACGACATCAAGTTGGAAAACGTCATCTACGATCCCGTCGCAGGCGGGCTGACCCTGTTAGATTTCGGGTTATCGTGTCACCTCAACTTGGGCCAGCGGCGACCAGGGAAAATGGATTCGTGCGACAGCTTTGGCGGCACTATTTACTACATCAGCCCCGAACAAGTGAAATACGGCAAGCGTTATCCGACCACCGACGTCTGGGCTTTGGGTATCCTACTCTGGGAACTGGCCACGGGCGAAGAATATATCATGGATGGGAATTTTCCAGGTGACATTGCCGCGCGAGTTGAAGCGGGTGCCACGCCTGATTTGAAAAAGGTGCCACTGACCATGCTAAAACAAGGCGCTTTCCGGGAAATGTTGGGCCAAATCTTTGATTACGATCACCGCAACCGCCCGCTGCCCATGGAAATCCTCAAATTCATCAATTTCACGTTTCAACCACGCGCCGAGTTCACGGAAGAGAATGATGCCACGCTCGGACTGTGGCTACATGATCAGGCCATGGAAAAATTGGCCGCCTTGAAAGACAGTGAAAATGCGCAGGTCGAATTCGCCGACGAAGAGATGCGGGCCAGCGATTTGTTTTGGGACGACAACGAAGAAAACCAACAGCCCGGATTTCTCACGCCTGAAAAATTGAAATAAAACCGAGGGGCCTGTTTTTTCATGAATTCCCTCTCTCGCGATCTGATTCCCCTGCTCTGCCAATTCCTGGACAAGAGCGGTGTGGATAATCTGTCGTTAACCTCGAGTCATTTTTACAAGCACACCCTGCCCTACAAACATGAGCACTTTGTGTTTGTTGTCCGAGATGTAAAGCAGGTCTCCGTTCCTGAACCCATTCTTTGGAGAAGGCTTCGCTGGGATGTAGATTCACCTGTTGAAAACCTTGATTTCTCCTTGTTATTGCCTCGCTTGTTGCAGTTGACGTTTGGCGACTGCTTCAATCAGCCCGTCGAAAAGCTGAGACTACCAGATTGCTTGACCCACCTGAAGTTCGGTCAGACATTTGATTGCTCAGTGGAAAAGCTTTATTTTCCGCATGGCCTAACCCATTTATTTTTTGGAGATTCTTTTGCTGAATCGCTTGTTAGCCTCCGACATCCCCCTATTGGATTGACTCACCTACGTCTTGGGCAATTTTCTCATAGAGTTGATCATGACTTCGAGTTCCTGACACAATTTCCCAACCTAATTCACCTGTCGATCAATTTTTTCATTATTGCTAGCATTATCAATTGGAAACAATTGGCACCTAACCTTGAGACACTCATTTATCATGAGGTAGGCCCTGATTGGGTTCTCAGAACCACCACGTTGACGTCTCCAGATCAATGGGAATCGTTTGGGCAATAAATGGGATCATCGCTGATTTTCAGAAAACTCGTCCAGAAATTTCCACAAAATGCAACTTTGGAAAAACTCAAATTTTTCAAACCCAAAAAAAAATTTGGACTCAACTTTTTTTTTCTGGCGGAAGGCATTTTGAGATTTTTCAGATTTTGAAAAAATTGTGGGATTTCTGGAAATTTTATTTCCGTGTCTTCGAAGGCCTGGCAGCCGTGGTTCGACCATCGGGCCGAGGCCTCACCAAGCACGCGCCGTCGATATCGACATACCCAGCCAAGCCGGTGGCGCGTTCGCTTTGTCCGCGAAAGCATTGGTCCTTTTGGTATTGTTTCAGATACACCTTGGTCCATTGGCCAATGTTTAGTTTTTCTCCGTGGGGACCACGTGTTTTGTAATAGTAGGGTGCACCAGAGCGGCCAAAATAGATGCGCTTGGGCACGGGTTCGATGGTGCCAATGGGTTTCAATTTAAACCGGCGATTTTGATACATGAACTCGACGAACTCCAGCGGATTTTGCCGGATTTCTCGCCGTCTTTCACGTGAAATGGTGTTCTGATTGAAACGCGGGCGTGGCGGTCGCCCCCATCCTTGGATGCCATAATCAGGCCCCTGATATTCTTCGCTCTCGGCGTCATCGTCGTCGTCGTCATCACTGCCGACCGTCACTTTTCTTTTTTTGGCGTCTACGGTATCCCCGTCGCTAGACATCTCGACCTCGCTGATTTCCACAAACTCGACTTGGTCGTCGTCTTCGAACGCCGGTGCTTCCGAGAGATCCTCACTTGACATGCTCGACATGCTCATGTCGTTCAGGGCCTGTCTGACAACTTTGGCCAGATCCAGCGTGAGCTTGCCATTTCGACCCACTTCCTGGATCAATGCGTCGATCTCGGCGTCATTGAACGATTGCATCTCTGTTTCAGACAAAACATTTTCTTGGTAGAAAAATCTCGCGTTGGCAATAAACTCACATGGGTTGTCACGAGAAAAAGTGTTGCAGACGAGGACCCATGGGTCTCCAAGGCCCCGTAGGGGAGAAAGGCGCCAAAGGCGACGCAGGCCTCCAAGGCATGACCGGTCCGCAAGGGGAGCAAGGTCCCGCAGGGATGAAAGGTGTCAAAGGCGAGCAAGGCCTCGTAGGCCCCGTAGGGGAAAAGGGTGAAAAAGGTTCAAGTCCATTTTCCACGTGTGCGAGTTCGATTGGCACTTCATCCGCCGCCGGCGAAACCGCGAATCCTGATCGCGTGAATTTTGAAATCACCGGCGACAGTTTCAAAATGTCGGGTCGCGTGGCCGTGCGATTCACGACCGAGTTGTGCAGCGAACCCAAGACATTGATTTTCTTCAACTTGGATTACACGGTGCCCGACGGATTTATTTTTGCGGTCGACCAACTGTGCTCGGTGGGTGTGTGGTCATGCTGCGCTCGCCAAGACGGATTCCTGAATTGTGGCGTGAGCAACAGCGGTGAAATTCGAGTGCTGGGTATCAGCCCAAACGGAAGCCAGTCGCAGGTGCAGCTGGAGCTCGACAACAATTTTAGCCGTGAACTTTTCACCTTTTCAGGCCCTGATGTGGTCAGCGGGGTGAACGAGGCTTTCCGCCTGAATCCGGTGACGTTCGTCCTGACGGGTCGGGGGGAATTCATCGCCACGCCACCCTAAAGAAATGTTGCGTTTATAATAAATGGGTTGCAACGAGAAAAAGTGTTGCAGACGCGGACCTGTTGGGCCCCAAGGCCCCGTAGGTCTCCAAGGAGAGAAAGGCGCCAAAGGTGACGAAGGACCCATGGGTCTCCAAGGAGAGAAGGGCGACAAAGGTCAAAGTTCGGCGTCACCAATCACGGAATGTTTTGATTTCCGCGAGACCTTGCCACGGGTGTCGTTTGCCAACACTGAGTTGTTGCCTGAGGAAGTGTATTACGAGCGCAGTGGCAACCAATTCCGCATCGCCGGCAGTGTCGCCACCGAGTTGAGCAGCTTGTATGCCACCGGCGACATTCTCTCCATTCCGCTGGATATCACGAACCCGGGCGAAGGACTGGCCACGTGCTCTTACGGCGTGTGGACGTGCTGCGCTCGCAAGCGGGAGCCCGGTCTGCTTCGACGCGTGGGCATTAGCAACAGCGGAACCGCTCGGTTTTCCGTGCGCATCGCCAACGATGGCAGCGTGACTTATGGCGTGGATTTTGTGCTCAACTTTGACGAGCGCTTGTTCATCGTGGAAGACGGCGAGGTTTTGGTGAATCCCGAATACGAGCTGGACAATTTGTCTTTTGTGGTGCTCGGCGAATTCAAATAAATTCTTTGTTACAATCTAGAACAAATGCGGCGATCAAAACGAATTGAACTTTGTGCCGCGTCCAAGCAGGGTGGCCGCGATGCACAAGAAGATGATTTTATTGTGTATCAAAGCCCCGACAAGAACATCACCGTGATGGGAGTGTTTGACGGACACAGCTCGCGCGGCGGTGGCAACAAGATTTCGCGGGCCCTGGTGCAGGGCTTCAAACTGATTGGCAAAGAGCTAGACTCGAAACTCTTCCAAAACCCGAAGCAATTCAAGAATTTTCTCACCATGAACTCGGAAGACATTGACGAGTGGCTGCTTGAAAACCAGGGTGAAAACGCCGTGCAAGCCGGCTCGACGGCATCGCTCGGATTTTACGACGCGCGCTCAAACATCTTTTACGCCTACAACGTGGGTGATTCACGCATCGTGTTTTTTGAGCTCGTGCCATCGGCGCGCCAGGGTGGAAAAAAAATTGTGAAAAAGGGCACGTGGCATCAAACGGCTGATCACAAACCGTCGCTCCAGTCAGAGATTGATCGCATCGAACGAGCAGGCGGAATGGTGCGCACCGGCCGCGCCAATTCATCGGTCGCCCGCGTCGACGGCGTGTTGGCCATCAGCCGGTCATTCGGCGACTTTGGCCTGAAACAACCTTACAACGATGCCGCCGGCGATTGGGTGATTTCCAAACCCAAAATCACCGGGCCTTATCGTCCTGGAAAAACGTCTGATTTTTACGCCATCGCAGGCTCCGACGGAGTTTGGGACCAGATGACCAGCAAGGAGGCCACCAAGCGCATCACAGAGTATGCCAACGGGTCAACGGGTGGCCGCGGCAGTCTCCAGAAACTATGCAACGAAATTGTCAACATCAACATCGAACGCTGGAAAAACGGTTCGGGTGCCGACAACGTGACGGCCGTCATCATGCACGTCAAAAAATAAAGTTTAGTGCCTGCACATTCTGTCTCACAGCAGCGATTTCGATTTCGGTGGTGCGTCGTGTTGGGTGGACCCATCGCAATGCTAAACCCGTATTCTGGACAGCAGCCATGCAGACTTCGGTGGTTTGCTTTTCTGGAGGAAGATATTGAAGTGCAAATCCATCACTTTGGACTGCAATCAGACACACTTCAGGAGTCTGTTCTTCAGGAGTGAGGTAACGCAAAAGGTGACCATTCTGGCGAAGTGCATAAGCGACAATTTCCTGGGATCTTTTCTCATACGGAACATGTCTCAATGCAGAACCATCTGTTCGGATCGCTGCTAAGCACACTTCATATGTCCTGTTGGAATAAAAAATATTCTGTAAAACCTGTGCTGATTTTCTCACCGCAGCGAGACACACTTCGGGAGTTTGTTCCTCTGGATACAACAGTTCAATCGTCCAACAATTGCGTTGGACAGCCATTAAGCACAATTCCGGGGTTCTAAATTTCGGATCCATGTATTGGATACGATCACAAAGATTAGCACGTTGAACAACTTCCATACATTTTGCGTAAGTGTTGATATGATGCATAGAAAAACCAGGGTAGATTTTTCTTTTCCTCAAAAGCAGGCGGCGATGAATGTTGAAATTAGTCGATCCCACCGCGTGCACTCTTGAACACACTTGCAAAAGATTCACTTGCGTCGGGAGATCACACCGTAAGAACAACCGGTCCCAAAAGGGCAATATGAACTCCATGATCGAACCCCACCGCGTTTGGAAAAAATTTCCAGAAACACCCAATTTTTTCAACTTTGGAAAAATCCTTTTTTCTGTTCTCCAAAAAAAAATTGTCCAACCCAAAAAAAAAATTCGAGCTTCAACTTTTTTTTGTGGCCAGGAAAAGTTTTGATTTTTCAATTTGAAAAAATTTCTGCAATTTCTGGAAAACTTTTTCAGCCATTTTTCAGGGCCGGTGAAAATGAGCCATCAGTCACAAGACCGAGTAGATGTGCGGCGACCGACCTTGGATTTCCACAAACTTGAACGATGTCTTCATGTAGAACTCCTGGTCAAGACCTACGGTTCTTTGTGGTGGACGCTACCACCGGAGATACAAATAAAAATTCTCGATTTCATTTATCAAAGGCGACCACCAACACGGTGGTATTGTCTGGCTTGTAGACCGTGTTCAGAAATCCCGTGAATGATTCAAAACGCCACGCGGGCGTTTCACCGTGCCACGTGAAATGGCGATGCACTTCGGTCAAGCTCTGAATGTCGGTCAGACCATCCGTGGCCAAAAGCACCAAGAAATCGGTGTTCTCCACGACAGACCCTGGTAAACACTGAATGGTGGGCACCTTGGACACCACGGCTTGGGCATCGTCCGCGATGGGGTAATTCAGGGGTGCGTCCGGATTTTGTTTTTCAAACATCCAGTCGCCGAGACTGCGCGAGACGGCCAAAATGCCTTTGACGCGCGCCGGTTGTTCCGTGACCATCGGCCCATGATGCACCACCATCGGCGGACTCACCCAACCACCGGCGCTGATGATGCGTTGTTCCTCGGCGCGTGCACCCGGTTTGTGCATTGCACTTTGCACCAGAATGCCCTTTGTTTTTTCCATGATGGCAGCCGTGGAGTCACCCAAATTAACCACGTAAAAGTTCCGCTGAAACCAAAGCACGCCGGCGACGGTGGTGCCAATGGCGCCCGCGGATCGTTTCAAGAGGCCAGCGGCTTCGCGCTCGACCATTTCCAGATGCAGGGCGCGGTCGGTTTTGAGAAACGCGGCCACAATGGCGGCTTCAATCACGCTCTGCTGAGTGCCCGACACTAATGTTTTCAGCTCTTCGGCTAACATGCGCGGTAACATACTTGATGCCAGCTCGCTGACTTCAGCGCCGCCGTGGCCATCGTAGACGGCCATCCAAAACACGCCAGGTAAAATCTCGTCGGACGACCATCGATCCTCCTGGTAGGGTCGCTGGCCCTGATGTTGAAAGACCTAAAAAACTTTTTGAGAAAAAAACCAGCAAGTTGAAAAAGAGGTGTAAACTTTTTCGGTTTTGATACAAGTTGGATTCATTTTTCACGCCCCTGCTCAAGGGGCCAAATATTTCAAATGGAGAAAACTGAAATCTCGCCCTCGCTCAAATCTCACGAGTTCTGGAAATCACCCGTCGGGTCTGAACTCACCCTCGGTAAGTCACCACCACCACCACAAAACTTGCGTCGTCACTCACTTGATCTCTGTGTCGCCAGAAATGATTACTCCGCCGGAGTCTCAGCTCAAGTGCCTGAAAGTGTCGGTGTATACCATGACGTATCCGGCGGTTTTCAAAGTGGCAGCTTACTACACCAGCGGCGACAATGACCTGACTTTTTGCAATGAACAGGAGGCGAGAAACATTGTGAAAAATGAGTGGATGAAGTTTTATGCACATCGCACGCGAATCACATTTCTCAAGCACAACCTGGTCGACATGGGACCGCTGCTCAATTACCGGCCTGCTTTCGACCGGCCTGATTCGTTGTCACCTCGTTCGCCGACTGCATCGCCTCGTCTGCGCAAAAGCAGTTCTTCCAATGGGTCACCGCGTGATTGGCTCAAGCGGCGTTTGTCGCTTCCGCTTCGTTCCATGTCGGCCACACAGCCATTGTCGCCACCGCTCTCGCCCGCCAGTGATGCCGCGAGTGACACGGAAACGCTGAGCAGCAGTAGCACTGAATCGTCACCGCGCTCACCAGGGAGTGCTCGCCGCCGCTGGTTTTTGCGCCGGTCGTCACCGGCGGAGCAAAGACACTTCGCCTCGATCACCAACGGCATCACCCCGTTTGTCTGCTCGACCCTCGACGCCGACCTCGCCGCTGTTTTCCGAGTTGCTCGAAAAAACCCGCGAAAAGTATAGCGACACTAAACAATGAACCACCTTTTTATTCATCGTCGACGTCCCTTTCAGGTTTTGGCGCGCTGGGCGTGAGTCCGGCGACATTCCACAGTGATCGGAGCACCGTGTTGGCCGTGCGCACAGCCCGCGAAAATCCCGGCGGTCGCGTCGAAGTTGAGCGCGTGGCCCAAGTGTGCAGGCCGTCGATCACATAATAGTTGAAGGTGCGCGACGTGCTCTGCTCGATGTGATTGTATAAAATAATTTCGGCCTCCTGATAATTTTCGCCGGGTGCAAAGCGGCGCCTGATTTCTTTCATGAGTTGCTGTTCACTGATGGCCCCGTTCTCCACGATGGCGGGTTCGGCGTCAATGAACAGGCGCAACATGACGACAAACAAGTTAATGTGTCGGCGCACGCAATTGTAGATTTTGCTGGCCAGCTCTCGGAACCGTCCATACGCTTCGCTCTCCAGTCCTCCGAGGGCAGCCAACATTTCCGCGGTGATGCGCATCTTGGGCGTGTCCAGCGGTTTCGGGTCTTGTCCCAACACGAAACCAAAGTCAATGTGAAACAGTGATCCGTCGGGCCGCAACAGGAGGTTGTGTAAATTACGATCGCCGATGCCCAACAAGTAGCTAATCACACAATAAGCCGCACAGCTTTGCAAAAAACGTTCGCGTAAATCGCCGGCGGGTTCCGTTTCGTTCCGCTCGATGATCCACGGCAAAATATCAGTGTTGGTCTCGCGCAACTCTTGGAGCGAGATGCACGCCGGCACCATTTCAATCAGGCCATCGCGCGCCGACGTCGGTCGAATGTTGTAATCGACAATGGGCAAGTGCAAATTCTCGTCCTGGAGTAACACGATTTTCATCATGCGCACCGTGTTCATGATGATTTGTTCTTTCCGAATGTCCACCGGTTTCCAGAGTTGCGGACCTAAAGTCGCCGCCCCGTCCACGGGTGAAAAGTGAATGGCCACTGGGGCGGTGTAACTCCCCTTCACATCGATGCGCTGGTAATCGACGCGCGCACTCCTCTTGCTCAAATTTGTCGGCGTGTGAAACGCGATTTTCTGTAAACTGGCAAACTTCTTGGCCACACCTTCAGCTCCGTGTGGACCGTTGTAACCACTGCGCAACGCTTGCACAAAATCCACGCCGTCGCTGATTTTCTGTCGCACCGCGTCGGGAACGATCCGTTTCCACTCGACCATGGCCTCGAGAATCACCTGGTGCACGTGACTCGGTTGCACAGAATGCCCAGTCCTTCCGGCTCCTCTTTCGGCGCCCCTTGAGGGGCTTGGGGGCGTCAAGTGAACAATTTGCGGGTGTGTCGAATCCAAGTAGGTCTGAAATTCCCAAAACACTTCGTTGGCAATCGTTTCACTCCTGGCACATTTTCGAAACAACCATGCTTGGACTACCGGTGCATATAACGAATGTCGCACCAGATACGGGATGAGACATTTCAGTTCGTGTTCATCGCAGTGTTCCAGATACGAGAGGGCAAATCGGCGCACTGGATTATGCCGGATCTTCTGATTGAGCAATTGAATAGCGTGCTCCACCGTCAAGTCACATTGACACGTCCGCGTGCACATCAAGTCCCAACAACGGGTGTGTGCCACCCGATGGGGGTCGGTGTAATCGGCCAACAGCTGATCGATTTCGGTGAGCACCGCCGGCGATGCCATGATGAAATCGACACTTTTCAAAAACTGCACGAACCACGTGTTGTGGCCTACAAAATGGTGACGATTCACCCACAACATTTCTCGTTCCTGATTGGAAAACACGTGGCCCGGAAGGAAATAGTGCATGTCACGAAACGATGACAGCTGAAAATTGGCCCATTGTCGCGTCAAACTGTCGCGAGTGACTTTGGGATCGGCCAAACGCTGTAAATCGTGCAACTCTAAACTCGTGTTTGAGCCCTCGCTCACGCCGACGTGATTGGCAATGTTGGCTAAATTTTCCAGGCGCTCGAAACAACAATCACACACGCGCACTGGTTTGGAGAGATCCTCACACTTGTGCGATTCATGGGGCACCGGCACTTTGGTAATGTAAAATGGAATCATGGCCGAGTGTGAGGTGCATGCTCCGCAAAAGACCCGACCACACACGCGACAATGATGTTTTCTGGAAGCAAAAATGCCCAAGCCAAACGCTGTGTGACACTCGTAACACTTTTCCACGGTGGATTCGTCTGACCACGCGTCCAGCGATCGCGACTGAATGCCCGAGATTTCGGGTTCGCGCGTGGGACCTTTATGGTCCATCATCACGGAAAAGGAGATGGGGTCGCTGGTTGCTCGCATGGCTGATGTTCTAACAAATTGCCGAGTTTTTTTGAGGGTGCATCGAAACAGCTTTATTTTTCTTCACAAGAGGATTTGACATTCGCCGCGCTCGAGACCCAAAACTTTTTCAAAGTATCCAGGTGTGTGATCGCCGATCGCATCGTTGAAGCCGCACAAGTAGGCCGACACCAACCGCGTTTGATCCGGCACCGACATGACATCCTCTTCAGGGTCCAAGGGCCGTCCGTCTTTGGTGGGCAACTTCCATTTCTTGGCAAACTCGCGGAGTGTCGGGCTGAAATCCTGAAAACGTCGATCGGGCAGCCGGGCAAAAAGCTCGTCCAGCGTGCGCGGACGGCGCGCGTCTCCTTGAAACAATCGCCGATTCAACACCGCCTGCAATTCTTCGATGGCGTCTAGTTGACGCTTTTTCAACTCACTCAGCGCGCGGATGGGTCGAATTTTTTCCAGCGCCTGTTCAGCGCGGGCCAGTCTCCGTTCGGGTGCCGCTGCTCGGATTTCACCCTTGAGCCGTTTCAGCTTTTCCTGTTCGCGCGTTTCCAGCTTGGCCACTGCCTCCAGTTCACGCTGCTGTTCGGCTTGCAATTCACGCGCCCGCTTGCTGCGAAACTGTTTGGATTCACGTTCGAGTTTCTCGCGGGCCTGCTCGCGCAACTTTTCCTGGAGACGTAAACGTTTTTCTCGCACAGCCCGGAGCATGATGGTCGAGAGTTCCGCCTCGGATCGAATGTCTTCCTCCTCGGCTTCCAACATGCGGCCGGGTGTTTGCAGTTCACGCGCCAACTCTTTCTCGCGCTCGGTCAGCGCCGGCTCTTGTTCGGCCAGCTCGCGCATTTCACGCGGCACACGCAACTGAATGCCGGCGGCGTCACGGCGAACAGGTGGTGGGCGGCGCGGCGAGGGGGGAGCAGGCGGTGAAGGCATAGGCAAAGCAGCAACCTCTTGAACGGGTCGGATCATAGGAGGCTGACTGACTGGTTCCTTCGGAACTGACGCCTTTGGTGCAGGCACAGTAGGGGCTGTAGGCATGGCAGGTGCTGTAAGCATAGTAGGCACTTGAGGTGCCCTAGGCGCAGGAGGCGCTGGTTGATCAGAGACGGGAAAAGTGGCGCGTGCTCGAATCAAGCGATCAATGTTGGCATTTCTCTCGTCCGTGCGCTTCCATTCAAAGACAAATCCACCAGCTGGTCCACGCATCGAATCCACCAACTTCAATTTACCCACGCCGCGCGTGGCATCTCCTTTGACTGCCCAAAATTCATCGGGTGCACCCGGGTTGCGATAGACGATCAACTCCACATTGTCGTCCAGTTTCACATACAGCACGTCTGGAATACCCCAAGCACGTTGCTGGCGCATGTATGCGTCGATGCGTTCACGCACCGCTCGGGCTTCCTGTTCCTGACGACGAGCTCGTTCGAGGTTTTCTCGAATGCGCTGTTGCAGTTGGGCCTCTTCTCGTTTGCGTTGTTGGCGCATCATCAAATCCGCGCGGCGCTCATCCAGCTGCTGACGACGTGCATCTTCGGCCTCGCGTTGTTGTCGCGCCATTTCCATCTCCTGAAATTGGGAGGGTCCACTTGGACGGCGACGAGGCGGCGGCGCCTTTTTGGGTAAATCAGCCGGCGGTGGAGCATCGAACCGAAACGACGACGCCGGCGTCGACGAGAGAAACGGACTGTATCCGACCGGCGGTAACGCTCGAGTCACCACCTCGGTGACCGACGTGCTCGGCCGACGTTGGGATTCTCGTTTGCGCGTCCACATCTATTGGAAAACACAATAAAATATTTTCTACGCTTACAGCTAGGAAACATCATGGCCTCTCTGTCAGATGCAATGTATGCTACGAACGCGTTGCAAATGCGTGGCGACGTGAATCAGCCCCTAAAAATGCCGATTATGTCGGCCGCAGGTGCCAACATGGCCACCTGTCCCACCCCCGAGGGCATGGAAACGCCCAGCGTGTGGTCCAGTTGGAAGACAGGCGGCAGTGATCGCGTGCCGGCCAATTATCCATGTGCCATGGAACAGCAATGTGGAGGCGGCAGCGAGTGTGGACGCTCGTTGGTGTTGCGAGAAAACTCTATTTGGGGTGACGTGACTGGCTCGGCGGATGGATCAGGTTACGTGACCACCAACTGGTTGCCACCCGCTGTGCCCGCGGCGCGCTTGGGATTTTGTTGGATCTCGCGCAGAGTAGTGCCAGTGATGTCATTGGACACCAATGACACGGGTGAAGCTGTGAAAACAGTCAACAACCAACTGTATTTGTGCGATAAGCAATACGCCGAGGGCAGTGTTTCCCAATTGTTTTTGGACGGCAAACCACTGCTCCACTATTGGACGGGTCGCCCTTTCCTGTTCAAGACTGAACAGACGCCGTTCCTTTACATGGTGCCCAATGCAATCATGGTGAAAACCGGCGGCTCCAAGTATCGGGTGGATGTCATCAGCGTTGACCAACGTGGACAGGGTTGCTGCAGTGGGATCACGAGCGCCAACGGATGCGCCGACTGTTTGGGGTATTAGGTGTTTATTCGAATCCACTTGTGGGCCAAGATCCCGTCGACACGTGGTCGTTTCTCCACCGGCACTTTTCCAGAAAAAAATAAACAAAGCAGCATGCTGAAAACCCAAAACACTTACCAAATATGTCGTTAATCAACTGTTTCACGAGCACACTGAGGCCCAAACCAAGGTGATAGTCGAATTTCTGAATCCTGAAAAAAACGTGAAAATTTTTTTCAGAACCCTAACTCCATCCCAAAAAAAAAATTTCAGAACAAAAAATTTTGGAGGTCAAAAAAAAATCGGGGTGGACAAAATTTTTTTTTTTTTGTGGATCCAGCCTGGACAGGTTTTGATTTTTTCAAAATGGGGTTTTCAGAAAAAAGTTTTTCAACTTACCGGGTGAGCGACTCGTCGCGCGTGGTGGCCAGAAACGGGAGGTATCCATGTAAAAGCTCAAACGCAATGACGCCCAAGGCCCACACGTCGACGGCGCGATCGATGGGTCGTTTGTAGTCAAACATTTCTGGAGCCACGGCGTGAAGTGTCCCGCGGAGGCCGGGCTCTGCATCCTGTTCCCGCACGCACCACCCGAAGTCCGTGAGTTTCACAGTTTGTCCAGATTTGTCGATCAACACGTTTTCCAATTTCACGTCACAGTGCACAATTGCCTGATCATGACAATACCTGAGGGCCTTGGCCACCGATTGAACAATGTGGGCAGTTTCCCCCTCATTGAAACGCTCACGACGACTTTTCTGTTGCACCGTGTAAAGATCGCCACCGTTGACGTATTCACACACCAAAGACAAATGAGTATCATCCTGGAAATGCCTCAGCATGCGCACGATATTCGGGTGATCCATCAAAGCCTGCGCCAAAAATAAATCAGGTCATACACACACACACTTGGACATTGTCAATGATGACCACTGACCTGGATTTCCATTTCGCGATCAATTTGTTTTTTCCGGTCTGGACTTTTCTGCATCCAAGCGATGGCAATCCTTTTGATGGCCCAATTCTCACCAGTCTGCTGGTCGTGGGCCAAGAACACGTCACTACTGGCCCCATCTCCCACTTTTTCACCAAGTTTCAGACCCTCCATTCGTGTTTTCTCTTTTTGAAAAACAAGTTTTTATTCGATGGGCTTAATTCAATCTCGCTCGCAGAAAAGCTACCAGCGCTCGTTGAACTCACTCACCAAGAGAGCCTTGTTCGCCATCGATGATGCCGCCGACGAGGGCAAGTTGCAAACGCGGGCTTTTAGTATGCGCCTGGTGGCTCCCAGCATGTTGGCTCCGCTCCGCCGCAATCTCGAATCCATGGGATATCGAATTGAGGATACCTTGGTGGAAGCCTCTGATTCAGATGATCACGCACCGGCGTGGGTGATTCACTGGGACCCAGATCGAGAATAAACGAAATCGTAAGTTTTTATTAACTGCCTTCGCGATATTCAGGCATGACCCATTCTGACTCCCAGTTTAAAGGTTCAGACAGGGCGAAAAGCTGTGCGTATTCGTTTAAGTATGCTTGGGCAATTTGGGAATCCTCGATGTAAACGGCATTTTCAAAAGAATTCGATGCATTGTAAGTCATGTTGAACGAGCCAGTCCACACTGCATAAGGTTGGAGCCTCATCCGATGGTAATAATCACAATACGGACCTTCACAGTTCGATCCTCTCTGGCAAACCTTAACAAAATGACAAAACACAAGAAATTTGTGATGAGATCTCGGCACTGCAGCTGCTTTTTTGGTGTTCACGTAGCCGACACATCGAATGGGATCGATCGAAAGATCACCGGCGTAACTCAAATCACAGATTGGTTTTGGCATCGTGTCGCGTTCCACACCACATCGCAAGCGGCTGTAAGACTTTCGCAGTTTCTCCTTGGTGTAATCCCCTGAATCTGGTCGCAGCCAATCCTCTTTTTGGATCAAAATGGACACGTGTTGATGTTTTTCCAATGCGCCCAATATCTTGGGGCACGTCAACCAGGCCATGCATCCAACGACCATGTCTGCGTCTGCGATTTTTGGAATCACGTTCTCAGCCAAGTTCTTGAAAAACGCCTGGACATTTCCCGATCCACACGAAAAATCTTGGAGCCTTTTACCCTCCGAGCCATCAGTCTGTATCTCCTCGCGATTCAAGTTGAGTTGGCTCATCTTGCTTGAATCTCAATCACCGCTGCATAGAAAGTCAATCGAAGAAGATTCAAATTGAAAATAAACGTAAGACATACCATTAGATCATCGACTTGGGTTCCACATTGGAATACAGCTGGAGAATAAAACACATGTGTATTGAAGCTCAAAATGAAAAGCGGATGATGGAGGTGTCGTGGTTGTAATTGAACGTTTTCACTCCCATCTCGGTGATCAACTCCCAAGAAACTTGTGGGTCAAAGGGATGATTATCGTCAACCTTAAATTCTACAGCCGCGTGTCCAAGATCCCTCTGGTCGCAGATGAATGATCGCATGCTCTCACACCATGCGTTGGAGAGTCTTGTAAGTTGCTCTTCGGTTTTGTGTTTTTTGTGCATCTGCTTTTCTTGCTCGTCTGATTCCACCACCGGTGGCTGTCGTGACGCTTCTACGATATTGCGATCAATGTCGTCAATTTTTCCTTGCGCCTCGCGGATAATCTTTTCCAGTGCCTTGATTTTCTCGCGATGCTCTTCGCAACGTTTCCACCGGCGTCGCTCTGATCCAGCGACTGGACCCCCCCCAACACTCATCATAACTGTAGATCTCGACACAACCACATTTGAAACGAGTCTCACGACTTTCCCACCCCATTATTCTTTTCAAAAAAATCGTTTATTCCTCCAAAGAAGTTTCAACTTCGGCGACCTGATATTGGCGCTGAATGATGTCGGTGGCAATGTGTTTGAGGTTTCCAGCGACCACGTGTGCATTTTCGTAGGCGTAATCAATCATCCACGAGTCCTGGCCTGATTGGACAAACCAATAAGCCACCGCCGACGGCAACAGCAGGTAATCCAGCGGCGACGGAATCACACACTGGATCACACTGACGCCGGCAAAGACACAGGCCGCATCAAAAGTTTTGCGACTCACTTTCACTCCTGGTTTTTCTTCCATGGTCTATTGGGATGGAAATATTTTTTATTCCCTTCACTCGCCGGCTTCAGCTGACTTTTCAGCCTGATCGGGCGTTTCGGGTTCGGCTTTGGATTTTTTGGTGGCCGCGGGGTTTTCAGGCGGCGAGACTTCGTCGCGTTTCTTGGCCGTCGAGGAAGCTTCTTCTTTGGCGCGGCGCTTTTTCTCGCTGCGGGCGCGATTTTTCTCCTGATTCTTTTGGCGCTGAACCAGCTGGTTGGCTTCCGAGTGTTGCGACCACAGCAGCCATCCGCAGCGCAAGTCGCGCAGGTTGGTGCGGATCACGTTGGACCATTCGACCACGGGCGCGCCGAATCGACCCAGCACCAGTTCAATGCCGTCCCAATCCAGCTGCATGATGAGATCAAAGAATCGCAACATAAAGTGGTCTTGTTCACCAATGAGCAGGGCGCGCAACAGCGTCTGGCGAATCTTTTTGAAAATCTCGGGGAATGGCTGATTGGAAAAAGCAGTCAGCTCAAAGATGGGCACCACCTTGGCATTCGCCGCACGGACCAACTGTTCTTCCATGTTTTCAGAATCTGCGGCGACATGACAACTGCTGTCACCGTTTTCAGCGTCGGCGACCAAAATCATCTTGGACAGGTTGGCCTTGTTGACGCCCAAGCACACATAAAACATGAAAATGCTGAGCACCTGTTGGCGGACACTGGTGAAATCCGTGGTCAGAAACGGCGCCTTGGCCTTTTTCACCAGCGGCGTGGTCAGGGATTCGACCGTCACGTTTTGAAGGTCCTGGACGGCGACCAAGTTGGAAAAGCCCAACGAAGAAATGGGAAACATGACCATGTGGCAACCTCTGTCTGGGGTGATTGTAAAGTTTTCGGCGCTCCAGTCCTGCTTTTTGTTGACTTTCTCCACCAGGTGGTCGACGTAGAGACAGTGCGTGCCCAAGGCGGGAATGCCAAAGACGATTTTCAGCTCATCGAGCAGGCACTGGTTAAAGGCCTGCTTCGGTCCGTCGGTGCACGGGATGAAAAACACGTCTTGCGGTGCCAACAGCGGGTGCTTGTAGGTGCCCTTGAACAAGCCTTCCTTGAACTTGTTCTCCAACACGGGCGCCACATTGCTGAAGCACTCGTGAAACGGATGCGGATTGGACGTGTTGTTGTTGTTGTTGTTGACGGAATACGGCACAAACTGGCCGCGCCACGGTAGGCCCTTTTTGGCCTCATTAGCCTGATCAGGCTGATCGGCCTCGGGCGTCCAGACGTGAAATCCGTCTAGCTTGAAATCAGCGGCCGTCTTGGGCTTGCGGCGACCCTTTTTGGGCTCTTCGGCAGCGTCGGGTGCCTTGATCACCGCGTCGGGGGTGAATGAGAGAAACGGCACTTGGGGAGCAATGGTCTTCTTCTGGTCCTTCATGCCGGCCTCTTCGCGCGCCACCTCCATCTGATAGGCCATGTGAAAATAGGCATCGGGCAGTTCAGAGTTTTGGGGGCTCTTTTTCAAGACGTCCTGCACGACCAGCAGGTAATCGCTGACGGTGCGTTTGAGCGACTTGCCTTCCGGCGTGGTATAATCGACGGCATCGGGATGGACCTCGAGCAACTCGTTGGCGTTTTGCTCAAAAAGCGGGGCCAAGTCAATGGCGGGCTCGTCAATGTCCATCTTGTCGGGCAAGTCAATCGACCACGGCCGAATGGTGAGCAGCAAGGCCATGGCGAGAAACGGGCGCTCACGGCGGTTGTCGTGCTTGGAGATTTCGTCCGAGATTTCGCGGAGCACCCCAATCAGGTTGGACACAGCTTCCGTCTTGAAGCGATGGATAATGTCCCACAAAATGTAAGTGGCGTTCAACTTTTTGTTCGACGGACACGGCTCCGTGCACTGGTAAATCAGGCCGGCATAATAAAACACTCCGCGCTCGAGTTTCTGAAATTCCTCCAGAGCACCTTCGCGTTCCGACGTCACGTCAAAGGCGGTGACCTGCTCAAACAGGCGGACCAACGCGTTAGCCCACGGCGCCAAGTAGGGAGGGTCCGAGCTTTGCAGCTGAAAGAGCGAATACTTGGGATCTTGGCCCTCCTCATACTCGTCAATGTAGGAGAGCGAAGGGATCTGCGTCGGTCCAAAAGGCCCCCCGGAAGAGCCCCCTTCAGGGGGAGAGGCGAGGTGCAACCGGTCGCGGTAGGGTTCGTAGGGTCGTTCGGCGGTGGTCACGGGATAGGGCATCAGAAACGTGCGGACGATGGAGTCAATGGTGCGCGTCTTGGGCGCCTCACACAGGCGTCGCACAGTTTCCAGCAAAACGCGAAGACGGTTTCGATCGATTTCGTCGTCTGCTTCGTCGGCAGCCTGATCGTCGCCGGCGGTGGTCAGTTGCCGATAGCCCTTGTCGGCTTCGTGTTGGGTGCGCAAGTAGACCATGATGGTCGCGTCGGCGGGTCCAATGGAGTTGGCCGCGAACTGAAAGAGGTAGGACCAGAGCGGCGAAAAAAACTGATCGCCCATCATGACATACTCCATAGTCCAATAAAAGGCGTCATCCGTCTTGCCCAACAAAATGGCCTTTTCCAGTGACGACAAAACTTCGGGCACCACATAGTAGTTGCGCGTGTGCTTTTGGAAAAGCACACGGGATTTCCGTTCCCACTTCCAGTCAGCCGGCGGCTCTGGAATACCTGACCAGGCGCGCGTCGTCGTCGTCGTTTTGTTTTCTTCTTGCATCGTGTTTTTTTCACTTTTGGAACCCCCTGAAATGGAATGTTTTTTTGAGCACACTCCGATTCGAAATTTATTTTTCCGCCTGGAAATGGTGAAAAACTTATTTTTCTAAGAATAGATGGCGTTAGAAAAGTATTACTTGGTGGAGGACAGCCAAATGCCGGGTGGAAACACCATGGTTGGACCAGTGCACGCCGACTCGCTCGAGCAGTGTGCAGCGATTTGTGACCGCCATAATGCCACGTTGGCCGGCGGCTTTTCACAAGACGGGGCCATCAGCACGGGATATTCGTTTCAACATTGCAATGCGTTCGTGTTTGATCGCGAGAAACGAGTGTGCACCCTGAAAAGCAAACGCATGGGTAATTTCACCCCACAGCAGGGCCATGTCGAATGCGGTATGCACGCCTCCAAGCCGCGGTTTGTGTCTGGATATCGATGGGAATCGCTGGTGAACGAGATCAACACGGCCACGCCCAACATGATGTCTGGCATGCAGAACCAACCATCTGCGCTGTCTAGCGGAGGACCGGCGTGGTCCAACAACAATTGGGGCGTTGTCCAAAATCATTGCACATCGGCGACTGGAACAGCCGGCAGTGGATGCACCCTGCAAGAGTGCCCGGAGAGACAGCTCCAAGAACGAGGTGTGCAGCTCAAGTCTCTTGGCTACGATGTTCGACCAGGAGCCATTATTTCAGCCAAAAATGTAACGACCGGGCCATTTGCGCACGGCTCATGTGCGACTCAGGTGCCGGTGCGAAACATGCAAGAGTGTGCCGATTTGGCAGCCATGCATGCGAACGGTTCGTTTCCCGCGTCTGCACCGTATGGAGGCGCCAACGCCTGGACATTTCACCCGGATTACACCACGTCCCAAGTTACCAGCACCGAAGCGTCCGGCACCTGCTCGTTGGGACACGTGCGTGAACCTTACTATCAAACGCTGACGCCTCAAGACAATGGCGCCATTTCTGGATTTGCATTGCCTTCGCTGTCGCGTGAAATCCAACGTTTTCTCTTTGGTTAATAAAGTTTATTCCAAGCAACACTTTCGTTTCTTTTTTTGCGTGCACTGCTTCACACAGATCACCGCCTGGTCTGATTCGAGCGTGCCCAGCGAACACGTTTCAGGTCGGAACTGATCCAAGCCCCGCGCCATTAACAGCGTGTGAAAACGCACCACCATCTCGCCGAAAATCGTGAGCATCTGGTCGCGCGGTGCCATCGGCGTATCAGATTTCCACCACGAGCGACGAGCTTCTCGTCTCTGGAACACCTCGCCGTCACTCGGGAAAAATTCCACTACACTGCCTTCCAGGAGGCAGGATTCTCGCGTCGACACTTTCCAGTAGGGACATTCGTTCCACAGCCTCGCTTTCTCCTTCATCTCGTCGAGCGTGACCACGTGCTCGGCTTTGTCCGTCTGACACCCCACCAAGCAACACAACGGTAACGTGTCACCGGCGTGCTTGGCTTCGTCGATGGCCAAATTTCTCCAGTAGTCCACGTGCTCCCAGGTAGTTCGGTCAGTGACGTCAAACACGATGGCCACGATGGCCACGTTTCGCAGGTAGGGCGTGATCACCGAGCGAAATCTCTCGGTGCCCGACGTGTCCCAAATGTAGAGGTTGGTGCACCACGCCGGCATGTGAAAAAATTGCGTGAAAAATCCCACTCCGATGGTGGACGCAATCTCTTGCAAATCCCGCGCGGTCAAACAGTTGAGCATCGACGTTTTTCCCGTGGACCAGTCGCCCAAAATCGCCGATTTCACCCGATAATCTATCACACCAGAAAATCAGGCGTTTGCACCCTGCTGTGAATTGAAAACCTTACTTGGACGTTCATCGGAGACACCGCCGCCTGTTTCCATCGTTTTATCACTTGTAGAGATAGTTTTCACGCTTGTTCGAACATGTCCTATTTCTGAAAAAATTCTGGAAAAAAGTCATTTTGGTCGCGTTTGGAAAAAGTTCAAATTCTTCAAGCAAAAAAAATTTTTGGACCTCAAAAAAAATTTGGTCAAGACCAAAAAAAAAAAATTTGAGATCAGGATTTTGGGTTGGTGAAAAATTTTTCAAAATGGGGAATTTCAGGAAAAAAATTTCAGGTGTTTATTTGAGCTCACAAATCACCCGGACCAACACTGGGTTGTCGTTTCCACACACTGAGAGGTTGTTGGCCTCACATTGATACACCACAGTGAAGCCCAAAGTTTCCAGCTCCTGGATGAGTTCGTCGAGGCGGATGAAACGCCGATAGTGTCCACTAATGCTGGCGTTGGGATCACCGGCTGGATCAGGCGTGCCCAGCTTGTAAAGTGGATCGTTGATGCTGCGGGCTTCGATGAAAAAGCGCCCGCCAGATTTCAGGTTGCGCGCCACCCACTGGTAAAGTCGCGATGCGTCCGCCTTGGTGATCGAGTGAATGCTGAAACGAGAATACACATAATCCAAGTCGGTGCACTCGGTAATGTCGCACACGTCGCCCAGCACATAGGTCTCGTTTGGTCCCTTGGTCGCATTGTTTCTCTCGATTGTGCTGCTTGCTTGATCGATGCCAATCACCTGCAAACCTTGACGCGCAAAAAACTTGGAATCCCGCGCCGTCCCACAGCCCAAGTCCAACAGGCGCTTGGAGTCGTCAGAGTCAGAGCAGATGTGATCCCACACAAACGTGGCGAATGACGAGGGTTCACTCGGCACCTGCGCCGATTGTTTGGCATAAAAATCCGTCCAAAACTGCACTTCGCTCATGGTTTATTTGGATACAAAGATTTTACTCGCCGGGTGCCCACAGGGTGAAAAGGCATCGGCGACTCCCTCGTGAGCCACGCGCTGGTGGACTGGGGGTAAATCGACGTTTCCGTAAATGTTGAGCAACACATCGAGCGCGTGTTCAGGAACCCGCATCGGTTTTCCGGCGAAATCCAGGTGTGTGTCACCCGTGAAAAAGGCGTTGGCGTCGAACGAGTTGAACTTGTAGGGGTTGTTGACCACTTCCACCGTGCCGTCGTCGCGAGGTCGCACACAAAAAATGTCGAGTTGCAGCCCGTTATGCCATTTGTGTTGTGGATTGTTGCGACCCCACTCGACGTAGTTACTGCATCGGTCGCGCAGTTTGGGGGTGGTCCACGATGGATAAAACGGATCGCTTTCCGCGTCCTGGAAAAACATGTCGTCTGGAATCTCACGCTCCAGTGCCTGTTTCAAGCGCGGCAAATCTTCCAAGGCAATCACCACATCGGCGTCGAGGTCCCACGGGATAAAACCGTGATGTCGATAGGCGCCGAGCAACGTTCCAAAGGCCAGGTTGTATCGGATGCCGTGTTTTTCACAAATGTCGTGAAACACGTGCAGCATTCGTGTCATGACCAGTTGACATTGTTCCACTGGAGTGCGGCCGTCTCGGCGGCGATCAACAGGGTGCATTTTATCTTTGATAAGAGATAAAAAGCATGAGCCGTGTCGTTCATGTGAGGCAACACGGAAACCAGCGCATCACCACGCGTGTGGGTAGAAGTGCTCCAATCCAGGCGCCGCTGAAAAAGCCCAAAATGCGTCCGCGGCCCAAGAAAGTCCAGCGTTCGCGACAAGCGCCAGCCCCCGACGTTAGACCACATGCTTCGGCATCAAAAGTTGAAATCCAGCCTGTGGCACCTGGCAGTGCCGAAGAAGATGACGACGACACTCTCTCGACCAGTGACTTTAGTGTTTAGTAAAAGTTATAATTCACCACCTTTTTCTCAATGTCGCTGAAACTCTCTGATTGTCGCGCAAAGCCCGGCCGATGAAACAACCACGTGTCCTTCTTTTGCAATCGTTTCCAAAATTGGTCGATGGCAAATGTGTGGTAAGCGCCTCCGTTGATGAGACCATCCACGGCCGCCTGAAAATTTTCAATCAACACGGGCAAGTAAGCCGATTTCACTATGTATCCCGTGGTAGTGGCCGCCTCGGACACTTTGTGAAAACCACCCACCCGAGTTTTCACACACGGTTCGGATGCACACTGGAATCCCCACTCTGATGCCGTAAACAAAATCACATCCCACCCTGCTTGGCTCCGCACCAACATGTCGAGACTCTCCTTCACCGCGGCGGGATCCATTTTCCAGCAAAAGTCGTCTTCCATCAGGGTGAACCATTTTTCTTGGGTGCCCTGCTCACACTCGGCCCAACAGTCTTTCAGCACCTGCAAATGACTCATGCCACACCCGATTTCACCGCGGCTGCATTCGATGGCCCGAAAACGATTGACTTGCACGCGCGGACTGACGGCTTGGTATCGTTTCAGCTCGCTCAAGAACTCGGCGTTTCTGTCGCGTCGTCGATCCAAGTTGATGTAATGCACGCATTCCATGAGTTCGGGTAAAAAATGTGAAAACACCCGTTCGTAGCCGGCGACCATGGTCTCCATTTTCCAGGCGTCCGGAAACGTGCAATTCGATTTGGCCGGCGCGTCAATCACCTGTTTCACCATGTCTGAGAAAGTGCGCGGCGAGTGCTCGCACACATGCACCAGCGGATGGTGTTTCCACTCGGGCACACCTCCCACCGGCGTGATGATCACGTGGCGCTTGAATTGAATGGCCTCCATCATGGTATTTGGGAGCCCTTCGATTGCGCTCGGAATAATTACCACGCGCGCACATTGATACAAAAATCGAGGCTCTTCCATTTGGCCCAAAAACACCACGCCTCCTTCGCGTTCTTGGTTGTCCTGCACTACCTGGTCGTAGAGTTCACCTTCACCGGCAGCCACCACGGTGGCAACCTCTTTACATTGCAAAGCAATGTCTACCAGCCACTGCGGACGTTTCTCGGGTGAAAACCGGCCGATAAAAGCCACAATCGGTTTCAGACCACGCAATTGGTGTTTTTCTTTCCAGGCGCGGAACTCCAAGCGGTGCACTTTTTCTTTCTCTGGCACTCCGACCCAGACGGTGCTCGCGGGCGTCTGCACCTGCTCGGCGAGCGCGGGATAACAGGTGACCACGTGGGAAATGTGCTGCGCCAAGCGACGATGCTTCTCCAAGTGCACGTGGTTAAAGTGTTGGTCTACAATGTGCACATGGGGACACGCGTGTTTGATCGACTCGATCGAACGCCAAAACAGCGAAGCGCCGATGCCCCAAATGAGGGAAATGCGATGGCGTTCGATGAATTTCACCAACGCCTCTGGGTCAGTCAAGGTCACGATGGCGCGGCAGTGGGGTCGGAGTCGGGGTGACCAATCGGTCTGATTGCTGGGCACATGTGAGCCTTGCACGCAATAAATATTTTTCCAACCGTATTCGCGGTTCAATCCCTTGGCCACGGCAATCACCACCCTGGATCCGCCGCCGGCCACCAGGCTTGGCACGATAATCAATAAATTGCCGGCGTGTTTAAGCATTTTTTCATACACCGAGATTTTCTTTTTATTGCAAAGCCGAATAAAGACGTTCGGTGCGTTGGAGAGCTGCCACCAAAGCCGCGCGGATTTCAATCAGCTCCTGCTTGACCACCTGATTGGGTCCGGCCGGCTGCACCGGAGGCGAGGGTTGACCCCCAACGGGCCCCTGTTGTGCCGGAGGCAGGGACTGGTGGACCGGAGGCTGTGGTGCTTGGCCCACTTGACCCCCTTGAGGCGCATGCTGAACTTGGCCCACTTGTGCCGGAGGCAGGGATTGTTGCGCCGTTTGAGCCGGAGGTGAGGACTGTTGGGCCGCAGGCTGCTGCGCCAAAAATGCGGCTGCAATTTGACCGCCCTTGGAAAAATTAATCTTCAAGGCATTCTGGTCGGCTCCCTTCACTTGCTCCACCTGTTGCAGTTCCTGATTTGGCGACAGCTTGGTTGTGTAAAACTTGAAAGTGGGTAGATCGGTGACGTCGGCCGCCACGGCAATGTCTTCGGACTCGTCGACGTCCACCTTGAAACAGGCAATCTTACCCGCTACACTCTGAGCCAGGCTCTCATACAGTGGTGCCATCTGCTTGCATGGCCCACACCACTGGGCACCAAACTGGATGCACACCAGCGGCGTCGGTTGTGACTGCACAAACTGTTGCAAAGTGAATCCAGGATTCTGGGCGCTGCTCAAAGGTTGCACTACGCTCGCCATCTTTTTTCTATCCAGCACGTGGGAAATTTGTGCAGCGGAAAAAAACGACCCTTTAGTTTTCGGCGGCGATCACTTGGCGCTGGAGAATGTTGAGGCAGTCCTGCCACTCGGTGTCGTTTTCAATTAGTTCGCCTGTGAGTTGGCTGACTTTGTCGTGTAGCTTTTCCAAGTCCACCTTGGAGTGTTCCAAGCGCAAAATTTGAGGCTCCAAGTGATTGAGAAAAATGTCAATGCCACTAAACATTGAGAACTCGGTCCACAAAAACCAGTGAGAGCCCAACACTTGGCGACACAGTTGACGCAATTCCACCATGCTGGTCACCAGATCGTGCACAGTTTGGAGCACTTCGCTTTCGACCTGTTCGCGCGACGGCGCGTCTTTGGGCACGCGATACGCCGCCTGCATGGCCATGTTGGCCAAAAACACCTTGAACAGGGTGCGATAAAACTGGCCCCACACGGCATAAAACGAGTTTCCAGACATGGAATCGGTGGCATCCAAGATGGACGTGTGGTAGAGGTTGGCCCAATACTCGTAGGAAAATTGAGCCAACTCCAACGGCGAATCTTCGGCGGGTTGCAAAAGTTTCACATAATGCCGCGAGATAATGTAGGCTAACGAGGGTTCACTCTCGAGCAGCTCGCCATACTTGAGACGCACCCGTTCACACACTGTGATAATGTCAGTGTGGTTACCTTCTCGAACGCCGGCGGAAATAGCGCTAAGCTCATCGTCCAGCTCCGGGTGTTGTCGGATCAATTCGGTCATCCGCGCGGTATACGGGTTGTCCAGCACCTTGAGTTTATCTTGGGGGTCCACCGTCATGCCCAAGCGAATGGCCAAGCCCCGACAGTGTTCACACACGCAATCAAAGCCACACTGCGTTTTGAGCTTGGAGCGCACAAAGAGGTGGTCGGAGAAATCAGGGATGTGGCGAATGTAGGATACCGTGATTTCGTCGCCCTTTTTCACGGGTTGCGTGCTGATGGTATACATACCACCCGGCGTGCCCACGCGGATGCAGTTCGGTCGACACGAATGATTCGTTCGTGCAGACATGGGATACAACCCCACGGCAAAGCGATTTTGCGTGACCAACGTGGCACAATACAACGCGTTGGCGCACACCGCTTCATAAAGTCGCGCGCACTCTTCGAATTTCAGCCAAGGGTCGAGCAGGCTTCGGCGGACACCGTAAAATGCCAGGGTGTGCATTACCGCGCGGAAGGCCTCAAAGGTCATCGCGTCCGCCGAAGTGTCCTGGACCTTTGGTCGATCTGAGCAATACCCACCTTTGGCGAGGGGTGTGACCATCGACTTGGCCAAAGCGGGTTGACGTAAAATCAGCATGGCGGTCAATTGCAATTGGTTCCGATTTTCAAAGCCGTCCAAGATGGGGTTCACGTGAGGCCAGCCGGCTTTGAAATAGGCATTTTTAGCGCCAGTGGAATTTTCAACTTCCTCGCGATTCACCGTGGCGGGTGGACATTTGAACGTGAGGAGTGGCACATACACGGCGGGCGTTTCCTTGAGCAGCGTGGTGCCCGCCGGTAGATTGTATCGGGCACGCAACGTGAAGGACGACTCACCAGGGTCAGAGTAGTTGGGCGTTGAAACAATCTCCAACAAATCGTCTTGGGGTGGATCCGCCAACTCCATGCTGCGGATGGTCACTGTCGGTGAGTAGGGACTGAGTTATTGTTTTTTTCAGAAACGAGAAAGAAACAGAAAACCTTCGGTAAAACATGAGCCCTTTTTCATTTTCAATTTTTCGACATGAGTGCCCGAAAATATTTTATCAGCGGTGGAAAAATTTTTGGGCCTCGCTTGGCGTCGGCACCGATCCCCATTCCACCGCCCGCCGACTCTGATCACGAGCAATGTTTGTGCTGTTTTCACTGCCCTCATCGGCAACAATACCGCCGCCCTGATGCGTTTCCAGACATTGGCCTCTATTACGAGTGCGATTTGCAAGAGCACTTTCACAACAAATAAATCTTGACTTCACCCTAGAGATGGACTCGGACGAATTTGACTTTGACCCGCTGGGTTTCGACGCCTTTCCTCAGCAAGGTGGTGGATTTCGGCAGGAGTCAGATGAGAATCCATTCAATTTCCAAGAGGATGGTCAGGCTGATGTGTTCTCGGATTGGTCCGACGATGATCCATTCAAGCCTCAAGGTGTGATCAACGACGACGACGTTGAAATGGTGGATCTCGTCGATGTATCTGACAATAACTTTTTGGACTGGTCAGACGATAATCCTTTCAACCCTGGAGGTGATCAGTTTGGTGTGGAAGAAATGCGGGATGGTGACGACGACAATCTGGAGTTGATCGATTTTAGCGATGTCGAATTTGAAGAATTGCCGGCGGAGCAAGCCGTGCAATTTGGCCAATGCGAAGATATTGCTCGTCCTATGCAAGATAGGACCATCCAATTTCCGGTGCCCATCATTTATCGTGCCCTGTTCAGTCCGGTGCTGAACGCGTGGATCAAGAAGACGTTCAAGAACCAAGAGGAGAAACAGCAGGAGGCGCGATGTATGTTCCAGCGTTGGGTTTGGCTTCGCCCGCCGGGTAAATTGGCCAAAGGGTCCAACAAGAAACCAGCTGGACTCTTTCTGTGGGATCCCGCCCTGATTTTTACCCAAGCTTTGTGCGAGCGCGGCGACAATGTGCCGGCTCTGCTAGGGGCAATTGAGAGAAACTCCAAGGATGTGGTCATCTTGACCCACACGGATATCAACCGGATCGTGCACGACTCCCACATGGATTTCTTGCAAAGCGGTAGTGCCTACAATACGCGCGCATACTTAGGTCAACTCGTGAACAATCTACGGAGCACTCAAAAGAAACTCAGCGAAAAGACAGCACTGGTGGATCCTCGTCTTCCGGCAGACATCAAAACCACCGCACAAACCATGACCGAAGGTAAAACCCAAAGTTCAAAACCGACGGCTGAACGCTTACGAACGCTGCTCACTCAAAAGATGAAGGATTACGTCGAGTTTGTGGTAAATGATAACATTTTCAAGAGTGATCAAAATCGCGACAGATGGAAATCCCATTTGCAAAAGTGGCAGCTAGTAGATTTGAAGGGATGTAAAGTGCGTCCAGAGGCGATCAAAGTTGTCAGTGCGAACAAGGCGTTTACGGACGACGAAGACGGTGAACTTGACGAAGACGATCAGGAGATTCGGGCATTTTTGAAAAAGCACCCACAGAAAAAGGACAAAGTCTCCTATCGCAGAAAGCTACTCGCGGGAAATCCAACGAACCAGGTGTTCAAGGTGTTGAAAAAATTGGGCATTTTTCCACACACTCCGACTGCAAGTGAAATGCAAGATGTGTTGCCCTTTCTGCTCAAGGCCATGCCTTTGGCATCGGCTGACGATGTCGTGCCATCCCTGATTGAATTTTATCACGTCGACAAAAATGACCCCGTGCAAATGTTGCCGTTCGAATTTTTCGAGGCCGCTTGGATAGCGCGCCAAGCCCAATCGTGCCAATCGGGCCCATCGGCCCCAATGCGAGCACGGCAACAACCCAAGCAACCCAAAAAGCGCCTGGAACGAGCGCCGCCGAGTGCCAACGAAACGGGCCCGAATGTTCAAGCCCGCCGCATGGTCAAGCGGCGCGTGAAAGAGCAATACGTGTGGGATCCCGAGAGTGTGATCAGGCGCGATGGTCAAGTGCAGACACGATATTACAAACCCAGCAACCCGAAACGAGAATTCTACATCCTGTGCCAGGAGTGTGACGAGGATTCAGATTGGCCACGCGACGCCGAACATGCCACCGGCGGCATCATCTCGACCATTACCAAGGGAATGACCCAGCGGCCGACCATGGCCATTTTGGGAAACACTGGACCTTACAATCAGCCACCCGCCTACTTTAGCTTTGAAGGTTGTCGCAAATGCCGCGAACCTGTCAAACGTTTACAATAAAGCGCTTCACTTTAATAACACCTTCAATTCGTCCATGCTCAGCTCAGCGCGTGATTCCTCGCGCACAGGGGCGCCCAAAATCACGTGGGCCAAGTCGTCCTTCTCGTGACACAGTTCCAAGATGCGGTCTTCCACCGTTTTCTTGGAGTCCTCGTCGCCTTTCAGCGGGCGCTCACTGAGCAGCGTGTAACTGTAGACTGGTTTCGTCTGACCGGGTCGATACACTCGCCGCTCGGCCTGTTGTTGTGCGACGGCATTCCACCAAATGTCCAGGAAAATCACGTGGTTCGCTTCGGTGAGGTTGAGACCAAACGCACCCACGCGCGTGGTCATGAGCAGGATGCGGGTCTTGGGTGAGACTCTGAAATCCGCCAACGCCGCCTCGCGTTTTTTGCCCGTCACCCGACCGTCCACTTGGGCAATGCCCACGTCGGGAAAGTGCTGGGCCAAACACTCAGCCAGCAGATCCAGGGCCGAGGTGAACATGGAGAAAATGACCACCTTGTCGGTGACTGGAATACCACGAACAATGTTGACAATTTCCAAAAGTTTGGGGCTTTTCAAGCCTGCCGTGCCAGCTTTGTCATGCACCCACGTCTTCAACTGCCCCGAGAAGAACTTTTGCAACTCCACATCAATCTCGGGAGCTTGAACGTCCAAAGGACCCGAAGGGTCTGCAACAGTCTGCTTAGACCCTTCGGGGCCGCCGGTTGACACCATCAGGTGCGGGGCGATGCAAGTTTGGCGGAGACGCAACAACATCTTCAGCACGCCTGAATAGGATGCGGCGCCGCTGAGCACGTCATCATACATCTTGCGAGCCATGCGCTTGACGTAATCGTAGGCCAGCGTGTTTCGCATGTCGAGCACCACCTTTTGTTGCACGCGGTGAATGGGCGGCAGGGTCACCAGGGTCTCGTCGTAATCCATCGACAGAATGTAGTTGTTGAGTTGGTGTTCCTGCATCCAAAACGCATACCGCTTGGCCCACTCCTTGGCGCGAGTCACCCCAGTGTAACCACAAAAGCGAAGCTGGCTCCAGATGTCGGTGCTCTGATTGACCACCGGCGAACCCGTCAGGCAATACTTGAAACGCCCATAAATGGCCATCATATACTGGTAGGTCTTGGTTTTGGGATTGGCGAAACGAGTGGACTCGTCTGCAAACACGCGCTCCCAAGGCGTCTTGAACAACACGGCCAGACCACGCGCGCGTGGATCGTCGGACTGGGCGCGGGTCCGCGGCTTCACCGAGAGAATGCGCCGTTTCTCGTTGGCGTTTTCAGCAAACTCCAAGTTAGCCTCGTGGTAATTGCCCTTTTTACACGCACTGGAAACGGTGTCGTAAGAGACCACCACGAAATCGTAATGCACAATACCCTCCCGACTCAAGTCGTCCATGGCGCGGCGTGACATGTAGTCTTTGTCCAAAAACAGCACACTGATTTCCTGGCGACTGGCTGCCGATGACATAGAAGGCACAGGAAGCCGCTGAGGCACAGAAGGCGCCAATTTGAAAAACTTGTGAAATCCGCTGCGCACCCATTCGGCCATCACCGCCTTGGACGAGATGATTAACGTTGGAAATCCGGTGGGCTCGCGATGATCAGCCGGGCGAGGTGAGAGGAGAGCGTGCGCGATGGACGTGAGCGTTTTTCCAAGGCCCATTTCCATTCGAATGATGCCGCCGGAAATGCCGTGAGTCTTGTTGTCAACGGCCCGTTCTTCCAGGGCCTGCATGAATTTGAGGGCGGCCACCTGGTGATCGTGCAAGCGAATCTCGGTTTGACCATCAAAGGTGACCAACGGCATCTGAGGCCGGAGCGTTTCACGAATGGCACAGTGACGCGCGACCACCTTGCCAGCCATGCCCGAGTGAATCAGAAATGCGGCGCCGGCGTTGTTGATCACCCGACAAACGGGATCACCCAGTGCCACCTCCTGGCCCACGAGCACCATCCAGTGAACGAGCTGAAAAACGTTGGAACGCGAATCCGGCGGCGACTGAAACACAAAGGTGCGCGGCAGATATCGGCGGATAGGCAACGGTCGATAGTGCCAATGCTGCCACACCATGTGTCGGACATACTCGTTGGACGCCGCGGCGCGAACCAGAGCGGTGAACGAGAAATGGTTGAGACTCTCGGCGCTTTCCAAGCGGCGCTCACAGATGGCGTCGATCAAATCCGAGCCACACACTTGGTCACGCTCGAGTTGGAGCCGTTCGGCGCTCAACGTTTCCGCGCTGGGCGTCACCAAGGCCGACACATCTGGCATCTGCTCAATCACGTGGGCAATGGTGGCGGCCGCCTGGTGGTTCTTGGATTTCTTGAGCAAGCGCTGCGTCTCTTCTTCCATCAACTCGTCGAGCGCCTTTTCGAGCTCGTCAAATTCGTCGTCTTCATTTCGAAATCTCCGCATTTTTTTTCAAAAGCCCCTATCGCAGGTGAAAAAATTCGAGTTTTGAAACAGGATGAGTTGGATTTTGAAAGTGCTGCTTCTGTTGGCCGGCGCATTTTTGCCAGTGCTCGGCTTGCCCCTGATTTTCTTGGATGGCCTTTTCCACACTTTCACTCCAGAAGCCGGGTTGCGCGAACAAAGTCCCGACTGGATCATCGCGCGAAATGCATGGGGTGGTGAGGGATTTTCCGAAACGGTGCACAAGGCCATGGGTGTATTTCTTTTGAGCTCATCGGCTTGGGTATTCTATCAACACTTCTTAGTCGAAACACCGAGTTCTTGGTGGATGAGGTTTTATTTAAAGGGAATCATGCCTATCACGCTGCTGATCATCGCATTGGCGATTGTGTTAAAAGCCGTTTACGGTGGCTACTCATCGGAGCAGGTAGCATTTTTGTAAGGAATAAAGTTTTCACCATACCGTTGAAGTCTGCGCTTGTAGAATGATTGAATCCTAGACTTATAATTTTGCAACTGAAAGTAACGCTCCGCAATGCCTAGTCCAGACACTTGCCATTCATTAGCTTTCAGGAATACAGGACATTGCAACACGTGATGTTTCCAGCGAAACAAACCACGACATTCGAATGGACAATGGTAACATTTGAATCCTCTGCAAAGAAATTTAAGGTGACGGTGACGATCGTGGGTAGCAATTCCAGATTCGTTACACTTTACACACATCCAAAGTTGGCGGTCACAATGCCACTCGTGTTGCATCAATTGCCACGGACCGTTAAGACCAGACGCTGAGAAATCGCAACCCTGATTTTTGCAGTGCCGGACTTTCAAGTCACAATGTTTCTGGTGGTCTTCGAGCACCGAAAGGCGGACCATGTCACCACACAATCGACAGAGACATTTCCGCGCGTGTTTCTTGTAAGGCACCAAAATATTACCCTTCCACGACCCAGACCACCATTTTCCAGTCGATACATTGGAATCAAATGCGTGAATTGTTGCACAGAGAGTGGTATACTTGGCCAAGATTCCCAGTCGGCGATAATGGAAGGCTTTTTGATAGTCGTTCAGCACGTGAAACATGCTGTGCGCTTTCAGGCAACTGATCCAGTCGCGTGGACTCACATATTTCCAAAGAATCAGGCGCAACACATCTTTTGGAAGCAAATCCATGCGGCCCTTTCAACACCAAAAATTTTTAACGAATCCGCGTGTTCCTTTCAATTTGTTGCAGACTGTTCAGGGTGGCCCTTTGCCAGGCTTGTTCACGGACCTTTTCCTGTTCTTCACGTTCCTTTTGGGCCTTCTTCTGTTCCACGTCATACTTGAAAAGGGTTCGCATCAAAATGTATAACACCGACACAATGATACCAGCCTGCACCAGGGCGCCGGCGAAATCGCCCACGTCCAACACGGCCGATCCCACTTTCCAATTGTAGTCGCGCCAGTTTTGACCAGTGACTGAAAAAAGAAGCGGCGACAAAATGTCACTATTGAGGCTCTTCACGAAATCGGTGAACGCCAACCCCATCACGGTGCCGACCAAAAAGGTGAAAATGTTGTAATCGATACTGAGCTGGGCCAAATTTTGAACAATGGTCCGCGGCGACAATGCGTTGGCCACATTTTTCACGGTATCCACAACCTGCGCCATGGTCTGCTTATACAACGAGAAAATATCTCCACGGTAAGTTAGGAGGACACCATGAATTGGCAGGCCATTTTGAAAAGTCTCTACGGTGCTGTTCTCGCCGGTGCATCGTTGGCGCTCTTGAACAGGCCCGACGCAGCACCCATTACGTTCGCCGTGCTCACCGGAGCCATTGTGCTCGGCGCCCTGCTCATTTTCTACAACAGACCATCGACGCCTGGACCAGCGCCGCCGGCCGTCCCGGCAGAATTCAATCAACCTCCGATTGTGCCTCCGGCACCTGTGCTTAGAGCACCCGCGGCACCTCCAACACCTGGAACACCTGGAACACGACCTGCTACGATACCTGCGGCACCAACTGCACCTATGGCACCAACTGAAAACATTGTGATGACTCCGACCACGCCCGCTTCTCCACCGCCTGCAACAGGAGCCGAAGGTGTTACAAGTGTCATCTTGCCTGGTGTTGGGCAAGCACCAGCGCCGCCGCAGACAATGACCTTGGAAGAGTTTGAAAAATGGGCACGGGAGAATGACCCTCAACTTTTGGAATTCTTGCAAATGACACAACCTCCACAACGTCCGCCAAGCGGCCCGCGTCAGCGCGAAGGTCAAAGGGAAGGTCGGCGGGAGGACCAGATGCCTCCAGCGCCCCAAACGACACCCGATCCCATGCCGGCGCCCGTCTCAAGTGAAACTGGCTCGAGCTTGACGCCGGCCGAAGCTCAGCAGATGCTGGATTCACACAATCTCCGACGCGCGCGCTTCGGAAATGGCCCGCTCACGTGGGACCCGGAAATCGCGCGAAGTGCTCAGGCGTGGAGCGAGCAACAGGCGGCGATGGGGCAAATGCGACACTCATCGGGAAGTCCCTACGGCGAAAATCTCAGTTGGTCGTCGGGGATGAACCAGACGCCTGAAGACATCTTGGTCGGTTGGTCAGACGAAGAGGAGCCGTTTTACGATTACGAGAGCAACAGCTGCAAGGGAGGGGTATGCGGCCATTTCACGCAGGTGGTTGATAGGCGTAGCACGCGTCTGGGGTGCGGTAGAGTGAAGAAAGGTAGAGAAACCTACTGGACATGCCAGTATTCTCCCGCGGGCAATATGAGGGGGGAACGACCCTACGTGAAATAAAGATTCGTTTCCAGAAAAGTGAATTTGAGTTTACACGTCATGAAATCAGGCGTGGTGGCTCTTAGAGTAACTCAAATACAGGAAAATGTCTGAGAACAAGAAAGTCAACAAGACGGTCGGCAAGCGCAATGCCAACAAGAAGACGGCCAAGGGCGTCGCCGAAATCACCAACCCTGGTCTGCGTCGCATCGCTCGTCGCGGGGGTGTGAAGCGCGTCTCGGAAGCGTCTTTCGACGAGAGCCGCGCGCTGCTGGGAGAGTTTCTCAAGTCTGTCGTTCAGGACGCGGTGATCATGTCTGAGGCCGCCGGTCGCAAGACGGTGACCACCAACGATGTGGCTTACTCGTTGAAGCGTCAGGGTCACGCGCTCTACGGATACAACTGAGCAACCAAATAAAAATCTCAAGATTAGAACAAAAGCATGAACAAGGCACTTTTAATTGGAATCAATTACACGGGCACCCGCAACGAGTTGCGCGGATGTCACAACGACGTAAACAATGTTTTGACATACTTGAAAGAACGGTTCGCCGTGGTCAATGTTGTTCAACTTTCTTCCCTAGGCACTTCGCGTGACACCCGCGACGTCGACAACGCCAATGATGCACCGCATCACGAGGAGGAAACCACGGCGTGTGGTCGTTGCCTGCCCAAGCGCAAAAGCAAGGTGCGCGACAGTCCTGGCCTCGCCGATCTGAAAGAGCCAGAGCCGCTCGACAATTTGGACATGGCGGGCGAAACACTGGAGGTGGTGGTGCTCACGGACAATCAGGTAGGTCTCCACAACCCGACCAAGCAACACATTTTGAACGGATTTCACTGGCTCACTCGCGGGGCCACCTCAGAATCTCATCTCTTTTTCCATTACTCAGGTCATGGCAGTCACCAGCGCGATCGCAGCGGCGACGAGGAGGACGGTCAAGACGAATCGCTGGTGCCCGTCGATTTTCACCGCGCCGGCTGCCTGATTGACGACGACGTCCGCCGGCACTTGGTGGACCCCCTCCCAGAGGGGTGTAACCTGCGCATGATTCTGGACTGTTGCCACTCAGGCAGCGGCAGCGATTTGAAGTATTGCTACCGCGACGTGGACGTGCTGCGAAACGATTCGCGACCGCACACCAACGCGCGGCAACACGAGACCAAGTGCGACGTCATTAGTTGGAGCGGGTGCATGGACAAGCAGACGTCGGCCGACGCGTGGATTTCCGGCAAGTATGCCGGCGCTTTGACGACCACCTTTCTGGAAATCATGCGCGACCCGCATCAAGACAAGAGCTACGAGGCCATTTACCAGACACTGCTGCAGCGCCTGAAGAAAAATGGATACACCCAGCGACCCCAACTTTCCGCCGGAAAAGTCGTGAACTTGGCCGGCGAATTTGACTTGTTTTGAAAAAAATAAACTTGATTTTTTTTTAAGGCTTCCTGCAAGATGCAGGTCAATCAATTTTTTCTGGATGCCATCCCCCAATCAAAAGTGATGGAAAAACTCGGTAGCGATGCTGCTCAATCGGTCACACTTAACGCGGCAACTCACACATTCACATCCACGACGTTAGTTTTTGATGAAACGGGCTGGTGTCGCCTCCCTCATGCAGTTCTTTGTAAAATGACTCTTATGATCTCTTCGGATTCAGTCCCCATTGAAGACGATTGGCCAGCTCTTCAATTTAGCACCGTAGAGCTCATCACAAATCACATGGTTATTGAAAATCAGCCCCTTTTTGCCGGTGATTTGATGAGCCGTTTCCTGTATGGTTCCTCGGACCAAACGGTAAAAAATCGCCATTGTTGGGAGATACCCCTCCATTTCTCTTTTAATGGTGACCATGTGACCCCGACACCCTTTTACGCGACCATTCAGTTACGTCTCGACCATCTGTATGAAGCTGTGGCCGCCAGATACAATTGGACGTGCAAGTGTGAAACAGTGTCAAGTGAACTACTGTCGCCGAGCTGGGTTTACAAGGATCACCACAGATCGATGTTTCAGATGAATCACCGCATGTTCCGATGTGAAGGGCCAGACTCCAGTTTCATGTTGAAACTGCATGGAACGTGTCCCTGTTTATGTTTCGGATTCTTTAGCCGAGGCCAGCGCTTGGAACGAGACGTGTTGCAACGACTGCATATTACCACCGAAGACAAGTATCCTATCATCTTGGTGGAAGACGCTTCCACAGTGCATGGCAAAAATCCCCAACAATTTCCCTCGCCATCACCACGACCAAGACGTAATTACACAACATTTGACACCAAGAACACCACTGTGTTTCCGGTGGAAATTTGGGCCCGCATTTTCGCACACTTGGACAGTGGACCAGAGTGTGAAGCTCTCCAACAGACATGCAAATATTTGTGGAACATTAGCCATCGAGACTTGATCGCCGACGATATTCATCGAATTGCCGGCGCTACTCTGCCGGGCTGGTATTTTATCCCGTTCAATACCTCTCGGCTGGATGCCTATCAGGGACCAACGCTTCACCTGACAAAAGTTGAACTGCGCTTAGAAGTCGAGTTTAAGCGGCCATTCAGCGGAACCATGGTCGTGTTTTGGGTCAATTACAATCTCTTACACCATCGAAATGGGCTTTATTCATTAACTTATCATTTTTGATTGAAAACCACGTCGTCGGTATTGGGAATATCAACTTTAAGAAGTAAGCTGTCATGAAATTGTGCGTTGGGATGCGTGGATGTCCACTCTAAATCGTTTGGATGATTTTGCATCACTCCTGGGGCCAAAACAAGGAACATTCCCGTATCTTGCGAAGCACGCGCGACAATACTTGGAATCCATTCCAGTGGCGACTTGTCATGATTTACCAAGCCTGACCAGATTCGCCGACCTTCCATTTCAACATGCATCAGCAAGGGTTTAGACATTTCACCCCTTTGGTCTGAAATAAATTTCACACTTTTCCGATTTAGCACATCACGTGTGGGGATTGCGTGAAATCTGAGCCATGACCAGCAGCGCTCAATTGCTTCACTCTTACAACACCCAATTGATGTCCAACCCGACCGTTCGGGATTTGGTAGCTTCAGTTTCACAAGACGCACAGAATGAGACCATCGACTTGGTGGAAAGCTTTGACAGTGTCACACGAAAAGCGGCGGAGATTCCAGACACGGGAGAGGCCCGGCGGCAAATTATTGGTTGGTTGAACCAAGTGTATTTCACCCAACTCATCTTGTCGTTACCCACCGAATGGTGGTGGGAAATGCACACCCGTATTCAAAAACTCATTGTGGTGAGCATGGTGATAGAGGGGGCCAACCTGCGTTCTTTCGGAGCGGTGCCTCAAATTGATGACATTCCCCAGTGCCTGATTGAGTTGCCGACGGTTTTGAAGAACATGCGGTGGAAATTTCCCTCTCTGCGCAAGCGATACCTGGAGATGGCCGAAGAGCTTGAATCCGATTACTTGCGCTTGTATACCCAATAAAAAAGCTTTATTCATCATCCATGATTTCCACCGCGGGTGTTTCGCTTGTCGGCTTGGTGGGCAGATACATGCGATCCAGTTCCGCCTGAATCTGGTCGACGCTGGGAATCAGGCGGCTGATTTCTTCACGACTGGGCACAGTCTGGTCGGCTCCATGAGACGGGACTGGGATACTCGTCATCACCTGGCCTCCAGAAGGCCCGGTGGGATCAGGTGTCGGCGCGGCGTTGATGAGTTGCTGTGTCTGTTCCGCGAGGGCCTTGTGTTCCTCTGGCGTCTGTGTGGATTGAGCTTTGACCCGCTCCATCTCGGCGGCGAAATCGCTGGTTTCGGCAGTGGCCGCCAAAAACTGAGCTTCCAAAGCGGCCTGATTCTCGACCGGCTCGGGCGGCTCAGATAGCATCGGGGTCGATCCGACTCCAGGACTAGGGGAAATACCAGGTGAGGGGGCGGGGCTCCGTTGAGCATCCTCGGCGGCGTCCGGGGTGAGGTGCGGTAGATTTTTTCTGGAAATGGCTTCGCCCAAATACTGATTTCCGTCGCGGACAATCAGGTCACACACACACTTGTTGCCACGCATGCGGGGAAACTTGAATACAATGTTTCGACCTTGCGGCTGCGGAGGACACTCGGGAAATGCAATTTTGCCGCTGACACTGTTTCCGTCCTCGACATACTCGGCCATCACCTGGTAAAGTTCGGCGATGCTGGCAAAGTTCTCGTTTAGGCCCCAGCCGGCGAGGCTGGATTTGATGTCGTTGATCTCGGCCTCTCGCTCTGGTTTGGCTTTGATGTTCTTGGCTTTTTTCTCGGCCTTGAGCGCTTGGCGCTCCTTTTTAGTGGTGGTGCGTTTCAACTGCTTTTTCTTGGACGCAATCCGAGCCATCTTTGCTTGTTTGAAATCACGCTCTGAAAAATAACATGACAGTGCCAACGAAATTTATTTTTTTATCCAAGGGGTCAAAATGTCGTGGTATGCACAAGTTCAAAAGGCAATCGAAGAAGATCGTGACTTACCAAACTTGAATGAAATCTCATGGCCCAGCAATGATCACCTAATTGAACTTTTGAACCAGCTGATTATAGATCACGGGTATTCCAAAGTGATAGCTCAGGTGGCAGAATGGCTACATCAATATCGCAAGATGAGCAAGGAAGATATCATCGAGTCGGCATTTTATCATGGTAATGAAGCCCTGGCTCGAGCTTTTGGTGCAAGTGAGTCAGAAATCATGGATTGGCACACGGCATCTTCGATGACTAATCTCATTCGAGCTGCCATGAAATCACAGGATCCTCACTCCTCGCGGTGGGCAACCCTCGAACAAGTGATGAAAATCTTTTTGCATGGCGGATATTCGTTTCGATTGTATGGTGTTTACAAAAATGTCTTGGAGATGATCGCTAATTACCTCCAAACAGGAACGAGTGATTGGAAGCTTTGGGCACCAAGCATACGGTTTCTGATTGAAAATGTCGGTCTGGATCCACGAGATGGTTATGATGCGCCTCTGGGGCTGGCTTGGGCTGGACACAAGACTGACTTGGAACAATTTATGAGCAACGTATTTAAACAAAAATGCGCAAGAAAAGTTAACAACATGTTGATTTTGAGCGCTCAACGGATTCATCAGGGTGAAATGGCATGCGGGAAAAAGATGAAAATGTTGCCGGTCGATTTAATCAAACGCATCGTTTATCAGGCGCTGGTCTTCGAACTGTGGGACAATATTGACCAGTGCACATTGATCCCTGAAAAGCTTGTCGGACTCGCGCACCTCTTCAAGATCCCGTTCGAGCTCCGGTGCTGCTCGTCCTGCTCTCGTAAAGACTTGTGTCAACGAGTCCAAGAGAAAGTCCAGAAGATGTTACTCTAAACTCCAGTGTATTTGAAATCACACCCTGAAAAGTCTCAACTCTTGTGCACTCGCCCGCGTGCAAATGTGTGAAAGGATTTTGTATGACGCCGAGACAAGGTATCAAATATTGGGATGGAACCCTGACCAGATCTCGTTTGATCAGCTCATGAGACTCAAAGATACTTTTTGCGGATTTTACTTTCATAAGGGACACATCCATCGAGGAATAGATTGCGATGTATCTCATTCACCCTGGTGGTGGGATTCAAAGTGCGACGTAAAAGACACATTTCGGTCGGTGTGTAGTTACATGAACTGCCAAAACTACAAGAGCAGTGTCAATGACTTTATGACGGGATTTACGGAAAAGTCCAAGACTTGGTGTGCCCATTGTCCAGTGGGTCCGACGGGAAGCAACGTATCGGCTGTATTGTGTTTGAAGTGCATAGCCGTCATGAGAAAGCAGGGCTCAAAAGGGTTCCTCCCTCGAATCATACCTCGAAAATAAAACACTTTTATTCAGGTGACATTTCGACATAGCAAGCCGATGGCATGCACATGGTTCTCTGCCAGCCCTTCCAGTTGCCTGATCAGGCCACGAACCTCTTCATAAATGACATTTTCTTGGATCTTCATGGCCAAATCACGCAAATGGGTGAACGCGCGCACCCCATACTCCCGGGCTGTCGGCGGGTCCGTGATGGCGGGTTCCACCTCCTTGAGCGCCAATTGCTTTTCCAGACACAGGAGCGAATCAAAGTTACGCAACGCCTCTAAATACGCCTTTTCGTCGTAATACCGATACTTGGCCAAGTTGAAAAAAAGTTTGGCTGCCTCGTCGTCCATGTCGAAACACTCGGGGCGTGGTCGAAGGCGCTCGGCGTATCCAGGCTGCGACAGAAAGCCCCGCAACATGCCATACGAGCCGCCGGCGATGGCGCCAATCACCAGGCCCGACAGCGTTTTCTCAATGATATCAGGCTTCAACATCCTTGCTCACTTTCTCCCTTCCTGACGGATACAGGAAAATTTCACCGATCGATCAACGTGAAAAAATCGTTTCTGAAAAATCCAAAAAATTTTCATCTTCCAATTTTTTCCAGGCCCCAGATTTTTTACAAAAAAAAATTGTGAGGTCCAAAAAAATTTTCGTCGGATTTTTTTTTTGAGTTCTGAGACAACTTTTTTCCAAATGAGATTTTTCAGAAATGTGTTTTTCTTTCTCGTTGGGTCCTTTCAGCTCGAGGGTGAAATCATTGGCGGATGAACAGGTATACCATGGCGCCGATGGCAAAGCCAATCAGGTGGCTGACAAAGCTCACACCAGGCCCGACGGACGTAGCCGTCATGAAAGCGCCAAACAGTTGGAAGGTGAGCCAAGTGCGCATGTTTTTGCGATCTGCATATTCGAGAAAATAGGCTGCGCTTACACCACTGATGGCCGCCGATGCACCCACGATGCCCACCGAACTCTTGCGATTGAACAAGGTGTATACGAGGTTGGTGCCCAACCCGGCGAGCATGTAAATCAAGAGCAAGTGCGCAGCACCAATCTTGTGTTCGAGCGGTCGGCCAAACTCGTAGAGCGCTGCCATGTTAAAAATCAAGTGGGCCAAGTTGGCGTGGCTAAACATGCTGGTGACGATGCGTTTCCAGTTCTCCGCCGGCGCCTGGTAAAGGTTTCCCGGAACCAGCACGCTATTTTCCAAGGTGACGGACGCGAGGGATGGTGCAAATTGCGGTTGCAGCCCAAGCTCTTTTCTGTTCAACGTGTGCAAAGCGTGCACGAGCACGTTGATGCCGATGAGCGTGTAGACCATCCACGGCTGGCCGGTGCCCTTGTGGTTTTTACTGATACTCATAGCGTCACGTCACGCACTTGGAAGGGTGACTTAACAAAGAACGAGAAAATTTATAAAGGTTTATCCCAAGTCAGGGTGCAAAAAATCAGGATGGTAACACCAAAACGCCGAAGGGTTTTGTCGAATGACCAGAAGGCATATTTCTGACGTAAGACAATTGAGAGGAACATATTCAATAACCGTTGGATCATTGCTAACTGCGATAAAACATAATTCTCGCGTCCGTTTTTCATACGGCAGAAATCTCAACAGTTTTGGTTTGTGTTGTAGACATTCAAGGATTTCGGCATTGGTCGAGTTGTCAAAACATACATAATCCAGTGGATACAATCCATTCCCGAATTGATCTGCAACCTGTTTAACTTCGGCCGTCAATTGACTGGGATGAATGTATGGCACAGCACCGCCGACGCTTGATTTGATCGCAGCGATGCAAACTTCGGGTGTTTGCTTATCCGGTGGGATGTATTTGAGACAATACCCGTTACTTTTCGCAACATCCATGCAGATTTCAGGTGTTTTCCTATCATCAGGGACCTCATAGATGTCAATCGGTGATGATTTGATCTTCCTTAAACATCTGTCAAGTGTTTTGTTTTCCTTTAACAAGGAATTGAAGTGGCGAAAATCTTGACTTGGATTGTTTTTCAAATGTGCTCTTCGTTTGGCTACCACGATTCGCCGCATCACGTTGGATTCAGTCATACCAACCCGATTGATGCGCTGGCACACGTGCAACAACGTCAATTGCGTCGGCAGATCACACCGTGAAAACAGATGATCCCAAAAAGGCACTAGAAACTCCATCGTTAACAGCACGCGCGGAGAGACCCTGATTCAGGCCTGAAATATTTTTTCAGAAATACGGGATTTTTCAAACTTTTGAAAAAGTGTCAACTTGGTTCCGGCAAAAAATTTTGAACCTCAGAAAATTTTTTTTGGCTGACTCCAAATTTTTTTTTGGAAACTGGTTGAGGCCAAGTCAGAAATTTTTCAAAATGGGAATTTCTGAAAAAAGTTTTCAGGCTTTTATTTCCGCATTTGTTCCATGGTGTCGCGGATCACACCGAGTGGTTTGGGGTCGGGGACGACGCGGGTATACATTCCATGCACCCACTGCATTAGTTGATCACGGCCTGTCAAAGGTCCTCTTTCTGAAAGCGGGTTTTCTCGCAGATACTCACGCATGGTTTCACCCCATGGCCGATGTCGCATGGTTTCCGGAAGCACTTGGAAAAAGCGGCGATAGTATTTCTCGGCCTGTGTATCAGGTGTGAAGGCCCGCGGATAGTTGGCTGCCAGCGTGAACAAGAAGAAAAACATGTCTTCGACATACGACGAAAATCCTGCTTCTGATAATTCTTTCAATTTGATGGTTGTCCAGGTGTATGCCGGCATTTTGGCCGCCGGTTTTTTCAATTTCAAGTTGACACAGTCGTGTATGTCCACAAAGAAATCACCCATTTTTTCCGCCGGCACCTGCTCGAGATGCCGCGAAAATCGCCGATACGATTGGCGACAACTCGGACAGGGTAACACGTAACGCAGTGCGTGCGCCATTCGCTTCTGGGCCTGTTTCGCCGCCGGCGGTGCTAACGGGTCCAGGGTGACGCCGTGTAGAAACTCCCACGCAGACCGGCCCCAGCTCACCGGGCAGTCCGTCGGCTCCATCTACTCTGAAACCAAACATCTTTTTCGACGCACTTGCAGGTTGAAGGCTTTGAAAATGATGAGGTATGCCACGTCCTTGGGCAGCCGTCTCAACAAGCACATGAGCGCCACTTTCGGTGCAGGATAGCAGGTAAGATGTGCCAACTCTACGCCCCCGCCACGGGCCCGGAGGCGATCTATTCTGAACATGCAAACATCGCATCGCCCTTCGCTTTTTGCTCGTCGGCCTTTTCGATGTGGTCGACCAATCGCCGTATCAAGCACCCAATGTGAACCCCAATACCGCATTCTCCAATACACACCTCTGTCATTTTGCAATATCCCCCGGCCCGTGTCGAAACCCGTCGCGTGTTTGAAATCTTCTTCCCAAAATAGCTTTTCACCCGCTGGTAAATTATGCTTGAAACGGTCGGGCGTGATCATGTCTTTATTTCTTTTTCAACATGACAATATACGTGATTCCACCGAGCGAAGCCACTAATCCCAAAAGCAACAGCAAAGTCCACGCCGCATTCCCGGCACTCGTGGCACTTGTGTTGAGCACACTTGCACCAGACCGGCTCTTTTGATGAGTAGCCCGCGGAGCATCGAATTGCATCACATAGTGCTCGAATGAAATGGTGGGTTTTCCGAGTTTCTCATTTACCTGATTGTGTTTCTGGTGCAACCAGCGCGCAAGTGATTCGCGCGAGTGCAAATGATTCTCGATGGGATCTTGTTCCATCATACGCGTGAAATCCACGCGACACGAGTAACACGGCAACACATTTTTCAGCGAGTGGAAATACGTGGCCATCGCCGCCTGTTGTTCTTCCGATGGCACGAGCGGATACGAGAACACGAGGCAATCGAGAAATTTCCAACATGCGGGTCCCCACTCTTTTGGACGAATGGCATTGGCAATGTTGGGCCGATTCAAAATGGCCTGCATCTTTCCTACTAAGAAAAGTTGATATTTTTCAAGCGATAAACTCGCCGTTTTATTCACACTGTCATGCCAGTGGCACTGTTGACTGTGGCGCGGGCCACTTCGAGTGCTTTGGCACACTTGCCCAGACGCATCCAGTCCTGATACCAAAAGTATCCAATGCCCACGGCGAGCAGCAGCGTCAACAGACCACCCAGCGGATTACCCTGAAACGCAGCCACCACTCCGCCGATTCCCATGGAGGCCAAACCAAGCGCGGCGAAGACCAAGACGATACGCGTGTAAAGAAATTCAACCATATCCTGTTTACTACTGCTTCCCTAAGGCGGAGATTTTTTTGTTATTCTCCAAAAATTTGCCATCGCTTGCTCAATGGCACCACTCCGCGTGGGTGTTGCTTAATCAGCTTGGCGCCTGGGGTGAACACCACATTCACCCGCGGAAATCGCGTGACATCACACAACACATACGTGATGGTTTCGGCGTGTTTGTGAAACACGTCAATGTCCACTTTGCGACCTTTGCCAATCATGTTGGACGGTGCAAAGTTCAGGCCGTTGCGCGTGAACGTCTTACACTCCAGCCGCGTGTCGCCATGCACAAAATCGTATCCTGCTTGATCCACATATTTCAGTCCTGGAACCAAGTGCGTGAGGTATTGCTCCAGTAGCGGCGCGACTGCGCGGCCATCCTGAAACAGCTTGTGTAGCGTGTGTTCAGGTAACACGCCAAACTTGATTTGGCCAGTCAAGTCCAACGACATCACCTGATCTGGAAAGACACATTTCAGGAAATTTCAATCTCGAGAAAAAAATCAATCAAAAAATTTTCAACAAAAAAAAAGTTGGAGCTTCAGAAAAAAAAGTTTGACGTCCTGATTTTTTTTTCCAGAGGCCCAAGATTTTTCAGGTTTGGAAAATTTTCAGGTTGGTAAATTTCAGGAAAAAAATTCCACCTAGCTCGTAGGGTTTGGTCGACGGCGCCTGGGCGACGGTGGGGGTTGTGAAAAATTGAGCGAGGGCGTTTGGACGTCCAAGAGGTTTCATGACCACAATTCATGGAGGGCCGGCGGAAATGCGCGGAATTTCGGGTGTTCTTTGAAAATTATCAAGTATTAGAGTAGAAACGATGCAAGTGTTAACCGGAGTTTTTGCAGCTACCACGGTTTTATTTTTTATTCTGTGGTTGCGCTTGAGACGCAAATACATTGAGTATGAACCTCTCCAGGTGCTGCAAGATGTTGGAGCTGAAGAGCGACCTATGTCCACGACATCTTTTGGAGGGCGTTACGCTTGTTTTCCCAAACTTATCTCTCCGGACGGCCTGAGACTCCAACAAGCACCTTTCAAATTCATTCGCTGAAAATAAATTTTTATTGCTCGAGCATGGTTTTCAATTCAGACATGGGTCGCATGGCTTCTTCGTCTTTGAGCCAAATGTTGTCGCACTTGGTTTTAGTTGGAATGCCTTGGCTCTGCACTTCATGCGCTGGATTCCACCCCTTGAGAATGACGTGTCCTTCGTCCAAGTCCACGGCGGCCCACACGACAAGTGCACCGGCTGGCACATATTTTTTCAGGTGCTTGGGCGGCACCATGCGCCCATACTTGTCCCACTGATGCATCCGCACCGACTTGAGTTCGAGCTGCTGGCCTTTCACATAAATGTCGCCAGCGAGGGTGAAATTTTCAAACTCGATAAAGTTTTGGGCAATTTCAGCTTCTGCCAGAAAGGTTTTGAGCCACTCGACGGTTGCCACTTCACCCATCACGCCCACCACGTTGCTAATGTGATCGAATGAGACGTGTCGCAGTATGTGCGTTCCTTTCTCACCTTGGCACCTTGTTATGGTTGTAAGCGTTGTTTCCGCGGCGCTTCTCGTGATACTCCACCATGGCCGTGGCGTGCTCAACGCACCACTCTCGCTTCTCTTTGGACAACACAAACTCGTTTGTCATGATTCATCGATCACTTGGCTACCGCCCGGATGTTTCACGGGTCATGTCTAATTTTTCTTTTTTCCAGGTGAAAATTATATTTTGACACCATGACTGACCAAGTCACCGACGCATCAGGCATCGCAGGCCTGATCAGCGAGTGGAGAATGAGCCTGAAATTATTGCAAAGTCCACACTACACCAAACTGAATGCGCTCAAGCGGTGGATTAAATCGCCGGGCGATGGTCGGGCGACGTGCAATTTTTACGCGCTTCGTGACGCGGCCAAAAAAGAGGACAAACGCAAAATCACGTCGACGCACTATTTGATGACTGGTTACCAGTATGTGGTGCCTGCGGAGCTGAATGACGAGTTTCTGTGGCACATGGCCGTGTCGATCGAGCAGGGCCTGCTCACGTCCGCCGTGGAAACACGCACCGAGTATTTCAAGTATCACTTGGATCTTGATTTTTGTCAGTCGGAGGTGGTCAGCCTGCAAGAGTTGAAACCCTACATTCAGAAATTGCAGGAGGTGTTGCACCGTTTTTTCCCGTTTGCTGAAAATGCATTTTTCGAGTGTGTCATTTGCAGCGCCGAAACGAAAGCGGTCACCGCGTTGGATGGTAGCACCCAGTTGGTGAAGACGGGCTATCACGTGTTTTTTCCCTACTTGTGGGTGGACAAAGACCAGGCGCTGGACATTCGTTCCGACTACTTGGTGTTTCTCACCAAGGCCTTTGGCGTGCGCAAGCAGCCCCTGAAAAATACCTGGTCCGATGTGGTGGATGAACACGTCTATGTCACCAGTGGTTTGCGCATGTTGGCTTCGGTGAAAGCTCAACAGTGCCAAGTGTGTAAGTTGCGGCGCAAAAAGAAGAAAAATCGCGAAGTGCCGCCCAAAATTCCGGGACTCCCCACCAAAAAACCCCAAGCTTCTGGTCGTAGTGCACCGACCAGCACCGCCGGCAGCCCGGATGGCCAGGCGATGAGCCTGTCGGATTTGCGCAAATCGCTGACCACCTCGCGCGCGATTCTCCCCGAGACATCAGCGGCGCCTGATGACGTGCAGGGATCTGAGACCACCCATGTTGAGAAGCCGTGTCCACCCAATTGTGAAGACGGTATCATCATGGAGGGACGCGCGTATTTCTTGGTTGCCATTTGGGATTTCAAGGGTGACGATGTGGATCGTAAGGTGAAAGTTCGCACCACATTGAGCACCGAGGACACGCCTCGATTTGTGGTCCCGCAAAAAGCCTTTGCAACTGCCGGCGCTGGAAACATTCCATTCACCACTGATCAGGCTCCGTTGTTGCCGCACAAGGGGCCCGGCGTTGATGTGTATTGGGCAATGCCCATTCCCAATTGGGCTCCCAATAGCAGCCTGGACGACGACCTCGACGAAGAAGACGAAGCCGCCTTCGCGGCCTTCGAGGCCTTGGGCTTGGAGTTCATGGATCTTGGGCCAGAAGGCACCAACGGTGCCGAACAGGGTGATGGTCCCGTTGATGGGACATTGTGCGACGCCTGCACAATACGCTTCGCCTGACGTCGATTCGGATGCCGCCCAGTCTTCAGATTGCCCTGAAACAGTTTTACGCTCAGGGTGGCGATGATCGCTTCGCTGAAATCACCAAACTGTGTCCAGCATTCCTGCGCCCCAAGGGAGCAGTCCCTTATTCTCGGGCCGCCGACGTGGTGAAAAAGGCAGGCATGTCTGTGGTGCTCAATCACCGCGGGCAACGCGTGGAGCACATGTCCAATCTGCGCGAAGCGCTTGCAGTGGAACGTGGAAGCAAAGCCTACTTGGATGGCGACGTGGTCAAGCACGTGGAAGAATTCATTCGTCACAACGTGTGTGTTCGTAACGGTAAATCACCCTACGCCGACATTGAAGTGAACGACATCATTTTTAACGTCACTCGCAAAAATCAGCCCAACAGCTACTTGGTGTGCGTGGGTGGCATTGGGTCTGGGTTTTGTATGAACAAAAATGCCGATCACAACAGCAACAACATTTACTTTGTGATCACCAAAGAGGGTATTTCGCAGCGGTGCCATTGCAAGTGTCTTAATCAACCCAACCGCGTCAACGGTGATTGCCGTGATTTCAAATCGCGTTTTTACCCACTGCCGCGGTCGGTGACGGATGTGTTGTTTGCACACAAAGGAGGCTCTCGCGGCAACTGTTTGCCTGGTCAAGCGCCGCGGATGGACACCAACATTGCTCCGCTGGAATCGATTCTTAACTTTGATCCCGAAACGTTGCTTCGTCATTTGCCCGCCGTGATCCCCGAAGGGTGTGTTCCGTATGAGGTGTATCGCCAGCGTAAGCGCGAGCGAGAGTTTGCCGAACACGGCCTGGACGATCCCGAAGAACGACTGAAAAATATTCGGCGCGCTCAAGAAGCCAACGCCGAGATTGAGATTTGAATAAATTTTTACATGTGTTGTGAAATCGCGTGGCGTTTGGCGTGACCAATGACAAATGTTCAAAGTGCCCGACGTTGAACCACCGAAACCGGTGAAACGAAAACGCAAAAAAGCACCCGTCACCTCACCAAGTGACACTCCTGAGAGAGTCACTAAAAAAACCAAGGAACGCCCCAATGTGGCTGAGGCGGCCGACGCGACCGATGCGGTTGATTCGGCCACTACATTGGCGGCGGGTGTTCGTAACAAGTTGCTCTATGGAACCACGCGGCGACAACGGCACATTATCTTGAAACGCATGGTGGATGCGTTGGGGGGTGCAGTGGATCCCGACCATGTTCTCGCGTATTTCACGCGGGTGGAGCAGCGAATTTACACGGCGGTGTTTGGTCGCGAAATGGACGCGGTGTTCAACATGTATCGGGCCGAGTTGTATCGCAAAAAAACCATTGAAATCATCTGGGCCCTTCGCACGAATGGTGAAGCATTGATGAAACAATATTCGCCTGAATTGTTGGCGTCCCTTCCGCCTCACGTGCTGGCCGCTGGAACACCCGCCGGTGAAGAGTATCGAAAATGGCGCGAAGCTCAAGAGATGAAGGCGAAAATGGAGTTGGAAATCCGGCGTGAGAAAAAGGAGGCCAAGGGCGAGGGTTGGTATCGATGTCCCAAGTGCGGCGGTAAATTTGAAGTGCGCGAGTTACAAATGCGAGGCGGCGATGAACCGGCCACCATTTTCCGCACGTGCATGAATTGCCATTTCACCAAACGAAACGGCTAAGAATAAATGATGGATCGGAACGACTGATGAATGTAAAAACATTTAGTGATCAATCAATTTGTAAGGAAGAGGTTGATTAAAAGATACATCGATTTCCACCACTTTTCAAAAATTTCAGAGTAGACGGCAAGGTCACATGATCAAGTAGTGAACGGTTGAAGCAGACACCAAAGCTCAAGTGGGTCAAAGTTGACGGTAGAGTAAGTTGATCAACCCGCTGGTTAAAGTCGTGACCAAAGGTCAAGTGGGTCAAATTGGGGGGCAGGTTAAGTTGATCCACCGAGCTGTTGAACCATCCCCCAAAATCCAGATGCGTTAAGGTATTTGGTAAAATAAATTCGTCAACTGGACTGTCAAATTTAACAAAGGTGAGATGTGTCAAAGTAGGCGGAAACACGACTTTCTCCAGAGATTTCTGAAACCAAGATTCAAGAGTTAAGTGACATAAATTAGGTGGTAATCCAGAGAAAGGTTGTTCGAATCCACCACCCAAGGTCAAGTGGGTCAAACTAGAACACAATGTAAGTTTGTCAATGGGCTGATTGAACCATCCCTTAAAAATCAAGTGAGTCAAACTATCAGGCACCGTTAAATTTTCAATTGGTTGGTTGAAGTAATAACTAAACGTCAAATGAGTTAGACTCGCAGGTAGTATGAGTTGGTCCACGGGCTGGCTGAAATTGTAACCAAAGGTCAAGTGTGTCAGATTTGGGGGTAACTTCAGCTTATCGGTTGGTTGATTAAAATTGTCCTCAAAAGTGATGCGGGTCAGAGCGCTGAATCGAACAAGATCATTTTCCAGAGGCCGATCAAACCAGAAACCAAAAGTCAAATGGGTCAAATTAGGCGACAATAGGTTGAGATCACAAAAATCAACCAGCTTGATCTTTCTAAAAGTAGAGATCACGCCTAAGCTACGTTGCTGGTGTATGAACCCAAGGGTAATCCTGAGGGTGTAATGTGTTACTTTGTAAGGCAAAGTGTGTTTGTAAAATTGACTTGATATCAATGATAGACTATCCACATCCAATTTGTCGAGGAAACCGCACAAGACATACACCAGATCTTTCCCTAAAAAATTCATTTTCAAATCTTTTCCATAAAACCCTTCTATTAACCAAAAAAATTCAAAATCAATAAAACAATGAATGGATTTTCCCACCAAACATTGAATCATTTTGTCAACATGCAGCACTCGGTGTTAAAATGCGCGGCTCTCCGTCAGCCGAGCGAAGATTTCCAGCGGCATGTTCGAGAATGTGAGCAGGCCCAGTTTGAACTCATGCAAAAATGGGTGAGACGATATCAGGACGCCAAAGAAACGTCAATAAAACGGTGATTTATTCATCATCGGCGGGAGGCCGCCGTTTTCGCACACCCATTTGTGGAGCCATTTTGCGTTGGGGTCGTCGACGTTCAGGCGCTGGACCGACAAAAAGTTCTTGGATGCGCCGCAGGGTGGGCATGATTTGATCGTATTTCTGGTAAAACCTCACGGCATCGGCCGACGGGTTCTCGTTGAAAAGCACGCGCGCCGCATCTGGAAAATGGACCGACACATATTCGCGCCACTGGTCCAAGTGCATCACGGGTGACATCAGCGTTTGATACGCCTGGTCAGACCCCGAATCTTCCACGGCCCGCTGGCGAAGGGGGTCCACCGCCGAGGATTTCAACGTGAACAACGCCAGTTTGATCAGCGGCACCAACACTTGGGTGCGATACTTGGAATACACTTGATCATTTTGTAAATCGCCAGGGTTGGTAAAATCACACGGGTTCACGACAAAGTCAAAGAATTCTTCCGTCCAAAATCGGGCCTGTTGGTGTAACAAGACCAGGTCGTCGATGCGCCGCGGAAGTTTGTTGTTTTCGGCGAGGCCTTTGAGCATGTCTTGCGTGTAATACACCATTTTTCCGAGACCCTCGTTTCCACCGCTCGGCTCGACGCCATCTTGTATGGGTTGATACATGAGAAATCTCGACGGCCAATCGCGAAATTGGGCCACGTTGAAGGGTTCTTTCACTTTGAACGCTCCACCGTGCGCTGGTGAAATCATTTGTTCGCCCTTGGGTTTGCGCGGTTTTTGCACCGCCGTTTTTTGAAATTGTCTTTTCCCGCCACTCAGCTTGGGCCGATCGCCGATTTTCAAACTCTCTTGCGGTGCGGTGACATCTGGCACGTAGTCGGTGATCCAATTCGAAAAAAAGCGATCCGGATACTGGAGCACGCGGATGCGGTTTCGATCACGCGTCGAAGGCCTCCGGCTGCCGCGGACAATTTCTTGGTTGGATTCCTGGTATTGCCGGTGAAGATCCTGATACACTTGGGTGTAAAGATAATCCAGAAACCGGTTGGTGCCACTGAATCGCACGGTGCCGGCGGCGCCTTCGCGCGATTTTCCCGAGCTGGTGAACACGCTGGAAAAATCGCTAAAGATTTGGGCAATTTTTTTCCAGGCCTCGGGATCCCCGCGGTCGAGTGCCGCACACAACGCAGGTTTGAGATGCTCTGCAAAGAGATATTGAATCTCACGCAAATCAGGCCGAACGTTCCCTTGATCTCGCGCAACCGCCCAATTCTCTATGGCCGCGTCATACTTGCTCATGTCTCTCTCTCTGAAAAACAAGATTTATTATTTTCAAATGTTACGGCGGGGTGGCACACTCGACACGTCCGACAATACATTTCTCACGGCCTGGTTGTGTGCTTCCACTTGTTCTTGGTGTTTCAGAAAATTTCTCCAGCGCAACTCGTCCTGCTCTTTGATACTAGCCTCTTGACGTGCCCGATCTTGCAATAACTCCTGCGACGGGATGAACGAGATGTTGGCCCGTTCACGTTCCAAATCTTTCACACTCTTTTTTGGACCCACTTGCGCGTCAGACACGTGCGGCGTGATCAGGGCATCCCGACTGAACGCCCGCATGTAGTCGGTGTAAGCCCCACCGCTGCTGCCCGCACCCGTGCCCAAAAAGGGGCTCGAGAAATCGTCCACCTTGTCCACCGACAGCGTGGTGCAGAGGCTGGTCGAATTGCGGAAAAGTCCCATCTCCTCGGGTTCCGTTCGCACCACCATGGAAGTTTCACCGCCACCGCCGCGTCGTGGACGATGGGGTTCTTGAGTGTGCGCGCGCTGCTCAAAGAGGGCGTTGAATTGATTGTCGTTGAACTTGTGCAGCAAATCAGGATCGTGCTGTTGAGGCACCCCGAGAAAATCACGCTCGCGCTGGTGAATCAACTCTTCGGGCCGCAACTTTTTCTCGTTGCCATACTCACTGGCCACCATGCGGTCGCCGTAGCCATCGTCCTCGGGCGTCCACATGCGGTGATTCTGAAACACTTCGTTGAAGCGCGCGTGATTGAACGCTTCACCATGCCCGAGCGGGGCCAGCGCCTGATTCGCCTGACCGTCCTTGTTTCCCGTGTGGAAACCCCCGATCGGCGCGGCCATGTCTCGCTCGGCTTGGCGCTTGAGCATCTCGAACGATTCGTTTTTGGCGTGTTGGATCACTTCGAGCACCATCTTGTAGGCGCGATTGATTTCTTGAAAACGGCGAGGATCACCGCCGCGATCGGGGTGAAGTGACGTCACCCATTTGCGATACACCTCGTTCACCACCTGTTCGTCCGTGGTGCCCCGCGGGATGCCCAACGTGTCAAAAGGGTTCCGGTCAGCCGCAACTCTGCCCCCGGAAGGGGGCCTTTGGGGCCGTGACCCTGAGGGAGGGAGTGGTTGATGGGGTGCGGTCAAATCCTCGTCGCGCTTTCCAAGTCGCGTGTTCATGGGGTTGTGCACGGGCAAGGGGTTCTGGTCTCGCGCCGCGAAACCGGCCTGTTGCATCATGCGGTCGGCTCCCACCGCTTGCGTCGAGTCCAATCGGTAGTGAGGCCTCATCTTTTACAGGAGAGTGATTAATTTTTGCTGGCCATTTCAAACAGCACCCAACATGGTCATCATGTCATCCTTGGTCAGGCGACCCGAAGGCCCCGTCGTGAGGTGACCGTTAAATAAAATTTCTTCATCGTCCAAAATGTCCGACATGATGGCGCGTTTAGCCCGTTGCACTTCCAGCACGCGGTGATCGATGGTGCTCTCTGTCTGGTGCGTAGCGCGTCTGGGTTGCACCCGGGCCAAATGACCAGAGAGGGCCAACTTGACTACGGACACCGGACGCGTCTGGCCCAGCCGGTGAGCCCGACCCCACGCCTGGATTTCAGTGCAAGGATTCCAGTTGGGGTTAGTGTAATACACTCGCGAACACATTTGCAAATTGAGGCCGGCATTGCCCGAATTGATTTGCACAATCACCACATCGAAAGAAAGGTAACGAGCAATTTTTTCCACAATCTCCCACGGCACATGGTGCACGCCGGGAAAAAAGTGACCTTCACTCAGCACCTGGTAAATTTCTTGATTGGTCCACGACATGTGCCGCACAATGTCTTCACGTTTGGCAAGCGAGAGGCTCCCGTCGTAAAGCACCGACGACACACCAACCGCGGCCAAATCACGCTGCAGATGTGGCATTTCCTCGCGAAACTCACAAAACACAATGGCCTTTTCTTCGCGGCGATGTGTCAAAATCATGCGCTGCAACGCGCGCGTTTTCGACGGCACTCCAATCGCATTCATCATGCGCGTTTGACAATGGCGTCGCCACTCGAGCCGCGTCATGTTCTCCGCCGGAGCCTCAACGACATGAGGAACCAAGTTGAACGGAAAATGCCCGCGGAATTTCCGCCGGTATCCAGACACCACCAACGCCGGGTTGACGCTGGCCTGGCGCAATCGCAAAATGAGTTCAAACAGCGCCTGCTCAGTGACCTCGACTTCGGCGTCGCCGCCGGCGCCTTGATGCACTTCCAACCGGACAGCCTGCTCGAGCCGGCGATAAAAGTCCATTTCGGCGCGAGTGGCAAAATCAACCAACACAATATCCACCGCAAGCTCTGGCAACTCGGGATGCTTGATCTTTTTCGAGTGACTTGGTTCAGCGCTGACGGCGTCGCGAGCACGCTTGCGTGAAAACACCTGATTTTTAGTGCGGCGCAACGTGATTTCCGAGTGGGTCAGGTGTGGACGATCGCGCGACACCACACGCACTTCGCCGTGTTCGACGTCGAGGTCCAGCAGCTGACCTTCGATTTGTTTGCGTGATTTTTCAGTCAGATACTTTTCGAGCGCTGGATGCGACGCAAACACATGGGCGATTTCCCACTTTTTAAGACCCAAAAATTTCAACAACGACTCGTAATCCTGCATGCCATTGTGAATGGGTGTCGCCGTCAGGCCCCAGCGAATGCGCGCTTTGAGCGCCAAAATGTAACGAGTGCGAGTCGTGTTCATGTTGCGAATCAAGTGGCACTCGTCCAACACCACGCGGTCCCACAACACTCGCGTCAACGCGGTCGATCCAGTCTTGTGGCGATCGCGCCTCTCCAACAGACCCATGGCTTTCCGGCGACGACGCACCTGTTCATACTTTTGGTCCGTCAGCTTACCATACGACGTAATCACGACCAGCGGTCGGCCGCCGCCTGATTCATCGTCATGCACCGCAGGTGCTGTCCGCGCGAATGCGTAGAGTTTTTCACGCACGACCGCTGGGTTCGTCTCATGTTTCAGCGCGTTGATCAAACTGGCGCGGTGATAGAGCAACACTTTGAAATCGGGCACCCATCGGTGGAGTTGAGCTTGCCACTGTTTCAAAATGTTGACGGGCGCCACAATCAGGGTGGTGGCTTGGGGATTCCGCATGAGCGTGGCAATGATTTGAGGTGTTTTGCCGACACCACAGTCGTCCATCAACAGACCCCCAGCACATTTATTACAGTGTTCCCGCCGGAGCATCCATTCGACACCCTCTTCTTGATGTGGAAACAGAGTGAGACTCATGACATTTTCCCGCGCGGGTCTGACTAATTTCCAAGAAAGATTTTTCATTTTCTAAAAGGGCCGGAGTATGGAATTTGTGGCCCCGTTCTGGGACCGCCTGTTTTACTTTTGCAATGTCAAAACTCAAGTCAACCTCCTGTTGGTGTGTAGTCGGGTGCATGCAATCGGGAACACTTCGCGGAATCTGGGGTTCAGACTCATGGCGGTGAAGCGGCAGTTTTTCAAGGATGATGTTTCTCGGGTGTTGGATCCAATCAAGTTCCCCTACGCGTGTTTGAATGCCATAGCCCATAACGGTGATTTACTGAGCCGTTTGGACCCTCGAAAACAAACTCCATCACTCTGTTCCGCGGCTCTTGACAATGACCGATACTCTATCATGGATGTAACTCCTGAAAATCAAACACCAGAATTATGCAAAAAAGCAGTCTCCTCAGACGGTTCGCTTTTGAGATACGTTGTGGAAGACAAAAGAACTTATGAGATCTGTCTCACCGCAGTTCAAAAGGATGGTTCGGCCTTACGTTTTGTCCCCTTGAAACATCGAACCGAAGAAATGTGTTTGAAAGCAGTCGAAACTACGTTTGAAGCATTTTACTATGTGCCTTTGGAGCAACAAACAGACAAGTTACTTCACTCGTTTATTGAAGCTTATGCCATGAGGTTCAACGAAATTCCAGTGGAAAAGCAAACAGCTGAATTGTGTCTGTTGGCGGTGGAAAAATACCCATGGAATATCAGAATAATTACACACTCCAAGCGCACGCCTGAAGTGTGTATGGTCGCCGTGCAATACTTGTCGAGTTTAATTAGGTATGTTCCATGGGAAAACCGAACGCCCGAGCTGTGCTTGATCGCGGTCCAAAAAGACATTGGTGCCCTGAGATATATCCATGAATACGTGCACGAATAAATGACAATCATCACACGGCTTTTATGTATTTGATGTCGAAATCAGGGAAACGGCCGACATACTTTCGCACGCGATCAATCCAGCGGTGGATGAAATTATCAGCCCCGTCGTCTCCGCTGATGATGGGAGGATCGTTGTTATCTCGCTCGAGCAGGTTCTGAGCGGTATAATAACACGAATCACACTCATCAAAGCGGGTTTTAACCAGTGAAGTCTGATCAAACTTGCAGAATTGACGATGCAGATCACAGTGTTTTTTGAAAAAGGTGTCTAAAATGGCCGTAATCCCTTCTTTGAAGTCGTCCCGATACTTTGCAGCCACATCTGAAACCTGAGCAATCAACGATCGAGTATGCAATGAATACAAAAACAGGGGGGTGACAAACACGCGCGGGCCTGTCACACCTGACGTGTCTGGAGACAACAAAACGCCAATTTGGCACACGGACAAGTCGAAATCCGACAAGGTCCACTCAATATGCTGAGTGTCCTTCGCGATCGAGTCAATTTCTACCACGCGGGGGCCACCAGAGTGGCGCTTGGACAGGTTTACCCAAACCTTTTCACGTGATTCCACCTCTCCTGGAAGCGTGGTGCGAAACAGGTCCAAGTCTGTTCTCCATTCCTTGTCGTGGGCGATTTGTGCAACACTTCCACCGGCCAGAAACCGGGGTTGATCGACTGATTTTTTGCCCCTTCTACATGGATTCATCATGAGTTCGTGACAATCATGAGATTGATCCAAGAGGAAGGGGTATTTCTGTTGAACCCCGGCGACGACGTGGTCGTTGAGCGCCTGTCGCTGAGATCCAGGAATGTCCATGAGCGGCAAAGTCAAAGTCACCCATCGCGGCAGCTTCTTGGACCAGTCCGTAGGGGCTGCGGTTTCTGGGTTGAACACCAGCGTGGTTTTCAAAACGTGCCCGACAATCGCCTCGAGGTGTAACAGAAAAATCCGGCGCACTCGCCGAGACACATGAATGAAGGCCAAGAAATCGTGAAAATTATTGTGGCGAGCAATCGTGATGAACAAGTTGGGATCCATTTGACCCACCACCCAATTTAATTTTTTTTTTGAAATCAAGGGGCTGAATGTTTGTCAAGTTTCCGAAAATCCGACAATTTCGCGATTTTGTCACTTATGCCAAAAAACATGGCGTGACCAAGGCCCGCTTTCAAGGCACCGTCAAGCTGCACGGCACCAATGCGGCAGTGGGCTTCTCCACTCAGCAGGGCGTGTGGGCTCAAAGCCGTAACCGCATCATCACGCCCGGCGCCAGTGACAATGCCAACTTTGCCGCATACGTTGACGAACACCGCGATGTGTTTCGTCGCGTGCTCATGCGATTGGCCAAAGATGTGGGCGTGAATGTGGACACCCACGCCGTGGTCATGTATGGCGAGTGGTGTGGTGGCAAAATTCAGAAGGGCGTGGCCATCTCCGGGTTGCCTCTGATGTTTGTCGTGTTCGACGCCTGCTATTTGCCTACGGCACCTTCCGCCCCGATGGCCCCATCGGGACCTTCGGCCTCAGGCCCAGACTCTGAACCGTGTTGGTTGACACCGTCGCAGATCGCCGGTTCCTTCGCGCAAAACAAGGTCGAGCCGTTGCGGCACATTTGGGAATTCGACACTTTTGAAATCACTGTGGATCTCGATGATCTGCCAAAGGTGCGACAGCAGTTGATCGCCTTGACGGATGGCGTCGAGCGCGACTGTCCAGTCGGCAAGGCGTTTGGAAAATCCGGTGTTGGCGAGGGGATCGTTTGGCGCACTGCCGTCGGCACCGATGGTGTTGGCACGGTCCATCGCTTCAAAGTTAAGGGCAAAGAGCATCAGACATCCAAAGTGGCCGGCGTGGCCGCGCTCGAACCCGACGTGTTGAACACCGTGCAGGAATTTGTTGATCGCACCGTCACGCGCAACCGGCTGCTCCAGGGCGTGAAAGAGGTGTTTCCGGCTGACACAGTCCCTGACGAAACGTGGTTCAAGCGCGCCGGTAAGTTTTATCAGTGGGTGGTGCACGACGTGAAGAAAGAAGACATGGACGCATATCCCTTTCTGGCCGATTATCAAGGTGAAAACGGCGACGACCGGAAAAAGGCCATTGAGAAATCTCTGAACCGGGCTATCACCGCCGCCAGTCAGTTGTGGCTGAAAAATTATTTGGAATTGGGTCAAGAATAAAAAGCAAGTGTCCGTTCACGTATCAAATTCCTGTCCATTGAGCACAGCCATATGGGTGTTCCATCGCTTGGAAAAGTCTTGAAAGAGTGTCCCGATGCTTGGGAAGAGGTGCCCGATGAGAAATTGGCTGAAAAATTTTCAGGCAAAACGTTTCTCTTTGACGCGCCCGCCATGATGCACCGATTTGTGAACAAGTGCGACACCATTGTCAACAATGAGCATCTGGCTTGCTTTTTGCATCTCCGTGATCGCATGCGAAAGTGTGGCATTGAATGCGCGTTCATGTTTGACGGCAAGCAGACCATGGCCAAACACGACGAGGTGGTCAGACGCGTCGAGAGTAAGCAACGCTCCATGGCCAAAGCCCAACAAAAGGTCACCTCATACCAAAAAGAGTTGAACGAGCTTCAAGAGAAGATCCAACAATCACCGCCGGAGTTCGTCCAAAAACCCGCGTCGTCGCCAAAAGAGCAGGTCGAGCAGGTCGCGAAAGTCGAGCAGGAGGCGAAACCCGAGTTGGACTTTGCAGCCATGGCGCGGCTGTCGACGTTGAAAGGTCTCTTGGTGGAGCAGACCAAGCGGGCCGAACGTCGGGTGCGCGGAAGCTACTACACGGATTTGAAGGAAATCTTTCGCCGCGAAGGCATTCCGTTCATGACGGCCAACTACGAAGCCGAACAGGCCGGCGCGTGGCTGGTGAAACACGGGTTGGCAGACGTCATTGTCTCGGACGACTACGACTGTCTCGTGTGTGGTGCCCCTTTTTTCTTTCAGCATTTCCATTCGAGCAAACGAGCCCAGCGGCTGATTCATTTGGAGCCACTCATGCAACACTTGGGTTTCACCGAGCACTCTCAGTTTGTGGACTATTGCATCTTATCAGGCACCGATTTTCCGGGTCGTTTGCCAGGCATTGGCCCGGTGAATGCGCAGCGCCTGATCAAGAAACACGGGAGCATTGAAGCGTTGCTGGCGTCCGCCGATGGCAAGCGTTTCCAAAGTGCAGATGGCGCCAAACCCACTGCACACCGAGTGGCTCAACGCATGTTTCTCGACGACGCGTTTCCGTTGAGCTCTGTGGAGATCCCGGCGTCGGCCACCGCGTTTAGCGCCATCCGTGATCGCTTCGAAGCGCAGCTCGAGCAGCCGGTGAACAAGTCGCCGGTGAAACGCATTGTGCGCCTGTCCAACCCCGACGTTGCTAAACTGAAACCCCGCGCCCGCCCTCAAGGGAGTCCAGAACGCACCTGCGATAGCGGTTTGCAACCCAAAACACCGCACAAAAAGAGTCGTCTGATCAACATCTAAAGTTGTTTTTTATTTGCCCAAGTTTTTCGCTAAAAAGTATCCACCCACGCCGGCAACTCCCAAGAGCAACACGCCCAAAAGCATGCGATGGTTATCTTTTCTCAACACATTTGCACCCTTTGTGGCGGGCATAACTTTCCGTCCAACGCCTGATTGGCGGACACCTTGGCCAGATGATGGGGTGCGCCGACTCGTCAGGCGGCTGATGGCTTCGTTCACTGATTGCGCGATACTGCTCATTTTTCTGTTTCTGAACAGAGATAAAAAAGGCCATCGTTGTGGCAGCAGCGAATTTCCACTCGCGCTTGAAACAAATGAAAGTGTTTGTGATCAACTTGAAACGGCGACCGGATCGCCTGGAACACGTGCGCAAAGCATTACCACCCGCTTGGTTGACCGCCGCGGAATTCACCACCGACTGGCCAGGCCCTGTAGACGGTTCAACCATTACCGGCGGCGATACGCTGCGGGAAGCGGGTATTTCACTGTATGACGGCTGGAAACTGCCCGACTCCAACAACGCGTGGTGGAACCGCCCGCTGAAATTAGGAGAAATTGGGTGTTCCTTTTCACACTTGTCTGTGTGGCGGCGAGCTCACCAAGCCTTTGAGCAGGACCCGACGCTCAAGTATGTGGTGGTGCTCGAAGATGACATTCGATGCGATCCAACGGTGCCGGAAAAAGTGGAGCGCACAATTGAACAACTCGGCGCTTGGGATGTATTGTATTTGGGTCGAGTGCTTCAACAGGGATACGATGATCACCCCGTGACGGACGTCACCGCAGGCGTCGAATGTGCCGAAGGTGCCGCGGAGGTGGTAGAGCCGGGCTTTTCCTATTGCCTTTACGGGTATGTGCTCAGCCGCTCGGGTGTCCAGCGGATACTGGCCGCGGATTTCCATGAATCAATCATCCCAGTCGACGAATTTATACCCGCTTGTTACACCATGCATCCGCGTCGAGATATTTCTCAACTGTTTCCGCCAGTGCTTAGAGCGTTTGCCGTCGAACCGCATCTGGTTTTCCAGCTGACCAAATGCGAGGGTGGATCAGACACGGAGGCGAGCAAAGTGTGGAAACAATAAAACCCTAGGTCACATCATTTTCGACGGCATGCTGCTGAAACGCTTGTTTGGCATCTTCGTAGAGTCGACCACCCGCACATGCATCCGGTGGTCGCAGTTCACACTCTTGCAAACGTCTTTGCGTGTCGGCCAATTTCTCAAAAAGCGCGTCCAGCGTGTGAAGGTCGACCCACAACGTGCGGGACGTGATAGTGGTGTCAAAGTGCGCGCGTGATTGACGCCGAATGCGCAGCAGGTGTTCGAGGTGCTCGACGGCCTCGTCAAAGTCGCCGGCACTTTCTGCCAACTGCCAAAGTTTTTTTACCGATGACACCTCGTTTTGAAGCGCAGCTTTTCGATACCAGAAACGAGCGCGATCCAGATCCTTGTCACGCTCGGCCGCTTCACCCAACACATACTGAGCGTCGGCGTCGCCATACTCCTGATCAAGTTCGCGCATCATACGTAACGCTCGTTCGCGGTCCGGCACAATGCACCCGCGGCCGCGGTAATAATAAAACGCCAAATTGAACTTGGTCGTTTGATCCCACTCGGTTTCGGGCAGGCGCAGCAGGGCTTCGGTTTCTTTGTGAAAACTCACCGTCACGCCGAGACCCCGATGATAACAATCGGCCACCCGAGCCCACGCTTTGGAGAAACCAGCCTCCGCCGATTTCACATACCATGCGAACGCCTGCTCGGGTGACTTCTGCAATTTGCATCCACACCAGTGCGTGTGATAATACAAATTGGCCAGCTGATACATGGTCTTGGCAGCCCGGTCCCGATTCACATCTTCGTCACACGCGCGCTGGTAATAGTGCAAGCATTTTTCACCATCGCGGCGGGCGTATATTTGAGCCAACAACGAGAGTGCATCGACATCGTCGTCTTCGATGGTGTGCAAGAGCTGGATGGCGCGATCAGTGTCCGAGAAACGCAACATGTGAGCCAAATTATAGGTAGAGATCTGCCAATCTGTGGCGCGCGCATCGATACATCGCTGGTAAAATTGTTTGGCCAGCTCTTCAGCATGTTCAGTGTCGCGCGGCGGTGATCGGTCATAAAACCAAGCGATCTGGTGAAAATGGTCTTCTGGTTCGGGTCCGGCCAAGCACCGATCCACATCGGCTTGTGTTGTGATGGACACCATTTTATTCTTCGGAAAACATAAATATGAGTCACTTTCAGGATATCAACGTCCAGGACCTGATGTCGGCCGCCGGCGATGCCACATGGACGGCCGAGCAAAAGGAAGAAATGAACATGCGAATTGCACGCGCGCGACTGCAGTATCGGAAAACCCAGATGAAAGCCCAGCGCGGTGGCCAGGGACGATACGAGTTGCGCAAACGTAGACTAGGTAAGCTTCATGTCATGACCACGTTGTGACCACATTTTGGCCTCACCCTTTTTTGCCAGAGATGAAAAATAACCATGTGGCTCAATCCACCGCTGGCGTGAAACCAAACAACCGCTTGGACCCCACCGACGTGAGCGACGTCAAGCGAGAGTTGCTAAAGCAAGCGCCAAGCAAATCGAAACGCAAGCGCATGAAAAAGGCCCAAAAGGCTGCCGCCAAAAAAAGAGCTGCCGAACGGGAGGCTGCCCTGGAACGCGGCGAGACCCTGCAGGTGCCAGTGAATGACCAAGAGAGTATCTCACTACGCCTGGAAAAGGATGAACTGGTCATTGGCGGCGTCGCCGACACTGTTTCACCGTCCGATCAGTTGACCGAATAAAACCAGAAAAATGTTTTCAGAAATTTCCAAAAAATGCAACTTTTTAAAAAAACCAAAAAAATTTCTGAGCAAAAAAAAATTGGTCAACTCAAAAAATTTTTTAGGTCCCAACTTTTTTTTCTGGGAGGAGGATTTTTGAGAATTTCCGATTTTGAAAAAATTGGGGCTGTTTTCTGAAAAACTTTATTTCTCAAAACGGGAACTTGGGTCGATCAAACACCGACCGTTTGGGGGGTGTTTTGTAGAGAAAGAGCTTTTCAACGCTCATTTTGACCGGGGCCTTCTCGCCGCGCTCGGTATATTGCCGGGTGTTTTTCCGCTGGTTGGCTGCGCCGCGCCGATAGGGTTTTTGCCACACCACCACCCAGTTGCCATTGTCAGGCGCCACCTCTTCGCACACAAAGACCAGGTTGTGTTTACCCCATCGCTCCATGGTGCGCCAAAAGGTGTCGTGGTCAAATTGAGCAAAATCTTTGTTAGGCTTGGCCACCTTGCTCTGCGCGTAGGGTGGATCGGCCACGATGATCATGCCGCGGGGCTCGTGGGGGATGTCCAAATAAGAACCACCCCAATACGTGGCATCTTTCATGCGGTCCCGAAAACTATTGATCGATTTGGCCGCCTGTTTGGCATAGTTGGTTTTGTCGTCATACTTGTTGGCATACCCGGACCACGTTTGGCCGCCGAAACTGAGAAACGGGCCACAGAAACCGCGTTCAGGCGTCGGCCCCTTGGAGTGTTTCAGCCGGTTCCACTCGGCTTCGCTGACATTTTCCATGGGCTGCCAGCCCTTTTTCAGGGCGTTCCACATGGAGATCAGGTCCCGGTTGGCATCGGAAGCGAAGCGTGGACGACGTCGTCTATTTCGGCGTCTGCGTGATCGGCTGTCTGAGCGTGACGACGACGACGCTTCATCATCGTTGGCCATCCACTTGAAAATGCCACCGGCGCCCACCATGGGCTCGTAGTAGGGCGTGTTTTCCAAACCCATGCCCTTCTCGATTTTCTTGATCACCGCGGCGATATCGCGTCCAATGCGATGTTTCCCTCCCTGATATCTCACCATGGTTTCTAGCGTATCAACAACATTTATTTCATCACACCTTCCATTTGACTGTCGACCGTTCACGATAGTCGGCCTCTGCTTTCCAGCCGGTGGGCACCATGACACTGTATTCGACATTGACGTTGCCCAAGCGATGCAGGCCTGACTTTACCTCGCGCGATTCCATATTGGACGTCACGAATTTTCCAGCCGCCAAGCCGCTGACAAAAGCAAACACACGTCCCATTTCTATGGATACACAACAGATTTTATTCACGTTCGCACAGACCCCACGGGATGCCCAGCGACAACTCTGCCTCGTAGTTTCCGATGCGATGCTGAAAATTGTAAAAAGATTTCCACCCCATGTTGTGCTCCACCAGCTTTCCAGTGAAAAATCCAGCGCAGAAAAAAAGATAGCGACCCATTTCAAATCTAAAAAAATGCAGGGTCTGTTTTTGGATTTACCGAAAGATGTGCTGCGCTTGATTGTGAAAGAGTTGCACCCGCGCGATACGTTGACACTGCGCCTCACGTGTTCGTGGATGGACACATTTGTGACGTATCATTGCAACCGCTATTGGTTTTTCAAGTGCTTTTCATTTTTGATGCACAACCTTTCCGTGGAAGACAAGCTCAAGTTTTTGGAGCACACCACTTTTTTCTCCCTCTGCAATTGTGAATATCTAAATCAGTGTCCGAAGCCTGGATGCCCGAAATTCCGGATGCCCTACTCTAAATGTTGGAGTGACTACCTCACTGTGGGCCTTCATTATAACATCGTGCCTGAGGAAGAATTTGAAGATTTGTTTGGCAAGTATGGGCTCTCAACTGACAGGAAAGGGGATCTAAGGAATTGCTATAACCGAATGAGAGGTCTTGAAAATCAGTTAGGACCAATCTCTGGCCGTTGTATGAAATCTCATCCAGAGCACTGGGATTTCATTTCCGGCATGGAACCTGCAGAGTATCCCCAGTTGCTCTTGGATCTGGCATATGACGACTCTGAAAATTACCTGATCACTTACTTTAAGCACCACAATAGTTATTATTTTGATGATTGGGAACTGCGTTCTAGCAACAGGAAGAGGATAGAAATCGATAACCATGAAATCCTAAAAAAGCAGTTACAAGAACGAATGGAAGGTAACGACATGCTCCACAAAGCCAACATGAAAATGATCAGAGAAGAGGAAGACCAGTGCCGAGCGTTGGACGCGTTTATTGAAATCACAGAGACGAAGCATTAAATGGATCGATTCGATCAAAAATTCGCACGGACAGCATATTTTGGGGATCCTTTTGGATTGCCGAGCGACACATCTCAAGGGTTTGGCGTTCCGGATACACGTAATTCAAAGCACTTCCGCATTGGTGGATAGCAGCCAAGCATACTTGGCGCGTTTGTTTTTCCCTTGGAACGTAGGCTAACGCACAGTAATCGAGTTGGACGGCATACAAGCAAAGCTCTTCTGTTAAGTTTTCAGGGTGAACATGGCGTAGAGCAGCCGGTGATTTCTTGATGGCGGCCTTACAAATACGGAGACTTTGCTTGCTGGGAATGATGTAACTCAGACATTCCCCCGATCGCTTGACGGCGGCCAGACAAAGGTCTGGAGTTCGAAAAACCTCTGGCACATACGAGAACGCCTTGTATGAATCCATGGAATGTAACACGGCTCTACACATTTCATAAGTGATCAAGTGACGGGGCACCAGATCTATCACACTTCCCCTTTGACGGACGGCTTGCAGGCAAAGAGACAACGTTTTGAACTGCTCATGCACGAATTTGAGAGCATGTGGATCTTGTGTGACTGCAGCTTGGCAAATTTCAGGTGTTTGGTAATGCACATATCTGAGCCAATAACCATCTTTCTGACACATCACAAGGCACTTTTCTGGTGTTTGATCAGGCAGTGCCCGAGCCTGCCAGCGGCGGTGTTGAATTTTCAGACGATGCATCATACGTGAATCGGTGGTGCCGACGCGGTAAATTCGGCTGCACACTCGCATCAGTCGCGCTTGCTCCGGCAAATCACATCGGAAAAAAAGCAAATCCCAAAAGGGTGAAATGAATTCCATCCGGACCCCCTTTCACAAGTTTGGAAATCACCAAAAACTATTTCATTTCAAATGAAAACATGGCGTCTTGGTCGGACGTCCCCAAGGACGTGATTCGCCTGTGGTTGAATGAGTATGTGACACCCCAAGATTACCTCAATCTTTTGTTGGCACATCGGGTGTTTCACGTGCTCACCGTCAAGGACCGGTCGTCCAAGTATCGAGAACTCATGATTGAACGTGCAATGCACCGGGATTTCGTGGACCGCGCGCGCAAGCAATTGGGATACAAGAAATTCAAAACTGTGGAAGAGTTGTGTGAACATTTCGTGGCCTGTCCGTATTGTCCGGCGATTGTGAAAAAAGCAAATTATAACCGCCACGTGACCCGAAAATGTCAACCGGACGATCTGCAGCGCCTCAGAGTTACCGTTCCGATCGAGCTGAATAAGGTGCGCTGTCGTGGCTTGAGTTGTTCGTTCACCACGCAACGTTGGGACATGTGGCGGCATGTCTCGGAGTGTCCCTACCAGATGATGCAGTGCAATGGCTGCGGAGAAGAGAAAACGCGACTCGAGATGGTCAAAGAAGGACATCAATGGTTCGAATGTTGGGACCAGCACAACTTTGCGTGCAAATGGGGGTGTGGCAAAAAGCGTATTGGATCATCACGCGGCGAATGGGCACAACACTTGAAAAAGTGCGCTGTGGAGGAAGTCGAATGTCCGTTGTGTCACCGCATGGTGCAGCGGCAATTTTTGAAATACCACCAGCTGAAACAGCCGCCGCCGGCCTTTAACGATCTCGGCTTTAACAGATTCAGTGCACCCAACCAGCCCAGTGTGTTCAACATGTGGCGCGTGGATGACCGCGCGGAGCTGGCCACGTGCGCGGATAAAAGTAGCGGCGCGTGGCATCGTTGGCCCGCCGCGGCGTGGGGCAGAAGCGGAATCACATGTGTGCGTGTGCGGAAAATGTAAGGCGCGTTTAGGAGAAAAATGAATACTTTGATCACGCTGGTGATTTATTACACACCTGAATGGTTTCATGGTGTTTGTTCGAGAACGGTTGGGTTACTATGAGAATCCCGCGATTCTGACGGACACTGTAACCAAGGCCGGCGGAAATGCACCCGATTTCGTGGACCACCGACATGACCAATCCGTATTATCCGTCTTGAAAGCACCCTCGTAGCGCGTATCTGGCGAGTGGTGTAAACAGCCCTACGACGCTCATCGACCATGACCGCGGCCAAATAAAAAATTTCAGAAAAATCCCATCTTGAAAAATTTCATCCCGGCACCCCGACCAGGCTCTAAAAAAAATTGAGTCACCCGAAAAAAAAAATTTGATCTCGGAAAAAAAAAGTTGGTCAGATTTTTTTTTTATTTTTTCCAAATGGGATTTTTCATATTTTTTCAGGTTCGAAATTTCTGAGTTTTTCAATCTCGGATTTCAGCTGTTTGTTTTCCCGCCCAAAGTCTCGGCCACCCTTGGTGCTGTTGATATACTTGGAAATCAGGGTGTTGAGCTTGAGGATCTCTTTGTAAGGATCTCCGCCTAGAGCAACAAGTCTTCTGCGCCTTACATCGCTCAACATTTTGGGTATTAATTCCGCCTGGATACGTCCAAGATGAGTGCGGCTGTAAAAGATTTCCCGTGCTAAAGAGAGGTTCTCGCAAGAAATCAGGTTGCGCTCGAACTGAACATGCAAAAGATCAAACTGTTTCTCAATTCGCCTTTTCAACGAACTGGTGGAATTTCCCATCACCCCTTGACTTGACTTTTTATTTGCTTGATTAGCCCGTAATATTTCGGGTGATCAGCGCTGGCCAGTGAGCCGCACCAGGTCGGCGCCGAGACCATTTTGGACGTAGTCCTTGAAAGCGTAACAGACTAGCATTTACACATACAGTTTATTTTCCGGGTGTTCTGTTCAACGGCCGCGGCATTCACGACAGTTCTTGATCACGCCCCGGAGAAACGCTCCGCCCGCTTCGGTGGGTGCACACTCGGGCACATCAGAACACACCATGAATCCGCCGTTCATGGTTGGGTATCGAAGCGTTTTCAGCGTGTCGCCAAACACCATGGTCTCGGATCGCTGCGGCCGCGGCCACACGATGGACTCGCCGATGGCACATCCTTTGGCATCCACGCGTTCGTAACACTCGTGATAATGGAATCCGTGAAAACAACACCACACCGGCGGCGATGTCACAGACGTTTCGGTTGAAGCCATGACGGCAGTCACAAGCAGGAAGAATAACATGCCAATTTTTTCGTGTTCACCGCGCATGCCCAAAAAGTTTTCCAGAGTGCGAGTTTAATTTATCGACAAAAAACATTGATCCATTGTTAGACAATGAAACGACCACGGTAAGTATATCACCCATGATTGTGTGACCAAACCCTCACTTGGATTGTCAGCGCGGACGATGACACAGAGTCGACCCAGAAATCCGCCAAGCACCAATGGATGCATATCGTTCGCGAGCAGGAGATTGCATCATGCGGCGCAGTTGGCGAATTGGACGGTAAACGAGTGAACTGGAAAATGCGTCTAATCTTGGTGGATTGGATGATTGATGTTTGCGAGGAATACCGCTTGATTACGGCGACACTGTTTACTTCGGTCAGCATGGTGGACCGCATGCTCGCGTCCAACGTGGAAATCAACAGCAAAACGCTGCAGCTGGTGGGATGCACGTGCATGATGATCGCTTCGAAATTCCACGATTTACACCCGGCTGCCGCGGACGATTTTGTTTACGTCTCGGACCATGCCTTTGACCGATGGGCGCTGCTCGAGATGGAACAACGCGTCTTGGAAACACTCGATTACAATCTAATGAGACCCACGCCTTACACTTTCTTGGACGTCTATAGCAAGGCCGGCGGATATGCCCGCGGAGATGAGGGATATTACTTGACCAGGTTGGTCTTGGAAACGGCGCTTTTGCATCCCGAACACAACCGATTTCTCCCATCCCTGCTCACCACTGCAGCGGTTTCCCTCGCTCACACCCTGATCAACCCTGATCCGGAGGAGGACGAGAAGCAGCAGTGGGCACAAACAGAAATTCTCAAGATGTCGGGTTATACCTGCGAAGATTTGGTGGAACCGCTAGAAGCACTCCGCGGCTGGATCCAAGATATCGCGTCTCATACCCACCGCCCGTTCTGTTTTCCGTAAATACCAGCGCATAAAATTCAAGAAAGTGGCAAACTACATCCTGAAATAAATTTCCAGAAAAATGATTTTTCGAAGTTTCTGAAAATTCCATCCAGCTGGTCAAAAAAAAAAATTGAGCAACCCAAAAAAAAAAATTTGAGCTTCATTTTTTTTCGGTGGATGAAAGTTTTTTTTTCAAAATCGGGAAATTTCTGAAAATGGATTTCTGAAAATAGGGCTGCTGAAAATTTAAAAATGTCCACCAAAAAACGCCGAAATTCCAACAATGCCGATCAAGACCCTGATTACCAGCCCACAAAGATGTCCAGGGGTGGTCGCCGCGGTCTCTGTGGGAGACCCAAGAAATCTCTCCCACCTGATGTCAAGCAAACATCCAAACTCGGGCCTGAAATGTTGCAGTCCATTCGATCGTCGTCGCCACCCAACCTGCTGATCGACTTGTTGATCAATGTCAACGGCTTGGCGTTCGGTGGCCGTTTCTTGGGCCAACACTTGTGTTTCCGGGATGCCCTGGCGGTTGCACGCACCTGTAAAGCAGGTCACGCGGCCATGATGCATTCCACCACTTTTTTGCCCCATTACATATCGGCTCTCCTGCTGAAATTCAGTGGCTTTGCCAGCGGGGCTCCCAAAATCACGCCCGAATATTTGGCCCAGGATCATTTGGCACCCGTCTTGGTCAAGCCCGAGTTGGTCAGCGAGTTCAACACACTGATGACGTTGCCGGTCATGCAACACACGTGTTTTTTGCGCTTCCGAACCATGTCTCAGAACTTGTCGCGGGGTCCAAGCAAACTGGTCAGGCTCGCCATGTATGAATCACTGCGTGGTCACATGTCTGATGAAGAGAAGCAAGAAAACAAGATCCCAAAGTGGGAGTTGACCCCAAAGTGGGAGTTGACTTACGCGGCGGAACATCTTCAGGTGGCAGCCAAACACTGGAAAGCGTATCAGGTGTCGCATGATTTGGGCTCCTTGGAAAAGTGGATGGAGGAGGCAGCAGCAAAATGGAGGGTCAGTGGATGGAATTTTGGGTTTTCTCTGATTTTGGTTCAATGGGCTTTGGGTAGGAATAGTGCAACGCAGTCATTGATGTATTTGAAAAATGACAAAACAGTGACTGACATGCTGAGATTTTTAGTCCACAGTGTGGACCTTGGAAATTCCATATGGACGGATTACCTTCAAGACCCGCGGTATGTGTGGTTTTATAAGGTGTCACACTTTAAACAACCCCGCTCCGATTTTTGGATGTTGGTCAATCAGATGTTCTCCTTTAGTTTACCATGCCAGATTGAAACACATTCTTCGCCCCATGATGACCCACCGAACCGCCTGATTTTGCCGGTGATGCCAAGCGCGAGTTTCTCTTCTCCCGCTCTACCCTACTACTTTGGCAGCACTTCAATTGGTGAGACCAAGGATGCCAATGCGTTCCGGGCCCTCTATCATCATCACCTGCACTTGGCCAAGAGCCTGATCAATCTGGACCACTGTCCAAACACTACTCTCTCGGCGCTTGGATTGTGTCCGTTGCGATTTCGCAATTTGGACAAGGTGCCGTTGATCAAACTGGAAAGCGGCGAAAATGCTTACATTGATTTTCACTTGCCATCGTCATACGCGGGCGAACAGACCAAGATGTCCCTGGTAGTGCACGAGGGACCCATCCCCCAACCCACGCTGGTTTGCACGATTGTGGCTGAAAACGTCAACGGTGATGGCGCCGATGGCGTTGATTGGAAAGTGTATCCCTGCGCCCGGGCTTGGGACAAGTGGTGGCCTCACATTTTGAAAAACTATCACACGCTATAAAGTTTTATTGATTGAGTTTTTGCATCCACTGCACTTTGTAATCATCCGTGGGGTTGGCCAACTCGGCTGCCAAGAGTGCGTCGATTCGCGTGTCAAACTCGGGGTAGCGCATAATCTGTCCAGTGTTTTTGAGCTGTGTCAGTTTCACTCGTTTGAGTTTGGTCGCATACTCTTGCCGAGCAGTCAAGTCAGCCTTGGAAAGTTTGGATTTTTTTTCGACCCTTCTCGTCGGCTGTTTGTCACCCGACTTGGCCTCTGGTCTCTCTCGCTTCTTGGCAGGCGCCGGCTGTTTTGCCTTCTTTGACTGTTTCGCAGCTGAGGGAGAAGGTCGTTGCCGTTCAAACTCGATCCGCTTTTTGAGTAGCGCGCACAATTCACCAATCGTGGCTTCTTCAAGAGCCTTGGGTTCGAGCAGCTTGCGCCGTGTGGCATACCCGATGAACTCCAGGGACTCCTGTTCAGTGATAGCTCCCCGAGCGTATCGGCTGCAAAAATCCAGGGCTTCTTGGTCGTTTCGGATCGGGCGCGATGGTGCTGCAAGCTCTTCTTCATCCGAACTGACGGTGGCGCTGCTGAGTTCGTCTTCGTCATCGTCTGAGAGTTGCAACGGTTCCAAAACAATGTCACGGTATTCTTCTCCAGCGCGCTGTGGATTGAATTCTTGCTCGGTCACGCGTCCGGCCATTTTTCGCAACTCCATCTCTAGCTCGCGGATGGTTTGCGCCGTGTTCAGGGCCGTCTGGTCGCTCAAGCGCATCAACTCCCGCTGTTCTTGGGGGCTGAGATCTTCCTTGTTTTTCAGTTTGGTTTTCAACCGCTCGGCCAGTTCGGACGGTGGAGTTCGCCGAGGCCGTGGCGCTGGCTTCTCCGCGCGCAATTGTCGGATGTAGTCGCGGGCTTCGTCCAGTTCTTGTCGGGTCAAGTCTTTCAGGCGCCTGGAAAATCTCTCTCTGAACCGATCACGTTGGCTCTTTTTTTTGAGTTTCTGAAAGTCATCCTGGACTCTCTTCAAAAGGTCATAGTAATCGTCCAAGTATTGCTTCAAATACTCGACCACCTCGGGTGTCATCTCGATCTCACCCGTCTCGTAGTTGACCACCTCTCGTCCGAGTTGAAGAATCACGTCGCCGCGAATGGCGTCACTCAGCTCGTTCACCTCTTCCACCATGGCGGCTTGTTCGGCCAGCGCCTGTTCCTCCGACACACCACCCGCGCGCGGAATACGTGGCGGTGAACTTGAGGGGGTGCTCCCACCAAACTCTTCGAGAATGAATGCGTCAAACTCCTCGTCTTCCATGCTCTAAAATAAAGAAAAGGTTTTATTGCAAAGGGTTAACAAGTTAACAACATGGGCAATACCGCCGGTGCTGTCAAGGCACATGAAATTCAGAACGCTGAAGAGGCGGAGTTGACAGAATTCAAAGATAACAATCACCCGCCTGTCTCCACCCTTGTTGGACACGGGTGCATGTTCAAGCAGCCGATTTCCATGTCGCGCGACATTCGTGTTGGCCGCTGGAAAGAGCGATATTTCATCTTGAAACGCGGCGCTTTATTTTACTATTCGGTGACGTCCACCATGTCGTGCTCCGTCACCGCGGACACTCGAGTGGAATTGGGACCTTTTCAATTCACGCTCGCCGCCGAGAGTGGTCATGTGGTCCGCGTGGGTCACACCACGTTTGCCGTGCCCATCAAAGAACACGCGCGGAAATGGGTCGACATTTTGAAACATCGCGCACAACCTTTCCACGGCGCCGTCTATTTCCTGGCCTACCCCAACACGCAGTGGGAGACATGGTGTGTGCGCCATCTCGATTTTCAGCCGGCCCCAAGTGAAACTGAAGAAAGTGTGCTGGTGATTCGCGAGCTATCACAATTGGGCCACGTGTCCTTGGCGCGCGCTCGAGTTGAAGAATGTGCCTCATCATCCCCTGAAGGGCACGGGGACAACGGCATCAGTGGCACATCAAAGTGTATTTTTCACGTGGCGACCGAATCGAAAATCTTGACGTTGCGCTGCGCATCACCGCAACTGTGTGACGCCTGGAAAATGTCCATCACCCAAGCGCTAGATCACCCGACGCCCGCGTGTCCAGTGTCCGATCAAGATGCAACAATGTTGGAGTTTTTCAACACCCTGCACGACGTCATGGAAAATGCCGCCGGAGGTGCCGATGTCGTTGGCACCCGGCGGGCGTCTTCGCCATCACGACGGAAACCCTTCTTTGTGTTGTCCATCGACGGCGGCGGCACTCGCGGCATCATCCCGTGTATTGTGCTCGAGCGCATCGTGAAACATATTCCTCATTTCCTTGGGCGCGTGGACATGCTCGCCGGCACCAGCAACGGAGCCCTTTTGGCCATGGCCTTGGCGTTTGGCCATTACCCGGCCACCATCCGCGAGATGATGTTGCTCACCTCGCGCGCAGTGTTTGGTGAAAAACAGGGGCACTACTCCGTGTCATCGGCCAAGTGGTCCAATCGCGCGCTCGCTCTCTTTTGCCAAGAAGTGTGGCAAGACCAGACGTTGGCAGACGCGCACGTGCCTTGCTTGGTGCCCGCGTTTTTGCTCGACAATCAGCGTGCGTCACCAGAGCGAGACATGGAAACACGCGTGTTTACATCCGCCACACATGGCAGTGAAAAAGTGCGCGACGTATTGATGCGGACATGCGCGGCTCCCATTTATTTTCCCGCTTGGCAATCGTATGTGGACGGTGGAGTGTTTGCACACAACCCGGCGGATTTGGCCGTGGCTCACGCCCTTGCTCAATTGAACGTTCCCCTCGAAGACGTGGTGGTGCTATCACTCTCGACTGGGCACGTGCGACAATACATGGCTGACGATGCACACAATTACGGCTATTACCAGTGGGCCACTCAATTGCCGACGGTGCTCTGGCGTGGCATGATTGACAAAACGACCACGTTGTGCCGCGCGTTGTTGGGTGATCGATTCAACCGGATCGACCCCGAGCTTGAACAGGAGCTGGCGCTTGACGAACCCACACTCTTTCCCGCCATGATCACCTGTGCCGAGGAAGAGAATTTGGACAGAGTTGTGGAGTGGATCAAGGAGAAATTGTATTAAGCGGGCGCGCAATCCGAAACTCGCTGATTTGCCAATTGGCAAACACAAAGAATAAAATGTGGTGCTTGACTTGAGTCCACGGATTGATCATGCTGGAGAACATGTGACGACACTGTCGATTAAGAACAAGCAACAACATCTTGACGAGTTCCAAGAGAGACGTTGGAAAATATTGGGATATCTGTGACAAGATATTGGGATCGTTCGTCCAATTCAGATAAAACATGAATGATTTGCCAGGGTCGTAGCCAAGCACGCGAAAACTCCACATGTATTGGTGAAAGAATTCGAAATCAATGGGCACTTTGAAATCCACAAATATGGCCGACATTTTCAAAAAGCCATGCGGTGATAGCTTATGTGCCCAATGATTTTTCACCAGCTCATAATGACCGGGTTTTAATTCCGCTAATCGCTCTCGCAAGAGCCAGCGAATAATTGTTTCTGCAGCGTCTAGATTCCCCAACAAGACGTGGAGGTGCCGGCGGAGATAGTCCAGAAATCGGTGATCTTCGCGGGTAGCGTGGTAAATTTTGCTTGGTTTGCCGAATTGCACCAGGCATTTCCAGCGGCGTTTCTCGTCATTATCCGGCTGCCCCATGAAAACTTTTCCAGAAAGTCGATTTTGAAAAAATCCAATTTGGAAAAATCAGATTCTGGTTGGACACCAAAAAATTTTTTGACTGATTTTTTTTCGAGTGACCACTCAATTTTTTTTCGGACAATGGTCGAATTTTTTCAAAATGAAAAAAAAATCAAGTTTTTCAGAAACTTTTTTCAGGAAACCTCAACGTGTATTTGAAAATTCTCGGCTTGGAATCGGACGGCCGTGACGGGCTTGGCAACCAGCTCATCCAACGATTTCACGTCTGATATCGTGAAGGTGTCACATGCGGCCAGCGGGTTGGTGTCGGTCACCAGAAAGTGCACGTCAAATACAATATTTTTGGATTCCAATTCTGTGGTGACGGCGAAGGGTTGTTCTGATTGGTGGCCCTTTTTTGAGAGCTTGGAGAATTTCAGCGTGAGGCCTTTTTCAAGTTGTTGAAGCTCGCGATCGAGCGAATCCAATAACTGTTGAATCCGTTGATCAGTCGGGGCGAGCGACAGCAATCCGCAAAAGATCTTGGTCCGTGATGTGAGTTTGAACAAGTGCCGCATGGTAAACCAATCAGGCGGTGAGCGTTCGGTGAAATACTCGAGATACTCGACGGAAAATTCCGGAGTTTGTTGCACGTAGAGGTTTTCAGCATGGCGGCGGATAACGTCCATCCAACGAAGGCACACTTTGGCGCACACATTCAGGCTGTCGTGGTCCAAGTGTCGGAAAATGGAAAACAGCGCGTCCGACGACAGCTGTGCCACCGCGTCGCCTGTCGCCTGCAGGCTCTGGATCTTGCGCTCGACGTGTTCCAGTTGAGCTGTCACATAAGCCCGGAGATCGAGCAACTGTTCCATGGTGGGAAACTTGGCCGCATACTCGAGTTCTTTCTGATGTTGCTCCAGCGCACGCTCTGCTCTTCGGGCGTATTCGAGCTCGAATTTCAAGCGACTTTCTTTTTCGCGAGAGATGCGATCGACCCAGTTTTGAAACAGGTTACCCCTGGTGCTACGTGGATCACAGAAAGGATACAGATCACGAATCTGAGAACGTGGTTCTGCTGGGAGAAGAGGGTAAATTTCGTGAATTCGGGAACCCCACATTGTTTTCTAAAAATGTTTCATTTCAAGCTCGAGAGCAGCGCTTGAACCCAGGCCTGGTTGCTTTGTTCGCGCAGGTGATTTTTCTGATTTTGCTGAGCTCTCAAGCCCTGCTTAAACTCGCGCTCGACGTCGGCGCGCCACGCAGCACCACACTGACTGATCAGCTCCCGCCGCAACCGGGCTCGTTCCTCGGTTTCCAGGCGTTCAAGGTGTGCATCCCACGCGGCTTTGAAATCCGGACGATGCTGCAATTGCTGATGGAGAAATTCAACGTCGCGCTCCATTTGCACTTGATCCAGCTTGTGGGTGACCAACTCGGTCAACTTGTCCATCTTGACCGAGAGCGCGCCCAAGTTGGAGCGTTTCGTCGCGCGCCCCTTGGGGTCCGGCACACCTGATGGTGCAACACGCTTTTCCTGTAATCGCTTGCGGGCTGGCAAAGAGACCTCGTCTTCATCCTCGTCGCCGCCTGCAAGGGAAAAAGTTCCGAGAACGTCAGAAAACTGGAGTCTGACCTTTTCTACCTCGTCGGCGGACCACTCCTCTTTTTCCAGCACGTGGAGAAAGTTGTCGATGGAAATGCACCATTTGATGGGGCGATTGTTGTATCCCTTGTAAACCGCGGGGTTTGGGTTCTTGTGTGCCAAGTGACCGTATCGCACGTGGAAGGATTGTTGAACCAATCCCACCAATCCGGCGGCGTGTGCCAAGGAGATTGACGCGTCGTCGTAAATGGACACCGACGTGATGAGTGCGTCTGGAAAATTCGAAACGTCTTGAAGTGAAAACATGACCCCTGCAAAAAACTTTTTTTCTGTAAAAAAAATTGAAAAATCAGGGCGCGGTGATGGAATTTCTGGCACCCTTTTGGGATCTGCTTTTTCCACGGTGTGACTTGAAAACACAAGTGTCGTTGTTGAATGTGTGTCACCGTGTTCACGCGGTGGGCATGTCAACATGCCATGTTATGCAGCGCCTGAGATTGCGCAAGCATTGTTGGCAGAGAAAACAATTCCCTAATCATTAATCACCTAGTCTTGTTGAAGGTGATATTTTCTCTGCAATATCGGATCATTTAAAGACACCTGAAATGTGCATGTTGAGCGTGAAATCAAAACCTTGCAATCTCACATATGTGCCGCCGGAAAAATTGACCCTGGAGATGTGCTTGGCTGCCGTTGAACGCAATGGTTATTGCCTGGTTTATGTTCCACCGAAATTCGGACCCCTGAAGTTCTAATGTCGGCTGTTCAACGCAACCCATTAAGTATTGGTAGTATACACCCTGATGACCAAACCGAGGACTTGTGTCTGCTCGCCATCGCAAGTCAGGCATTTGGTGTATTCGATTTAATTCATCCCAAAAATCATACCCCTGCAGTGTTGAGAGCGGCAATTGAGTATCGTCCGGATATCATTATCCGGATTGCACCAGAAAAGTTAACTGACGATTTGTGCATGTTAGCCCTCCAACTTGACACTAGTATAGTTCGTAGTATGGTTCGTAGGGTTCCCCACGAACGGCGCACGAAAGAGGTTTGTCTCGTTGCTGTCCAGATTAATGGTCTGGCTATCCAATATCTGAACTTTGAGGAAAAGACTCCCGCTGTGTGCTTGGCCGCTGTTCAACAAGATGGGAACGCCATCCAATATGTGCCCCATTATTTGCGCACGCCGGAAATTTGTGTGGCAGCTGTGAACCAAAATGTGAGTGCCGTCCAATTTCTATAAAAACCAAAGTCTTCGGAGGGGTTAAAGATGGAATTTATTGCTCCCTTTTGGGATCGTCTTTTTCTCGTGTGCGATTTGTCCACCCAAGCGGTATTGCTTCGGGTGTGCCGACGCGTCCACGCAGTGGGTAACAATTCTGATCACCAATATCACCGGCTGCACCTGTTCCAAAGAAAATGGCAGCGTGGGTGCCCGATCCCTGAGGGTGACGTGATATCCGCAATTGAAAAGGACATTAAAATCTTTACATATCTCCCACTTGAACGACGAACGTATGCGGTGTGCCGCGCGGCGGTGCAGAAGGAACCTTGGGTATTGAGGTATGTGCCCATGAAACATCGCACCGCAGAGCTTTGTGAAATAGCACTCACTGTCAATGGTTGGGTGCTACACATGGTTCCGGAATATACCTTGGAACTCTGCCGGGTTGCATTCAAGTCTCATGGCGAAACATTAGAGCTAGTTCCCTTTGAATTTCGCAGTGACTTGATTTGTATGGAAGCTGTTAAACAGGATGGAACTGCTGTCAAGTATGTTCCGATAGAAAAACAAACACCTGAATTATGCATGGCTGTCATAGAGGAGGAGCCGGCTGCAATCAGGCTAATCGATCGAAGCAAGCAATCGCCAGAACTCTGGGCACAAGCTATCAAGCAAGATCCCGAGGTGATAAAATATTTACTTTGAGGGGCGCATGAAATTGGCGATCGTGGGAAGTAGGGACTTTCAAAATGAAGTTCAGTTTAACGATTGGATGCGAGAAGCACTCGCCGAGTGGTCCGCCGAAACGACGCCGCCCATTTTGGTCGTATCAGGAGGTGCGCGAGGAGCCGACTCGCTCGGTGAAAAGTGGGCCAACGCACGCGGCATTGAGACCCTAATTTTCAAGCCCGATTGGAAAACTCACGGAAAACGCGCGGGGATTTTGCGAAATTATGACATCATCTCCGCGGCCACTCACGTGATTGCCTTCCCCAGTCGCCATGGACGCGGCACGCAACACTCGATTCGAGTCGCGCGCGAACAACAGAAACCTGTTTTGGTGTATTGGATCGATTAAAGATTTTTAGGTTCCATAACCAGTGCGGAGAGTGGTAGCTCGTTGGGTGTGTTTTGAAAAAATGGGTGATTGATCATGTCATCAAGGGTCGAGCGATCGCGTCGTTTCAAGATGGCTTGAACCAAGTTCTTGAATTCGCCACTCACCTGAACACGTGTGGGAAAATAGTAAATGACGTTGCGAATGCGCGAACATGTCGTTTTCACCGCGTCTGTTTCAAACGGTGGTCGGCCAATGACCAGCGTGTATAAAATGACGCCCAAGCTCCAAATGTCGACCGGATACGAGTAAGGTTCCTTGTCCAAGATTTCCGGCGCAATGTAATTGGGTGTGCCACACGATTCGTTTACCATCTCCGCGTCGTGATCAAGCTTCACGGCCAACCCAAAGTCACAAATTTTCACCTTCAACTCGTGATTGAGGAGGACGTTGCCCGTTTTCAAGTCGCGGTGAATCACGCGCTGGTCATGTAAATATTGCACACCCTGCATCAGGTGTGTCATGTAAAATCGAGTCTCAGCCTCGGTGATGCGCTGCAAGAGAAAATAAATCACCACTGTGCGCGATGTTTTAACCAAGTATTACCTTGCGTGATTTCAAGAGAGTGTAAAGGGATTGATTTTCACACAATTCCATGGTGATCGTGAATTGTTCAGGTGTCTCAAACCACGAGATAAATTTCACCACGTTTGGATGATCTAGGTGCCGGTGTATCCTGATTTCCGAGCGCAGGTGTTGGCGTTTGTATTGTTTCTCCAAGGATGATTTCAAAACACACTTTCCAGCTGCCTCGACATCGCCGGCTCTCATGTGATACACCTTGGCATGAGCACCGGTGCCGAGTAACTCGCCTTGCTGCCATTCACGCTGACACTCCGTCCCCTGATCATCCCAAAAAACATCCACCAATTTGGACATTATCGACGGTTTCTGACCAAACACTACTGATTACACCAATGTTTTTATTTGATCTTGACCAGTTGACAGCGGGTGCCCGGATAAATCTGCTGGTCATCTCGTTGGAGACACCCGCGGTGACATAGGGCATACTTTTCAGCATCGAGGCCCTGTTCGAGACATACCTGGCGAATAATGTCACGTGTCGGATGTCCTTGAATGGTGGTCTCGATTTCGACCGTGTGGTCGGCGTGCGCTCCTTGTCCCAGCACAGTGGTGACTTGGATGGGCAGTTGTGGCTTCACTTTTTTCTTCCGAATCAGGCCCCTTCTCCTGGAGGTTTTGAGATTCCAGTTATGTTTCATCTGGCTGACTTGGACCAAGGACACATGGTCTCCAGGGTAAAAGGTGTGCAACTGAATCGCGGATGGTCCACCCTGTTTTTGAATGCGGTATTTGTAATCCATTCGATCCAAGCCCAAATATTCACATGCTTTTCGCCGCAGAGTGAATTCGTCAATCTCGTCTTGCCTCAGCGGAATGGTGATTTCCAAGCCTTGGTGTTCGACGACAATCTCGCCAAGGATTGGCCGATCTTTCACGTCGCCGTAAAAATCCAGGTCTTCCTCATCTCGCGGCGCAGGCCATGCTTTGACATAAGCGTCGCGGGTTGATCGCGCCATCGGGTCATTTTTCACGGATCGCAACTGAACCGTGGCACCGGCGCGAATCACATCGGAAAAAGGGATGATGTCGCCCGTGTCAGGGCTGGCAAATGCCAAGCACGTGGGATTGAGATGAGGCAACATCACTTCCAGCGCCGAGCAGGCCAGGCTCATGACTTCGTCACAATACAACCACTCCTCGCCGTCGGTGACCACATGGTAGATTGCCTTTCCACTTTCACCCACGATACAAATGGGCTCCGTTTCCTGCTCCATTTCACTGATGGTAGCGCCCCTGTTTTTGGTGCAGAAAATCTTGCTTTGGTTTCAAAAAATGAGAATTCGTTACGTTCGAGCCGGGGCCCCATCGGGTGGCAACGGAACCAAGTGTTATCCTTACAACTCATTGGCCAAGGCCCAAGCCAAGGCTCACCGATGGACCACGCTGGTGGTGTTACCCTCGCATAACGTGCTGTGTGGGAGTCTCGTGTTGCGCGACGGACAAGAGGTGGTGGGAATCAAACGGGATCGCGCGCGACTGAGCAATCCCGACGCCACGCTGAACAATGGTGACGTGATTGTGACCAACGGCGACAACAAACTGAAAAACTTGAGCATTGTCGGGGCCGCCCGCTGTGGCGTGGAAGCGTTGAACGCCGACAACTTGAAGATTGAAAATTGCTCGTTCGCTCACACCAATCCCGGCGACATCAAGTTCCCGTCGGACATCAAGCCCCAATTTTTCACCAGCTTTGTCGAGATGCGTTCGTGGCCCGCCATCAGTTTCCACGGCGGTGCGACCAAAACCGACGCCACTGTCACCGACCCGCGGAGACTTCAACCCCTGAACACGCGGCCACGCGGCAAACTCACGCTGCACAAGTGCACGTTCACTGATAATGCCGCCGACGTGCTCGTGGGTGCGGGCGACATGCTTTCGCCAGTCGAGGTCGCCTCGGCCAGTGCCCGGCGAGAATACGACATTCACCACTGCACCTTCTCGAACTCGCGCTCCGACAGTGTGGTGACGCTCGTGGGCAGTGGAGGTCGCGTGAGTGGCCAAGTGCACCGGTGCGCGTTTGACCAACACGTCCAAACGGGTGTGTCGCTCGACCAGATTTACGTGGACGAGACCGAATTTCCGGGCCGTGGTAATTACCAATGGGGTGTGAACCAAGTGTCCAAGTGCACATTCACGCGCTGCTTGGAGCCAGTGTTTGTGCGATTCAATGGATTCCTTGAAGCACCCGGCGCCGTGGTCGACATTGTCAAGTGCCATGCGCGAGAGTTTGGACGAGTGCCCGCGACACCGACGGTGCCTTCCGTGACTACGGTCATCGAACCGTTTGAGGAAGCGGCGGCCATCAACATCAACGTTGATGTAAACAACCCCGGCGGCACGTTCGAAGCCAATGTTCGCTTGGCTCACAATCACATCGTGGACACCACGGGTCGCATGACGGGTATGCGTAACATTTACTTTGGCAAGTCGCCGCTGATTCACTACGAGGTGTGTGACAACCACATCGCCGGCACCACCATTGCGCTGGCCCCTGTGCAATTCACCGCGCGCCCGGTGATCACGCCGATCGGACGTGGCACCTACGACATCCACCACAACGTGATCGAGAACGTGGACTCGGCGCTGGTGACGGGTGTGCGCGTGCCGTTCGAGCGCATGGCCATTCGGGCACACCACAATTGTTTTCAGAACACGGGTGCCCGGAACGCGCCGCCAATTCAACAGCCTCCGTTCGATAACGGCAGCTACTACGGTGCCACGTTGGTCATGGGCGGGGTGGCCAACACGGCGTTCGAGGAACTTTTTCCCAACGGCGACTTGGGCAATTTCACCATGGATTTCGGTGGTGGTCCGCTCGAGAGCCCCGGCCAAAACAGCTTTATTAACACCACGGGTGCTCACACGTGGGTCACGCCGCTGCTCACTTTTTGGGCCGCGCACAATTGGTTCAATAATGTGCCGCCCCTCGATGCGGGTGCGGGCGGTGCGGCTGTGTTTGAGCCTCAACTCGAATCAGGGCCTGATCAGTGCCCGGGAAAATGTGAAAAATAAACAAATCACATCATGGTTTATAACAAACTCTAAAAAATGTGTCATAGCCGTCAGCCTTTTCGGACACAGAGATGTGACGGTTTTGCTTTTCAAGTTGGCTTAGAGCAGAGCGCGTGAGTATGGTCTCTGCAATAAACGCGGGATAGTCAGTGTGTCTGCGCAATTCAATACAATCCTCTCCTTTTTGCTCATACGCAAACCTTAATTGATCGAGCAAAGCTGCAGAGCGTTTGTCAATTTCAGCTTGCGCTTCCGCTTTGGCTTTTTCTGCAGCCTTCCGTTCGCTCTCGAGATATTCAGGACTCGGCCCTCTTTTCCACATTTTGAGATTGTAATTTTCCAGAAAGAACAGGGGCTAAATGACGACCGTGGAAAAATTAATTGAAGTCATTCAAGACTATCATCGTGCTCGGGCGGTGTATGTCGTGGAAGAGGTGGATGCATGCGAGGGTGAACGCAGGGGGCTTTGGTGTTGTGGTTCTACCGAGAGTGTTCTGGAAAAATCGCGGGAACTCTTGGAGTTTGAGTTTATCGATGCCAAGTCCCTGCAAGAGTTGGAGTTGAACAAGACTGTCGAGTCCGACGAGTATGGCAACGTCTACCTGAAAATCACCAAGTGTCAAGTCACGGAAATAAAATAGATTTTTTTTTGAAATAAACAGGGTCTGGTGAAATGTCTGAAGAGAAATTGTATGCGCGCGACATGTATCAGGTTGCTATGGCTGCTCAGGCATAAATCAAAAAACGGGAGCGTGATGTCATTTTGCCAAGGTTGATGAAACAAATCAAAGAGGCCGCAGCGGACGGCAAATTTAACCTCCGGGTGCCGAGTGAGTTATTACCAAAGCACATTTGTGGACATCTCGAAGAGCTCGGATTTGTCTTGGTTGTCCACAACGCTGGAATGCTTGACCCGTTTGTTGACATTGAGTGGTTTTCTAACTAATACAGTAATACTTCCATGTCGTGGGGTAGCTTTCATGTCGATAACCTGACTGAAATTTCAGATCAGGGGAGGAAACAGTCGGAAGCTGAAGAATTTGATGTCTTCATGCGTGAACACGGCCCGAAAATCAGCGCGGCTGCGAAACTTGGGGATACTTTTTGTCGAGTGGACCGTAAATGGGTTTCTGATAACATTCGACAGAGATTAACCACTCTCGGCATTAAGTCTTACAATAGTTCTTACCACACGTATCTCAGTTGGGGCAATGATTTTGCCAGATTTCGCAGCTGGCCTTCCGATTTCAAAACATCTCAGCAACGGCCTGATCAGTCAAAATGGTTTTATTGAATTAGCAGGGGCTCTGCGCAAATAAAATGTCTGAAGAAAAATTCGACGCGCAGGCCATGTATAAAGTTGCAAATCTTGCCAGGAAACATTCCCACACCAGAGATATTGAGGCCTTTCTGGAAGAGCATGTTCCGAAAATAAAGGCAGCTGCAAGGGCGGGAAAATTTTTCTACGAAATTGTAGGTAGCGCGTCAAAACCTGTCTGTGATCACATGAAAAATCTTGGATTTGGTGTGTTTCATTCTCACCCTGAAAGCGTTGTGAAATTCACGGAATTCAGATGGTAAAAAAAGTGATAGTAAAAAAGTGATTTATTTGCATTTTGTGCGATACAATTCGTCCGCTGCCTTTTTCACATTGGTGTATCCCCACTGAGCCGCCCGAATTTTCGCCGCCTGAACCCCCCGGCAATCAATCTCGCAGCTGCTCGAGCTTCGCGAAAGTTTGGCACAAATTGGGAACGCATCGTGTTTGGGGTCGAGAAAACACTTGTCGCCGCACTTTTTCTTGAGCGCTTTGCGTGGTTTTCCGCGGCGCGGTGCCACCTTGGACCAGCCCCGAGTCCGACTACCCCGGTTTCGGCCGCGGTCAGAGACAGACATTCGCCGCTGCGCCCGGGTTGGTCGAGCGAAACCAGAGCGTGCGCCGTGGCGACGACGAGGCCGAGGCCGGCGCGACATTCCCCCACGTCTGAGTTGGGCATCGGTGTATCCCATGCGAATCAGATCTCGATACGCGGGGCCGCCGACGACAATCCACCGGCCAGTGGTCGGACTCTCCACCGAAAGTGATGACTGGGAAGACCTGGATGACAACGAAGACACCGAGCGACGGCGAGGCATTTTCTGGAATACAAAAAAGATTTTCAGGCAGGTTTGGCCACTAAAACGCCCGGGTGCAGCTGGACGACACTTTCGACGATGTCCAGGTAATCGCCGTGGATGGCGAGTTTTTCGTAGGGTGAAGCTTGACCACTAAAAATCCACACGTGCTTGCGACCAAACGATGCACAAGACTTTTCAAAAAATGCCAACAATAGCGATTCCGTCGGGTGACTGTAAAAAGCGACCCTGGTCTCAATCGAGTGCTTCAAGTGAAACACCAACTCCAAGCGGTTGCTTTTTGCCATGGCATACAAATGTCGACCAATCTCGCCGGCCACATCACGCGGCACCCGAACCTCCAGGTGTGGATTCAACACTTTAAAAAGCACCACACATCGGCGTTTGACCACCCGCTCACAGCTCCGCGATGAAATAGTGGTGAGCACGGAATCCACTGGCACCCCTCTGACGTAATCCATTTTATTGGTTTGCCGTTTTTCAGTCCGTTACAATTAACAAGCGGGTGTTAGATTTCACGACATCACGGACAACTCCCAATAGGTCATAACTGTTAATGTGAGTTCCATCTGGAGTGTATCCGTAAAATTTCCAGTCGTTTTCCATTTGTGGAAGAGAATCACAGAACTTTTGAAAAAACTGTAACATCAGAGCTTCGGTTACATTCAAGTGAAATGAGCTCAGAAACGTTTCCTCATTTCCCTGGAAATTCGAAAGAGACATGCTGCCTGATTTTGCTACGGTGCACAAATGGCGACCGATTTCATAGGCTATTTCAGGAGGAAGAGGAACTTTCAGGTGTGGATTGAGCACCTCGAACAGAGCCATGCATCGTCGTTTGACCACCTGCTCTAGATGTTCACAGCCCCGCGATGAGGTGGTGAGCACAGAATCCACTGGCACCCCTCTGACGTAATCCATTTTTTCGCAGTCAAGAAAATCACGGGTGATTAGCAAATGAACAAACTTCAGCGCGTGGATCACTTTGAGCGCGGCTCGTATCCGCACAAATACGTGGCCATCATGAAGGACGGCAAAAAGGTGCGCTTCGGTCATCAGGAGTATGAGCATTATCGCGACAGTGTGCCCAGGTCGCTGGGTGGTGGTCAGTGGTCCCACCGCGATCACGGTGATTCAGCGCGCCGGAAAAATTACCGCTCGCGACACGGCGGCGTGAAAACCAAAAGTGGCACTCCGGCATACAAGGTGAAATACAGTCCCAGCTGGTTTTCATACCATTTCTTGTGGTGAGAAAAATAAATTCCATTTGTTCCCTGGAAATTCTTTTGGTGGACGTTTGATTTCACAAAACTACTAAAATGAGCGAGTGGATTGAAGTTGACGGCTACATCAGTGGCGGCAATGGGAGTGCCGGGCCGATGGGGGGCCTGATGGGTGCCATGTCTGGACTTTTGGGCCGTGGAGCTCAAGGCGGCAACCCCGAGACGTATCAGGAGTGCCAGCGTTGGATCCGGGTCGACCGGATCGACGAAATCTTTTATGAGAGACACGATTTCCCCTTGGCCACACCGCCTCCAGAGCCCAGAATCAGGCGAGTGAACGCAGAGAACACGGAAAATTCAGAGCCTGAACATCCGGTTCCAGCCATGGCACCGGCGGGCATGTGGATTGTGAACACCACCACCAGATATCACGTGTTGGACGAGGAGCAAGCTCGGCAAGTCACGCAGAAAACACAAGAGTTCAATCCGGTGGCTCGCGCCATCAATCGTCTCGCGGATGAGATTGCCCTGAAACCGGCTCACCAAGAAGGATCCATGGTCGGAACGGCTCGACAAGATTTTGTGGATTCGCTGACCAACTCTCGCTTGGTGTGATGGACACAAAAAATAAATCAAGGGGCTGATGTCTTTTCTCTGGAAACAGTTTTCTGAAATGTGCACAGATTTCATGTGGGGCAACATTCCAGATGAGCGAGTGCTGGATCAAATGATGGATGACTTGCGTGTGCTGCAAGCCGACATTGCTGTCATGGAGCAGGCCGTGCGGAATCCACCGCCTGATATGTCACCAGAACAAATGAGTGATCTGAAAGATAGTCTGGTCAAGGCCAAACAATGTGAACGTCGCGCAATCAAGTATTTTGCAGACATTCGCGCGCAACATTATGATCTCAATCGAGTGCAGATGCAATTCAGCGGCGAGAAGAAAAAGAACAACTAAAGAGAGATTTAATCGTGACGCGTAGCAATCTCAATGGCTTTGAACCCTGCATAGGCCACTGGCATGTAAGGAAGCGCAGGCCAGAGAATACCACCCAAGAAGGCCCCACCACATCCACCAACGACCATTCCTATCACAATGTCAACTTTGTTTGCTCGGTCACAGCCTGCCGCGTAACCCAAAAGAAGGGACCCGCTACACGTCGTCAAAACGGTGATCTTCCTTTGCAACGGAGTAGAGAACGCTCCGGATTTTTCCATGGCGAGATGTTCACGTTGATATGCCTTCTTGAGACTTTTCCACCGCGGTTCAACTTTCCTCATGAACGAGTGTGCCCATTCGGGAACTTGAAATTTGATCTCCCTTTTTCCAAACAAGCGACGACTGCCCCTCATATCTTTTTTCGTTTTCGAATTTATTTCTTCACCCGGACCCTGTATTCGCCGTGCTGTTGAATGTTGCGCTGAATGTGGTGATAACACCCGCGGCAAACATATCGATTGTCGCCACCGCCTCCTCCACCGCCCGGATACGCGCGGAACACCGAAATCATCACGCCCTTGGCAAAGGCTGGCCGACGACAGGCATGACCCTTGTATCCAACCTGGCATGTTTGAAGTGCTTCACGTTTAGAGAGTTTAGTTTTCCAGACGTCTCCGCGGGTGGTAGTCCAGATCTCCAAGACTTTTTCCATCCGCACCCCATTCACTTTAATAAAAAACGTGTTTATTTCTCCTTTGCCGGAGTTGATGGTAAATCACCGCCGGCCTGTAATATGTCAATCTCACGTTCGAGTTGTTCGTAACGCTTGGCGAGCTTGCTCAAGCGATCACGTGACTCTTTGGCTTCGCGACACAATTTTTGATAAAAGGGATCATTGAAAATGGCTTGGGCACTCATGTTGCACGCTCAGTTCCTTGGTCGTGATCAGTTGATCAGTCGAGGCACGAGAGGCGTTTATTCAAATTCTTGAGATGGCGCCAACCACGCTGCAATTTTGGAATGCCGACGGTAACAGGTGTGGCACAAACAGCATCCAGAGCGCGCCATTTGGATAGGTGAGAAACGCCGACAACACCACCACACCGTTGAAAATCAACAAAAAGAGCCCGGGTTTTTCGGACAAATATTGGGGTGTTCCGCACACGCGCAACAGACGATAGTGGTCGACGGGATACTCAATCAGGTTGGCCAACAACCCGACCAAGCCGATGAGGGGAAACACGAAAAAGCCAATGTAAATGATGAATTGGCGAAACAATATTTGCAACAAATCTTCGGCAATGTTGAACTCTGGTCGAACGACGCCACAGCACGCGGCGGCGATTTTGGGCCACACGGTTTGCATGACAAACGTGATGACGACGTCGAGCACTAGCACCAGGAAAAAGTTGGCGCCCGCAAAGTCCAAATCACACCGCTCAATCACCGGCGGCGGCGCAGGGATGATGGTAGCGATAAAGATATACATGCACGTGGCCAAAAGGATTTTGAAAGTGATCAGTTTGATGGCCTGGCTCATGCGAAATTGAAACCAAGTCTTGTTTCGTTCCCACCGCGTGATCGCATATGACACGTGCCCCCAGGCGGTGTGACACAAGGCAAACCCCAGCGCAACCACCAGCGACATGGCGGTAGAGAGGGGTAATTGATTGGCCAACAAGGGATCACCATAGGTCTCAATCACATAGCCCTGGGCCATGACCAAGCCATACACCAGCAGGATTGACACACAGAGCGCGGCGAATGTGGCAGTGACGCCGAGCAGATAATTCGTGTCAGCGCCGCGGTTCACTGGAATCTCTTTTTCTTCCTGGTCGAGCACGCGCCGGGGATATTGATTTCGCTTGTAGCTTCGCTCCCACACCCAATACGCTGGACCGAGTGTCACCCAAATCACCGTGGCCAACACCCCGCAGGTGAACCAATAAACGTCGGCGCCTGGTCGAGGATACGCCGAGACGAAAAAATCAGACCACGAGAAAGCCACTCCAGGCGGGCGGTCCCGCAAAAACAGCGACCACGAAACGATGCCAAGCAGGCCCAACGCCGCGTTCGACAAGATGATCACTTTCAGAAACGAGAAATACAGTCGGGTGCCAATCCCATAACGCTGCTCAATCGAGTCGAGGCTTGAAAGAACAGGCGGGCCTCGTTCTGAAATACCATCGCGCGTGATGTAAAGTTGTCCTTTGTCCGTGTGACGAATCATGTGTGTGCACTTTATGTGCGAGGTATTTTCATTGACTAGAGTCTTGGTTTTGGATTTTTTCCAATTGCTTTTTCCGAAGCCTTTGCTGTTGGACTTCACAGTAGTCATTCCAGAGCCGCGCGTGAATCAACAGATCGCCGGCGTAAATTTGGTCGTTTGCACACTGGTCACACAGGGATTTTCCCAACGACTCGGAGAACGTCACGCTCTCGTGTGGTGCATTGCACAAATCACACTGAAAAAACTGGTTGCGTCCCATGAACAAAGGAAACCCCAACGACGACGACATTGCGCGAGACCCTCTTTTATTTTTCACGGATTGGCCACAACAAAATTCAGCAAACCCATCACCAGAAAAAGCTGAAAGGTCAAGGTCAACACTTCCACCATGGTGGGCTCGGCCCCCGCGAGGGGTGCGAACGGTGCTTCATGTATGTGATGCATGGGACGCATGTGTAGAAGGGTAGCGCAATTTTCTGGAAGTGCCGGCATGAAACCCTTTTGTGAAAATTTTCAAATTAAAATCAGGGTTCCTCGATGAAAAATCGCGCAAACATTTTGAAACAGATTGCGGACGCCTGGCAAAACCAGTGGACGGCTGCCGAGAAAATTACCGTCTACACCATGACCATCTCACTCATCCAGGCCCCCGCCGAAACGGAGACGGATCTTACCACCCGTCTCACCCGCCTCGAGTCCCTCATGCTTCATCATGTGGTGAAAAACATTTTGGAGTTTTGCACAGACCACTTTGACACCTTTCAGGTGCTGATTGGCCCGTTTTTGCAAGCTTCGGTGAAACCTGACACGCGGCTTGCCCGTCAGGGCCCTGAGGCCTGGTCTATCAGCGTGGACCAAGATGAAGAAGCAGACGAGCAAGAACCCATCGACGTGGACGATGAACTCGACGTCAAGAAAAACCCGCGCAAACGTCCTGTCCAGCGCCTGGTGCCTGAAATCGGGTTCGTCGAGCGGGACAAGCGGCCAAGAGCACTCTTCGCTCAAAGAAAGGGCAAACGTCGCGCTGAAGACGACGGCGATGGTCCGAATGTCACCAAACATCGACGCATGCCACCGCCGCCGGAACCTCGGAAGGTGTCGTCCACCGCGCTCACGTGCCTCGAAGAGTGCTACGGGCACTATCCAGACGAGGACGACGAAGAGCCAACCTACGGAATCGCTCTTTAGAATAAACACGTTCGTGATTATTCATTTGGAAACCCGAAAATCAGGCATAAATAATGGCAGATTTCCGTTGGGATCAAAACATTCGCAACAAATAACAAATCTCCCATTGACCGATCCAGAGTCGGCTGATCCAACCAAAAATTGATTCCATTCTAGTAGAGTCTGTTTGCATCGAGCACAAACCATCTTTTCCCGTGAATGCTTCATCCAGTGTAACTGCTGTTTTGAAAACAGGAGATTATCTTTCTGTTCTAAAACGACTTTTCATTTGGTGACAAGATCAGTTTTATTCTTCTTCTTCTTCCTGACCAGAGCTCTGTTCCTGCTCCTCGGCAGCGCCGTCGGGCTTGGCCTTTTTCCCGGGTGTGTCTTCCGCCTCGTTGTTTTCCAAGCGGAGGCGTTTCTTGAGTGCCTTTTTGCGAATCTCGGCATTGTGTTCGGCTTTTTTGTTGGCTTTGCGCAGATCCACGCGGCGACCCCACAGCAATCGCGAGATCCGGTTCATCGCCTTGGCGTTTTCCTTGGCCCACTCGATGCGAGCAGCCGCTTCGGTTTCAGTGCTTTCGAACGGACCAGGCGGGAGACTGACGAGCGAGTTGAAAAGGTTTTCAAACGCCTCGTGCAACGGCTTGCCGGCCTGGCGATCAGCGACCGCAACTTCCAGGTAGTCTTCGAAGCGCGCGACGGATTTGATGTTGGCTTCGAGCGCCTCTTCCGCATGGTCGGCAATCAGGGCGCGGTTCTCCTCGGCCGAGCGAAGCGCGTTCATCAAATCCGCCAGGAGTTGCTGGTTGGCCGTCATGAGCCGCGCCGGAAGCTTGGCCGGTTTGGTCTCATCCTGGGCCTTTTTGTTTCTCTTCCTTTTTTTCAGCTCCGCCGTGATGCGGTCGATGGTCTCGGAGTGCTCCAAACGCAACTCAATCTGCTCTTTCAGCTCGGGCGTCAAGTTGGCCAACGCCTTCTCCTTGAGGTTCTCGTTTTTCATAATCATGCATCTCAACATCTCCGCCATATCAAAGTCGTTTTGCTTGCGATCGCCTGGCACGTGCTTGGAGTTGAACCACACACCCTCGGGCCACCCCTTGGGCACCCTCACCTGTGCGGTGGTCGCCGCCGGCGTTTCTTCTATTTTCTGCACAATCATTTTTCCAACCCTTGTATTTTTTCAATTTTTCACTCATGAGCCGATTTCAGGGTGATTCAGTTGAAATCGTGAAAGAAACGATGGAAAGATTCCCAATCGACTTTAACCAAGCAATCAGGGCCGAAGTGGATGCACTGCGCGATCGCAAGAGACATGAATGGAAGGCCCAACGGAGACAACAAATCTATAACCAGGCAGTGCACAGCACCTTCCTCCAAGAGCCAAGCGTCACATTTCCATTTTCACGCGGCCAATATGTATGGAACGCCGAAGTTTTCCGGGAACTGGTGGTGGAACACGGGCGTGACATTGACATTTTTGTTTCCTTTGGACACAACGGTGACAACCTGTTGCCTTTGGATCGATGGAATGAACTTCAGTCCTTGGATAAAAGTCTTTCACATGCTTACGCAAAAATGAGACTACAAAAATAAACAACGGTTTCATTTCATCCAGGCCGGTCGGTCAGCCGCGGGCAGTTTCTTGAGTTCACTCCAGACCTTGGTGTGTTTCTGCGACGGACTCAACCGGCGATACACGCGCATGGCTTTTTCATGAAACTCGCCAAGCTGTTTTTCACAGTCCTGCATCAGCTGGTAAGCCTTCATCACCTGCTTCGAGTAGGCGCGATCGACGTTGTCGTCCCACGATTGATCATCCCCGTGGGCCAGGCGAATCTGAGTGGCCTCATCGTAGGCGGCCAGATAATCGTGTTTCCGGCGAATACCAGCCATCTTGGCACGCAACACAAACTCGAAATTTTTGTCGCACATTTCGAGCAACTGATCGCACTGATCAGGTGACTGAGGGGTCGGAATGGCGACACTGTTAACATCTTGGCCAACATCTTGGTTACCATCCTGCTCTTTCGTGGCACGCTTGGTGGCTGTCTGAGACGGGGCCTTGTCACTTGCGTCAGGCCTGGGACGCTTCTTGACCTTTTTCACCTCGGACTTCTTGGGCTCTTTCGCCGTCGGGTGCACCGGCCGGCCAATGTGCGCTTCCGCGGGAGTGCTGTCGAAAAAGTCGCGGGCGACGCGGGTGTTGGAGTGGGCGTTGATCCGTTTGGTCCAACCGGTAGAGTCAGGTTCGCCGCACGCCTTGACCAGCAGCGCGCGAAGATGGGGCATGTCGCGGAGCGCGGTGTCCACGTCCATGCCACAGGGGTCGACCAGAATGTTGGATTTGAGCGCACCCAATTTGGAGGTGCCATGCCAAAACATGGTGTTGCCATTTGAGCTGTTGCAGTGAAGCAGGTCAGCCGCGTTGGAGACCGTGGTGAAAACGTAGGGCATCTGATCGGCGTCCTTGAAAATGCCGTCCATGGTGCGCCGTTTATGTGTGGTATCCAAAGAGCCGTCGACGGAGGGGACCTTCTCCAACGGGTCCCACAGGATCAGGCATTTGCGCGGCTCTAGTGCCAAAATGTAATAATTGTCGCGCAGCTGGTCGACGCTGTCCAAAGCCTCAATCGGCTCGGCGGTCCACGCGGCGCCAAGAGATCCCTTGTATTTCAATTTCATCCGCCCCTGATTTTTCGAAAACTTTTTTACTTTTTCAAGAAATTTCACAAGTCAGATGCAAAGAGGAAAGACTCCAGAGCACCTTGCACCTAGCTTCACCCACGCGCAACCCTTGCAATTCCAGAACAGCTTTGCCTGTGATCCGACGGGGTTCATCAAGTGGCGCCACATGATCGTAAAGACGATGCCAGGAAATGTAGTCACCTTTGCAATCATACAAGCGTGCTGTTACAACCTCACGTGAGGTGCGGGGAATTTTAGCAAAGAGTCGCACAGCAAGAGTGCGGAAGTCATGCGAAAAAGTGGGCTCGAAACGGTGTCTACAATCATCCGTGGTGGTCTGGAGTTGCCAAAATTCTTCGGCCTTCTGCGATATTAAGTGAACCATGCGTCGATCACAGCCATCTATGAATTTAGAAAATTGCGTCTGAGACTCAACTTTTTCCCCATAAATATTCATGAAAAGCACCAAATGAGAATGCATCAAAGATATGGTGCAATCAGGTGCATTCACGCGGGGACTATCCACGCCCATGTAAAGCACCCTTGCAATTTTTTGATACCTTGATGAATCATCTGCTTTGGGTAGAGGCTGTGCATTTTCCAAGGTGACCTTACGCAAGTCTATCAAGGCCGGATCACGCGGGCGAGTCAAGTAAAAGCGACGGAATGCCTCACGTAACTCGAACCATTGTGGGAAGACCCCGTGTTGGTTTTCAAGTCGCGCCACCATGCTTGGAAAATGCCGCTTGAGCATCAAGATCCAAAATCGCTGATCTTGCCACACTGCCTGAAAATACTTGTGACAAAACAACACATTGTTCAAGTCTGTGACTTCCACGAGCATGAAAACCATTTGCCACACCTGCCGCGGCACTTGATCGATCACCTCCGACATTTCTAGCTTATCAGCGGGTGCCCTTCAACTTCTGAAAACTTTTTCCAGAAACCCTCATTTTTCCAGGTTGTGAAAAAATCCATCTTGTGATTTTCCAAAAAAAAAATCTGAACCCAAAAATTTTTTTTGAGCTTGACCAATTTTTTTTTTGTCAGCCAAAAAGTTTTTTTCAAAGTTGAAATTTTTCAGGTGTTTTCTGCAAAAAAAATTTCAGGTTTTTATCACACCACTTGAAACCGCCAAGCGGGCGGGAGATCGCTGTCGTCAAGTGTAAACTCTGGAAACTCGATAAAATCACCGCCATTACATGCCGCGAAGACCTCACCAGTGGCCAAAGGAACCGTCAGGTCCACACGGTGGACCGTGGTGGTGACCATGCTCGGCGGCGTCACTGGTTTCACGGCTTGTCGTTCAAAGTAGGGGGTCGGTCGATACTCGTAAGAGTCGTCGTCAGAGTCCACGGTCTTCTTCTTTTTGCGGTGTCTCCGTTGGCTCTCTTTTTTCAGGTCGCGCTTCAGCTCTGCCTTGGGCCGCATGCGCCATATTTTTATGGTGTCGTTGAATCCATGCGTCGATTGAACCACCTGCATCCCGGCGTGCTTCAGGGATCGCTCGAACGACGTCAAGAGCACACTTTTGTCATCTTTCAGTGCTTCCAGCAATTTCCGGCGGGCATATCGCAGTTCCGGCGGTGCACCTTGCGGATCATCCGTCGTCGCTGGTGTCACTTGGACAATGTGTGGATATTTCCTGAGCAGTTCACGGAGCTGCTGTTTGCACCGCACCACGGGCCGAACAAAGTGGGCTGTCAACTTTTCCATCAAGGGTTCCATGTTTTTCTTTCTGGTGAGACCCACAAATCAATTATTTCATTTTCAATCCGAGTCGCGTGGCTTCGACGGCGACGCGTTTCCAGAGTTGTGATTGACACGAGTGAATGAAATGCAACGCGGTGATGCGATTTTCCCATGGCACCTGTGCGTCGAGGTTGATTTGCCGCGCCTGCACGCATCCGTCAACGAATGCCACATACGCCAACGGCTGATTGTCGTGTTCAATCACGAGGTCATACACGCCGACTTTCACCGTGGAACCTTCGTTGGCCGCCGATCCATACACGGTGGTCTTGGTGAGGGAGAAATACATATTTTCAAACCCTTTTCTCAAGACGATTCTTGGATTTCAGCGCAATCTCAAAAAAATGCCGACTGAAAGGCCGGCGGTTTTGCCCGAAAATGAGGGTGTTCCAGAAATGACACCTCCAAATCCATGGGTGGACTATCATCATCAAGTGTTTGAGTTTGCACTTTACCCGGACAACCCACAACCATCTGGTCACATCGATTTCGGAAAATAAAGGTTTTTACTGCAAAAAGGTGTATCCACGCTCTGAATACTTGGCACGTCTGGAAGGACAAATGTCTGATGCATTCACCTGTCGCGTGCAAAGTGCTTCGACTCCTTTTTGCGGAACATTAAATTGAATGTCACCTTCGGCGGCTTGGTAGTTGACACACGCCGGGACGTCGGTGATTTGATCCAACACCTTGCGCAGCTGCGTGACGGTGGGCGGGATGGCTTCGATGTAGACAAACTGCAACACTTGCTCCACACCATCGATGCTGACTTTGGCCGACGCCCGGATGGCTTCGTGGAATTTCTCGTCGCGCTTGGCGGCTTCTGGGTCATCATGTGGGTGTCCTTTAGAAAAGTCACTGAACTTTTCCAGGCGCCGGCATTGCCCTTGGGACTCGCGGTTGACAAACGCTTCCACACGAGCATGAAAATCTTCAACCGAAGACGCAGCGATCAAAATGTCCACATCGTTGGGAGTCCATGAGTCATCTTCGGTGAACAAGCTCAAGGCGTAGCTGCCACCAATCACGGTGCGATCCCAGTCGAGCTCACTGTAAAAGGGTTTCATAATGTCGGGCCGTGTCCAACCCTGAGCGGCGGCCGCAGAATTACGCAAAGTGTTCCAAAGAAATTGCATCTTCACCCCTGATGTCGAATCCAAAAATACGATTCATATCATACTGATTTCGAGATTTATGAAAGAAAGACATCAATGTGTATTATCCAAGTGAGAAAATCAACAAACACAGAGGGTCGGAGGACAGAGATACAATAGAAAAATGAGCGGTTTGAATGCGTTAAACGACTTGTTTGTCGGACAGATTGCGTCGGCGGTGCTTGATTGTGCCGTGAAACGGGAACAGACCGCGTTGGATTGTCGTGTGGAGCTTAAGCCGGATCAATTTCAAAAAGAGGTTGATTTTTGTCTTCGCGAGCACTTCAAAATCATGGAAAGCATCGTGGGAAAAAAGTAAAAAAGTGTATTCATGCAAGCATTTCATAGACGGTCGCCGCCGTGGTTGAAGAGAGTCCACCGATGAAGCCGCCGACAAGGCCAAAGTCCATCCCGAGCAGGGCTGTGGAGACGCCGGCACCAATCAGGCCGCCGAAGAGCATCGCGCCGGTGATGCGCATGTGTTGCAAAGTGTCTTCGTGTTTACTCATCGCCAACCCCCTGCTCAATCAAAAGTTTTTTATCTTTGATAGTCTTGAATGGCTTTGATAAGAGCATCGCGCGTGTTTTCTGTGAGCTCGGGGTTGGACAGATCACGACAGGCACGCCACGCGCTCCAGAGCGTGATCAAGTGATCGGACGCGCGGGTGATACCGTCGGGCGCAAACAGGGCGCCCATGTGCGTAGCGGCCAGAGCCTGAAGAACGCGAGCGTTGAGCTCGTGCATGGCGCGATCGGCGGGTGAGACGAGTCGCCACTCAAAGTGCGCAAGAATGTCTTGGATGCCGGATTCAAAAACGTCGGCGGACAACACGTATCCGCGGGGTGATTTTCCACGCGAGAGCAAGATGAAATCGCGCGCCCGTTCGCGGTCGGTGGAGTCACCGTGGCCCCAGGGCATGCGGGCTCGAGGAGACTTGGCCCACGTCATGAAGGTGACCACTTCTTCGGCGGTGACATTGGGCAGCACGTCAGGGTAAGTCCCCTCGGGTCCGTAGAAATCAGTCAGATATTGCAAAAAACGTTCGCGTGACGCGCGGGATTCTTTCTCAGGAGATTTTCTCTTCATGTTCAGGACCCTTGGTGAATTGTGAATTTTACGCTTTTGGCGTTTCGCCGCGTGATGGCGTTCGTATCGTGAAAGATACCAGCGCACAAGCGTGAGTGAGAAAAGAAAACAGAAGAGCCCGGGTCCACATTAGCCTGGTAGATGATGGGAATTTATTTTTCAAAAAGCACTGCATGTTGGATAGAATGAGAGGGTGTATTAGGGGAGGGCAGGGGGGAAGGATTGATGGAAGAGGGCGAGGGTGGAGCGGCGGGCGTCTTCCTGGGCTTGGGCTTGCGCTTGGGCGAGGTTG